TAGTTCATAATAATTACTCCTTTTAGATATGAAGTACTCTTGAATTAATTTCTTTTGTCTTACCTACATTCCAGAAATTCTCTCCTAAATCCTTTCTACCCTCGGTTTCCCGATACTTTAATACGGGAGTAGACTATCCCATCTAATTATCTATTACTCTACTAACAAATCTGCCAGTGATATAGATAATTAGTCGATATTATAGTCGTTGAACGTCCTTCTGTTCTAGAAGTTTCGCTGCTTTTGATTGTCCAATCCTTAACGATGTCACCATACCGAGTCCGTTACTACTCGCCGCAATTGTATCCCTACAATTGTTTGGTTGTTAAGGCTCTAAGGAGTTCCCAGCAATTTAATCGATTTAACGTGGACTAGTTAGTTTAGTCAATCCACAAGTACGTCTTGATACGTTCATCTTATTATGGTTTTTATTACCACACTGTGGGCATTCCCATTCAAGATTATCATTTATAATAATTTCTCCGTCAAACCCACACTCATGACAGTAATCAGATTTGGTGTTGAATTCAGCATACTGAATATTATCATAAATAAACTTAACAAGTTCTTCTAATGCTTCGAGGTTATGACGCATATTAGGAATCTCTACATAAGAAATTGCACCACCAGAAGAAATAACCTGGAAGTCAGATTCAAACTTGAGCTTACTGAATGCATCAATCTTTTCTCTTACATCTACATGGTAAGAATTAGTATAATAACCCTTATCAGTTACATCTCTAATCTCACCAAACTTAGCTTTATCAATACGAGCAAAACGATAGCAAAGAGATTCTGCAGGGGTGCCATATAATCCAAAATGAATTCCTGTTTCTGCTTTCCAACCATCAGTTGCTCTACGAAGGCGATTCATAATCTTCAAAGCAAATTCTTTACCACCTTCTTCTGTATGACTTACACCAGTCATTAACTTAGTAACTTCATATAATCCAATATAACCAAGGGAAATAGTGGAATAACCATTATGAAGTAACTTATCAATCTTTTCACCTGGCTTTAATCTTGCAATTGCACCGTGCTGCCAATGAATAGGGCTTACATCAGATAATGTACCCTCTAATGCTTTATGACGACACATTAATGCTTCAAAACAGAGACCAAGTCTTTCTTCTAATAACTGCCAGAAGTATTCTTCATCTCCATCTGCAATAATACCAATCTGAGGAAGATTAAGAGATACAACACCCTGATTAAATCTTCCTTCGAATTTATATACACCATGTTCATCCTGCCATGTTGTCAAGAAACTACGGCAACCCATACAGCTGAATACGTTACCTTCATAGTGTTCTCTCATCTTCTTAGCAGAAATATAGTCTGGATACATTCTCTTAGCAGAACAACGTACTGCTAACTTAGTGATATAATCATACTTACCACCCTGTAAACAGTTGTGTTCATCTAATACATAAATAAGTTTTGGGAATGCAGGGGTCACATAAACACCCTTCTCATTCTTAATACCTTCTAAACGCTGACGAAGAATCTCTTCGATAATCATAGCGTTCTCTTCGATGTACTCATCATCTTTATCTAAATTTAAAAATAAAGTGACGAATGGAGATTGACCATTTGTAGTCATCAGAGTGTTAATCTGATACTGAATAGTCTGAACTCCAGATCTTAATTCATCTTTTAAGCGATCATCTACCAATTCACGTAATGTGTTTTCTGTAATCTGATCACCAAACTGAGTTCTATATTTAGCCTCATACTTTTCTCTACTCTTGCGTAAGTACTTACCTAAATGATGTGTATCTACAGACTGCCCACCATACTGACTACAAGCAACAGCAGCAATAATCTGAGTTACAATAGTACAAGCAACCTGAAAACTCTTAGGGCTTTCAATAAGTTTACCATTCATTACCGTACCATTATCAAGCATATCTCCAATATTAATTAAGCAACAATTGAAAATAGGCTGGATAAAATAATCTGAGTCATGAAAATGAAGGATTCCATCTTCATGTGCTTTTGAAATCTTCTCAGGAAGGAGAAGACGTTTTGTAATATCTTTAGATACTTCACCTGCAATCAGATCTCTCTGAGTGGATGCAGCTGTAGCATTTTTATTTGAATTCTCTTCCATAACATCTTTGTTCTTGTTACGAATAAGACTTAAAATAGATTCATCTGTTGTGTTAGATTTTCTAACTAATTCACGATTATATCTGTACTTGATATAATGCTTAGCCAAAGCAATCTTACCAAATTCCATTAATTTTGTTTCGATTAAGTCCTGAATTTCTTCCACCTGAATCGTATCACAACCAAGTGCTTCGATATCAAGAATAATCTTGTTGATTCCCGATTCTTCAATACGTTCATTCTCGCCAAAATGTACATTAGCCTTGCTAATTGCAGAAAAAATTTTAGTTCTGTCGTAAGGAACTACCCTACCATCTCTTTTAATTACATTCATAATTTTTAACCTCCTGTATTTTTATCGGTTTAATAATATGTCCGATAGGTGATTTAATTGTAGTAAAACTGTATCCTACCGCATTAGCGTATCTTATGATAGACTCTAATGTAGGGCTTCGATCAAAGTTAGATTCAATAGCTGAAATAGTACTAAGGGCTAGCCCCGATCTCTCAGCAAGTTCCTGCTGAGAGATGTGGGAGCTCTTTCTAGCACTTAATAAATTCATTCGAATCATACGATCTTCGATTTCATAATCAAGCGCTTCCATAATTTATTTCTCCTTCAAACTATTTAAACAGTTCTTCATAAGCATTGCTATAGTCATTGGGCCTACTCCTCCAGGAACAGGTGTAATGGCTCCAGCAATCTTTTCTACTTCATCGAACTTTACGTCGCCACAAAGCTTGTTATCTGATAATCTATGTATACCTACATCAATAACAGTAGCCCCTGGTTTGACATAATCAGCTGTAATAAATTCTGGCTTACCAATTGCTACAATCAGAATATCAGCACGCTTTGTTATCTCTTTAAGATTCTTTGTCTTAGAATGACAAATCGTAACTGTAGCATTTTCTTGTAGCATTAAAGTAGCCATAGGTTTACCAACAATATTTGATCTTCCGATTATTACACATTCTTTACCTTCAATTTCGATATTAGAACGATGTAATAACTCAATAATACCGGCTGGTGTACATGGTAAGAATTTACCCTTACCAATAACCAGATTACCTACATTTACAGGATGGAAACAATCCACATCCTTTTCTGGTAAAATTACAGATAATATTCTTTCCTCATTAATATGGGAAGGTAACGGAAGCTGAACTAAGATTCCATTAATATCATCATTATCATTAAGACAACGAATGATATTGATTAATTCATATTCCGTTGTAGTTTCATCCAGATTATAATCTGTATACTGGATACCTGTATATATACAAGCATTCTTTTTATTCTTTACATATGTCGTAGAGGCGGGATTATGTCCCACCTGAACGACTGCAAGATGAATATACTTATCCTGTACTCTTAATCTATTGACAGAGCTTTTAATTTCATCTTTAATATCTTTTGAAATCTGTTTGCCATCAATTATCATTATTATCTTCCTCCTTCTTGGAAGGTATATATTTCGCATTGAAGTCACGGGTAGTCTTTTCCATAGCTTCGTAAAGCTCAGCTACTAGTTCATCAAATTTACCTTCCATATTCATATACTGCTGCATACAAGATACATGCCATATACAAATAGGCATCATACTGAAGTTAGAGTTAGACATATATTTATCCGCAACTGCAATAGCAGCAACCTTTCTACCCAAACCTTCAGCAAGTACCATAGTTATCAATTCGAGCATATCACAATTATACATATTTGCAATATCTACGAATCCTAATCCAGAGAATATTGTTTCAAGAGCACGACGATGCAAACCTTCTCCAGATCCAGGCATAACGATAAATATAATTTTATCATTATGAAGAGTTCTAAAGGCTTCAATCGTTGCGCCCAGATTATCAACCTCGTAAGCATTATATCCATACTTAGTGCTTACAATATCAGTAATTATAATTAATTCCTTATCTCCGATGATATCATCAATATCAGATACAAAATCGATATTGCTACCCCAATCGGCTTCATAAGTAATTTTGGTATCTCCAATAGAAAATTCCATATTATTTTTCCTCCTTATTAGAACGTGTATTAAATTCGTGAATGACTTCTTCAAGTCTATCACATAACTTAGTAGCCATTGTATCACGATCTTCTCTTAATACCTGTCCGGATTTGACAAGATTGTCTACGTGATATTTACATAATGGGAGCAAACTGCAGTCAGAGATTATCATATAATCAATTGCACTACAATACTCAATCACCTGAGCTCCTTTATTATCTGGAAGGATGAAAGGTCTAATATCAAGACAGTCATAATGATATAACTGATTAATATTAAAGAATCCTAATCCGTCGAAGATATTACTCTTTACTTCATATAACGTATTAACCTGCACATCAGGTTTTCCCTTGCGCTCATGCTCAGGAACATAGACTCTAGCAGCGATAATACAATTTTCAGTGTTTAACTGTCTGAATGCGTTTAAAGCATTCTTCATCATAACTAACTTCTCATAAGGTAATCTTCCTCCAGTAATCTCAATGGATTCGATCATTATGAGTTCTTTCTCACCGGTGATGTCAAGGATTTTCTTGGACATCTCGTACTGCTTACCATCATCATAATAGTAAGTAATTTTTACATTTCCTAAACTGAATTCCATATTATTTTTCCTCCTTTAATTCAACTATTCTAAGTGGTTCATGACAACATGGGCAAGTACCAGTGGTGCTTACAAATGCATAATCCTGGTCATCGTTACATGTACAACCACATAAACCGCATTTACCAAATGTCCCCGAATTAATAATTCTTATCAATTGGGGCATTGAATAGACTGTTACGGTTTTCTTTTCTTGTTCATCCATAATTTTCCCTCCTTTAATCCACTAATTCTATAACATCTTCATTCCATACTACGATAGAATCGCAGTCCCATGCAAAGAATACGCTATTGGTTGTGCTAAAAGCTGACGGATTACCTGAATAGAATAGCTCTAATCCATCATACCCTTCTTCCAGAAGTCTGTTGTAATCAATTGCATAATAGAAATTACCAAACTCGCCCTTATAATAAATAAGCTGGTTATATCTAAATGCATACGGTACAATATCCTGTTCCGATCTAACCTCTAAAATCTTGGCATTAGGTGATAGTTTAAACTTGAAAGACTTTGATATATCACAAAGACTATACTCTTCTGATTTACACCAATCCTTCCAACTAATACCATCATCTCTTGTTCCCCATAAACCCATTCTAGGTTTAGAAGCAATGCTTTCCTTATAGGTGTTGAATTTTTCTAAATCAAATTCATCATCCCCATAATGTGTGTAAATTACGTCACTCATACATTGACCCCCTTAAATTTTATTATAACCCAGATAGCTCGATGAACTATCTGGGTTTAGTTTTAGATCAAGCTGATATAGATCAGCATCTCTTCAATAAGCATATCTGGTATTACATTAATAATCTTACCATTGATTTCAGCATTATCATAATCAACAATCTGAAATTCAGATGCTAAGATATTTGCTACAATACTCAAAATATACTTCTCAATCTTCTCATTTCTGTACTTGTTCTTAATGATCTCATACATCTGAGAAGATTCAAGTTTCTGTAATTCTTTCTTGTTAACACTCTTTCTTGTAACGAATCTGTTAATCTTAGACGTAATAATATACGGCATAATAACTAACTTATTCGCTTCAAGAATCTTCTTTGCAATGAGCATTAACTTGATATAGTCTTCAGCATTAATTGCTTTAATAGCACTAGGATCTCCAAAATACTTATAAAATAAGTTGAAGATTAATCCCATCTGAAACTGATTAACAGGACCTTTGCCATCTTCGGATAATTCTTTCATATAGAAATCAATCTCATCCTGATCAAAAGGACCATACTTTGCTTCTAAATCTTCCATAGTAGATTCACAAGCGACCTTGTTCATGATATACAATGATTCATCACTCTTAGTTAAGTGATTCTCATATTTATCGAACTCAGATGTGTTATCAGCATCTCTCTTTGAGGAAGATAATCCTACAAAAGAATACTCATAACCGATATCTGTAATCTGGAACTTCAAGCTCGTACTAATCGAGCTGTAGTTAAACAGAATCATATTCTGATTATAGACATACTTAGGTAAAATCTGTAACAGAATATTGTTTACGATATCAAGAGAATAAGTAACTGCATTCTTTGCTCTAATAGGCTGCATAGACCAAAGAGTAGAATGTGCATTCTTATTTCTGTCAACGTTAGAGGAAACAGATTCATATAACTTATTATAGATATCTGCTTCATCTTTATACTTTTCAAGAATGATATCAACGTAATAGAGAATAAATTCTTTTACGTTTCTAACTTTCTTTACATAAGTAAACTGGCATAATAATGGAATAAGCATATTAAACAAGATGCTACATTCCATAAGAATCATACCATGCTTGTTTGTATACTTAAGACTCTGGTTGCTACTTGTATTAGCATCCAAATCCAATTTATAATTGTCTCTGTTCATACACTTCACTCTGTAGTAATTCAATCCATTTAATATGTATCGATTTACATCATATGTGAATGCATCTTTTGAATATTCTGGTACATAGTCAATCATGTATTTGATATTATAATAATTCAATAACAACTCATGACCTGTATCATAGAACTTCAAGAAGTAGTTTAAATAGTTACATAAATGCTCTTTTAACTCTGGTGAGTTATATGATCTCTTTACAGCTACAGTAAAGTAGTCTAATAATGGATCATGATCGACACCAAAGAATTGAGATATTGGTAAAACAATAGCGCCCTTGGTATATTTAAAATACCTGTCTTCTTCTGTCGGCACCCATTCATCTACTGGAATAAACTCTGGTTTTTCCACGATTTTAATAGGTGAAACTTTCTCCATAATAAGTCCTCTCCTTTATTTTTATTCATATTTATAATATATCATCTACTTCTTTTTTATAGGCTTGACGAATTTGGTAGAGCCAACCTTAGAAGTAGTAGACACCTTTTTAATAGGAGCAATTCTACTAGTGCTGTTGGTAGAAGTATTAGAATTTCTGCTAGCATTAGCAGCATTAATCTTCTCCCTTTTCTTTTGTGCTGTTAATTTTTCCCCTTCTTCCTGTCTCAGAGCTACCTTTTTAGAAGCATCCATGACATCAGAAAGTAACTCTTTCACTGTAAATTTCTTTCCGTGTGTAGAGTAATTCACTTTTTCAAATAAACTGTATTTCTGCATAATAAGATATGCAAAGTAAATAGACTTCACATAACCTACCAGATTTTCTGGGTTCTTTTCTTTAGCTACATCCTTGACAGCTTTCTTTGCCATCTTAGGAACGAGCTCTTCAATAAAGATTTCATTCTCGATAAATGCATGTGCAAATGTATACACAAACGCCGGATCGTTAGAATAAAACTTTACGAAATAGTGTCTTAAATCTTTATATCCTTTAGCCATAGGATCATCCGAGTAAAACATAATGACAGTGTCATAATAAAACCTATCAATAGTTTCACTAGGGACTTTCACATGGCAAAAATATCGATCGTTAGCCTTGTCGTAAAATAATCGATATGTAAACTTAGAAGCTTCTCTGAGAATAATCTTATCAAGCTTTTCTGTATATAACTTCCGATACATATCTCTTTGCGAAAAAACTGCATTCTTTTTACCCATTGGGTTATCTATATAGCCATTAAATGTTATCTTCAATTTAAATTTACCCCCTTTACCAGTAATAACGGAGTATTCGCATAATACGAATACTCCGCATATTATTAATATAAAGTTGTTTATTTTGTAACTTTTTAAACGACCTATATTTAGTCTAATGTATCATAAACATTGACTGCTGGACTTGGAAGAATGAACTGATTACATGTGTATGCAAGAGTTACAATCTTACCAATTGTCTCAAGGATTACAATATCAGACTTGATAGAGGACTTAACCTTACCGTCACGTTCTCCGGTTCTGATATTTGTTGGACAATTATCAGCAATTTCTTCAGCAAACTGATTACGATAATTTTCTAAATCCATTCCGTAAAGAATAGAACGAAGACTTTCAGCTGCATCATAAATTACTTCAATATATCTACCATAATCTGTCTCAGGTTTTTCGATTAATAATCTAGCAGCTCTTGCTAATTCGAAGTTAGAACCAAATCCAACACCATTAGCAGCTGCAGATCTACAGTTAAGTACAGCATCTTCTACAAGATCTCTGATAGCATCTCTGTCTGCTACAGAAACACCACCAACTAAGTACTCTACCATATTAGCCTTAAGAGAATTAATTCTTCTCTTAATAGTACCTGTTACATTAGCATCAGCATTTTCTTCATATGCTCTTGCTAACTCTGCTTCAAGATCCCGGATCATAGCTTTCAGGATCTGAGAATCTTCACCTGTTTCATCCTTCATTCCTTCTGGGTTTACAAACTTAGTCTTAACAGAATCTGCTTCAACTAAATCACAGGTACCAGCGAATTCATGAATGGTTTCAAGGGTAGGTGCTAAACCAGCTTCAATATCTCTTTCCTGTAACTTAGGATCGATATACTTCTTAATAGGCTTAGCATTTGCTAATCTAGCTAAATCCATAAACTTACCAGCTTCATGAATATCAGCAACTAATAAGAATGGAGGTCTGCTAGAAATCTGATCATCCTTATACTGATACATGTAGTTATTAAACTGGTCCATAAAGGAAGAAACATCCTTTGTTACCTTTGGAGCTAAAACTACTGTAGGAGTATAATTTGTGCTACCTGCATGTACATGTCTAACAATATTATCCTCAAGAATTGTATTGAAGAAAGATACCATTTCTGGAGTATCAATAGGATCTTCGAATACATAAAGTCTAGGATTTCTGATACGACATACACCATTTGGCTGATTTATGTAACAGGAATCAGAGTAACCTGCCTGTACATTTAAGCCGTCATAAATCTTGATAATGTTTTCTGTAGTGTTAGAAACAGCTACGTCAATATAAACATCCTTACCATACTCTTCATAGATAGCCTTGATATTGCTAGCGATTTCAGTATCACCGTTAGTAGAAATCATAGCAATATCATATGCATCTTCAGGAGTAAACTCCTTCTTATGTGTGTCAATCTCAGCTACAATCTTAGCAACTGCAGCCTTGAAGTCTCTGATAACTTTAGCAGCATCGTGTTCTGTTTCATCTTTACATAACTCTTCAAAGATAAGAGAAGATAAGATAACACCTGCTGTAGTACCATCACCAACTTCCTTAACAATGTGTCTTGTTAAGTTTTCTAAGTCTTCCTTGATAGCGGATTCAATTCTTCCCATGAACTGAATAGAAGAAAGAATTGTATAACCGTCCTTGGAATAGTTATTAAATGCAGTGGTTCTATCGATATTTGTATAAGAGCCATTTGGACCGTAAGAGCATACTAATGCATCTCTTAAAGTCTTAAAGGTATCGATCTGAACTTTTCTTAATGCTTCTTTGCGTACAATGTTAGTCTTCATCATTGTGCTTTTCCTCCTCAACTTCTTCATTATCTGGCAGAGGTTCCACGGGCATTTCAAACCAACTATAGGCACTAGCTAAATAAATCTTATTAACTTTACCCACAAGAGCTGATATCTGCAAGTTAGGAATCTCTGTTGTTTTGTGTGGTTCGAGGTTATATTTAGCTCTTAAGACGTAAATATGTTTACCTCTAACCTGATTTAAATCAAACCCCAGAATGTGAGCAAATTTACCAATCCAAATTGCATCGAATTTAGACAGATTAACTTTCTTTCTTTCTGAGATAATGACATTGATTTTACTAGATGAATCTAGTTTTTTAATTATATCAGCCTGAGCTTGGTCTTTACACAATACTGAGACTGATATAATATCTTGAGCCATTATATAGGTTTCCATTAATCCAAAAATATCAGTAGCTTCTGCCACATTTAGTATAGTCTCATAGTCAGCATCCATTATCTGTTTATACAGAGAGTCTGCATCAGACATATACTCAGGGGTTAAGATAGCTGTTAATGGGTTAATGTCATTTCTAATAAGCATAAGAGTCTTAATGAAATTTACATTTTCTGATTGCATGTAATAGTCATAAAAGACTCCAGATTTTTTATTGTACTTATATTTCACGAGTGTATAAATCGCATAATCAATGTCCATCATACACTCGAAATCTATAAGTATATTTATGCCATATTTAGCCATATAGTTTTACTCCATATCAAAATCCTCATATTCAGAGTAACTACCAGTAGTAGGAATACCAGAAGGCTTAGCTCCAGTACTACCACCACCATTAAAGAAATTAGAAGAAGAATTATAACTTCCTCCTTTACCACCAGTAGAAACACCAAGCTTATCACAGATACCCTTGAAGTTGTTTCTCATGATACCAAGGTCAAACTTCAGAGCGTTCATAACACTACCTGCCATAGCAGATGTAGCTGCTAAGATGTACTGCTGAAGAATATCCTTAAAGATTTCTAACTCTACGTTAGTATAGTTTTCCTTAACGAAAGACTTACTACCTTCATCAAAGCTTCTTACAGACTGATAGTAGTCGTCCTTAGTTACGTATACATAAGATGTAGTTACAGCACCAGTTGCATTGTCTACCTTTCTCAAAGAGAAACAGTAAGAGCTTGCACCATATTCTGCACCTGTACTTACAGAGAATAATCCATCTACACCAGTGTTAACACCAACGTTACCGATAGAAGGATCAGCCTCTAACTTCTTAATTTCTTCTAATAAGATTCTAGCCTTTGGATGAGTAATATAAACTACTCCAGCCTGCTCGAAATCGAAAGAAGCGAATTCATCATTTGCCTTGCCCGGCTTCTTGCCTGCAATACTAATCTTTAACATACCATTCCAGAAGTCAAACTTAATTGCGGTCTGGTCAATTTTAGATTCCGCATTGTTTAAGCGGATACCCATTACAGATGGGTTATACATCTTCTGATCATTGTTACTGTAGTTTCCTGTTGAATTATAGTTTCCTAAAGCCATAATAAAACATCCTCCTTTTATACTCTTATTTATTTAAGTTGCTGTTAGCAATCTTTTTCTTTTTTAAAATATCGTAAGTAACTTTACTCATTCCAATCATTCTCTTATGATTCTTACCGAGAATAAATGCTAAATCTATTCTAATTAATTCAGATGGTGAACCTGAAATAGAATAGGTATCCAATTTAAGTCCTTTACCATGTATTTCAACGGCCTTATTAATGGCATTCTGAATGCCTTCCCCTTTCTCTACCAATTCGAATATCTCAAATAGTAGTTCTTCTCTGTTTACTGATTGTCCGTTCATTTTGAGTATCTCCTTTCTCATTTGGAAAAAATTTAAGGCTACGGATCACAAGACCCGTAGCCAAAGTTTTTAAAATCAATCTCATAATTAGACATCTCTGACACTAACTGACATTGATTCTGACTTCTTTCTGCGAATCTAATCCGATACTTCCTTTACAAAAATGTTATATTAATTTTAAATTAATATCTCATCTTAATATCTGGATAATTCACATAAACACCGAAGTATTTCTCTTTATAAGTAACTTTCTTAGCAAGATCGTCTCTAAGCTTGAGTAAATCACTCTGAGCTTTGTAGAGTCTTTCTTTCTTATCGTCGCTTATATCTGGTTCGGAACCAAGATAGTCTTCAATAATACTGAGATTAGAATTAATCTGTCTCAGAATTTGAAGAGCTTCATCCTGATTATCAGTATTTCTCATACGCATACTAAGTTCGTATGTGTCGTCAAGAATGCCTTTAATATTATTCCACTTCAACTCTCTAAACTTATTAGAAAGTTTTCCTTCTCTTAAAACAGATTCAATGAGGGCTTCATCATCAATTCTATTAAGACGTCTGATAACACCATCATATTCTCTCTTCTGGAAGTTGGAAGATGTCATACTCTTAGCCTTCTGCAATGTTTTAATTGCAGGAATACGTCTAAGTCTTACATCTTTGTATAATCTTAAAACCCAAGATAATGTAACCATCTTATTAGGCTGGCCAGCATTAATCCTGAATCCATTCTTAATAATCTTATCCAATGCACTGGATAAATTATCTCCATATCCACAAGCTACAACAAACTCATCAGCAAGGACTTCATCATCAGTTTCAAAGATACTTGTAAGCTTGATCAATGCGTCCTTCATACCATAAGCAAGTATTTCACTATAATGAATAGAATCGGAGATCTTAATAACTTCATTATTTCTTGCAAGATATACATCTATACAACGTCTAAGTTCTTCAACTGGCTGAGTGTCATTTACCATATGACCAACTTCATGTAACAAAATAGCTGTTAATTCTCCAGGGGTAAAACCAAGAATTGGTTCGAATAACTTAGAATCTAATTCTAAATAATACTTATCAATTCTAATTCTATCGTCTGTCTGAATAATTCTATTTGCTGTGTCAGCTTCAATTACAGGGATAACTCTCATACCGAAGAACATGTTATCGTTTTCTGTATAGATTACTTCTAAACATCTACAATCATTAAAGAATTTATTTAATTCTCTCTGAAGATCTCTAGTGTTCTTAGCGTTTGGTTTTTCAAATACGAAGTTATACATGATAGCTTCCATATTGGAAAAATTGTAATCTAACACTTTTCGCATCTTAGTTCTCCTTTCTACAAAATAAAACGCCTAGAGCCTAAACATAGACTCTAGGCGAATTTACCTTTTATTTATTTTACAGATCTACACCAAAATCGTTCATAGCGCTCTTAGAAATAGGATCTGTGTTAGCAACATGGTCTCTTAAGCCAGATGGGTTAAGAACCTTGATACGAGCCTGAACTGGCTGATATTCAACGAACTTCCATCTTTCGAAAGCATGGATTGCTGGTAATGCTGGGTTAGCAGCGTTACGGATTTCATTACTTACATACATCTGGTAATCGTAGATCATGTAAATAATTCTTTCTGTGTTTCTTGGGCACAGGATAACCATTAAGTCATTAGTACCACGGAGCTTATCGGAGCTAATAAAGCTGTAAGTTCTCTTATCAGAGGTAACTACTGTCTTAACGAAATCTAAGTTTACAGGACCAATGTTAGATGGTGTCTGATATGTGTACTCAGTAGGAGTAATCTTTCTGATGATATCAGGACGACCAATAACAGTAATAGTCATGTTAGGATCATTGAGTACCTGTAACAGATTTGTTACATAAGTATCTAATGCATCCATGAATGTTCTCTGTCTCCATTCAAGGTGGTCATGTGCATAACCATCACGAGGAGCCATATCGTAAGTACGAGCAAGCTTCTGGCTTTCCGGCATAGTTAAGAAGGAAGTATCAAGATGCTGCTTGATCTTGCCATCCTTGTACTCGCCAAGAACTGTCTTGAACATGCTCATGATCTTTGTTAACTGATTTACATTGTACAGAGCATTGATATCCTTAACTTCTTCCGGAGAAACAGGTGTGTTAATCGGAATAGCTTCTGGGATTTCATATGCCTTTGTAGTTGCACTCCACTTAACCTGGCAAGTCTTAAGCATTGCTGTGGAAGTGTCAATACGTGCAGAAAGGTTAACTGCAGTGATTTCAGGGTTAGAACACTGAATGAGGAACATGTTGTTCTTCATGTAACCAGAGATAACGCCTGTTACTACCTTAGTACCGCTTGCTGTAGCTACAGTAACGGCAACCTTTTCCATTACCTGACGATCATATTCGCCATAAGCCATAGTGAAACGAACGTTTACGTCCTTCCAAACTAAAGCTTCACCATCAGCAGATGCAACACTCTCAGTGAACTTAGCATCTGGAGTAGCTGCTGCTGGATTATAAGTAACAACTGTGTCACCAGTCTTTGCATATGCAGTTACAAGAACCTTGGAGATGTATGTCTCGATAGAGAGATTATCATCACCACGAGTTGTTGCAAACCAAGTAGCAAGTAAGTCTGTTGTTTCATTTTCAGGAAGAGCTACAGGACAGTTCTTGAATGGAGCTGTGCTGTCGATAGCATCCATCATCTTGTTCTGCTCCTTCCACATATCGATCTCTTCACCTTCTGGTGTAACAAGAGTTCTTGTTTCCATTGTAAGTGTGAACTTCGGAGACTTAGCAACAGTCTTCGGAATAGCACCCTTATCAAATACGTTATTCATAAGAATATTCTTATGAAGAGGGAATGTCATACCAATAACCGGGTTGTAAGAACCAATAGCTGCATATTCTAATACAGCGGCACGGTCATTAATGTACTGCTCCTTCATCATTGTTTCGTGATCTTCAATTTCCTCAGCAGTCATATGTTCATAGCAAGCAGAGTTCTCAACGAAGAAGTTCTCTAAAGCGTCATTGGTCTGTCCCATCATGACAACCTTAGCAGCTTCGCTAAACAGATCTGTGCCAGACTCCTGAAGGATATTCTGAGCTACGTCTCTGAAAGATTTAACGTAGGCGTTTAACGGATCCTTAGCATATCCACGACCTAATGTGGATGTCTGTCTTTCACCAATAGTAGGCATAATTAAGTCCTCCTTTTTATATTTTATATAAATACATAGTTATACCCAAAATTAGATATTATGAGTATTTTACTATATTGTTAATAATTTTAAGCTCAACTATTCTTTTCTCGATTGATTTCACTCAGTAATTTATTAATATAACTGAGGGTTACCAAACATTGCTGATATGCTTGAGCATTTTCTATATAAGATCTAGTTGCAAATGATGTAGTAATAATATCATTTACAGTAGACTTTAACTGAACGATAGACGTAACAACGAAATCTATCTGAATTGCATTCTCAGAAGTCTTCATAACCGCTTTAATATCTTCTTCGATATTCTTAAGAGTCTTATAAAGATTCATAAAATTATCCAATAATTCAGTCTGTCTAATAGTAATTTGAGTAGGAGATAAATCAGCAAAAACCTGCTTCTCTAACTCTTTAATTTCATCATCTACTGAACCAGAAGTGTTATCATCTGTATTAGTGTCATCTTCTTCAGGAGCTTCTTCGGAGTCTTCTCCTTCTTCACCCTCATCAGATCCCTCTTCATCATCTGGGTCAGCTGCAGTATAATCTTCTATATCTTCACCGCCGTCTTCTGGAGATTCTTCTCCACCTTCATCAGATCCTTCATCTCCGTCAGGTTCAGATGCTGTATAATCTTCAGTATCACCATCATCTCCCTGAACCATATCTAAATCTGATTCTCCATCTTCAGTTTCACCATCTCCCTCTGTATCATCATATCCAGAATCTGGATCATCTTCACTCGCAGGGTCTGGTTCATTTTCATCATCGGTAGCAGTATAATCTTCAGGTTCATCTTCCGATGCTTCTTCTGGTTCTTCATCAGGTACATCTTCAGAGCCGTCGTTTCCTTCTTCTCCTTCGCCCTCTTCAGTATCAGGAGCTGAAGCAGTATAATCCTCAGAATCATCGTCATCGTCAGTAGGGTTAATATCTGAAATATCATCTTCATTATCAGGTTCTCCTTCTTCAGACCCCTCAGAATCTTCTGGTGCTGAATCAGCAGTATAATCTTCGGGATCTTCACCTTCAGGTGCATCCTCGCCTTCACTTGTTTCATCTGCCTCAGGGGAAGTAATTTCTTCCCCTTCAGCATCATCGTCCTGAGAATAATCGGTAGGCTTGTTATCGTCATCCTCTTCATCTTCTACAGTTTTTCCATTGATATCTAATTCATGTATATAACCAAAGTTATATTTTTTTCCTGAATAAATTCCCATTGGTTAGTACCTCCTTTGTTTTAATCGTCACTAGAATTAGGCGCATTAGGTACAGTCTGATTGAAGTTAACCTTCATATTGTATTTAATACGCTGCTTCTGTCTTTCAAGGTTTCTCTGAATGACGTAAAGTTGTTTAAGAGCCTTCATATCATTATTATCTTCTGCAGCTCTAATATACTTTTCGCACATCTTTAATTCGACTTCAATGTCGTCTAATATCAACTGACGTTCTTTATGCTTTAATTTACTATTCATAGCAAATGCGCCAAGAACACCAATTACTGCTACTGCTGGGCTAACAGCATATGTAGCACCGGCTATAATAGCACCCTTAATAATCTTAGATGCTGATGGCAACATACTTCCTCTAATGATAGCTTCTCTATTATCATTTCTAAGCGCTCTTTCTGTAGAGTCTCTTAATGTATTTAAAGAGCTATCAATAGTTCTAGATGCAGCCTTTTCTTTATCAGATAATTTAACTGCTGTTTTCTTAACTTTATCTGCGGCTAATTTAAGAGTATTTGCTATATTCAATTCATGAATAACACCACTCTTTACACTAGTATTTAATTCAGATATTTCGTTAGCAGCTTCATAGAGTAACTTACTTTCTATAATAGAATAATCTATTGTAGAAGCATTCTCTAATTTATAAATACTATTAGCGAGTGTACTCGTATAACCAGCTTTAGTTCTAGGTACAGGAGTCTCTATAATAGTATCTTTGTAATCTTCCATAGCTGTGATAAGTTTCTTTGTATCAACTAAATCATTAGCAATACAAGCAAACTGAGTAACCGCAGCTAATTCCTGGATAGTATAGTGCGGTAAGCAAGATATGATATCTTCTGTAAGATTTTTCTGTGGTAATGAATCTACAGATTCTGCTAAAATCATCATATCTACAATATCGGATTTTAAAGCAGCTTCTATATTAAAGTCATCATCACCAAAGTCAAAATCGAAGTCAAATTCTTCATCGTCATCATATCCTTCTTCAGAATCTCTACTGAAGTTTTCGTCGTCAGTATGAAGATCTCTATAATAATCGTCAACCTTCTTATAAGTATTATCGAGTTCTTTAAGATACTCTTCTAATCTCTTCTTAGTAGTCTCAGATTTAGCACTATCGATCTTCTTCTTGACTTTTTCTTTTTCCTTCTTAATATCATTACGAATCTTTTCGGTCTCTTTTCTTCTAAGTTTCATCTTGATACAATAGTTTGCAATCAAAGTTACACAGAATACAATTGGACCGATAGCCAGTGTAGATAATACTACAAACTGTCTAATCATATTAAGAATAGATGGAGTACCATCTACAATATTATTCTTTGATAATACAAAGAATTTTGTAATGAATGTCTTAAGCTTCTCTGGAGTTTTCTTTGTATCTATCTTAAAGTTATCAATAAGTTGCTGAGCTTTATTAGTAGCTTCAGAGTATACTTTAACACCAGATTCAAACTTAACGTCTAACAACTGTTCATCTAAGGAAGTAGATTCGGTCACTACAGTATCACCATTTACAATACTATAGGCTTCACTTAAATCTTCTTTATCAAATACCTTAGTTTCAGTTAAAATAATATTCATATTCTTAAGATCATCTTCTTCAAAAGATTCTCTAAATAAGAAATATTCAGTTACATAATTAACCAGAGACTTTGTATCATAATGAATAAAGTTCTTATTAATTGTGTACCAGCAAGCTTCTAATGCAGTATTATATTGAACTTCTGTACCAGATCTAAATCTAGATACTAATTCACATACTTCATCGATAGCAAGCTCCACATCAGAAGCCTCTTTGAAAATCTTATCAAGCTCAATATGTTTAGAAAGAGTCTTATGGTTATTAAGAATTCTATCACAGTGAATCTGTACAGCTAATGCCTCTTCAATCTTATGAAAAGCAGCATCTACAGCTTCTTCTACCTTCTTATCCTGCTGGCCCTGAGGGGCAGACGATACAGCACCTTTAACCTGAAGCTTAGCCTGGATATCACTTGCAATATCAGAAGCAGCGGATGTATTATTAGAAATCTTATTAGTTATCTTAGTAGATAACTTTGTTTTAAATCTTCTTGTTTTCATCTTAACGTAATTCATAGCCTGAGCACCATCTCTAACCTTAGGTGTTAAACTCTCAGCTATAGCACTAGAAAAAGTATTGATGTCTCCGATATTACCAGATTCACATACTTTTTCAAAAGCATCAATAATTTTATTGAAAGCAAGATTAGTAGTACTATCTAAACTTTCCCAGTTTTCCAATAAGTATTTAAAGTTATTTCTAGAGTAACACTCGTTAATAAATCTATCATGAAGATAAGCCATTCTATCATACCAATGATTGGTAATGAAATTGCTCTCAGATAAGCACTTTAACGAGTTAGCTCTATTCTTAATATTATACATAGTGACTTTGCACATAATAAGATACCTCCTATCTCTTATATTCTTTTATTAATATAAAGTTCACAGTCTAGGGGCTTACAGTTGAAACATATTAATAAATCAATAAGCCCTAAAAAGGAGGTTATAGACATGGAACGACCTATTGGATATTTGATCGCCGAGTCTGCTATGACTACAAAGGCTGTAGATATCACAAATACTAATTCCCGTCGTGTAGTAGGAGAAGGAATCCTGCAGGACATGGATGTAGAAAATAGAAACGGTAGAATTTATGCTAAGGTAGACCTTGAACCAGAAGTTAGAGGTGCTAGATTAGCAGAACTTATTTCTACCGGTAACTTAAAAGGTGAAGATGGACATCCTGCTTCTAAAGAATTAGCAAGACAGCAGACCATCGACCCTCAGTGTGTATGTGTAAAATACACAAAGGTTTGGACTGAAGGTAACGATATTAAGGCTACTTTCATAGGCACAAACAATGATCTTGGTGCAGCATTTGACCAGGATTTAAGAGATGGTGAATTACCATCCTTCTCTTTACGTGCTTTAGGTACTATTGAAAACAAGAGTGGTAAAGCTTATGTAAAGAATATTAAGATTATTACTTGGGATAGAGTTTACTACCCATCCCATAAGAGAGCCTATACTTCTGGTTTAGTAACAGAGTCTGCTATCGCAGCAAACAGAAGTGGTAATCAGAGAGTATTCAAAGAAAGTGATAAGGGTATTATCTTACCTATCACAAATGAAGAAGTAATTGATATGATCAAGAAGGAATCTGCTAATCTTAACAGATTACTTGATAGCTTTACCTCTGTATATGAATCCATTAACTATAATCCAAAATCTAATCTTGTTGAGTTAAGAGATAGATTTGGTAATATGTATATGGTTCACGTAGAAAACTATATTCAGGATCAGATCATGAAATATTGCTAAAATAAATCCCCTAGTAGATTTCTCTACTAGGGGTATATTATTTATTTTTTGGACTTTAATGTCACTATTAATGAGTTTGCTTCATCAGTTACTTTTCTTTCTACCTTAACCAGGCAATTATACGCACTATAATTTTCGGTGGTAGAATGCTTATCTAAATCTGTTCTCGTGACTGATAATACATTGATGTTTTCAAATATCTTTTCGATATCAATTACACTTTTAGACTCATTCATAAAAGTTAAAGACAATACTGTTGTGTTAGTAGAATCTTTTCTTTCGGTAATTAAAGTTAATGTATTAAGTTCAATCTTATTATTAACCGTTATCTTCATTGTACATCTAGCCTCCTTTTATATTATTGTTAATCTGTACAAACGCTATCACAGTAGCAATTGTCATCACAACCACAGTCATAATCACATACACAATTGTAATTACAGCAAGTACCATTACAACAATTATAGTCGCATGTACAATCATTACCGCATCCATCTGCGCAGTCTCCATAACATCCACAGTCACTACCGCATCCATCCGGACAGTCATAATTACAACAGTCTTTATTACAAGAACAGTCTGTTCCACATCCGTCTGCACAATCACTATTACAAGAGCAATCTGAGCCACAACCATCTGCACAATCACTATTACAAGAGCAATCATAACAGTTATCATGTTGGCAATCTGAGTTACAGCAATCATAACATCCATCAAAATTACAACAATCGCCATTGCAAGCTCCATACCAAACATCTCCACAGTCATTACAATCTGTGCAATCAATGCATCCTTCTTGACAGTCTCTATTACAAGGACAGTCATTTACACAACAATCTGTTCCACATCCGTCTGCGCAGTCTCTATTACAAGAGCAATCTGAACCACAACCATGTGCACAATCACTATTACAAGAACAGTCTGTACCGCAACCGTCTGAGCCGCAACCATGTGCGCAATTACTATTACAAGAACAGTCTGCACCACATCCATCTGCGCAATCGTTATCACACGGGCAATTGCTATCACAATAACAGTCATATACGCAACAATCGTAACACTTATTACTATCACAATCACAGTCATAATCACAGCAGTTATTATCACAACTACAGTTGAAATTACAACAATCCTGATAGCAACTACAATAATCCTTATACACAGATGCTTGTGTTGAAGATAGAGTATTAACTTGGCTAGGAGACATACCGCTTATATCGGTTGGTAATGTACTACCTTTATAATAATAATTCATTCTATCACTACTATCTTTAATACAAGCATTAATCTGATTAATCATATTAAGCAGATACTGTTTATTAACAACAGTACCAGACGTTAAAGTTGTTGCTGATCCTGAAAATCCATATCTATTATAAGTTTTAATTACATTAGAATTTATGGTATTCATATCAGCAGCTGTTAATTTTTCACCTGACGATATAGCCATACTTTTCACACTCCTATCTTTTGTTTACAAAGATTATTCGTGTTTAGAACACTTACATTCTTTTTTACTAAGCTGTTCTATTTTTTCTTCTAATCGATTGCATCTCTTCTCTAAGTAATCGATCTTATTAACCATAGACTCTAATAACTTACTTGTATTTCTTCGCTCAATGATATTAATAAATCTATAGTAGTGTTTATTAATAACCGTCATAAATTTCTCGTCATAATTATTAGGTCTAGTATATAAATCCCCACCAAATTCAAAGTTTACAGCTACACAAACCTGACAAGGATTATCAGACATCTTAGATTCATCAATAGCAGCAAATATAGCCTGAATTTCAGGATTAATAGGATTTTCATTATGAATATTTCCATATAAAACATCATTTCTTCTTTCAGAATTATAGAAGAAGAATCTATGGCAAGGATAGATATTTCCATCCGTATCCATTCCAACCATTCTTCTTCCTGAAGAACAACCAGAACATCTATCGAATCGCTTAAATGGGAATCTATTCTTATTCAACGTAATTTTAGATAAATCAGAATTAATCTTATCTAATTCTCTATCTAAAATAAGTACATCGTTATCGTCCCAATCATCTTCTATTACCCAAGCAAATTTAAAGTGAACCTTTAAAGTTCTAATAAAATAAAGATAAGAATCATAAAGTCTTGGTAAAGAAGATTTAGAAATTACAGAATGAACGTGCAGTCTCTCATGAGATATATTGTGTTTGTCAAAGAATTCCTTAAACTTAGGAATAGCAGCTTCAACCAGATCAGAAGATTTAATACATGTATTAGCACATGGTCTATTACCATTCTGAATTTCTGGAATACCATCAATAGATAACTGAATATCTACATACCCAGTCAATCTGTACCACTCTTCTAAAAAGGCTTCAACCTTTTCATTATAAATAGTACCATTAGTAATAATAGCAAACTTTATTTTAACACCAGTTTCTTTTTCTTTTTCTACACCATATCTAAGCATACTTATCATAAGATCAGTGCAGAGCATTGGTTCGCCACCAAAGAATGTAATATTAACAGTTCGCTTCTTATCGTTAGAAGCAATAGCATTTGCGACTAAAAAGTCAATCATTTTAAATGCAGTTTCTTCACTCATATACTTTGAAACAGCTCTAGTATCCTTTTCAAAGCAATACGTACATCTTAAGTTACAGTTTTCTGTTAAAATAAAATAACAGGAAGTGATATTGGTATCCATCATAACCATTTCTCCTTTAAAGTAAAATATTTGGTATATTGAGAAACAATATACCTTATTACTAAGTTTACAGTATACTAAAAACGAAAATCCTAGTAGAATTTAATCTACTAGGATTAAGATTATTCTTCTTCAGCAATCTGTGTATATTCAGTGTTAATCTTATTCACAAGTGTTGTATACTCAGACTGAGTAAGATTCTTACCATTATAATACACACTACACATATCTAAGAGATCTTCCTTAGATCTAGACCTTGTATCAATAAGTCTTTTAATAAGATTATATCCCATTGCTGTATTCATAAAATACCCCCTATGAATTTAATTTTGCTCTTAATAAAGAAACCTCGTATAATAAATCAGCTTCATAATCTAAAAGAGCATTTACAGTTTTCTTAAGTTCTTTAATTTCTTCTTCCGGTGTTTTATTAGGTTCTATGACATTTTCTGTATCTTTTCTATAGAAAGTACCAGTTCTATGATCATAATGATCTCCTATAGAAACAGGTATATTCGTTGTTTCTATAGCCAATGCATCAAAACCATAATCTTGTCTCGCCAACTGATTAGCAAATTCGTAGTTATCACATACTATAGTATTCTTAACCACATAAATTTCTTTTATCTCATGATAAGATAATATAGCAAAAATCTGATTACACCACATAGTATCAAATCCTTTCTGTATAGTAGTTTAATAGTCGTTTATCTAATTGTTTTCCTAGTTGAACTATAACTGGAAATCCTGAACAAACCTATAAATGAAATAAAAAGGAGATGAGAAAATGTATATAGGAATAGATGGTATAGCAAGACTTATATCAAAATTATATATTGGGATCAATGGAATAGCAAGAGAAATAACTAAAATGTATATAGGAGTAGATGGATTAGCAAGATTAATATATCAAGCTGGCGTAGCAGCTGGTGAAGTAGTTTTTACTTCATCAAAATCTTGGACTGTGCCAGCAGGAGTTAGTAAAGTGGACATCTTCTGTGTAGGAGGTGGGGGTGGTGCAGGTGGCTGGTATTTTAGATACAATGAATCTAATAGTGCCGGTAGTTATACAGATACTACAAAAAATGGCGGTTCAGGTGGCGGTGGGTATACTACAACAGCATTAGCTGTAGCAGTAACACCTGGCGAAACTCTTACTATTACAGTAGGTGCTGGTGGTGATAGAGGCGAAAGCTACGAATATTATAAATCATATGGTGAAACTGCACAACATTGGGGGTCCGTAACAAGTTCAGGTGACATTACAGCAGGAGCAACAGGTGGACAATCATCTGTTAAAAATAGCAGCGGTACTGTATTATGTAGTGCTAATGGTGGTTCTGGTGGTGCTAAAGCTACGACTGGTACATCATCTGGAGCTTCTTATGTATCAGCTGGAGGTGCTGGTGGTTCTGGTGGTGGTACTAGTACTGGTTGTTATTATGTATTTAATGGATCACAGGGAGATATTACAACTCATAGATCTTGGTTTAGTGCCGGTGGATCTACTGATATTTATAGAGCTGTAGATGGCGAAAGCGGCCCAAGTACTGAATATTATAGTGCATCATCAGATAGCACACCTAACGTTTATAGTAAAGGTGGTACAGGCCAGGGCACGACTACAAGATATTTTGCGCAATCTGGAGGTACGTTATATGGCTCTGGAGGTACTCAACCATATGATGCTACAAAAGTTTCTATAGGATATGGTCCTTGGGCTAATACAGGACATGGTGGCGGTTACGTATGGTATGATGGTTGGACTGGCGGATCTGCAGGATCTTCTGGTGTAGTTATCATTAGATGGGCTGCTCAATAAATAAAATCCCTAGTAGAGAAATCTACTAGGGATTAAAATTATTTATATACTACATAAATAGTATCAGTTGCTAAAGCACTCGAACCAGCAGTTAAATCTGTCGTACCTTTAGTTATCGGTCTTAAATTATAGTCTGAATAATTTGCTGTATGGAGCACAACGTGATCTTTATATGTGCCATCAGAAGCTACACATCTATATTGTAATCCATTTTTATCATTAGGCTGATAAGTGTAATTACAAACCAATAAGCCTCTATAAGCATTTTCTTGCCCAGGGGTAGTATAAGCTCGTACAGTAGCATGATTAGCATCCGCCAAGAATCTCCCATAGCCACTTTGTACAGCTATATTTCCAGTTAATGTACCACCACTCTTAGGTAATGCATAAGTGCTAATGTTTCCAGAGTGCACCATTGTAACATTACCTGTTGTATTACTATTGAAATCTATATGGAATGCTTTAGATATTGAATTATGCGTAGCAAAGAATCTAATATGATTATCACATACATCAATGTGTACATCTTTATCAAATACATTATTAGTTTCTGGTTTAGCTAATACTATCTCTCCACCTTCGCTACCAGAAGCGGCCATTATATAAAGTCCACCAGTAAATGTAGTCTTTCCAGTAACAGTACCACCAGATGTTTTTAAATATGTGGTAGAAATTTTATTTCCATCACCATCATTTAATGCTCTATTGGCATAGTACCAATTAGCTGGATTTTCTATAGTATGATCTACTGTAGTCATTGGGGTTATTGTATAAGACACATCCCAACCACTTCCCCAATCTTCATATTTATTACCCCAATGGCCTATTGTCACATCAGAAATTCTGATATTAGGATAAGACCATTGAGTATCGGAGTTACCAATCTGAACAACACATTGCCCCCCATTATTTCCAAAATGTACAGGTAAATTACTAATTGCTGAATTAGCAGCAGATCTGCTTATGGAATATGCTGATATACATTGCCAAATAACAGAATCTTTACATATATATCCAGCAACAAAATAATCACATGATTTATCTGGTTCAAAATCATATATGGAAATTTTGAATTTAATCATAGTATAAGAATAGAATTGAGGTAGAGTAATTGTTAAATATCCAGTAACATTAGCTTCTTTAATAGAATAACTACCGCCTTCTGGATAAGCAATATATCCATCTTTTCCTACAGCCGGCAATTGAATTTCGCCTGCTGTTTCTTCATCTAAAATTTTAAAATAATTTGCATTTACATCAAATCGGTATAAGCCAGTATACCCATCTCTCATTAATAAAGATCCGTAAGCTCCAGCTGCATTACCAAACTGAATTCCGGCATCACCGGTTGTTTCAGTTCTAAATAATCTCAGCATAATTGGATCTGAATGGGCTATGCGTATAGAACCATTTATTATACCACCTGATAAAGGTAAGCAATACATGTCATAATTACCAGTATCTAAAATTTCTTCAGCTGTAGAGAAATCACTAGATGCTCGCACTAAATAGCCATTGCTAAATCCGATAGAACCCATAATTTTAGCTTTATTGGCAAAGGCGAGCATTGAAGTATTATATTCACTAATATCATTAAGCATTAAAGGTATCATAGAAGCAGTTATTGCTTGCGAACCTATCACTTTAACTGCAGAGGAATCAATATTATCAATGGCTTCAGTAATAGTACTACCAATTGAACTAATGTCAGTATCTCCTATTTTTGTAATCAATTCTATTAAACTCTTTATAGCTTTAGAAATTGATCCAAATAAAGTTTTCATTGTACTTCCGGATGCAACTTCAGCCAAAGTTTCATCCTCAGTAAATTCTACCGTATTTGTACCTATGTCAGAATATTTTTCGACATAATTAAATAGATCTAAGTTAAATGCTTCTAATACTTGAGGCTCCTCTCCATCCCACCAAAAGTCAGGTGAACCCATATCTCTTATAAGAAAAGTATCACCTACTTTGAGTGTAGCAATATTCTCATCAGTTAACCAAGCCTCTAATTCATCTATTGTATCAAAAACACGTATTGTTGTAGCTCCTTGAGCCATCGATAATGCCATTTTAGCATTTTGTGAACTTTCCTCCACTTCACTATACAATTTAGTTACATTGCTAGATAATGACTCTAAATTTATTTTGTCTTCTTTAGACATTAAACCATCTCTAGCACCTGTAGCAAAAGATCTAGGGAAATTATTATGAAGCATCTTATCAGCTCCTTTCTCTTTAGGGTCTTTAGTATTATTAGGATGTTTCCGTAGTAAAAGCCAGAGTATCAGAAAGATACTCTGGCTAATTTTATTTATCTTTTTCTTCACTTCTACGTTTAAGTTCTTGCCAAGTAATATCTCCTTTATACTCCAAACTAGGAAGAGAAAGTAACATTTCAAATTCCTCTTCTGGAATAATTTTGAGAGCCCACTCTCTTGAAACGTATAAGTTATACCTATTTTCAGGCTCTTTAAGTTCATAGTATTTAGCCCAATAATAAGCATTTGCTAAAGCTCTTGCTTTATGCATTTCACAGATATATGTCGCACGCTTATTAGCAGTACCATATGTCTGATAATTGTAAGCTGAGCACCATGAGCACCCATCTGCAATAGGGCAATAAAAGCATTCATCAGTACTCTGAGTTTTTCTATCAATACAATTTAAGCAATTGATATTACAAGAATAATCTTCGGAAGTACCAATACCTTCATCAACACTACCTATTCTTAAAGGTTTTCTTGAACAACCTAAAGAACTTTCCATATATCTAATACAAGGATAAAGATAACCATCTGGGTCACAGGCTAACATAAGGCAGTTACCACCACACCAATTTGTTATATCATCCTCATGTTTAGGTACAAAAAATTTCTCATCGAAAATGGATAAGAACACATCTTCAACCACATCTTTTTCAATTATATAATCAGCAGCTTGCTTTAACTGATAATATAATTCGGTAGCATGGTGTTGTTCCCATCCTTCTTCATACACACAATTAGCATTAATATCTTTATAACCTAATTCAATCATGTGTTTTAAAGCAGAAAATACATGCTGTATATTAGCCGGGGCAATAGTGATTTTACTTCCCATATAGTACCCTTTGGACATCCAATCTGTAGCACCAGCAATAGCAATATCATAGCTAGGAGATCCATCGTGGAATACTCTACAGCTATCATGCAATTCTTTATTCCCGTCTATTGTAATAGAAAAAGAAATATTGTTTTTATACTTATCTAAGAATTTCTGCACTCTTTCGTCAAAGTATAATACACCATTAGAGCAGATAGATATCATAAACTTATCAACCCATGGATGGTTCAATCTAATACATTCACGAAAGAAATAACTTACTATCTTATCAATTAACTCTATTTCTAAAAAAGGTTCCCCACCAATAAATTCAATTATAACAGCAGGAGATTTAGAAGGGTTAATATATTCATCAAATCCTTTTTCTCCACTAAGCAATAAATCGATAAATTTCTTAGCAGTTTCAAAAGACATTTTTCTTTGGCCTTTGTTAATCTGGTAGCAATAAGTACATGCCAGATTACAAGCGTCTGTTACCTGAAAAGTAACTGTACGAGATAAAGTAGAATTTGTTGATTTACCAGATTCATCTACTGTAACCAACTCAGGATATAATCTTGCAATCTTATCCTGATACTGTTCAAATTCTCGCCTGTTTCTTTTTCTCTCTCTAAGCATTATGATCATCTCCTGATAATTCAAAGTTATCAAATGCTGTTCCGATTGTAGAGAATGTTAAAATACCAGAAGTAAAATCCAAGTTCCAATTTGCTACTGCATTAGCCTTCATGATTTCTTCTGGAATATAATTATTAATTAATTCGTTCTTTCCTAATTCATAAGCAGCAACTCTTTCATTATACTTCTTATTATAAAGAACAAATGTTTCAGATTCAAGAATAGCAGGGTTATTAGCATTATCTGTAATAAGCTCCTTAATAATCCTTGACATTCCTTCAAGTTCGAAAGATAATCTTTCGAGATAATCTACAGTTTCACTATTTACTTTCATAGCAAAATTTTTCATAATATAATTCTCCTTTTTATTTTATTTTAATAATAAGTTCGAGGCATAATTTTATATAGTTTTACCAGTAGCTCCCCCAAAGCATTGAGAGGTACAAGAAGTATTACATGTAGAACTACAAGTAGAGCTACAACTACTCTTACAATTTCCAGAACAACTACTTGAACATCCATAACATCCACCATCGCATCCAGAGCAACCAGAACATGATCCACCGCATCCAGAGCATCCATAGCAGTCTCCAGAGCATCCGCTACCACAACCACTACTACATCCAGAACAACCAGAACATGAACTACATCCATCACATCCAGAGCAACTAGTACATTGCCATCCACATCCACCAGTACATCCGCCACCGCAAGAAGCACTACAGCCACTACTACAGTTAGCAGAACCATCTGTTGATCCTGAACATGAACCTGTACAGCTAGTACAACCAGCACCGCATCCACCGCATGAAGAACAACCACTTCCGCATCCAGAGCATCCGCCGCATCCACTACTACATCCACCACATCCAGAACATCCACTACATCCAGAGCATGAACCGCAGCCAGAACATCCCTTACAACCGTAAGTACAAGATGATCCGCAACCAGAGCAGCCACCACATCCACCACATCCAGAACATCCACTACAACCAGTATTACACATACCATAACATAATCCAGTACATGCACCTCTACAAGAAGAAGATGAACCTGTTACAGATTCAGCTGCCCATTTATCTAATACACTATTTAAAGTAGCATAGTCGAAACTAGAAGGCAATTTTTCTCCAGCAACGACATTTCTTAAATTACCTACGTCTGCTACTTTTAAAATTAAATCAATAGTTTTCTGCCCATGCTCCGCTAAAATTTTGCCGCCGGTAGCAGGACTAGTAGTAAAATCATAAGTAGCAGCAGTATAACCACTTAGTGAGCCATAATATTGTCTTCTGGCAAACTCAGTTTTTATTTTTGCTTTTATCGCAATTAATTCAGACGGAGTCATCATAAGTATTATTTCCTTTCTTCTAATATAGTATTTATAGGATTCTTAAGTAAGTATAACCTATTATTTAAATGTTTCTGTAGCCGATTCAGAGGTAAATACCAGAGTATCGTAATGATACTCTGGTATATCCATTTAACTTTTTGTTGATGTTCCATAACACTGTGCAGTACACGTACTATAACAAGTACTACTGCAAGTAGTATTACAGCTATTGATACATCCCGATGAACAGCTAGATGAACAGCCTCCTCCGCATCCAGAGCAGCTAGAACATCCGCTTGAACAATCAGCACATCCATTACACCCGCTACAAGAACTACAATGACCATCACATCCAGCACATAGCCCTTGACAGCCATTTACGCATGTACTATAGCATCCTCCACTACACGTACTAGAACACATAGTACAATTAGCTTGACAGGCTCCAGAACATGACATACTACAACTGGTACAACCATTACAGCCAGAACATCCACCTTGACATCCTACTGAGCATGTATTACCACAAGCTGTATCACATCCACTACATGTACCGCAACCTGTACATCCGTTACAACTATTTTCGCAACCTGAACACCCACTACATCCAGAACAAGTAGAACCACAAGTACCTACACATAAGCCAGTACATGCACCTCTACAAGAAGATGTAGCTCCGGTAATTTCTTCAGTTGCTAAAATGTCTACATAATTAATTAAAGCTTCATCAAAACCACTCGGTATTAATAAACCAGTCGATACACTAGGTAATCCCTCATGATCTTTTATCTTTAATAGTAATTCAATAGTTTTTTGACCATGCTCTGCTCTTATTAATTCTCCTGCAATTGGAGTAAATAAAAAATCATAATTAGCAGACGTATAGCCAGCTAACGATCCATAGTATTTTCTTCTAGCAAACTCATCCTTAATTTTACTCTTTAGTGTAATTAGCTGAGCTGCTGATAACATAGATCATTTCCTTTCAATTTATTAATTAGGATACCATAATAAGTATCTTAACTTTTCCAATATCATCGGTATCTTTATTTTCTAAAGCTTTACCGATAATTGTTCCAGGAATAACAATATTTCTATCCTGAGTTATTCCTACACCAGGTACATCTGAAGGGATAATAAGATCACCTTTAGATACAGTACCTTTTACTTTTACATATAATCGTCCTGCTAAACCAACAGGTACGAACTTCTTATGGTTATCTTCCATATCTTCTAATTGTTCTCCTCCGACAATATGGCCATAGGAATCAGAATAAACACCAACGACCATAGTATCTCCATAACAACTAGATTTAGTTACACCAGATTCTGCCCAAGAGACAATATCTCCCGGTTCAAATTCTTCGTGTATATTCTCTTTCTCAAACCACTCGGCATAGTCGTTCCAAACTGCGTTGTAAACTTTACTACCAGTGATTGTACCAGAAGCATTAATAGCTCCAGCTTTAAAAGTTACAGAATTTATTGATAAAGTACCACTAGCAGATTCAATAATTCTTGATGTATAATCTGCAGTAGAACTACCAAAATGGAAATCAATATATGGTGTAGCTGCAAAAAGCTCCATACATTGACTTTCGAAAGTAGTACCTTTAATTGTAGCAGCACAATAAAAACTCTTTCCGCCAGATACTTTTACATATGTAGTATCTTCCATAAAAATACCGCCACCATAAGTACTATTGTACCACCCGTTACTGTATATATTTGCACATTTAACTGGAGCGTTAGCTGCTCCATCTTGAGCCATAAAATTAAATACGCCTGTATTATCCATTAATAACGAAGCTGCTATAACACCATTCCAATGGAATCCTATAGAAGGAGCATATCCTATTGTAGATTGAGTATTGCCAACTAATCCATTTTCTCTTATAGTTATGGCAGCATTGTTAAACCTATTTGCAGCTGTAGCTGTATATATACCGGCTGGTTCAAATAATCTTTTTCCGTTCATATTTATATCTCCAGTCATGATACCACCAGAGAGTTTTAAATATGATTTAGAAATATTACTAACTGCTTCAGATACGGTAGTACCTGAATCACTAACATCAGTAGATCCGACCCTAGCAATTAAACTTATTAAATCGCTTACTGCTTTAGAAACAGTAGCAAATAATGTAGTTAATTTACTTCCGCTACTAATTTTTGTTAATTCTGTAGCTTCTGTATAAGCAACCGTAGTATTGCTCGCATTTCCTGATAAAGTAAGATAGTCACTAAGATCCACTTTTTCTGTTTCAAGAATCTGAAGCTCTTCGCCATCCCACCAATAGTCAGGATTGTACATATCTTTGATTAATAAAGTCGTACCTATTTTGAGTCCAGCTTTATTTGTCTCTACTGCTAACCATGCATCTAAATCAGCTTTGGTTTCAAATACAATAGCAGATACTTTATCGAGCGCTGTTTGTAACGCTAAATTAGCTAAATCTTTTACTTCTGGAACTTCACCTAAAAGATAATCGATATCAGCCCTATTTTCAGTAATATTTTTTGGAAATGTGTTATCCACTAAATATTTATCTTCTTTAGACATTAACCCATCTCTTGCAGATGTAGCAAAAGATCTAGGCAAATTATTATGAAGCATATATTATCATCTCCTTCTTTTTAATTTTATCTAAAAATTAATTATTATAAGGATGTTTTTCCTTAAAAGGTGGATATAGATTAGATATTACGGTTTCCACATATTAATAATATTGGGTATTTGCACCAGAAAAGGAGGTAACGGATATGGAAGAATACATCAATGAATTAGAAGAAGTTGACTTTATGCCAGACGAAGATTCTGGTGACGATGAAGAAGAGGAGGAAGGAAAGAATGAGTAAAATTCTTTACGTACTTGACCCTGGTCACACTAAAGATTATAATAAAGGTGTAGCGCCGGGATATTATGAAGGTAACAAAATGCAGATATTAGCAGCTGCTCAGAAGAAATATTTAGAGCAGTATGGAATTACTGCAATACTTACTAAGGAATCTGCTAAAGAAAACCCTAGCTTATCTGCTAGAGGCAAGTTAGCAGTTACCAAGGGAAAAGGTTATGATATCGTAATCTTTGAAAGCTTACACACAAATGCTCCTGGTTCTGGAGATAGAGAAAAGATTTATGGAGTAAAGGCTATCAGATCTAAGTATTTACCTGATAGCGATCCGTTTATCACAACTCTTATGAATACAGTGGCAGAAACAATGAAAAAGGGTACTGGTGTAACTTATGTAAGAAACACTGGTACTAGAATGGGCTCTGATGGAAAGACTGATTATTATGGTGTAATCAGAGCAGCAGTTCAGAGTGCTACTTCTGTAGAAAAGGCAGCTAAGGGGCCTGTTCAGTATGCATTTATTACAGAACATGGATTCCATACAAACTCTGCAGAATGTGCTTGGTTAAATGATGAAAAGAATTTGGATCTTTTAGCAAAAAATAAAGCAGCTAAGATTGCTGAATGGTTTGGTTTAGCTTCTACTGATAAGGATGAAGAGGAAGATGAAATTCTTACTTCTATTATGGGTGCAGCTTCCTGTACAGCAGAACAGATGGCAGCTTATTTATTATCTGTAAACCCTAATGCAGGTGTATATGCTACTGATATCCCTAAGTTATTCCTTGAAGAAGGAGCAGTTGAAGGAGTAAGAGGAGACATTGCATTTGCTCAGTCTTGTCATGAGACTGGTAACTTTAAGTTTACTGGTGATGTAGTTCCTGAACAGAATAACTTCGCTGGTATTGGTACTACAGGTGGTGGTGTTAAGGGTGCTTATTTTGAGAGTCCTAGATTAGGAGTAAGAGCTCAGATCCAGCATCTTAAAGCATATGCTACTAAAACTTTATTAAAGCAGGAATGTATCGATCCAAGATTCGGTCTTGTTACAAGAGGTATCGCTCCGAATGTAGAAGACTTAGGGGGAAGATGGGCATATCCTGGTTACGCAACTTCTACGTACAATTCTTTAATTGAAGCAAAAGAAGCTAAGGATTCTTATGGTCATAAGATTGTAAAGATTCTTAACAAGATTGCTGCTATTGAAGTTAAAGAAGAAACTATCGAAGAAGATTCCAAACAGGAAGGCGAATTATACATCGTAGCATCCGCTTGCACTAAGAAGAGTGTATATGTGGATAGAGTTGGTGCCTTCAGATTATTAGACAATGCTATTGCTAAAGCAAAGTCTGAAAATAAGAAGGTATTTGCTGATAGTACAGGAGCACAGGTGTATCCTGAACCTGAAGTAAAACCAGTTGCTAAATATTATAGAGTAGCTAAGAATTTCACAAATGGTAAATATGTTGGTCAGACCGGCGCTTTCAGTGTTTTAGTAAACGCTGTTAAGAATTGCGGAGAAGGTCTTCAGGTATTTAGCCCAGACGGAGAACCTTTATATCCTAAGTTTAAGAATACTAAGGTAGAAGGAAATCCTGGTACAATTCATATCATTAAGGACGGAGATTTTGGTGAAGGTGTTGAACTTCATTATACTCCAGAATATGGTGATGCTAACCTTGATAAAGTTCATGGTCCAGCACACTTAGGAAATGTATATGATGTAGTAGGTACTGTAACTTATAATGATAATACATTCTATTTATTATCTAATGGGAGTTACATTACCATATCTACCACATACGTTAAGTTTACTAAGAAAGAAACTAAGTTAACTTATACTGCTGGTAGATATAAAACAACTGATGTTATGGCATTAAGAGAAGGCCCTGGTACTACTTATGACAGGGTAGATTGGAATAAGATGACTGCATCTGCTAGAAAAAATAATCCTGATAAGGGCACTGGTGCTTATTATAGAAAGGGTTGTACTTTCTATGCTTATGAAGTAGTAAATACAGATAAGACAGCTTGGGCTAGAACCCCATCTGGATGGATTTGTATTGAAGGTCCAAATAAGAATAAGCAGGTTAAGTATTGTACTCCTGTAAAATAAAAAAGAAATGAGGGAACCTTAAACGGTTCCCTCATTTTTGTGTGTAATAGGATTATATACATAATCTACTATAGTCAAATATACATTATATCCATTTACTTTAACACCACTTGTTGTACGAGTATATTGAAATATAGTACCTGTTAAATAATTTATCAAAGGTGCTGGATCTTGGAATATTCCTAATGATTTAATAACAAATGTCTCGACAGTGCTATCCTTTCTATTATCAATAGTAAGAATTAAACTATCATTGCTAAGTAATTCGTCATAATTTATATTGAATATCCTATTAGGAATAATTCTCTTTAATATATTAAAATAAGTATATTTTTCAGAAGCTTTGATATAATTATATTCTTGCATCGATTTTCTATATAAATCTAATACAAATGAATCCACCATAAACTTCAATCTCATTTGAATAATATGCTGATTGTCTGTTACATATTTAATAGCTAATTGATCAGCAACAAGTTCTAATTCATTCGGATCAGATTTGACTAAGTCTTGAGTCGAATGTATTAATTCATGAAAGATTGTATGAATTATAAATGTCTTATTAGCATCATCGGAATCACCAATATAAACCAATGTATTTACATACAAGGTAATTTTATTTGGAAATGTAAATAATCCAAATCTTGGTATATTAGAGTGATCATACTCCAGCTGATAATTTTTAGGATCTTTCCCCATTATTTCACAGCATAATTTAAAAGCTGGTCTAATAAAATCGTCAAAATCAACTAAACTTAAATAATGTCTTTGCATAATTTTAATCCCCTTTCTTATTTTCACATAAATATAATATATAGTTTAAAAGGAGGTTAAAAGATATGGCTAATAATATAACCGATTTATTAAATAAAGCCGAACGTAGATTAGGTCTTAGACAAATAAATCTTCCTAAAGATTTGGCTAAAGATACTTGGGCTGATATTATCGAAGAAGATACTTTACCTACATGGTCCAGATTCTATCCTCATAAAATAAGAGTTAAATTAGGTCCAGAGTTTAGAAAGAATGGATATTATTTCTTAGATAAGGTTATCCCAGAAGGCTGTAAAATTATAGGTGTAAAAGATATTGGGTGGGATGAATATTCTACAAATGGTTCTACACCTGGTCAGTCTATGGGGTATGGCGTATATGATTATTTAGCATCAGGTAGTTTAGATTTATCTGATTTGATGCTTGCTCAATGTGCTGCTGATGTACAATCATTATTCTCTATGGGAATATATATTGATTTCCAGGCACCTAATAAAATTAGACTGGTTAATGTATATAATCAGGCAGTAACTGGATATGGAAGTAGTTTCCCAGTAGATATTTTCTTGCAGCATAATATTAATCTGAGTACAATATCTCCTACAAAGATGGAGACATTTGAATCACTTGCTATAGCCGATATAGCAAATTATTTATATGAGAATCTGAAATATTATGATGGATTAGAAACCATCTTTGGTAATGTAGATTTACATCTTGATACTCTTCAGACTTGGGCTGGAAAGAGAGAAGAAGTTGTACAGAAATTAGAAGATTCTTATGTATCTGCTGGTAACGAAAACCAGCCTATCATGATGACAATTAATTAAAAAATAAAAGAGGGTAAGAGCTAATCAATGCTCTTACCCCATTAATCCGTTCATCTTATCGAAGAACGATGTGTTCTTTGTAGGAACCTTTCGACCCTCTACACCTCTGACCTGTTGGTCTTGGTCTATACGGTCATCAATAGAACCAGTATCTTTAATATTCTGCATACTATAAAGATTGGTTCCGAACTCTGGTCTCTGAAGATAATTAATCATATTCTGTGCAGACTGAAACATGTTTAAACTCTTCAATATGTATAATATACCCTGAAACTCATCAAAGGTTATATCTACATAATTTTCATAAGATGATAAATACAATCTTATACCAGTAGCATAATCGCCGTTAGGAAATGATATAGCTTTTGGAATAGCTTCTAGCCATTTACCCATTGGCAAGTATTCAATTTTAATAGGACTTACTGATCTTTGGACTACTAATTCGCCATCTTCTTTTCTAGCAAATAAACCATGGAACTTCTTGTCCACAAACCAGTTAAAGATATCTTCAAGCATAGCTACTAATGATAAATAATGGTTAACGCCTACCATTACATATGCTCCTCGATAATCTTCTATTGATAAAAAGTATTCAAAGTTTCTAGTCATATTATAAACTACTTGATTAGCTTTATCATAGAAGTATCCTACTTCTTTATGATAATTAACCCTACCCTTATTATCAGAATAGGTGTTTAGTTTCACATTTAGTTTTATAATAAATCTACCATTACCGTAGACCACATCACTTATTTTTTCATAATCTTTATTTTCTATTTTAATAGGTTGCAAATTATCACCCCTTTATTATAATTAATAATAAGTTTCCGAAAAAATAAAAATATATACAGGGGTACTTTTATTGTACCCCTGTATGAGAATTTGATTTAAGCTACTACAATCTGGGCTCCGCCTTCAAAGAAGTTGAAGTTTAACTTGGTGTATCTGCCGTTGATAATTCTATCAGTGGTTAATACAAAAGTATTCTTATCAACTACACTTGTGAGCTTAAAATCAAATGGGTTGGCTGGAGCATCTCCTAAGTACTGAGATAACTCCTGGAGTGTATCAAAGTTGTCGAACGTTCTAGAAATACGTTCGCCAATTGTTTTCTTCATCTCTTTATTCTTTACCATAAAGAGAGAAGATGTATCAAAATAGGCTCCGATATTTGGAGTCCAATTGATGTCTTCCCCATGACATCCGCAGTTTGGATCTGTGCACTTATGTTCATGGGCTGTTTCTTCCTTCTTAGCTTCTTCGGAAGATGCTGCAGAATTCTTAGCATTCTTCTTATCCTTCTTAGAAGTCTTATTCTCCTTAACTGCCGGAGCTTCTGTTGGTCTCAGAGTTTTCTGAGCACCCGTTGGTGTCGGATTTTCGGTCATCATTGCCTTGCTAAAATCAAGTTCGATCTTACCATCAGGTAAAACTTCCTTGATAATAGGAGCAACTGGATCAAGGGCTGCCTTGAGGTTTTCTACGATCTCATTAGCCTGTTCCTCTACAGCATCCATACCGTTATCAGAGATTTCCTGAGCTGCCTGTTCATCTGCCTTCAGCTCTTCATTCTCTCTGATGTTCTTAAGGTACTTATCCGGGTGATTGATATAGTCTACAATATCAAATCCTGGATCCATCACCATCTCTTTAATAGTTTCTTCAGAGATATGTTCGAATGCAGTCATAGCCATTGTAGGCTCTACTCCATTCTCATAGCAATCTACCAAATATCCAATAAGCTGCTCGGATAATCTCTTGATTGCTTCTGCCGCCTTAGGTTCTACGTTTTCGATAGCACCTAAAATCTGGTTCTGGATTTCTTCGACCATAGAATCAATTGCCTTGCGGAACTCTTCTGCCTTCTCCGCCTCGATTTTTTCCGTAAGAGAAGTTAAGGCCGAAGCCTTATTTGCGGATGTTAATGCTGTCTGCAAATCACCCAAAAATCTGTTTTCGTTTGCTGCTGCTAAAATGCTTCTTCTGATAATATTCATGTTTTTGTCCTCCTTATGAACAATAAATTTAATTATGTTTTTAGTTACATTGACACACTCCACTGTATCATGACTATAATATACAACTATTTTTCATTTATTTAACAAAAGGAACCCAGGATGCTTTATTGACATCCTGGGTTAATCTTGATAGCTTTTATAATAGGAGCATTTTCACTCTGGCTTCTTATAATTGGAAGAACTGATTTAGCTCTAATATCCATAACTTCATTAGACCGTTCATTGAGTACCCTATCCGGGTATACATCTTTATTACATTCAGTAGCATACTTTTCAAATACAGGTTTCTTCTGAACATAATATCTTTTACATTGATAGAATCCTTCGTCTACTACTTCATAGTAGTTAGTATCCTTTGCTCTAGTTCTTCCTAAAGATTGTCTAGCTAATACTTCCGATTTGAATGGTTCAGCCAATACAAAAGTGTTTTCTAAACCTTTTATATCAATTGCTGCACCACAAGACTTAGTTGTTGATAAAATTATCTTTTTGGATAATTCATCGCTCTTATTCTCCGTAGTCAGGGTAGTATAGATACCAACCTGTCCGAGAAATTCTGGATAATGATCTATGATCCAGTCTCTAACTTTCACTATAGCTTCATTAGTTCCAATGTATATAAGATTCTTTCCTTTAGACTTCTTTATATAATCAAAGATTATGATATGAAGTAGTCTATAGAAATTTTCTCTATCTACTACATAATTAGTATAGTAGTTTCTATTAAATCCGTAGGCATTCTTTGAAGCAGATACCTGCTGAGCCGATGGATGTGAATTAAAATGAATTGAAGTATAAGATGTTCTAGGATCATCTTCTGGATCAAATAAATCAATAGATGGAATATTCTTGAAATACAACTGATAAATATCATTTTCATCTTTATCTGATCTTGCTGGTGTAGCAGTCAGATACAGAGTCTTATATGTATCAGTATGGAAATCAATCAAACAAATATTATCTATATTAAGATGAGCCTCATCATAAATCTTTAAACCAATTCCTAAGAAATCAAATAACTCTCCTACTTTATCCCATCCATGTTTAGATCCATAACTCTTAATAGTGTTATGGCTGAATAGGAATATCTTATAGTGAGAAGATTTCATATTAAGTAATTTATATATAGACGCTGTACCAGATATGATAGCAACATCTTTTGGAGAAATATCTGTATAATCAACGATACATTTCTTCCACTGTTCTAATAATTGAATAGAACCGCAAATAATAGCACTTCTAACTTTCATCCAAGTTATACTGGCTATAGATACATATGTCTTACCTTTACCAGTATTAAGATTTACAGATAATTGAGAACGAGCCTGATTATGTCTAAACTCTCCCTCACCAATAATAAATCTTAAAGCTGTTTTCTGTACATCGTCTCTAGGTAAGTACTTTACAAATACATCATCTTCTATAGGAGTTACTTTATCATAACTTCTATCTACATAAGCAGTACAATCAAAAAGACGCTCAAGCCATCTTACATCAATTCCTCTAGGAACTAATAACTTTTTCTCTTCTTCATTATACTCTATACACTTATACCTTACAGTAAAATATACTGGGTCCCATATAGAGAAACAATTCTCTAACCTAGGGCAATCCCCCAATTCATAATTATTTATTTCAATCCTTGTATGTTTTACAACAATTTTATTCATCGTAATCACTCCTTTTTCCGTTTACTCAGATGTCAGAAAAACTTTAAAAAGGTACTGGGTAATACAGAAAACATTATTATAAAATTATTAAGGAGGTGTCTTATTATGGAATTCAAAACTTTTATATGTGCAGCTATCCTGTATAATCATAATATCAATATGATGAATTGGAATGCTTATGGAGTAGATTACCGTAAAATTAAAGAAGAGACATGCAGATTTAGAAGTGCTATAAACGAGATTTTAACATGGAGAGCAGATGATTTAATCGGTATGGATTTTGTATATCCTACATATGAAGAAGTAATATCTGTATTATCTGAATCAGAAAAAGATTTTCTTCATTTTGATGAGGCTAGAAAATTCACTGATTATACTGAAGTAGTTAGCTTATGCTACACAATGATTAAAGATCTTTGTGAATGTGTACATGAAGTTGATGAAGATTGTTTAGATTGTATTGAGAAGTCTCTTAATAGTATCTATAATGATTATAAGAGAATGTGTGATAATATGGAAATCGAACACGATGAACCCGAAGAACATCATGATGAAGAACCGGGTTATGTAGATTTTGACTCTGATGAGGGTGAAGACGACTTACCAGATATTGATTTAGATTTTGATGATGAAGAGCCAGAAACCGATTCTCCAGAAACGGATGATAATGATTTAACAGATTTCGGATTCCCAATCTCAGAAGATTAAAAAAAATGAGATAAGGTTATAAATTAGAGGCGAAGATCTTTAAAAGATCTTCGCCTCTAAAATATTACATAAGATCAATATAGATGATTATACCATCATCTATATCATTTCCTATAGAGATCTCATCTACAATCGCATTAGAGTTACATTCTCTTGGAAATTGAAATCCATAGTGTAAGTAATCGAGTCTTTCGACAAGTGTCTTGTTATTGTCTCTAATGTATAAACATCCCTGATCAAAATTTCTAAATCCATCCACTACCATTTTTAATGTCATCATTATTACTAGCGCCTCCTGCGCATGTCTTCTTATACCCCCCGTAGTATTATGAACTCTTTGGTTCGGATATATGAATGATAAGTAATTATTTCTTCTTATCACTACTATAATATACAAGTAAAATACACGACTTTTACGGATCATAGAAAAAATAAAAGGCTAGGTAGTTAATTCTACCTAGCCTCTTCAAATGTTAATTTAATTCACTATTCATTTAAAATTTGAATTGCCTGTTTGACATGTGCATTAGCTAAACCACTCCACTTCATCTTAGAACAACAGATATAACCTTCATATCCCTTGTGTGAAGTTTTAACAAAATGATTATCTACAGGCATTTCTAATTCTTCATCATCTAAAATTACATAATTCTCAATATCATATCCATGTTCTGATAACCATGCCATTATCTCATCTTCTCTTTTACCAGAGTCTTGAAGTTTTGGTGTTTTACCAATTACTTCAATATGATATTTATCCATTAAGTCCCAGAATAATTTATTTCTGTCTAGATCATAATGTCTTTTCCCAGTGTGATGAAGTAAACCGTTTCTCCAAGAAGATGATAGAACTACTTTCGCTCCAGTCTCCTTGCAAATTATACCTAATCGTCTCACACGTTTCTTATCCACTTCTGCGTAATGAGATTTACTTCTAATAAAGTTTTTTATCTTCTTAGAAGGAATGATGCTCCATATATTATATCTCACATATTCTGAAAAGTCCCATCCGTTTAAGACTCCATCAATATCCAAAAATATAATTTTCATTTTTACCTCCAAAATCAAATATTAGTTTTACTCATCTCTTTTTCTGTATTCAAGATTAGTCTTGATCTGAGCTATAATCTTACTTAACTCATAATTCATTCCACCAATCTCATATCTGATAAAACCATACTTGACAGCTCTATCAAAATCAGAAAGGTCTTCGATATTCTGACTGTACATTTCTTTAGCATTCTGCCAAGCCTTAAAATCTTTTACCAGCTCAGTATTCTCATATCTTGTTTTAAGCTTTTCGATCCACTGATATTTAAGAGTAAGAGACGGATAGATAATAACTACATCTTCCTTAGATTTCTCTAACTCTTTTCTCACTACTTCGTGAGAAGATACGAATACAGTATAACCCTGCTCGGATAAATGATTAGCAATCTGACAATATGGTTTATACCAATTCTTTTCTCTAAATCCATTTACCCAAAAGTTTCCACTTTCTAAGTCAATGCAATTGTCCTTTCCGGCAAGTGTGCTCTTTCCAATTCCCTGATATCCTACTACTATCATAATTTAATCCTCCTTATTAATAAATGACCATCCACCTCTACCATTAAGGTTACGACATCCACCTTTAGGTATATTTATAGGTGTCTTAGTTATAAATGTACCTGCATAATCTACAAAGACAAGATCTTCCAAAGTACAAAATCCACCATCACTACCATGCCTAATATCATATGCATAATATCCCTCAGGTAAAGTATTTCTATCTACCCTAAGAATTGTAAAGAACCCTTTTATCTCAGTTTTACAACCAGGAGATAAAGCAAAGTTTTCCTGATTATTACAATCCTTCATAACTTCTTCGAATGTAATCATAGCCATATTAGCCCTCCTTAAAATAATTTATGTAAAGGGTGGATGATTTCTCATCCACCCTCCTATTCTTAGTCCCCTAAATCATCTGGCTTTTCTTCCGAGATGACAATAGGACACACAATATTGTTTTCCTTCTTCTCTTCTTCGCCTTCTACAATAGTATCCGAGCTTAAATAAATCTGAGGCTGCTTCATGAAGAATAAGTCCATGAAAGATGGCTTGTTCTTTCTGAAAGTCAACGGATTATATAAAGCTCTAGATAACTTCTGATACATCAAGCTGATAGAAACAGAAGGGTTATCAGTTAAAGCCTGATTAAGAGTAAGAATCTGATATGGTTCATCTGTATTAGACCAATCAGGAAGATCTAAGATATCTTCATCAGATCTAATCTGATTAGCTAAGATTGTTTCCAGATGAATAGAATCAGTATCTAATCCACCTTCAATAACTGCATCTAAGAATGCCTGTAATAATTCATGTCTATCCATAGACTTAGTTACAGAATTCTTATTAATGATATCCATGATTCTTTCCATTGTCTTAGATAATTCATTATTCTGAAGAATTACAAAGAAAAGGAAAGTATCAACAAGATTATCAAACTTAACTACCACTTTACCATTAACTGGTTCACCAGATTTTCTAATGGCATCATTAAGCTCCTCGGAGATATAGAGTCTATCATTCTCTGCAGTATGAATAGGAATCTCTTCTCCAGTTGGAGTAATGATATTAAACTCAGTGATATACTCATTATAAGCCTGAGTTAATCCAGATGGCTGATCTTCGTCATCGTAAGAAGAACCATCATCATTAACAAGCATAATCTCTTCTGGATCAATAGAGATTGCGAATCCCTTAGTGACTGTAAGAGTAGAAGATAACTTAATTGCATTACCTTCGATTTCTAAATAGTCATTAAAGTATTCCGGCCAAACTAACTTAATTACTTTTGTTTCCAACAAGTGCTTAGCAGACAACAGAGTCTGAGTAAGTACGGATGATAATGCTTCTGCAGCATACTTACCAATTACAATATCTGCATTGGTATATGCAAGCTTACCATAACATCTGTAACATACGCCCTGTCCTCTTGAAAAAGAAGCACATGTCATTGGAGATCTTAACCATATTTTCTTTCCGATTAAGAACTCATCAGACTCATGGATAATCTTCTCTACTCCAATAGGAGATAAACGATAATATCTATCCTTGAGTTTGATTAAAGCGTTCTTATCTTTAATGGTAATAATCTGGAAGTTCTTAGAATCGCATACATAATTAGGATCAGGATTAATGATCGTGTCTGTAGAATTAAGACCAAGTAATCTGGCAAAGTGACCAGAATCACCTACGTTATTCTTAGACATAATCTGCGCTAATCTACCTGTATAAGATTCGATAAATAAAGACATTGGATCTTTTACACCACCAGTTAAGAAGGAACGGTTAATAATCTCAGACCATACACCACCTTCATTATTTGGTTTAGATCCGATGTTATGTGAGAATTCTTTGTATTGCCTGTCATTGATAGCTTCTCTAGCTCTCCATGAATCTGCAAGACAATGGTCATATCCTAAGATATGCTTAGCGTTCTTCATAATTTCAATTGCTCTAGCTGTACCCTTCATACCTTCGTTCTTTACGTCTTCAATAGGTACTCCAGATAAATCCATATGCATAAGCTGATAGAATTCTGGGTCAGCTCTCATAAGTTTGATAGAGTCTTCTAAGTTAATAGTATCAGCAAGATAGAAACTAAATCTATCTACTAATCTAAATAAACCGATAGCGTCGTCTATCATATTATTCATCAAGTAGTTCTCGATCTTATCTTTATACGGTTCAATAAAGAATCTATCGATATAAATCTTGATTGTCTTTCTGGTGATATTTTCATCCCAGAAAATGTGTTTCGGTTGAATCTTTTCCCCAGTGGATATAATTAATTTCCACATAATAAGATTAAACCAGTAGTCGATCAAAGTAAGTTCAACACTCTTACCGTTATCAAATACCACGGTAATAAAAGTATTCTGAACTACCTCAGTTTCAATTGCATCTAATAACACATTGAATACACTCATAAAATGATCATTATGTGTTTCTGCATTAATGTCACTAGTCTTAACAGTGACTGGGACATTGTCGAATATACCTGCGTATACTCCATAGTTTTCAATGTACAACATAGTTGTTTGCCTCCTTCTATTTATTCATAATTATAATATATAATCATGATAAAAAATAAACTTGGGATAAGACAAGGAGAGTAGTTGGTATACTCTCCTTGTCTATGTATTACATGTATAAAACTTCCTGAGCTTTCTCCCAGATCATATCGGCGATTTCTTCTTTACTTTTAATACCATCTTCAGAGTTACAATCAATCAGATTGAAACGGCGTCCGAAAATAGCACTACAAATTCCATCACCTTCAATATACTTTTCAATAGGTTTAGCTGACTGCTTTAAGAACTCAATATTCTCATGGATATCAGCCTTTTTCATATCGCCTTCATATCTACCCTCAATAAGCTTCATAGATGTTTCAGGCTTAAGATATAAATAAAATTCCATAACCGGCGTTGGGATGCCGTATCTCATATACTCTAAATTATCACACCATGTACCAAAACTAAACCATTTATATTCTGGCAACTTAGACATCTGGTGAATAATATTAGACAACACATATCTGTTACAAATCAGAATAGAATCCTCAGGAAACTTATTCTGTTTAAAAAACATATATCTATCAATAGCATAGAATGTAGATGATACATATGCATTTACATTATTAGGATCTTTATCAAAATCTCCATGTAAATACTTCTCTACCATAACACATCCATCCGAACCATAATTCGGAAAGGAGACAAGAAATACATTATCGCATTTCTCTTTAAGTTTGTTAAGCAGAATTTCTGCTTGTGTTGATTTACCGGAACCATCGATTCCATCAATGACAATTAATTTCATAAGTAAATCTCCTTTACTTTCTTTATTACTATTAAGTTTCCTAGATAGTAATTTCCTATTCTTCATCTTTATAAATATCAGTACAATATACCTTTACAGATAATATCTTTTTATGATCTCTAGAACGCATTGGAACTACTGTAAATCTAATAGATTCACAATGTATTGTAACTGGATGTAATGCCCCTTCAGCTGGAGATATGTTACCAGAAGCTTTAACATCTCCTTCTCTAAGAATCACATATTTAATTTTAAGATGAGGGTCTAAACCTCTACTTGCACGGAATGAAATAGTATAAGTATCGCCCTTTACTTCATAAGTAAGAATATAATCCTTACTTAAACACAATGCGTAAACATTATTAGTTAAATCATACTTATCGATACAGCTATCAATTTCTTCTAAACGTTCTTCTGTACCTGCATACCAATATTCATCACAGATCGGATGTACTTCTGTAACAAACTTATTTTTAGGAATGCATCTTCCTAACCACTCGTAGCCACATAAAAGACAATTGTGACCACATTTCTTTTCAATAGCTTTTGTTTCTTCACTCATAATTTTAATCTCCTTTATTAAATATTGTATAAGATTATATCTTATCATATTTATATTATATAATTAATAAACAAATTTAACAGCGTAGAACCATTACGATTCTACGCTGCATTATTTTACTTACCTGGAGTATATGGCTTTGTACCGTCTCCAGTATCTCTTTCAGGACGAAGTGCAACAGAAGGTAACTTACCAGAAAGATAATCTCTCTGACCTACCTTAGCTGCTCTCTGAGCCTTGCTACCATACTTCTTAGTAATCTGGTTAATAAGCTGACGCTCCTTAACACGTAACTTAACCAGCTTATCCCACAGAGGATCATTCTTTTCCTTTGCTACCTGGAAAGCTGCCATCTTAGTACGACGAGTTAAATCATCGTTCTTAGATAATCTAATAAGTGTATTTCTGCCAACCAATCTCTTTTCAAGCATTGCCTGACACTCTTCACTCTCAGTGAAAGCCTTAAACTGCTCTGGAGTTAAGTGTGCTAACTCATATGCAATAAAAGCTTCTAAGAGTTCATCTACATTTTCAACTTCCTGAGCTGCTTCCGTCATCGGATCAAGAACAGGCTTGTTTCCGTAAAGTCCCATATTGTGGTACCTCCTTATTTTTTATTATTTAGATGTTTTAAGGTGTAAAAACACCTATTTACATAGATGTTAGACATATATTACCAATCTAAAAGATTAGCAAATTCATTTATATATTTCTCTATCCAATCAAAATCCCAATCATATAATTCAGCTTTATTATTACCATATTTATACTCAAAAGATTTATCAGTGGCATTCTTTACATGTATCATTCCAATACATTTCATTTTAACAGGTTTTAATACCCAAACCTCACCTGTTATCTTACAATCTGGTACTTCTTTAATAGTTGGTATATGAATATCTTTCTGTGTCAATTCTGTATCGACTACATGTATAAATATATCTTTATCTTTTAAATTCATGCTCATAGCTCTAAGACATTTACCTACAGATGTAGATACACATACTCTTTTAGTCTCATTATCCTCGTATCCATATTTAGTTAAAAAATTATCTGGTACTCTAGGTGAAAGAGTTTTACCGTCCATATTATTCATAGATATAAAATAATATACTTTATTTTTACTATATATACCCATTATTTCACCCCTATCTATTTAGTATTATTAATATGTATATAAACTTACTATCCCCCAAACATTTTGATAATATGTAATTAGCCCTATTTAGGGACGTATAGAAAGGAGAATGATTATGCAACCATTATCAGAAATGCAAATTATTCAAAGATATAAAGAAGTAGCATTAAGAATGCTTAGATTTAACTTCCCTACCCTTAGTATGGTAGAGTTAAATGATGCGGTAGATTATTCTATTATTAAGAGAATGAAGAATGGTCCAGCAGTAATTGAAAACAATTATAAGAAAAAGAAAGAAAATGCAACTGTATTAGAAGTAGCAGAATTTATTATTAGCTGCGAACCAATCATTACATCTAGAGGAGTTATGTTTGCTAAACATGCAGATACAGAAAATCCTCTTTATAATATGATTGAAAACTTCATACAGGCTCGTGTAAAATATAAAAAAGAAATGTTTAAGTATCCTAAGGGATCTGAAAACTTCCAAAAATATAACATGCTTCAGTTATTAGCTAAGCTCGATGCGAACGCTATCTATGGTGCACTTGGCCAGTATGCATCGTTATATTATAATCTTTATGTAGCAGAAAGTATTACAACTCAAGGTAGATCATGTATCGGTGCAGCGATTTTATTGTTTGAGATGTTTCTCTCAAACAATGTTAAATTCTGTAGTTTGAATGATTGTATTACTTTCATCGATAATGTACTTAGTGAAAGACCAGAAAGAAAGTATAATGATAAGGTTGTATTAGATAGAGATATTACCTTAGCAGAAGCTTATTATAAAGTAATGACAACCTCTGGTTTTGAATGGGTTCCTACGGAAAAGGAAATGATTATTGTATGGGAAATCATGAGTAAGTTAGACCAGCAGGATTTAAATAGATTATATTATAAGAATAATTTATATTCATTTATGGATAATAAGGTTATGACAAATGCTCTTGTATATATGCTTAAAGCTCTTGAGAAACCTTACATGGATCCTAATGGAGTTCCAGAAGAGATTAAACCAGAGATGGAAGAGTTTGTAAGTTTATTAGAAGAGTACGTATATTATCATTATCAGGTTATTGATAGATTAGACAGAATCGAAATGATGCCAAGAAATATTGCTATTATTAGCGATACTGACTCTAGTATTATTACATTAGATGCTTGGTATAGATACTGTCTTGAAAAGGTATATGATATTGATATGACAATTAAGAGACAGATTGTACAACCAATTTATAAGAATGGCGAAGATGAGTTCGGAGATAGAGATCCTATTAAAGTAATTAAGGTTGTAGAACCGAGATTAGATTACGATTTCTATAGAGACGAAATCATCGAAAAAGAAAGAACTATCAATCCAATTCAAATTGGTACTCAGGAAGGATTAAGATATTCTATTATTAATATCATGGCTCATGTAGTCGGAATCTTTGTAGTAGACTATATGAAGAGATATACAATGAATTCTAATTCCTATGATCCTGAGACTCATAACTGTAAATTAGTAATGAAAAATGAGTTCTTATTCAAGAGAGTTTTAAATACTGAAGGTAGAAAGAACTATGCTGATATTCAGGAGATTCAGGAAGGTAATGTAATCCCTAAGAATAAACAGCTTACTATCATGGGTATGCCTCTTGATAAAGTAGGAATTCCGAAATCTTCTAGAGATAAACTTCAGAAGATTTTATATGAAGATATTTTAAATTGTAAAGAGGTTGATCAGATTACTGTAATTAAGAAGTTGGCAATCTTCGAAAAGCAGTTATATAAATCTCTTATGGCTGGTTCTAAGGATTATTATAAACCAGTAACAATTAAATCTTTAGCGTCTTATGAAAACCCTATGAGAATTCAGGGTATTAAGGCTGCTATCGTTTATAACTATATTAAAGACCCTACAGCAGATACAATTGACTTGGAGGCAAGAAATGCGGTTCATATTGTTAAAGTTGATATAAATAGTAAGAATGTAGAAAATATTAGAGATTCGTATCCTCATCAATATATGAAGATACATGAGTTATTAAGAAATAAGGATTTTGAAGGTGGTATTTCTTCTATAGCATTACCGATGGATATTCAAGTACCGGGATGGCTTTTAGAATTCATTGACTTCGCATCGATTATCAATGATAATATAAGAGCATTCCCATTACAGTCTATTGGTATTCATACATTAGACAATCCTAATATTAATTATTCTAATATCTTATCACTATAACATTATAGTAAGAGAATCCCTGCCAAGGTTTCTCATTTACTCAATGGATGCCATGTTGAGTGAATCCTTCTATGTCATAAAGTTGTGTAATAATGTTGGGACACGAGTATACCGTAGAGACTAAAATCTCTACGGTGTATTTCCGGCAAAAAATAAAAAATAAAGTTTTATTAAAGGGGATGTGGATAATTCCACATCCCCTCTTAACTACTCAGCTACAACCTTATGGATTTCGTAACCAAGTTCAAGCTCTTCAGCCTGATCATAGTTAAGGAAATCCGTGAGGTCGTAATCCTCATCGGAATCTAACACCCCATGAATTTCAATATCGAAATCCTTGAGATGTATACACTGCCCTACTTCCCGTCCAGCTTCCATCATGTAATCGGTTCCTCTGTACTCTTTACCCTCGAACTCAATTACGGTATTAACTCCAACCAATCTCTTCATCATAACAATTGCGCCTCCTCTGCGCTAGTGGCTTCTATAACCCTAAAGAGTATTACGAGTTCCTTGACTCGGATATAGAAGGATAAGTAATTATTTCTTCTTATCACTACTATAATATACAAATAAAATGCTGAAGATTTACATGACAAGTAGAACCTATATTTTTCTTAACTGACATAAATATAATTATCTGAATAATCCTGGAAAGGAGGATATAGATTATGGCAGTTAATCAAATGCAAAGAAAAGTTTATTATCACATGTCTACGACTAATAAAACTTTCTTAGAAATGCATAGATATTTACGAGATATCGGTATTAAAAACAACAAGTTCATGCTTGTATTATTAGACCCTGACTTAGCAGGAATAGACCCACATGACCCTAAGTTACCTACCTATATGAAGCAGAAAGTTCTTCGAGAATGTATGTGTAACTATTGGTACTTCTTAAGAGAGTGTGTAAGAATTCCATCTTCTAAGCCAGGTGGTGATAAGTTTAGATTAGACCGTGCTAATATGGCTACTACTTTCTGTCAGGCTTTAAACCTTAATATATTCTTGGAAGAGCCACGACAGATGGGTAAGACTATCGGTCTTATTGTAAGATATTTATATCTGTTTAACTTTGGTACAAAGAACTCTGAAATGGCATTCTTGAATAAGAGAATGGATGACTCCAAGTTAAACTTACAACGTTTTAAGGATATCAGAGATGCATTACCTCCATACCTGCAAATGAAACAGCAGTTCAATATGGAAGGTAAAGCTATTCGATCACCTAATACAGTAGAATCCGTACAGCATCCTATCAATAACAACAGAATCAAGGTATACCCTTCTGCAAGAAATAAGGTTGCAGCTGCATCCCTGCTTCGAGGTCGTACATTACCATTGATCTGGTTCGATGAGTACGCATTCATTCCATTTAATAATATCATTTATACTAACGGTGCTCCTGCCTTCAAGACAGCTTCCATGAATGCTAAGATGAATGGAACACCTTATGGTATTACTATTACAACAACACCTGGCTTCTTAACAGAAGATGAAGGTATTGAAGCTTATCAGCTTAAAGAGGCTGCTACCCCATTCAGTGAAATGTGGTACGATATGCCTTATAATGAGTTGATGACATTAATTGATGCTAATACGAAGTCTAACTTTATTTATATTAAGTTTACGTATCAGCAGTTAGGACGAGATGAATCTTGGTTCCGTGACATCTGTAGAGATTTACGTATGCAATGGACAGACATCCGTCGAGAAGTATTACTTGAGTGGTCTAACTCTGTTGAAAATTCTCCGTTTAGACCAGAAGATCTTGAAATTATTTCTCAGCTTGTTAAGAAACCTATCAGACAGGTATTATTCTTAGGCAAGTACTTATTTAATATCTACGAAGAAGTTAATTTGAAATATCCACCTATTATCGGTGTCGACGTTTCTGGTGGCTTTAATCGAGACTCATCTGCAGTTACTTGTGTAGACTCTAGGACTACAAGAGTATTCGCAGACTTTAACTGTAACTATATTCCTACTCACGATTTAGCTCAATTGATTTATGAATTGGTATCGAAATATATGCCGAATGCAGTAGTCAATGTCGAGCGAAACGGTGGTTATGGTGCATCTGTTTTAGGTAAACTTGTTGGTTCTCCAATTAAGAAGAATCTTTATTATGAAATTAAAGATAAAGTCTTAGAGGAACGACAGCAAGGTACTAAGATTATTAAGAAAACACAACCTACTAAGGTATACGGATTAGACTCTACTAAGTCAGTCAGAGAATTGCTTATCCAGATTCTTAGAGAACGTGTTGAATATCATAAAGATAAATTCGTATCCGAAACTATATACCATGAATTAATGGGTATGGAAGTTAAGAGAAATGGTAGGGTAGACCACTCAGCTAATACTCACGATGACCAGACATTCTCTATGCTTATGGCTCTTTATGTATGGTATGAAGGTAAGGATCTTATGTCTAGATTCGGAATCCAAAAGGATACTATCAGAACGGATGAAGACATCGATGAAGTAATCTTAGGTGGTTTTGAAGAAAGATATGGAGATATCTTAGAAGAAATTGAAAATATAGAATCTGGTTCTGAGATTAATGAACAGCTGAAAGAAATGCATAAAGCAGCTGGTACATTATTTGAAGACTGGATGAGATCAGAATGGGCTAAGGACCAGGCTGCATATCAGGAATTGATGAATAATAAAGTTGCTAGACAGGCTATGGCTGAAGCTAAAGGTATTCCAGCAGATAGTTTAGCAGAATCACCATTCTATCAATTACCTGATAATATTTATACAAATTTCTATAGTGAATAAAATAATTGAGGGAGGTCTTAATTGACCTTCCTCGATTTAATCGGCTGTACATCTTTAACCATTTATAGACATTGTAGTAATTATACCGAATAGGAGGTTAAAGATATGAGTGTAGCTCAAAATAATCATATTTTTAATATAGTATCTGAAAACCAGATTGCTACTATTTTAAGTCATTTTAATAGTGACTATATTATGAGCTCAATAATTGAGAAAATAAATTCAAGAAATTTTTATTCTATGAATAACCCTAATGTAGTTTATTCATATGAATTGAATTTCCAGCAGATTAAATATTATTATCCTACGGATGTACAAAATATTGACTCTGTGAGAATGCAAACATTTCAGGAAATAATTGACATTTTATGCTCGCATCATGGTCTTGCATTTAACGAAGATATGCAGATTGATTATTATAGTGCAGCATACTATATGTATGATTTCTTAGTTGCGAATTTCTTCCCACATATTATAAGTTTCTTTGTTAAATACTTAGTGGCGGAGAAAACACGACTATACGAATATATAATTTCTAGAGGAACTGATAGAGATATGGGATACTCTAGGAAAATATATAAAGATAATAAGATTGCTACAATTAGTAGTAACTTAGATATCGCTTTAGACTATATCAAAGGATTAGATATTCCTTTGAATGTCATTATTAGTTCTTTATACCCAGCTGAGATTGCTAGTTTCTTAAATCAGATTATAGCACCAGTTGGTGATTTTTATAAAGATATATATGTGGCAACTTTTAACAATCCACTTATGATGCCTGAAATTATAACTGGTATTAGGTTAGAGTTACAGGCTAAGTATGGAATGGAAATGTTACCACCTATACAGAATAATTAATTAAATGGAGGATTCAGAACATGAGTACATTAAATGAAGAAGATTTAAAGAATGTAACAGAAAAGCTTAACATCGAAGGTGTTACGCCTGTAGAGGTTAATGCTAAGGATGCTGTACCTGAAAGACTTGAGGGTACTTTAACAGAAAAGCAGCTTGATAAAATTGTAGAAACTTTAGAAGCTAATAGAGAGCAGTTACCAGAAGCTGGTGTTATTGAAACAGCTACTGGGGAAATTTTAGAAGAAGATACTCTTTTAATGAGTTCTGATTCTGAGACAGGTGTTCTTTCTTTTGTACCAACTGCTGAAGATACAGAGAAAGCGACAGAAACTTTTAAGGATGCATTCGGTGCAACCGATGAAGATATGCTCGAATTACTTAATGTAATTCGTAGACATAAAGCTGGTGAAAAGTTTAGTATTTATAATGCTTTACCTGAGTGCTTTAAGAAGGCAGTTAAAGTTGTCGTTCATAGTCAGGGTGGAGATAGAAGACATTATAATACAGTAGCTAGAGAGTTTATCGTAGAACAGTTTATTCAGAATGAGGAAATGAATAATGCTTTCGATTCTTTCAATAGAGAATTAGAAGGTATTTATGATGAGATTCCTACTATGTCTGATATGTATGCTGATACTCTTTTTGAAGCTATGACAACAGAGCTTGAAAAGAAAGCTGAATTAGTTAAGGATTCTAATCCTGAAGCAGCTGAGAAGCTCTTAAAGATCCGTGATACATTTGCAGATACTTATGAGTTCAAATCTATTAAGGAATTCATTGCATCTAGAAAGTACTGCGGTAGAGTAGTAAAGACTCGTAAAAAGAATAAGTTTGCTGATGAAATGAAAGATTTTAATTTCTTAATTTCTAAGAGTGATTTATTCAAGTGGCCTGATGTAACAGGTATCAAGGATATCTTGCTTAGAAAGCTTGGTACTGATTATGAGATTCAGATTGAAGTATTCTTACTTAATCTGTATTACTCTAGATTAGGCATTGATCTTAGTGATGTATATGAAGCAGAGTATACATATTATATTCTGAGAAATATTGTAGCATTAGATTTTGCTGAAGGTAACTCTAACTTCAACAAAACACTGGTAGAGAATCTTGAAGGTTTAATGAAGTTTATCATTGATGAATTTTCTACAGAAGAAGCTTAAAAACAATCCCCCATTGCCGTGTATAGGCAATGGGGAACATTTTATTAAAATATATGAAAAAGGAGGCTAATATTATGGGTGAATTAGTCAGCATTTCTGCTAAATCTGCAGAGCAAGTTACATTATGTTTATCATCAGCAGATATTGGTAGGAAATATATTACTTTAATTGAAGGAAATACCTATAAAGTAAAATATATATATTCAGGAGAAGATAGAGAATTTATAGGTAGACTTGTTGATGTAGTTGAAATCCCAGGACAAAAATTTATTTTATCTCGTACTGGTAAAACTTACAATTTATTATTTGACCCTGTAGATGATGGTACAGATAGTGTACGTGTATGGGTTACAACAATTGAACTCAGATATATTGAGTTATATGCTGAGAAAAAAGAAGAACCTGTCATTTCAGAAGAAATGATTAAGGATGCAATTAATGAATATTTTGAAGAAAATCCTATTGAAAATGGAATAATACCTGAATTTAAAATAGGCACTATAGAAACATTAGAAGCTGGTTCTAATGCTACTGTTTCTATTACTGGTAATAATAGTAGTCCAATATTGAACTTTGGTATACCTAAGGGTGATACTGGCGAAGATGGAGCCGTCGGTCCAGCAGGTAAAGACGGTGTAGATGGAAAAGACGGAGCTACCGGCCCAGCAGGTAAAGATGGTGTAGATGGAAAAGACGGAGCTACCGGCCCAGCAGGTAAAGATGGTGCTGATGGAAAAGACGGAGCTACCGGCCCAGCAGGTAAAGATGGTGCTGATGGTAAGGATGGAGCAGCCGGAAAATCCGCATATCAAATTGCAGTAGCTAATGGATTCGATGGTACTGAAGAACAGTGGCTCGAATCTTTAAAAGGAGAAAATGGAGAAGATGGTATTACCCCACAAATTAAAATAGGTACAGTAGAAACATTAGAAGCTGGTTCTAATGCTACTGTTACTATAACAGGTACAGCAGCTAACCCAGTTTTGAATATTGGAATCCCTAGAGGTGCCGATGGAGCAGCTGGAGAAGGAACTGCTACTTTACCTAATTTTACTATAGGTACTGTAGAAACTTTAGAATCAGGATCTGATGCTACAGTCGCAATTACCGGTACAGCGGAAAATCCTGTGTTAAATCTTGGTATCCCTAAAGGTGCTACTGGTCCAGCGGGTAAAGATGGTAAGGATGGAGCTGCAGGTGCTGATGGTAAAGATGGAGCTACTGGTCCAGCGGGTAAAGATGGTGCTGATGGTAAGGACGGTGTGACTCCTACATTCACTATAGGTACTGTTACTACATTAAGTGCTGGATCTGAAGCTACTGCTACAATAACAGGTACGGTAGAGAATCCAGTGTTAAATCTTGGTATTCCTAAAGGTGCAACTGGATCTTCTGGAGAGTCTTCGGGTGAATCTTCTGGTACAGTACCAGAAGGAGTTACTTATGTAGATCTCGATGATTCTGAAGATATTGGTGAAGTTGAAGAAGGAGTCGATGCTGATAGATTAGGTGGTAGATTACCAAGCTACTATATCAATATTGATAATTATCAGAAGTATTTAGATACCAATATAGGAGCCGATTTCTTAACTTCTGAAGGTCATGGTAATTTAAGATTCTTAGATGGTGTATTCCAATATTTTAATCAGGAAACTTCTGAGTGGGTAGATGCTGTGATTACCCCTCAGAATGTTTATGTAATGAATATGATACCTCAAACTATGAAGAGTATTAGTGCAATATATGATATTAAATTAGGTAGGAATAAATTAAAATGGGAAGAGCCGGCTGATACTATAATAGAAAATCAAGCAGCGTGCCTTGTAGAAAAGGTTATTATTAGACGTAAACTAGGTGAAGCCCCTAGTAATGAAACTGATGGTGAACTAGTTATTGAAGTTAGACGAAATCAGTTTGGTTTATATAAAGATGCTTATTATGTAGATGATGCTATTACTCCTAGCACTGGAGAAATATGGTATTATAAAGCGTTTCCGATGAGTACCACGGAGTTATATAGTTATTCTACTTTAAATGAAACTAGTGCTTTATGTAAAGATTATTATGAATTCGGATTTAGAATCGATCAAACTGAATCTGATCCTGCTAGTATGATTACTTATGTAGGTGATAATGAGAAATATCAATCTGCATATATGGATTATACAGCAGATACTTTTAATTATGGTGATTGGACAGTTGATAGCGGTGCTTGGTTTATGAATGTTAGACCATGTATGCTTAATTATGATGGAACCGTGGCATATTATCTTGATCCAAATAATTACACATTAAAAGAAGATGGAACAGCTTCTGATATAGCTAACTCTGAGTTTGCTGGAAATGCTATGGTAGAGATACCTAAAGTATACTATAAGTGTGTAAATATATCCGATGATGTAGCAGAGTATTATTTTAGCAGCAGAAAACTTGATGATGATTATCATTGCTGGAGCCACATAGATGCTAATGGTAATGAAATTGATTATTGTTATATGCCTTGTTATAATGGGGCTAATGTCAATAGTATATTGAGAAGTATTAGTGGGTTAACCCCTCTCCATACAAAAGCATTTGATGTACATGTACAATATGCTTTAGCTAATAATCTTGAAGGAAGTAATATATGGCAAACAGAGGTATTTTCGGATAGAATGTTGATAAATCTACTAATAATGCTTATTGGTAAATCTACAGACGTTCAAACTGTATTTGGAAATGGATATATTAGTGGAGATTCGTCTAATACTTCTTCTAGAATGAATAATGGTACAATGGACGATAAAGGCTTATTCTGGGGGAGCAGTGATAAATCAAAACTTGGCGTTAAAGTTTTTGGTATGGAAAACTGGTGGGGTAATCAGAATAAATATATTAGCGGATATGTAGTCTCCTCTAATGCTCATTTAATAAAATTGACATATGGGCAGTATGATGGATCTACATGTGATGGTTATAACTCTACAGGTGATGGATATATTACAATTAATGATACAATTGCATCAATAGGGACTAATGGCGCTTATGTAACTAAATTAAATTTTAAAAATTATGGATATACTGTTAAAGAAGCTAGTGGCGGTAGTGCAACAACATATTATCCAGATATGGTATATACTAATTCATCTGGAGTTTGTGTAATGGGTGGATATGCAGCATCAGGTTATAAAGCTGGAATATTCTCTATGTATCCAGGACGAGCAACTAGTGCTAAATGGAATGATGGTTGTTCAATATCTTGTAAACCACTTGCTGTAGTAGAATAGAAAGGAGGACTAGTTTATGCAAGCTAAAATTGATAATCTTAAATTAGATATAAATGGAGAAGAGTATATACTCTATCCTAAATCATTAACACGAGCTATTAAAGACGATAATGGTAATAGACTTGATAATATATTAGCAGACATCCAAAGTCAGTTAGGTCATGATATAGATGCTCACTTTGTAACAGAAACTGGCTTCGGGGATTTAAGATTTTATAATGGAAAATTTCAATATTATGATGAAACTTTAGAGACCTGGGTTGATACAACTGTTGGTCCTGAGAATGCTTATATTGTGAATATGATTCCTAATGCTATGAATTATATTAAGGCAATATATGATATTAAATTGGGTTATAATAAACTTAAATGGGAAGAACCGAATGATACCATATATGATGGTCAAGCATTCTGTATAGTAGATAAAGTAATTATTAGAAGGAAGCTTGGTTCTGTTCCAGAGAATGAAGAGGATGGAGATTTATTAATGGAAATTCCTCGTAGATTATTTGGTCAATATAAAGATACTTATTATATAGACTATGATGCAACCCCAGTAGAAGGAGATATATACTATTATAAAGCCTTCCCTCAAAGTACGCTTGGATTCTATAATACTGCTACTATCAATGAAACCTCTGCAGGATATAGAGAATATGATTTATTCGGATTTAGAATCGATCAAACTGAATCTGATCCTGATAGTATGATTACTTATATTGAAGATAACGAGAATTACCAATCTGCTTATATGGATTATTCTTCAGATACTTTTAATTATGGTGACTGGAAAGATGCTTGGTTTATGAATGTAAGGCCATGTATGCTTAATTATGATGGAACCGTGGCATATTATCTTGATCCTAATGATTATACTTTAAAGGAAGATGGAACAGCTTCTGATATATCTAATGCAAATTTTGCTGGTAATGCTATGGTAGAAATACCTAAAGTATACTATAAGTGTGTAAATATATCCGATGATGTAGCAGAGTATTATTTTTGTAATAAAAAAGTAGATGATGATTATCATTGCTGGAGTCATATAGATAATAACGGTAATGAAATTGATTATTGCTATATGCCTTGTTATAATGGAGCTAATATTGATGGAGTATTAAGAAGTATATCAGGTCAGGCGACATATTCACTTTCAATATCTAATGGTTTCCTATATGCTCAAAACAATAATAAAACTGATGATGCTATTTGGAGTTCGGAGACCTTTTCGGATAAGCAGTTGATTAGATTATTAATACTACTTATAAGTAAATCAACTGATTCTCAAACGGTGTTCGGAAAAGGATATACACCAGGTTCGAGAGTTACAATCACAGCAGGTACAATGAATACAAAAGGATTATTCTGGGGATCTGATACAGGATCATATGGAGTAAAAATATTTGGTATGGAAAACTGGTGGGGTAATGCATATAGAGGTACTTGTGGTTGGGTTAATGATAATGGTAAGCAGAAAATAAAACTTACCTATGGACAATCTGATGGTTCTACTGTTGATGGATATAATACCACTGGCGAAGGTTATATAGAATTAGAAGATTGTACCGCAAGCGGAACTTCTGGGGGTTATATTAATAAAATGAAATTTACAGAATATGGATTAATTTCTATAGCTTCTGGAGGGAGTGCAAGCACATATTATTGTGATGGATTATATTATAATAATAGCTCTTTTAGTTTCGCAATGACTGGTGGAGATGCTTATACCCCAGCTTCATGCGGAATTTTGATGACACATATAGCAACAGCAATTACGGCGACAGGATGGGATTTAAATACAGCACTTTCCTGTAAGCCTTTAGCATCAACAATATAAATAAAAGGAGGAATTTATTATGACACTAAATTATATTAAATCGCAATCTTCTGTAAGTCCAGAAATAGTTGATACAGTATCTTCTAAGAAAGTAGTATATATTAGAAGAAATATTACAGAAATAACAAAAACCGACGAAGAATCTGGAGAAGAATATACTTATTATGAGTATGAAGAAGCAAAACTTACAAAACCTGAGTATAATAAGTATCTAAAGGAATTTGAAGTTATTGCAATAATGCAGCATGGAGTAGAACTTGAGCAGGCAAAAGAAACAATTGCTAAGCTGCAAGAACAGATTGCTGTTACAGAAATGACTATGATCGAAAATTATGAAGCTCAGGAAGAAATTAATGCAGCTACTGAAAATGCGTTAATTGAACTATATGAATCAATGGAGGTATAATGATATGGCACGTATATACGCAAATAGAATTTGGGCTGGTGATTATGATTACAACTCAACCAAGACAGCTTATTTAAAATTAAAAAGTAAGGTTACAGCGGTTATGCGTCAGGATGTAGCTGATAAAGAACATACTGCTGAAGAGTTCAAAAAAATCACTGGTTTAGATTATGAAGAAGTAACCGAATAATCAATTATAAGATATGATCCCCGTTACCATAAAAGGTAACGGGGGAACATTTTATTAATTAAAGAAAAGGAGGTTAATACCATGAGTACATTAACTAAAATTTATACTAAACCTATAGTAAAAATTGAAATGGGTTTGACTTTTGAACTTGATGAAGAAAAAGTAGTTATTCTCGAAGAAGGATTATTGTATAGAGTACAGTATGTAGCACCTAATAATTCTGGAGATTCTACAAATGTTTTAAAGGAAATAGTAGGCAGAATATCTAAGATAGATAAGGTACCTGCTAGAGGAAACTTCAATCCATTCTATAACGGTGATATCTATAATATCACTTTTGATTGCTCTGTAGAATTTTTCTCAACTCAAATTATAGTACCTACAACACAGATAAGAGATATCGATCTCTATATAATTTCTAGTGAGGAGGAAGAAGATAATGGAGAAGGAAATTCTGGCACTGATGGCGAAATTTCTGGGGATGCAGGCAACACAGAGGAGAATATTACCCCAGGCATTAACGGAGATGAAACAGGAACAGGGCCAGAATCTGGTAATGGAGAATCTGAAGAAACTGATGGAACTACAGGAGAAGGAGACGGAGGTTCTGAGGGAGATGATGTCCCTACTGAATAATTCCGAAGAAACTTCTGTAGAGTAAAGGAGGTTTTATAAATGGCAATCCCATATTTTTTAAAACAAGATGGAGATGCTTTATTATTTAATCAGGATAAAGGATACTTACAATTCTTTGTACCTGAAAAGTTTTTCGAAACTAAAAAAGCTATCGTGGTAGGTGAATATGTAAATCTCATTGGTATATTAGACTATACTATTTATGATGGTGATGGAAAGAATAATGGATTAAAACCATTTAGATTTCCTACTATCTTTTTAGCTAAGCCAGGTGAGATTGAAAAAGTAAGAGATATTCAGCTTACTAAATATACAGATAGGCAGGATTACAGATTATTAAAATTCTTTAAAGGTGATGCTGTTGTGGTATCTACTAAGGTTCCTAAGGGTGTAAGCAACGTAGAGGAATTCTTTAGAATTATTACAGGTGGTACTTTACCTAGAATCAGATATGATGTAATTCATGAATACTTTAGTGAAAATGCAGAATTAAATGGCTTTAAATATGGTGTATCTTCTCAGATGCTTGGTATCATTGTATCTGAATTATGTAGAGACCCTAACGATTTATCTAAACCATTTAGATTAGCTAAGATTGAAGATATGACTGGATATAAAACAATCAATATCGAACAGATTCCGTATTATATTTCACCATATACTTCTATTACAAATATTAACTGGGATAAGGCTGTAGTGAACGCTTGTTTATTGCCTGATGGTAAAGAGTCGCCTCTTGAGAAGGTGCTTACCGAGTCAGTTAGTTTAACATAATGATAAAAGTCTATTAGAATAGGCTATATAAGCAAAATAAATTTAAAAAGGAGGAAACTAATATGTATCCTGGTTCTAAATTTGAAATTGTAGATCAGAGCTTAATCGAACAGATACCACAGCAGGAACCTATTATGAAGCCAATGTTCATGGCAGCATTTACTTCTGATAAGGGAAGTGAAGAGTATGGTGTTTATTCTGGCGATGATTTCTTTAAACAGTTCGGAACTGATATTAAGTTTGCTAACCATGGTCAGCCTTTACTTCAGGCAGCTATGGCAATTAAAGCAGGCGCTAGATTATACTGTAAGCGTATGGTAGCAGATGATGCTACTTTAGCTAACCTTATTCTCGCTGCAACTGTAACTAAGACAAATACACAGAAGACAGATGCTGCTGGTAACTTAGTTTACGTTACTACAAGTGGCGAAGAAACTACGGAAGCAGAAGGAAATACAGCAGTTATGCTTTCCGGAGCTGCTATTTCTTATAGCATGACTAGTATACCTAGCATCAAGTCTATAAGTGAAGCAAAGGCTCAGGCTACTGCATTATATACTTCTAAAGAAAATTCTTGGACTTTCCCTATCGCAGTATTTACTGATAACGGTAGAGGTGTTTCCAAGAAGAGAATTCGTATCGAAGCAGATTATGCTAACAGCAAGTCTGTTGATTACTGCAGATATACTCTGTATGTAATGGAGGGCAATAGTGTCCTCGAACCTATCGGATTTACTTTTAATCCTGATATTGTTTATGACGGTGCAAACACATCTCTTGGTAGTGTTGTAGAAACTAAGTCTGGTCAGATTAAGGCAGACGTGTTCGATGCTTATATTCTTGAGATGTATGACAAAGTTGCAGAATTAGCTGGTCTTGAAACTGACTATCTGCTTCTTCAGGATATGGTATTTGGTAAGACAAAGAATGGTACTGTAATCAATACAATTACAGTTACTGATGATATTGATCTTGCTGCGACCTATGGTTTTACCTTTGCTAATGGTACCAATGGTTCCTTTGGCACAGCACCTATTAACTCCCCTCAGTATGGTTCTATCTTAGCTAGAGCTTTTGATGGTTCCTTATCTACTGAGATTTACGATCTTGATAATCTCAAGATGTATGCTATCGTAGATGCTAACTACCCAGCTGAAGTTAAGAGACAGATTGAGAAGTTAGTTGAATTCAGACAGGATACTTTCTATTTCAGAGATCTTGGTACTGGTTTAACAACTCTTACTGACATTCTCGAAGCAGATGGATTTGGTTCTAAGAGCATGTTTAGTGGTTCTTACCACAACAGTTACGACATTATTGATCCATTTACTAAGAAGCAGATCACAGTAACAGTAGGTTACCATATTGCTCAGCTTCTTGTAGATCATATCAATAATGGTGTAAGTAGACCATTTGCTGGTCTTCTTTACGGTGTTACATTCCCTGATATTATTGATGGTACTATCAACTTCATTCCTACTATTACCCCAGCTGGTAACCAGAAGGAAAAGTTAGATGATGCTAGAATCAACTATATTGGTTACTATGATGGAACACCTGTTATGGAAACAACTTATACATCTTATGAAAAGTACTCCACTTTATCTTTCCTTCACAACGTAATGAATATTCAGGAACTCATTAGAGCTATCCGTTCTAAGTGCCCTAAGATTCGTTATCAGTTCAGTGAAGCTGAAGATCTTGCTAAGTACCAGGAAGATGTACAGTCTGTAATCGATAAGTTTGTTACGAACTTTGCTGAAGTTACTCTTGAGTATTACGCTGATGAACGCTATGAAGCCAATAATATCTACTATGCAGGTCTTAATGTGCGTACTAAGAAGTTCATCCAGTCTGAATACTTCAAGGTAATTGTATTATAATAAAGGAGGTAGAATTATATGTTTGAGCATTTGGCACAGCCTCGTGATATTACCTCTAAAACACTTATGAGAGGTACAGCAGACTTTGGTAACTTAAATCAGTGGCACTTATATGAAAGCGGTTATTCCGTTCTCGTAGTATGTAAGATCCCTAAGATTTTAGAGTTACTTGCAACTAGCAATGAAAAGTATAAGATCCTGATTAATAACTATAAGCATATTCTTGAATATGAATTTAGAGGTATTACAGGTCTTGAAGATATGACAGCTGAAACCGGTGAAATCACCGATGGTATCAATCAGCTTCAGATCATTAATAAGGTTACAATGCAGTCCGGAAGTACATTTGAAATGAGATACTGGGAAAAAGCTGGTTCTACTATTACAAGAGTACACGAACTGTATTTGAGAAGTATCAAAGACCCAAGAACTCAGATTAAACACTACGGTGGATTAATCGAAAAGGGCTTGGTGGACTTAGACGATATCGGATATGATCTTGAAACTTTCTCCTTATTGTATTACGTAACAGATAATACAATGAGAAAGGTAGAAAAGGCATACTTCATCGTTGCTGCACAGCCTAACAAGGCGGAACTTTCTATCTATGAATCTGAAAAAGGTAGTATCGAATTCAAGGAAGTCGGCGTAAGCATGAATGGATTCCCTATTACTGGTAATGCAATAGATCAGAAGGCTCAGGAACACCTTGACTGGTTACACAATGCTAGCAATCCAAATAAGCTTATAGCTGACTCTACAGAGTTCAACTATACTGGTATTAGCGAAATCGGTGCTAAGATTAACGCTGAAAAGAACGCTGCTGGTGTAGAGTAATAAAAGACCCCTTAGGCTAATTGCCTAAGGGGTTGATTTTGTTTATTCTTCACCATTACCTGATTTGATTGATAATCTTGTAGCTTCCTGTTTAGACTCTTCAATGATTCTATCAATTACACCCATATTAAAATATGAGCTCATATAATAAATCTTGAGTTTCTTATTAGCTATAAGCTTTACATTCTCATCAGGTTCATCAGCTAATACAATATTAGAAATCGCTTCAACGAATTCATTTGTATTAGTAATAATCTGATTGGTATTTGTAATATTAAGGAACAAAGGTGGCTGTAAGGTTACATTGATATTAGAGTTTGAATTGTACTCAATATTGTAAATCTTACTGATGAGAGGATTTAATAAATCTTCATATCTACTTTGTCTATTATATACCTTTCTTAAGAACTTACTGTTTGTCATAGTAAGCTGTACAGCATAATCAATAGATTGTCTAGCCTGAATTAATTCAATAGGGATATCAGTTGAGTTGATTGCCATCTCTTCTAATTCTCTTAAGAACTCAGGTTTAGTATCTATCTGCTGACCCTGCATAACTTCGAACTGCACTGGACTTTCACCAGATGCATTTACTGGAATTACATAGTCATTAAATCTACCAACCATATTAAGCATAGTATTAATAGACTGAACCTGTCTAACTCCGAAGTTACCTTTCTTGATCTGCTCAATTGTATTAAGCAGAGTCTTAGAAATGTTTGTTTCGACCTGCTGCTTTACATAGTACACTCTCTTATCCTGTCCTCTAGTCATCTGTGCGATTGCTAAAGTAAGATATAAAGATACATAAAGAATAGCAGGAATAAATGCTTTCTCTAAATCAGATACACCATGATGTGTTTTCTTATCCTTCTTCCAGTAGATATGAGTCATATCTTCAGGAGGAATAAAAGAAACTCTAAGAGGCTGACCTGAATTATAGAGATCGTTGTATTTAAGAATCATATAAATCTCTTTAGACATATCCTGATTCATATTAATAAATTTGCTATCGATAAACTGGGACATACTACTTGCAACATGTTTGAGTAAGTTATCCTGTTTACTAGTTTCTACATCAGCAGAAACCATGGTATTAGTAGAACCTGTCATTCCAGGAATGCTACTAGTTGTACCCTTAGCCATTGTAGAGTTTACTGGATCTCTAGGATCTTTTTCAGCAAACTCAAAATAATAATATCCTAAACAAAGATCTTCAATATAGATAGGAACTACATGAGATCTTTCTAAAGTTTTAATTACACATCCTCTAGTAATTAATTTGATCTTTGGATCTTTTTCTCTAGCAGATGTATTAACTAAACCGTCAGAGCTAGTATCATCAAATCCGTTGAAATCTAACTCATCATCAATCGTCTTATCAAACGATTTCTTATTTCTCTTCTCTGGTTCTAAATCCTCTTCCCCCATAGATTCTTGGAAAGATCTATATACAGAAGATTCCATAATAGAAGCCATTTTAGAATTTACTGTTTTTGTTTCATACACAGCATCTTCAATAATACCAGAAAAGTTCAACTCTAACTTAATCTCTGGTATTTTGGTATCTCCAAAGTTTTCCTTTGGTTTACCCATTTTAAAAACATCTCCAGACTCAGTTACAATCTGTGCATGTTCCTGCCTAACGTAAGCGGTCTGAGAAGTATTTGCTTTGTTTTTAAGCAATTTTTCTAATGCTTTAGTATATGGCACACAGTATACGAACTGTTCACCATACTTACTTGCAGAATCGTACCAAGTCTCAATTTTTTCTTCTAATTGATACTTGTTTTTCATTTCAATAATTCTTGTAAAGAATGTAGCTTCATCAGTAGTACTGTTTCCCAAATCTTTAATATTAAGAAATTCTTTAGAGAAATGATCCGCAGATAATACATTGTCTTTTCTTGTATCAAGAGCTTCAACAAGTTTAGGCATGTATTTACAAATGGTATCAATCTCTCTATCCAATTCAACTAAAGATTGATTCTGAAATACTACTTCTGTTAACTGGCTCATTAAATCTTCATTTTCAAATAGCTCTCCCATCTTCTTGCTTGTCTGAGGATCTTTAGAGAGTTCAAGAATTTTACTGTATAATGAAGATATATTTGGCATTCCGGTATTCAGAGTATTATTGGCTGTTATATTGGAGATAGATCTATTAATATCATTCTTGATATTTTCTAAATCTCTCCGGTTCTTTGGAGACGCATAATATGTGCTAGTATAGAGTGAATCTAAACTAGTTCTTATCGCTTTACCTAAAGAATTTATAATATTGCTATTATTTTTCTTTTCTTTTTCTGCCATTTATTAATCAACTCCTTTCGTTAATTTACTTGGATGTTAAGGTTTTTAAACAATAGAGGGAGGAGTAGGTATTATCCTACTCCTCCGATTTATAACGTTAAGAATTTAATATATACCTCAATAAAGATTTTCTTTTTCTTTACTATTGTAAATCTAGATATGAAGTATCCGATACTATCATAAACAGACAATAGTAAATCATCAGACTTTGTTACTGATAAGACATTTGATGGTATATACATTTTGTGTCTTTCGTCAACCTGTACACCAATAGCTCCATCAGCAGCCTTAGAGGATAAGAATGCTTCAATGAAGTCTAATCCTCTTAGGCTACCAAAGTTTACAGATGACATGTCTACATGATATTTCAACTCCAAGTACTTATTATAAATCTGTCTTGTAGTGAAATTTGATGGTACATATTCGCACTCAGACATTTTAGCATAGATTCTATTATTATCAAATATAATTTCATCCGTTGGTAACAATGTTTTTCTAAATGCTATAACTGCTGTATACGATGCTGTAAATGTAAGCTCTGGATATATAAAATTCTCAGAAGCATTTACAACTTTAATCATACATAATCTTGCATCATAACCCATTACAACACCATCATAGTATGCAATGAAGTCAGAACGAACCATTTTCATATATTCGATCAATTTATCAAACTGATCTATACTAATTTTCGTCATTATAAAATACCTCCATTACTTCTTTTATTAATGGTGTTTTATAAGATATAATAGGTCTTCTTGTTTTTTCTATACTAATAGGCTTAATCCCTCCAAGTTCTGGATTAATCTTTCTAATAGGACAGAAAGATCCATCTTCATTAAAGAACTTAGGAGTTCTACAACTATTAGCAACAGTGTTAAAGTATTCAATTATATCATCATAAAGGTCTTCATATCCACCAAGATGTAACCATCTCTCTGCAAATTCTAAATATACATGAGATTGTAAATCTTCCATGAACTGACCTTCTCTAGAATACTTTTCATCCTTTCTTCTATTTTCACCTTCATAGACTTTTTGTGGGAAAATTACTTTACCTATCTGAGTATTAGGAGCAATATTAAACTCCTGTAAAATACTTGGATACAGTCGAGCATAGTCAAAGTCATCAAGGTTATCGAATAACATAACTGGAACACCATTGATTTTCATCTTTGGTATATCAGATATATTAAGAGGATCTGCTACGAAAGCACCAGGATACTTTTCGGTTGGTTTAGGATTTCCCCTATTAGTATTATTACCAATAATATATCCCTGCTCGTAGAATTCAATCATACCTCTATTCGCTAAATAAACTGTCTGTCTATGACATTTTGCATATCTAGTACAGTTTGTTATACATTTATTAAATACATAATCTATATCACCAGCCTTAACTTCAATACACTTCTGTACAATTGTATCGACAATGTTGTACATTACAAATGTCTTATAATCTAAGTATGGTAATTTAGCTAATTCAGTAGTGATATGAGAATAGTCTAATTTCTTAGCTCCTGCTATAACGCCACCGATATAATTTAAACTAAATGATGTGAATGCAGATTGCCCTTTTCTTCTTGAAGCAAACTGAATCATCTGGTCTAAGTATACAGAATAAGAAGATACTTTACAGAAATCTCCTCGTTCAGCAAACTCATTCTTGTGTAATTCATCAACGAAGTATTCGCATACCTTTCTATCGAAATCCGGATGACAAATTATATCTACAGGATTATATCCTAACTTCTTAATTCTAGCAATAATGTATGGCATATCGAACGCCATGTTCCATGCTAAAACAAAGTCTGGCTTAATTGTATTAATCATAATAAACAAATCCTGAATCAATTTGATTTCATCTTGCTCATTATAAAAATACATATTAAATTTATAATCAGATACACCCAATCTTTTAGCTTGTTTGTAACCACCAACAGTTTTGTTGATAAGTTCCTGAAGCTCTTTGAAGAATGTGCCATTAACACTCTGCTCAAATTCTTTAATAAGAGGATTCTTATCATTTCTTAAAAGCAAAGTATGAATCTCATTTCTAGCATCATCAATCAATGTAATCGCGTTAATTGGAGCTTCACCTGGCTCAGGGAAGTCTCCTACAATATCAATTACATCGGCTTCTATATCGAAATATGCTTTTGTTACAGGTACGTTTCTATTCTGATACATCTGAGAGAATCTAAATCTAATATGATCTTCAATATGTGTATCAGAGTTAAACACATCTACGTGTTCATGAAGAATTCTATTTTCTCTTCTATTTCCATTCTTTATATTATCAAAGTAGAAATTAAGATTACCGGTTCTTTCTGCAATATCTTTTTCTAATTCGATATATGGTACTTCAATTCTTTCAGCATCTTCTTTCTTTATGAAGAGCCGATTATGTTCTTGACTTTTACCCTCTTTAGCCATATAGTATACATATGTAGGGTTTTCAATTTCAGTCATAACTTTCTTATTATTTACATTGTCTTTGGCTACGATTGTTATAGCCCCCGAATCCCACCTTCCTGTGGATTCATTCTTTCTAGGATAATGATATATTGTATTAAGTATAGTAATGTCACTTCCCTGTTCATATCCTGGTATCATGGTTATACCTCCTAAACTGCCCTAAATAGGCACAATTATATTTATTTAAATGTTTTTGATATAATATTTTTCAACATATAAGTAAGGATGTGGTTATAAATAAATTTCATGTTTTTCTCCTTATTATATAAAACCCCGTAGAGAATAATTCTCTACGGGGGATAGATTGTTAATGGACCTTCGGGGACTCGAACCCAGGGCCACCGAGTTATGAGCTCGGCGCTCTAACCAACTGAGCTAAAGGTCCAGAAATATGTATATGTGAAATAATTAAAGTCTAGTCACAATATATCCCTGTTCGATATCCTACCATAAATATCGAACAGGGCTTTTAAAAGAGTAGATCTTTAATTATGGATTACTTAATAGTTATACAGTGCATAAATTATTACAAAAACATTCGAGTAAATAACAAGAAAGGAAGTGTATAATTATGGTACCAATTATTACAAGTCAGACTCCTCCTAATAGTGCGGTCAAAGATGAGCCATTGGGAGTAGACTTTAGCTTCTTTTCTTCTGGTAATAAGATTGAGGTTGGAATGGATGCACCTGTTCTTGCAGAAGAAAAGAAAAAGAAAACAAAAAAGAAAGTTATGTCTGATGGAAGTGTTATGCACTCTGTCGAGACAGTAGAAGAATCAACTGGCGAGCGTTGCATTGATAGTTATAATGAAACAAATGGAATGCTTCGTGGTTCTATTATGCAGATTGATGGATTGAACTCGGAAGTTCTTGAGCAGTTTAAAGTAGTTAAAGATTCTAGAACTTTAAAGGGTAAATATACTTATCTTACTAATCTTGCTGGCACTTCTGCAGCTCTTATGGGTAGTAAGATTTCTGCAATTAAAGAAATGAATAGCGTTATTAATAACTGTCAGCAGCTTGAATTCAAGAAAGCTAAGGAAAATAAGGCTAGTCTTATGGAACAGAACGATGATAAGAGAATGATGGATATGTACCAGGCGTTTATCAACACACCTATGGGAAGTGTTCCGGGTGCAGGTATGATGGTTACTCCATCTATTACAGATCTTACATTAGCTTCTAACGAATTTAATCAGTTTGATATTACATCAACTGCTGGTTTAATTCAGGAACCACTATCTCCAGAGCAGATTAGAATGCGTATGGAAGGTAATCCAAATGTAAAAGAAGTAGTTGTATATGATGCAAATACTGGTAATAAGTACTTTGATGTAATCGATAGTTCTACAGGTCAGTCTGTACCAAACTATCCAAGATCAGGCGACTTCTTATTAGATGATACTACAATTAATATTGCTGGTGGTGTAGCAAGAAATGCTAACATTGATAGAAACTGGCCGTTAGTTGTAATCGGAACAAATGGAGCGAACATGCTCGATTATTAAAAATATATGGGAGGATACTAAAATAGTATCCTCCCTAAATTATTCTTTTTTAATATCTGCTAAATACGGTGCAATTGCCGATGCAAAGATTACTAATAATAATGCGAAGCATGACATTGGCGCCCATTTAAATATAAATTCATTCAATGTAAAAGCAATTAGAGCAACAATACATTTAGCAGTAGCCCAAAATGGTTTTCTAGCATTACGTCTAACTCTGTCTTCCCAGCCCTTTGGGAATGGTAATAAAATAAAGAAACAATAAGATCCCGACATTACTACTATGCCGTTCATAGGTTCATGTCTAGCAACTAGTGCTATGATAGCACAAATCACAGAAGAGGCAGATAATAGAATAGCTAACCGTTTTCTTAAAATAAACTCTCTCATATAACATTTTTGCAGTGCTTTATTAAATTCATCCATAATAAAACCTCCTTTTACTGATTAGTTCAGACGAAAATACAGGAATAGGGATTTCCCCCTATTCCTGTATCATTTACTTAGTTCTTTTTGATAACGTTCCGTAAGTTTTCTTACGTCTAAAGATAACTTTCAACAAGTCTCTAATTGCTTCAGACATGTTACACCTCCAAATAATTTACGCAGCCATTGCATCAAATATAATGTTACCACCCGACAGGCTGCTCTTATCAGGAGATTTCAATTGGATAATATCACACATGGAGTGATCAATTTCATTGTTATGAGAAATCATAACTACCTGTTCACATCCCAATTTAATAATAAGTTCATCCAATACCTGTAAGAACTGAATTCTGTTGTGGCTATCAAGACCACCATCGATTTCATCAAGCTTTAAAATATTGTATTTAGTAGATGATTGAAGAAGCATAGCAAAGCTTATAATCATACTAATCATACAAATCTGTCCTGTACTCATTGATGATACATCATCATTAGGTAAACCAGAACCGATACATGGAATCTTAAACTCATCTTCATTGATGACAAATGGTAATAATTTATATTCCCCGTCAAAGAAGTTAGTTAATAAAGCATTAGCTAAATCGATAATCTTACTCATATAAATATCAATAAAGATTGTACTAATTCCTGAACTAGGGGAACTATAATGCTTAATCTTTTCTACCTTATTATACTTAGCTAAATAGATATCTCTGTCTCTCTTATAGTCTTCTAAAGAACTAAGAGAGTGCTTGATAACGTCCAGCTTAGCATTCAGTACATTGATATTATTATTGATTTTTTCGTTTTCCTCTGTAAGTATACTGATTGCTGTAATAAAATTCGAAATCTCACTCATTTCTTTCTCACACTGTTCTAAACTGGTTGTCTGAGAAAGTAGTTTAGAATTTTTATCATTAAATTCTTTAATCTGAGTCATAAGAATCTCAAATCTAGATTCTCTATCTACAATAGTAGATATAAGATTATCTATTCGATTCTTTTCATTTCTCCAGTTTTCAATATCAGAAGACATCTTCTCAACCTTAGCATTTAATTCATTAATATCTTCCTGAATTTGGTTGATGAGATCAAATTTAGATTTATAAATTCTTCTTTCATTCTGAAGAGTTTCTAAATCCTTTTTATAAGTATGATACTGCTCAATCATATTGGCAATATCAAGGTATGCTATAATAGCATATATATCTTGGAAGTTATCGTGGGATAATAATTTCTTAATAAATACTTCTCTATCAGAAAAAATAAATCCGTTAGGTAACTTCTTTAAGATTATACCAAAACTATCAATATATCTATATATTGAAGTAAGACTAGAATTACAAGACATAATTTCATTATAAAATAATAACGAATCGGATACCTCTTTGATTCTATCATTAATCTGGAAAAGTTCTTTCTGTAATTCTCCTACAGATTCTAATTCTCTTTTAGCTTCTAATGCAGCTTTAATAAAAGAACAGGAATCTATCTTACAATCAGAAGGTCTCTTTTCGAGAGCTTCCATCGTTTTCATCAATGAGTCAGATACAGAAATCTTAGATTCAATTTCAATCTTTTGTCTCATTAAATCATCTAACTCTTTTTGTAAACCAGGACCATACTGGATAGCTTTAGATAAGATAGACTGTTCGATAGTATCTCTGATCACATCGTCAGAGAATCTATCTCTAAATCCATCTACTACACTCTTAAGCTCCTTTAATGTATTAAGTCCGATTACATATTCATCTTTAGTTAAGATATCCAAATTATCAATTCCGATAGAACCGAATAATTCAACTATCTCTTTAATCTTTGCATTATACTGAGAAATTAACTCGTTGATATTCTTATGAGTAACTTCAGAATTAAGTGCAGCAAGTCTTTCAATCTTACTATCAAGATTCTGTACTTCACTATTTCTAAGACCCATTGTTTCATTAATCTTAGATTCGTACATGCTAGAACGAAGCTCTAAATCTGACTTAGCTTTCTTATCTTTTTCATACACAGTAAATACATCAGCAATACTCTCGATACCAAGTATAGACAATACTCTATCAATATTCTGCTGGATAGGTCTTATATCCTTATTTAAGATATCTATAGATTGCTTAATTTCTGCATAAGTACTCTGGATTCGACCATTAGGATCTAATCTCCCTACGTTAGCATCAGCTATATTAATCTCTCTTAAGTTAGCAGCTCTGCGTTTATCCAACTCAGCAAGCTGACTTAAGATAGAATTCTTTGTTGCGTTTAGAGTATCTTCATCTCCAAGAGATGCTATATTCTTACTAAGGGTATTAACCATAGATCTAAATATAGAAGACTTCTTAGCTAAAGTCTTATAGATAGCATTATAAGTTTCTAAATTATTTAAAATAGAAGTCACAAACTTTTTTCTTTCTGCAGGCTTCTTATCAACTAATCCTCTATTCTCAGAACTTAACTGAGATAGAGCCATAAAGTTTGAATCGAGGCTAAGCAGAGAAAAAATAATATCCTTACAGTCGGATATATTTCCATTAGGAGTCAAATTCTCCCCGTTCTTATAGACATAACCTTTTGTGGTTTGTCTAGTCCATTTTTCTTTTCCTTCGAAATCTCTAGCACATTTTACCGGATGAATGTAGATAATGGAATAAAGATTTCCATTATCGATAATCTCAATAATCTTTTGCGCTTCTCTGTAAAAAATAAAACTACTGTTGTCATCAGGTAAAGGGGATAATGCAGCGAGTATAGTAGATTTACCGCTACCATTAGCCCCTCTAATAATCACCTTATTATATTTACACTTTGTGAAATCAATAAAGATTTCGTCTTTTCCTAAACCATTGTATATACCAATGTATCCTTTAAGGGTAAGCGATTTAAATCTCATGTCTAATCCCTCCTTTATAGGTATGTCTGAGGGTTAGTTACTTTTGAATAAAGTACCAGTTCTAATTTGATACTCTGTACGCTCATCATATAAAGGTCTTGGGATATCCTGTTCCCAATCAATTCTATAAGTTTTCCCACAACGAGTACACTTCATATATATCAGATGCTTATTTTTATTAAGCATATTCATGACGTCAGCTTTATTTGTATTGAATCGGAGTATATCGTAATATCCGATTGCGGAATCATATTGATTAAAAATATCAATTGTATTTGAATTACATTCTCTACAGAACGTAGGTGGTTTTCTTATAATAGGTTTCATTAGTCTTACCTCCAAAAAGTACCCCGAGAAGAGTAGATCTTCTCGGGGCCATTTTACTTGTTTGCCTTATTAGCTTTGAAACTAGCAACAACGTTCCTAAAAGTTTCATAACCGCCAGTAGCGGCCCAGCCTAACATTACACCCTTAAGGATTTTGACGATAATCTCACCCTCAATAAATGGCGTAAACACAGCAACTACCGCAGAAATAACTGCGATTATTGCAGGAATATAATCATTGTTAATAGGCGTAGCCTTCTTGATTATTTCAGCAAGAACGAACGCAAACATAACAACGAACATACCTTCCTCCAATAAAGTTTCATACAAAAACGTAGTAATCATTTCTTCCATGATAATACCTCCTTATATTTTGTATTATCATAATGTTTCAATAATTACCAATTATCTTTCTAAAATTTTACCGTCAAGAAGTTCCATCAAATCATAACGGTTAACCATATCCACTATTCTTTCAGAACCACTATAGTCTCCATGAATAGGGTCACTAATAGTAACTTTATGAGAATATAGAGCCATCACTATCGGAGCTTGGTCATATATTCTTTCTGTTATTGTACCTATCGGTGCATTAGGTTTAATCATATCAACGATAAATCTAAATATTCTAGATAATTCGCTGATATATTTTTCATTGGTAGGTAACTGATAAGCACGATTCTTAGGAACTTTCCTATCAAAATCTTCTGGCTTAATTGACACCTTTCCATCTTTTATGTCATAATCCTTAGCATATCCTAAGAAATTATTAGACCCATCATATATCTTATAACAATAAGGATGTGATGGAGTCGGCTTTAATCTTCTAAGATGATTGAGAAGATTCGTTACAAAGATAACAAAGATTACCCTAGTACCTGTCGAATCATCTACATTAACCATCTCATAACTTATATCAGTATCAACCTCATCATAGATAAAACACATATCGAGATTACCAAACAGATTCTTAAATCTGAATCGGCAATTAGATACATCATATCCACCATACGATAAGGCTTTACTTACCATATCAGATACTTTCATTTCATATTCTACATTGCTGAAAATACCTTCATTAAAAGTGCTTATAATCTTAATAAGCATATTGTCTTTATTCATAATATTTTCCTTTCTTAGAAAATAGTTACAGTAAATGGGTTTTCTTTATTAGTCCCTTTTACGACCTTAGGTTCAAAATATTGCTCTTCTTCAATACTTCTGCCCCATTCAGTATCAGGAACATAGAAAAGCCCCCGTCTTGTCATAGGATGCTCAGTTAAGCATTTCGGGCAAATACCTTTAATAGACGATTTATATAAATCGCTTGCTACAGGCATACCATTATCGTTTAATGTAACACTTACCATATCAGACAGTACCACATTTAGTGGGGATCTGCATTCTCTGCAGACCCCTGGTGGAAGCTGTATAATAGGTTTGATTAATTCATCCATGATACTACCTCCCTATTTACGTGGTTTCGTATACGAAATCTTATCCATTTCACCAGTGATAAGAACTTTCGCATCAGAAAATCTACACTTAGATGGATCTTTTAAAATATCCGTGTAAATCTTCTTTTGGCCATTCACGATGACATGACCAAAAGCATAATTCTTTCCATATAATTTCTTCTGCTCAGCCTGCTGAGTTTGAGAGAATATGAAAGATTTGATCGCCATAATGCTACCTCCTACAAATTATATTGATCAATCAATAACCAGTTAAGATCTGTGTCATTAACAACTTCATCATATCCTAATTCAGTTACAATGATCGGTTTAATAATTTGTTTAGCAGCACGCAAGTCTTCATTAATCTTATCCATTTCTTCCTGATCATATTCCATATCAAGCAATGTGGATTTAGCAATGATAACCTGCTTAGTTCCAGTTAATTCTCTATAACGCTGAAGAGTTGCATCTCTTTGAGACTCCCAGAAATTAGGCTCTTCAAATTCAGAGAAGTGTCCATTGTATAATGGAGCTAATGGACAGATAGAACCAGTTACACCTGGATCAGAGTTAGATGAACTGTCAGGGTCTAATCGTCCCAAATGGGATACATCTAACGTTCTATAAATTTCCGGTACCGAGTTAGCTTTTTCTCCGATACCTGCAATACCTTTATAAGTAAACTTAATCTCGGTCAATGCATCTAAATCATTAACCATATTACGATAAGTTACCAAGGTGCATTTACTGATAGCATTCATAAGGTAGTTAGGCTGGATACAAATAGCTTTCTTAAGACTATTTAAATTACCCTTCTTACCACCGTCTGAAACTCTATAGATACCTTTACTTAACTTCATAGCATATAATGAAGCAATGTAACCACTGTATCTAATAGACTTAGTTGATATATCAAGATTGGACTTATTCTTGAGAGATATAAAATCTCCCATCATCCATCTCAATATACAATAAATGTCTGCTTTCTTGTCTTCTGGTAAATGGATTCCATTCTTAGTGGAGATATCATAGATACTTTCAAGGGAATCTAAAATAGATAACCCCTTTTCAATTGTACTAGACTTAAACTCTTCGCCTAATTTCATTAACCAGAATTCATGAGTTCTGATACTATTTGCTGTAGTATCTTTATCGATAGCATCATAAATGACTTTGGTGACACCCTGTACTACTTCATCTCTATCAAAGACATATTTAGGCACTGTAATATATACCGCATTCTTTTCAAAGATGTAGAAGTTTTCAGGATCATCAATATAAGTACTTGATACATCGATAACTCCGTCAATTCCTAAGAATTTCATAGCACCCTGCAAACCAAATTTTGCTAAGAAGTATTTTGACATAGAGAAAGTCTTATTGAAAATCTGAGAAGTATAATGAGCACATTTAATCTGCTGCTTATTATGAGTTCTAAGATATTCGATTTCTCTGAATACTCTTATAGGCATAAACATGGTCTTTAAAGTAACACAGGCTTTCTTGTTTGATGAAGATGCAGTACTGTTGTTATAAGTAGACGCATCTACAATCTGGTACATAGCTGAGAAGATATTACCATTGATTCTAAAATAATACTTCTCCACAATTCTAGGTACGATGATATAGACATCAACTGTATCTTCTTCATCACCGAATCTAAGATAATAAGTTATTACAAGAAGTAAGATATCAGAAGATTTAATGTCGATATAATCGTACACATTTTCTTTCTTCTTATTCTTCTTATAAATACCTTCTTCGTAGTCATGAAGAAGTCTTAAGATTTCCTCATAACTTTCAACAACTCTGAAGTTCTTTACTTTGATGGTAAAGAACTTATCTCTCTGACAAGATAAAACGACATTCTTAAGCTCGTTAATAATAGCTTCGTTATTTCTGTCAAAGAATGCTTCATTGAACTTAGGTCTGTATTCCTTGTTAAACCCTGCAATAAGTTCAGCTTGATTATACATCCTCTTCGCCTCCTATATCAGTTAATGGGATTACAATCTTTTCTCTCATAGGATTTGGGACTTCTTCGGAAGAGTCGCTAAGAATAAGGGTTGCGTTAATATCCAGAGCATTACACATAGACTTTAACTTAGACAGTGTTATACTGGACTTATCAAACAATCTCTTATCGTTATTGAAGTTAGCACCAAATCTGGATTCGTATTTATCAATATCGATTCCCTTTGCTGCTACTGCTTTCTTTAATGCTACCATCTCTGGTGCATCAGTTTCTCTAATTTGAGGACAGAAAATATTATCCACTGTTGTGACAATAGATCTTTCCATCTCTCTTAAAGCATTCTGCTTAGATATAAGATCTTTCATATCACTAGCAGAACCAAAATCAATAATATTCTCTTTGGAATATTCAGCCTGTTCGGTTGCGTTAGGCTTCTTGACTACTAATACCACGTTACCGCCTCTATAAACGCCTGGTCTGGTATCATTCTTTGCTCTTAATGGTAATACATAATCATCTAATTCGATTCCTGTATATCCATATGGTAAATTGCTACCTGTTGACAATTCATGTCTTTCGACTACGTCGACAATCTTGCCATCGATTTTAGCCTTCTTCATAGTCATTTTATTACCTCCAAAAAATAAAATGAGGCACACCTAATAGGTATGCCTCATCTCACGTCTTAATATTACTTATCTGCCTTTGGTTCCTTAACAATCTGCTTGGACTTTTCACCTGGAGTGATAGCGATAACCTTTTCACCATCTTCTACACCAGCTGTTGCCACAAACAGGTCACCACATTCTAACTCTAAGAGTCCGCCTTCAACTGCATTAGTATCAAGCATTGTCTTAATAGCTTCGATTGCACCAACTGTCATGTTGTTTCCTGTAGACGGATCTACATTCCACACATAGTTGCACAGTGTGTACATAGTGTTACTTAAGATAACACCGAACTTAGGATCAGTATGCTGATAACGTGCTGTTACGTCAGCTACATCTTCTAAGTTGAAAGTATAAGAGTAGTTCCAGTTACCAGGCATCGTAGGGTCGTCATTCTTCTCATAACGAACTACAGCACCGAAAATGAACTCACCCTTAAGTGTTGTGATTTCCAGTAATACTGGTTCAGATTCGCTCTTAACAATCTTTAAGAACTCACTGACTGCTGTGAACAGGGATTTGGTATATCCCTTAGCGATGTCTTCATCGATTTCAAAGCCGTACTTTGTAAATACTCCCTGCTTGAATCCTACCACCGCTGTGCTTTCATCATAATTGATCTTTGCCATAATCAAAATCCTCCTTATTATTAGGTATAATTTTATTCGAGTAGATAATTACTTCCTACTCAAATTCATAAATATAATATATCACTATATTTACTTTTATACTTATGTAGGGATTTTTGTAACTTTTAAATCCCTACATTGTATACGTTAGTTTACAGGCACATATAAATCAATGTTATTAAGAAATTCCTGATAAGGAACTATCTTAATTCCATCTTTCTTGGCCTTTTCAACTTTGGTCGATGTAAAAGTATCCGATGGTACTATAAGATACGTTGTATCCTTAGTAACACTTCCATCAGAAGCATCACACCCTCTTCTCTCTAATTCTTCCATCAGATTTCTATCTCTGAGGCCAGTGAATCTAACTTTAATAGATTTATCCTCGGAACCAAAAGTGATGATTAAATTAGGCATTTCTAAGATGGTCATTAAATCATCCATCATTGTAAGATTGTTTCTCTCTTCAAGTATAGTGTCTATTGTACTGTCACCTATTCCTTTAATCTGAGAGAGAATACATCTAAGTTCATCATCAGTAGATCTTACCAGATCAAATGCATTAAGATATCTAAATATCAACTTCCATTTGTTCTGAGCAATATTACTGAAACCAAGCGCTCCTATAATCTTATAATCCTCAATAGGCTGAGTCTTCAATGTATGCATTCTATCTAAGAATTTCTGCGCATTGACAGGACCAAGTTCTATTAACTCAGGACTTTCCATATTAAGATTCATAAGAGATCCTAAATTATCTTTTGCTAATACAGTTAATGCTTCTTCAGAGAAATCCTTAAGATTTAACTTCTGTAGCATATTAACCATTCTAGCCAGTGTCCTACCAGGACATTTCATGTTAGGACACATCGCAGATTTACCAGATGGAGAGATTACTAACTTTGTCTTACATTCAGGGCAAAACTCAATAAACTTCTCTACTGGATTTGGATTGCGAAGATTATCTTCAATATCCGGTTTGCTTATTCTAGGCATAACATCATTGACATATTCCAAAGATACAATATCCCCTACTCGGAGATTGAGCTCGTGGAAACGTGCATATGAGTTAACGGTACATTTCTGATGAATACCACCTAAGAACTCTACAGGATTGTAGTGTGCTAAAGGTGTGATGATACCATTCTGACCTACTGTATAAGTATAACCCAAGAAGGTTGTATACTTCTTCATTGCGTTAAACTTAATAGCAACTTGATACTTGTTTACAGAGTTCTCTCTACCAAGAGCCTGAATGATGTCTTCATCTACATAAGAGATTACTACACCATCATATAAGAATGGCATGTAAGGTCTTATGAATTCCATCTCTTCAGTAAACTTCTTTACCTGATAAAGAATCTCTGTATAGTTTCCTTGGAAAACTACATATCTTAAATATTCTCCAGAGGCATAAAACTTATTAAGAAATTCAATCTCCTCTATCCTACCAATATTCTCTAATGAGGTTGCTAATGGTACAAGAGTAATTAAATCTCTAAACAAATATCCATCCGAAGAACCTAAGATACCAATAATTGCATTTCTACAATTCTTATAAGGTTTACCTCGAAGAGCAGATAATCTATCGAGATTAGGCTTAGTTATAATAGCTTCAAACTTCATACCTATTGGATCCATTAGAGCAGACTCTTTAATTTCATCAGCTCCTCTGAATCTATATCCTTTAAGATATGGAGTTAAATCGGTAGCAATATCTTCACCAGTATCACCTCTTGATCTGGCGCTTTCTACCTGATTAGTCACTTCTGCTTCTACAGATACACCATCATATTTCAGTTCACCTATCATAGTAAATACTCTGTTAGGATCGATTATACCAGAAATAATGTGTGGTGCTAAGAAGTCTCTTTCGAATATCTTTACATTCGAATCATTATATACCTCTGCATCCTTAGCCTGTTTATCTAAGACAAACTTAACTTTGTCTAGAGTTCCAACAAGCTTAGGATATAAGTGAGGGGTATTGACACTTCTCTTCTGAATAGCTAATTCATCAACTCGATTGATAGGATTAACTATAAATGAAGATTTAGTAATCGGTTGTCTCATATCTAATATATGATTAGAATAGAAACCTTCATCTATCTTCTCTTTATCCGCTACGATAATAGGAGTATAGATTGTTTTCTTTTCAATGATTTCTTCAACTCTACCCTGATCAAATAAGATAGGTTCTGCACCTACTTGATAATTAGGGTCAAAGTTCTTATACTTCTCCAACAATAAGTCATATACCCCATCATCCAATACAAGCATTTCTTTTCCCGTATTGTTATAAAGTATATTGGAGATTATAATAATTAATCTCATTTTGATTTTGTCTGGTTCTGTAATATCCTGATTAGGTACTCTCAGAATTGACATTGTGATTTCATTGATTCTTTTCGTAGAATCAGCGGTGACCTTTGATAAGTCACCGCTTCTTAAAGAATCAAGAATGTTTGCTAAAAATCCTTGATCAATCATTTTAGATTCTTCCTTTCCTGATTGGCTGGATAGCAATTGGTCTGACAATACCAGCTTTCTGACCCGAGTCAAGATTTCTCTGGATCAAGTCTTTAAGGTCTTCTGCTTGCTGGTCAGTTAACTCAGCCAATTCGATAATAGGTTTTACTATTGTGTTCTTGGTTGTATTCTTTCTAACCGGAGCCATTACGATTGGTCTAATCTTCTTGGCTCTAGTCTTAACGAACTTCAAGCGTAATCCTATTGTCTTGAGATATGCATTTAAGATTTCTACACTTCTAGACTTAGAATTAGCATCTAATCTAATGTCTATATTAAAAGGATCTCCAGTGATCAACTGTTCTGCTAATCTTCTAGCATGAGGAGAAGATGCATACAGTAACAGATTGATTACTACATATTCCATTCCTAAATGGGAAAGATCTCCAGATTCCATTTCACCAAATCTAATAGGTGTCTTGGTAAATAAACCACGATACTCTTTATTAGATTTAGATCTGGAGTTCTCATTTCTGATATTAGTAGCAGATAAGGAAGTAACACTGAACTTCTCTTCTGCATACTGCTTTAATCTGTAGATGTACTTTCTACCAGCTACTACAGGTCTTCTAGATTTTACAAATCTAAGATTACCCATAGAATCGATGATAGGAGCATCCATATATCTCTGAGTTGCGAATGGGAATCTATCGTATAACTCAGCGATCTTGTCAATATCTACACCTGAAGATAATGGCATTAAAGACATAATAACACCATCATCATTTACAAATGCATTTACGAAATCCATTATATCACAATCGTCAACTAATACATCAGTAAACTGTTTGTAGTATATATACTGATCTGGGTTTACGATTCTCAAGAATTCCATTATCAAATCTAAGCATTCATAAGGTTGAAGAATACTCATATTTATATAATCGATAATTCTTGAAGTGATATGGTTTAAAGATGTTTCAAATAACTGACCTGGATTAAGACGGTTGACACATGTAGCTTTATTGAAGATAATCTCTACAATATCACCATTATCTAATCTAGGCATCTGATCATCTGGAACAATCATAGATACTACACCCTTACCACCATATCTATCAGCGAACTTATCACCAATCGATACTGGATTTTCTTCAAGGACATAAATATCTATATCTAAATAACTGAAAGGTCTATCTTTAATAAAGTTGTCACCTCTCAGAATACGCTTGCCATTAATATACATTTGCTCTAACTCATATGACATACTGATACCAAGCTCTGTTTCTTTTACATGATCAATGTAAGTAGTTAACTCTGTATAGAATCTGATGCTTTCAGAAAAATAACTACTAATCTGTGAAGCATATGCAGACTCTCTAAGAGCTTCTCTGTTATTACAATGAACATCGATGTCGACTATTCTACCCTGTGTGGTATACTTATCGTCAGACATCATGATATCCTTTAAGTGTTCCCAAGACTGAGCAAATAAAGATTCCTCTTTCTTTTCTCGTCTTACAGCACATAAGATACCACCTTCAATCTCTTCGCCAATATCAGGAATAACCTTATACTGGCCATCTTTACCATACATATTCAGAAGGATATCATTATCATTGATATTGATACTAACCTTCTTAATCAATGGTGTTTTAAACTTTGCAGCTGCTGACTCGGAAATAATAATAGCATCTTCCATTGTCGGGTTACAGCTGATATAAGCTGTTACAAGATTACGTCCCTGTCTATGATTATCATACTCATCATATGCATTAGACTTCTGGATTACATCGTTCTCGTTAATATAACTACCCACCTTTAAATTATCGGCGTAGCTATTATCTTTCAGGTAGCCATAAGACTCAGTGATATGCTTATAACTAACTCTTTCAAATATATCATATTTTCCCGAAACCAAACTTTTAATAATTAAAAAGTAGTGTTGTTCTGGGTTGGTAGAAAACTTTGCTATTTTAGCAACAACTTCATATCTCTCCTCAGCTTTAATATAACCAGATGAATGTCTACCAAACTCATTCTCAAATCCGGTTTGTACTAAAGCAAGCTCTGGTTCCATGATAGGGAGTCGATGATTCGAATGTGTCGCAAACATCAACTTTCGTGAACCGGAGTTAGCATTACAAAAGGGCTGATTAAGCCCGGTGCCTATCAGCTGCTCTGGGAACTGAATAAATTCCTTTTGAGCTTCGATAGCCTTTGCCAAATTTAATTCTGCCATAATTAAAATCCTCCTGTTAATTTGAAGAGAGTATAATAACTATACTCTCTTCTTATTACAATTATAATATATGCTTTGATGATATTTTAAATACCTAATGCTTCAGCATTCATCATCTGCATGATATTAGACGCTACGTTGGAATTAGCAGTACTCTCTGCAGCGGTAGGAGTAGAATCCTCTAAGGACTTTCTTAACTCATCCATTACAGCATTCATGAATACCTGTGCAAATTCAGGATTAGTAGCTAACTTTTCCTTGAACTGTTTCTGATTAAACTTCATATCAGAAGCATCATCAATATATAAATAAGCACCAGCGCCATTAATTCTACCAGCGTTCTTAAGCATTACGAATAAGCTTAACTCTGGATCGAAACCAATAGCCTGATTGAATACTAAAGTAGCAGACTGACCAGCCTTGTTAGAACGAGACTTAACCAAGCCAACTTCTACCATAGAACCGTCAATACCAAAACCTTCAGTACTCTTTAATTTAGTGCCATCATCGAATCTAAAGATATTATTCGATAAGTAAATTGGAGCGTTACCGCCAGGAAGACTTTCTCCCTGTTTCAGGTAACTAAGCTGTCCCTTTGTATGGATCATAGGATTAATCTCAATTTTCTGATTAATATGATTGATTACAAAAAGGATAATATTAGCAGCCTTTAATAAAGGCACAATTCTTTTAAATACACTTGCATTAGTCTTAGCCATTGCAGTAGCAGACATCTGACCAGAAAGTTCTTCTTCTTCTGTCAGCTTCTCAGGCATAAGTAATGCTAAAGAGTCTAAGATGTATACAGTAGGTTCTAACTTATAAATCAAGTTACCATATGTATCTCTCAGATTTGTACAATATTCAAATTTATCTCTATTGTCGAGCTTCATGTCATGAATCATCTTGATTCTTTCATAGAAGTTCTCAGCATTGATACCAGTATCTCTGATGACGAATCTTTCCTTTAATTCTTCACCTCTGAAACCAGTAATAACTTCTTTTCTTGTAAGGTTGGAACCAACCTCGATCTGATCTTCAAATACAACAGATGTATTGAAAGGTCTTACAATATTAGCAGCAGCCTGCTCAACGAATGTAGTTTTACCACATCCAGATCTACCGATTACCATAATCATGGAACCATCGGCTACACCTACAGAGTAATAAGAATATTCTCTGTTGTCATAGTTTACGTGCACTACAGCACCATTCTTAAAATCCAGATTCAGATAGCCAGTAGGATATCCTACAGACTGCTCTGCTTCCATCTTCATTCTAGCATCCTTCATCTTAGATGCCTTGTCTCTAAACAGTCTACCAAGTAGACCTCTTTCTACGGTATTATTATCCATAAATAATCCACTCCTTTTCTTAAGATAGGTTATTTATATGTCCCTGTTTAGGTAAAAATAAAAAATAAAGGGGTTGGCTTACCAACCCCTAATAATGAGATTATAACCCCTTAAGTTCCGCATTTCTTCCTCCGGCAACCCAAAGTTCAGTATATGGTTTACGAGCTAATATATTGTAAGTATCTACACCTCCAAATATCTAGCAATAAACTGCTTGCCTCTTTCCGATAAAGGATACTGACGGAAGAATTCATCAGTGATAATATTTTTAATATTATCAAAATTCTTTGCATCGTAATAGATATATCCATTATTCTTCATAAAGTAAGGAATTAGATTACCCTGATTATTAGGATTAAAAATTATATTTATTTCTCTAAACTCACCGGCTGTCTGAATAAAAGTAAGTTTGATGTCGTCTACATTAACATCATTAAGATGACTATGAAGTTCCAAAATCTTTTCTTCATTAGATACTTTATCCATAAGCTTATCCAATAATCCAATTGTCATATATTCCATACGTTTATCCTCCTTATTTAATATCACTATTTGGTAATACACATTTGATAGCGTATACTATAGAGTCACGTAATGTATCTTTAAAGTCGCCTGTTACATGATTAACGATAGTATCTTCAATCATCTTTCCTTCTTTAATTACACTTACATGAGTTTCTACTAATACATTTTCACCAAGAGTATCACAATACTCAAAACAGAAATCAACCACGAGAGTCTTATCTTTAGCAATCTTTCTTCTATATTCGCAACTCTCTTTCTTTTCCATCTTCTTTAAAGTTTGTGTCATAATCATATCAATATCTACTGTCATACGTTTGTCCTCCTTAAAATAACCCCCGAAGACGGTTAGCCTTCGGGGGAAATATGATTTTTATCTAGGGAACTTTTTACCAGAACCTTGTAAGAATGCTATACATTCTAAAATTCTACCATAGTCCCCTGCTGCAATATTCGTAATATCGAATCGCACTGGAGATCCAGCATGTAATAACTCATAGTCATCACAATAAGATCTCAGTACATGAATGATACTCTGAGACGGCATTACGTTTAAGATATCTAAAAGAACTAAGCTAATTCTACTGAAGTTCTCATCCATATCATCTGTAACCCACTCCTCTTCGTTATTAATAGTCTCAAGCATACATGTCTCAAATACTTCAGTAAACTTATCATAAAGTTTCTCGAAGATATTCAAGATAATCTGCTCAGACATAACAACACTTGGCTGAGTAATAATGATAAAGTTAACTCTCTTAACGCATACTGCAATATCTGTAGAAGAGAATCTTGCACATGCTAAGAAGATAGCTAAATTTACATCTAACCCCAATCCACATAAACCAGGGATGATATCCTTGTTAATAGCTTTTGCTAAGGATAATACCAACCCTTTCATAAATTCATCTGCGCCTTCATAAGTCATGTAATCATACACAATCTTATTACAACAGATTCTTTCCTCTAACGAAAGAGGAATATTTGTAGCTACCTGAATAAGCACATTCAGGAGCTTTACATTTAACACTGATGTTACATATCTCGAATCTTTAGACATGATACGTCTGAAGAGCTCTAAGTGAGCCCCGCAGACCATCTTGTACAAATCAGAGTCAGAGATACTATCCAGTTTATTATTCTCGATAGCGTCGAATAACACTGAGTTATTAATCCCAGCGAAACCCAACAGGTTAACATTAGCGACAGGCTTTACACCAGCAGAATTTACGTCTGCTACGAATCCTCCGAAAATGTCTTCCATTATCTTACCTCCTTAAAATTAATCCTCGTCAAAGAAGGATGCTTTCTTCTTATCATCAATCTTAGTACGAGCACCGAGCTCCATATCGAACTGCGTATTAGCAGTATCGAGAGCACTTACCTTGTTATAGAAACCTTCTTCAGACATATCAGTCTGGGCGAACAGTTCCTGATATCTCTTGTAAGACTTCTCAATTGCTTCAATAGGCATCTTAATACCACCAGCAATTACAGACATGTACTCTTCTGCTCCATCGTACTGAATATGTGTGAAGAGCTCAAAAGGTACACCAACTTTCTTCTTTAATGTAGGGAAATCAAAGTCAATCTTATCGAGTGTTCTTTCCTTTACATTAAGGATCACAGCAAGTCTCATTACACTTGCTTCGAACCCAAGAGACTTAGATGCATCCATAGCTTCTGCTACTACAGCATTAAATTCCTTAGGGTTCTTAATTTCTCCTAAACTAAAGGTTTCGATATCCATGAAACCAGTAGTTGTAACAACCTTCAGGTGATCTGTCTCGTCAATATTCTGAGCAGAGTCAACCATATCGTTACCAAACAGAACGGATAATCTGCTAGCGAATTCTGCATTAGCTGCCTGTTCTGCCTTAACACGGTTATCTTCGTCCTTGAAAGCCTTGTTAGAAATAGCTTCAATTACGAAGTTATCCTTCATATCTTTGAATACATCAATTGTATTCTGAAGTCCGCGTCCGTCAGCTTCGAAACCAGTGAAGATGAATGTGTGTACATTTGCACCAACAACTTCACGGAAGTACTTAGCTAAGATAGGGCCTGCACCACTACCTGTGCCTCCCTCAGAAGAGAAGACAATAACAACCATCTTATCGTCTGGGTCAAGGAAAGAGTCTGCATTGAAGGTGCCATCTTTTAACGCATCCTTCATCATCTGTCTTCCCTTCATTCTTTCTTTACCACAGCCGCCAAGATCCTTGGAAATTCTGACTGCGATGTCGGAGTAATCTGTTGGGATATCCTTCAGTGTACTATTTAAAAGTACTACCTGGGATCTTTCAATTACACCGCTTTCAATTGCTTCGATGGCAGCCTTATTACCAGCTGCACCAATACCAATTACTTTACCCTTACATCTCATTTCATTTACCTCCATTATCATATTTGATTTTTAAGAAGCATCTAGACTGCTAGATGCTTCTTATAGTTACTTTTGTTTGTGCTGATCTTTATCAGCCTGCTCCTTTTCTGGAGTTAATTTCTTTGCATCTTCTTCGGATGCTTCCGTAAAACCAAAGCTACCAGCTGCGTAGCCCTGTTCGGTTATAATACCAGTATTTGCCATAGCGCATACCTCCTTTTTATTAGTATGTACATTACCTGATATTAATCTACGATTTCTTCATACGCCCCCAATCTTTAATCTGCGCAAACACTAAGAGTGCAGCCATTTTCTAACATCCTAGTCTTATATTCAACCTTTTTCTTTATAGCTAAATAGTTTTCTATATCAGACATCTTAGATGCTAGATCTCGACGGAGTTCAAACATATTGGTTTTTTCAATAACAACATTTTGAGCACCAACATTTCTCTTTAAGAACTCCGTTATAGTAATCTCGTCGAAGACCATTTTATCAATCTCACTGATTGAGTACCTCATTGATCTTGCGATATCACGAAGACTATCATCGGTTGTCTTCTTTCCACCTATAGTTACCTTAAGACCATCAATGGCCTTTCTGAAACTTTCTGTCAAAGTTTCACATTTGCTGAGCATATTGAGCTCGGCTTTGTAGGCTTTCAGAGAAGCATATTCATCAGCCATTCTTTCGTACCTCCAATTAAAAATTATTCATCATCAGTTACACATTTATAATATATAACCAGATAATATTACTAAGACAAAAATAATCTAGTATAGAAATTAATCTATACTAGATTTAAGTTTTAGCGATTTTTTGTTGTAAGATACCATGCTGCCACAAATGCGCTTACAAGCATTGCACAGCCAATAGTTAATCTCCAGTCGTAAAGAGCTATTGCAGCACATGCAATATATCCCCCAATTAAGACTCCTTTGTACTTTGGTTTCTTTTTATCTGCGTACATTCTAAAATCCTCCCTTTAATCATTTTTATTTAAAATTTTAATTGCTTGCTGAACATGATCAGCATTAATCTTGTGTTATAGTCTCAGTGACCTTTTACTTAACCTTCTTTACTTTCTCAAGACGATACTTTTGTTTAATATCAGGATACTTTACACGATCCACTTCACTACAAAACATTTCAAGAGGTCTTGCGTATATTTTATATGGGGTATATAATGCCCGGTAAATTACCAGATCTTCTTTAGTTTCTGTATGTTGAGCAATAGCTATAATTTCATACAGATACATATTTATAATTCTTTCATCTTCGGAGACTGTTTCACGTTTAAAATGCTGTACAATATCTCCGATGTTCAAATCTTCTCTGTTTCCTATCATAATAGAATCCTCCTTTTAAAATAAACTCTTATATTCAGATAAAACCATCTTGTTTATCTTTTTAATAATTCTAGAAACTACAGTCTGAGTTATATGATATTTATCAGCTAACTCTTGTTGAATAATTCCGTCGGCATCTATATGCGAATTAAAATAATCATTATATATCGCTTTATGGCGCTCATTAGATATTGTGCTGAGTACTTTATCTTTAGCTTCGATTAAGAGATTTACGTCTAAATCTTCGAAGAATTTATCAAAAGCTGTTGTATCTGGTATAAAGTCTCCGACAGAAACATGAGTATCTCCATCATTTTTTATTATTCTATCAAGAGATTCGCATTCTGTATTTATAATACAATCAATATATCTCTTTTTAGAAATCTTAAGAGCTTCACATACTTCATCATCAGAAGCCTCAGGGTTTTTAATCTTATAATTCGTTACCTTATAACGAATATCTTTAAAATCCCTAGGCTCTTTAATCATAGTATATTCTCTTTTATATCTTCTCATATATCCTAATATATATTGAGCCGCATATGTAGTAAATACAAATCCTTTAGATTCATCAAATCGGATGGCCGCTAAACATAAACCAACCATCCCTTCTTGAACTACATCTTCATAATCATTTTTTGTAGTATAGATTTGTTTGGCAAAGTGATGTACTAGCATCATATTATCCAAAACGTAATGCATTCTGTCTTCAGGAATCATAACATTCCTCCTTAAAAAGATATACGATGTATCTTATTACCTAACTTTGAAGTTAATTTGATAAATATTTCGTTATACTTTTTTCTATCATTACAACTGATAGAAATAGAGCATAAATTAGTATGACGCAAATTAACTTTTATAATTTCAAAATTATATTCTTCCTTTAACTCATTTAATACTCTTAATATTTCATTATCAGATATTACTTCATATCTGCTAACTACTGGTGCATGATTAATATATTCTAACTTTTCAAAATAAATTTTTCTTTTGTTTTTCTTAAAAAACATTTTTATTCCTCCTCTACTATAACCGAAGCAAACATTCCGGTTCTAAATGAATCTGATACAGGAAACTGTGATACGAAATCAAATATCTTCTTAACAGCATTATCTAAATCCTGTTCAGTTTTTAATTTGTTATTACAATGAACACTTACACGATATGACCAGATATCATTGATTGGATCAATTGGCCAGTGATCATCAAAAAGTTCTAACTCTTTATCAAGAGGAAGAGCTTTTATAATATCTAATTCCTCAGGAGTTACATATACACCAATATATGTACCAGAAGAACCTGTACTAATAGGTGTACTTTCATAGTGCCCACTACAGTGTGCAAAAGTTTCATACCCTTTCTCATTTAAATATCTGATTACAGGTATCATCTTATCATCTACTTCATATGTAGAATTCGTTCTACAATACGGACAGTCGATATTCATAACCAAATTTTTATATTTGGTGTTTCTAAATATCTCAATTTTGTTCAATGCTTCTGCGACTTCCGTTAAATCCATCTCGAAGTCTTTAAAACAATTCATACAATAATAACTCTGTTTAATCATTCCCTTTACCTCCAAATTAAAATTCATCCCCGAGAGGTTAGATCTCTCGGGGATGTTTGACATAAAAATCTCGTTTGTGTCTATTTTAGTTTATATTTTAGATTGGCTTAATTGCCTGTCTATGATGCCTACAGGAAGTCTTGTATATACCACCAAAACCTTTTGTGTAGGATTTAAATAATTTTTAACCTTTTAGTTTTGAGTTTTGAATTTTAAGCTATCTAAGTTTTAATCTTTTAAGCTTTGAATTCTTAACTTTGAGCTCTTAGGTTATTTGTTAGTCATTTTTCGATAATGTCTTCACCACTTGACCAATGAGGTTACACCTCATAGGGGATTCGAACCCCTGATTTTATCTTTGTCTCGACTATTACTTCCGTTGCAGGGAAGCGCTCTCTGAGCCAATATTCAACATTTTGGAATTTGAATATGTTTGTATGTTTTGGATTTCAGATTAACCGTCTGTTCCGTTTATACAATTTATGGCGAGGTCTATGTTATACCAAAGCCGACCTCAGTCTTTGGTATGGTATATTTAGACAATTCTCATAGCCAGGCAAATAATTTTATTAGTCCTCTAACTCGAACTCAATTATTGTCTGAACGTTAGATGTCGTTAATACCGTGTCTACTTCATTAACAAATGCATTATGAGCATCGATCATAGAATCAATCTTTCCAACATGATTCATAGGATCGAGAATTTCATAAGTATTATTGTCGTAGAATTCCTGCTTCTGCTTTTCAATGAACTCTTCATTTAACTGTAACTCACCATTCTTAGTTATTACATTTAAAGTTTCAAGCCACTTTGTTTCAACTTCAGCATTCTTTGTCATAATAGCATAAGAAGCAAAGGAAGCCTGCTTCTTAACTAAAGAAAGGAAATTAGCACGATTCTGTGCAAGTTCTTTTCTCTTAATAGCTTCTGCTACTGTATACTCAACATCAGCAACTGTAACTTTTGTAGTTGCATTGGACTGTGCAATTGCTGCAGAGTAAGCTTCAATATTCTTAATAAGGTGATCATATCTATCGAAGTTGGACTGAAGAGATTTCTCTAAATCAGCAACATCGATTCCACCTAATTCCTTACCATCCTTAGTCTTGATTGTTAAGAACGGAATCTTCATAATCGTATCCTTTTTATTAAAAGGATTAGAGCCAGCATGTAAAATATCATTAAGCTCTGCCATCATATCCTTAAGCTGCTTCTTCATCAACTTAAGATCAATCATTGCCTGATAAACTGTAATTTTCTTTGTGCTCATAAATGAACCCTCCTTAAATTTTAAGTTTTATGTGTAATTTGTATTTATTATAGAGTCATCAACTTTGTAAAAGTTAAAAGACTTCATTTAAATATTCACTCTTGCTATATACCGATGTCATCATGGCAGTCATTCTAGCTAAATCAAGCATAGCTTTATTAGCTCGTTCTTCTTTAGCTTTAGCTTTGTCTGGATGCATCATATAATATACTTTATAAAATTTCATATCATAATCTGTTCTTCTATGAAGAAGATTAAATAACTTGTAGAATGTCATAGAGTTGTCCTCCTTAATATCTACTAAAATAATGATTACCTATTTGCTTCCAAGGTTCTCCCCATTTATGATAACGTTTTGATCTGAAATAAACAACATCTTGTGGTATTGTTTTATTTTCTAATGCGTATAATACAGCATTAATTACTTTTTCTGTATGAGGAGCAGTTTTATATTGACCATGTCCATATACAGAGAATTGAGACTTTTGAGTAACTACGCCAGTAATAGTATCTGGGTACCAGCTACAGTCTACTCTATTTAAAATTACATCTACTACAGCTACGATACCTTCAAAAGGTTCTCCTCTAGCTTCAGCGGATACAATGCTAACTAATAAATCAAACTCTTCTTGAGTTATGTATTCAATACTTCTTCCTACAACTTTATAAACTTTTGGTGTAGGAGTTGGTTGAATAACTTCTTCTACTACAGGTTCCTGAATAGTTTCTTCTTCGAGAACTTCTTCTACTACAGGTTCGGCTGCTTCTGGAATTATCTCATCTGTAATAATTTCCTCACTAGCCAAAACCTCAATTTCTGTTTTGAGAGTATTTTTACATTCTTCCATTATCGAAGCTAAGTCTTTAATATTATACAACGATAATGGTTTAATAGGTTCTACACTTATAACTACATCATTCCCACAAGTTGTTTGTGGTATAAAATATACTAAAATCATCATTAGTATCATCATAAAAATAATTTTTAATCGTTTCATTATTCTCCTCCAAATAATAATCCCTCTAGGTCGTATAAACCTAGAGGGATTAGATTTTACTTTCTTTCTATTTTGTTCTTTCTATCTTTCAATGTCAGTGGTAAATAATAATCATCTGACACAAGATTACTCAATAGTTGGCTACCAAGTAAATATGCATTAAGATAGTTTCTTGACAGAGAGTCATCAATATCTTTAGGTAAGTCTTTAAGACTAACCTGCCCTAAGTTATTAATCTGATTGTACATTGCAGACTTAGATCTCATAGAGTCAGCCTTAGCATGTGTTAATTCATCTAATGTAGCATCAAAACCAAGAACCGCTAAAGATTCAGTTTCTCGGTCTGATGTTTTACCGTTCTTATCAAACGATACCAGCAAACCAGTTTTCATATCTCTTTCTGCTATATCAACAGACATGGCATTTTTCTTAGAGATAAACTGTTTCATCTTTTTAAGATGTGCATAAACTACAAGTCCTTCTTTAGATTTAATAGGTTTACCGTCAGCACTATACATATACGGAAGGTTAACCTTTTCTAATAAAGGAATTCCTAATACCTTTGCAGCTTTATCAATTTCTTTCATAGTAGGTTCAATATCAAATAATTTTACTTGAAACTTGAACGCTAGTGGATTATCAATAAATTTTACAAACTGAGCATCGGACATCTCAGAAAATATTTTCTTATAATAATCTGAGTTTTGTCCGGATGGATCTAAAGCGTCCATTACTTTATAGACCAGCTCTTCGGCTTTCTTTCTTTGGGAAGTCATTTAAATAGTCCTCCTTTTCTTTATTTAACTAAAATTCATTCTGGTAAGTTGTTTAATATCAGCTTTACCTTTAGCCATTATTAAATAATCACCATCATCTAACGTATAAGTTTTCACTGTTTTATAGCCTAATTTTTTATATAGGTTAATAGCATTTTCATTGTCAACCTTTACAAATAAATATATACCCTTATTTGTATTATGTGATATATCATCATATAAACTATTTAGAATTTTAGTCGCTAGACCTTGTCCTCTGAATTCAGGCTTAGTATCAAGATTTGCCATCAATACCCAATCAAAGTCTTTAATTTTATATTCATAATAATTCAATTTAGATAGCACTTTACCATCTTTATTTTTGATTTTGTAACTATTATTATCTTTAACAATAGTTAATCCATCAGATAATTTTTTCTCAATAGATTGATTTTTATTTTCTAATATATTTTTCTTATTTATATCATTATACCAATCTATTATTAAATTACCATGCATGTTAAACACCTCTTTTTACATATAGTCTTTTATTACTTCAATGTTTCCCTTTCAAGGAGATAATATATAGATGTATTAAATTATAAAAGACTATACATATTCATAAGAACTAATCTTTGTGGATTAGCTCTGCCCTTCGTCCTCATAGTAGATGGGGAAGGGGGGTAGGGGGGTTAGGGCTAATATAAAAAAGAGTATCATAAAGAATAATAAAAAATAATATATAAATTAATTAATTATGCGCGAGCAGGAGCGAGCGATATATATATTATATATTATACTATTAAAGAAAACCCAAAAAGAAACCGAATAAAGGGGATGGGGGGTTTTAAGGGGGGAAGGGGTTTATCTTCCTATAATTTTAAAATTTTTGAGAGTAGAACTGTTTGGGTTCTACTCTCTTTTTTATTTATTTGCTTGATGAATAATTAAAACGAAGTACTGTAAAATACATTTATTATAAGAAATCTGAGTAGATAATCTACTCTTTCTTCTTTTGTAATTTACAGAATTGGTTTCTAACCATTGAGATATAATCTCTTTCTGTCTAAGTACTAAAGGATCTTTAGTATTAGGTTTAGCAGCAATAGAGAATGTAATAAATTCAATATTTCTTACATCTTTCTCTTTACCATCTTTAAAGTAAGACGTAACAATACATCTAATCAATTCTTTTATTTCATCCACATTATCTGGATTAGATACAATAGATTCAATAATAGATTTAACTTCATCAGTCTTAACGTTACTATCAGAAGATCTCTTACAAGCTACATAATCTACAGTATTATTATTGATGTAATTAGTAGCATTTTCTATGATCCTTTCCATTTTGAGAGAATCATTATCTGCCAATCTATAACTATCTTCTGCAAGATTATCAGAGTCATAAGTAAGATATATATCTCCTTTTTCATTAGCCTCGTAATATAAAGTAGCTACATTCTTCATGAAAGACTTAATTCTATTATGAAGCTGCTGAATAAGATATACTACATCTTCATCGTCATAATCTTTTAATCTGTCATCATAAGTATTTAACCAAGTATCAGATACAGATTTAACAGCTCCGAATACAGAACCTTTAGTTACTAAGTCGTACTTATTAGACATCATATTATTTACTACATATTCCATTACATGTCTAGCAGGTAAATAAGGGAAACTACCAGAATGAATAGAAGGATAAAACTTTCCAGAGAAAGCTAAATAAGTAATCGAAATATCCAAATTCTTAGTATCTTTCTTTAAAAAGAAATATCTTACAATAGATAACTGTAATACAGTGAAAGCATCTTTAGCAGCAGCAGGATTAAAAGAAGCAATATCTGCATAATAAGTCTGAGAAAGAATATTCTCTACTTCTCTCTGATCAATACCAACTGCTTCAAATAATTCAGCTTTATCTCTATCTCCAAAGACAATTCTATCACAAGGACAATTATCAAATAAAGCTTCAGATCTATACTCCATAAAAGCAGATAATACTTTCTTATATTTAGTAAGAGTACTACTATTCTTAAAACTATTTTCCACCAATGGATAAAGTTTAGTTAATATAGCTTTTGTTGTAGCCAATATAATCAACTCCTTTCATACAATTATTTAGATGTCCAAAGTATAAATTAGACAAAAAAGAAAGGGTATGTGTAGCACATACCCTATTATTTTAAAGATCAGAATTTCCGGTGAAAAATCGTATAATATTATTAACACCTTCAATTTCTTCCCAAGTAGGTTTATTAGCAGCTTTTAATAATTCTTCTAATTTAAGCCTCATACGACTAGCAGGGATTCTACAATCTGCATATTTAGTTACGTCTATCCCAGCCTTTAAACCTAAAGCGATCCAGCCCATTTGTGCTGAATTGAATTTTGATTTTGCATAAATATCTACATTTAATTCATGATGAATTCCATATGCAATAACTACATATTGTTCATCATTAAATCCTAATGGGATATACTTCTTAATATGTATACGATAGCGTAAATGCTTTCTAATTCTCCTCATATCTTTCCAGTTAATATCTGGAGCACAATATTCTGTTACATCAACGCCTTGTGACATTCCTAATCTAATCTGATACATTTGATAGGAATTTAATTCAGGGTAAGCATACATACTTACGTCTAGTTTTGCTTCTAACCCTTCCCTAATTTGACACATTTGAGCCGCATTATACTCGATATTACTATACCAAGAAACATCTACCTTTGAAATCAAACCAGCTTTAATCTGTCGCATCTGAGGAGCTGTATAATTTTTATTATAATATAAACTTATATCTAACTCTCTAGCTGCTCCCTCTGCCAATTCAATCTGTTGATCTAGTGTTAATTCTAGATCATCATAAATTTGACCAATAATAGATTTTTTGTCATTCATAATATATGACCTCCTTTATTTTATTCAAGGAAATAATATATAATTATTTGACAAATTATACAAAAAAGAAAGAGGGCTATGCCTCTTTCTCTTCCTGTGGAAGGATATATGTTTTTCCCTTGAAAGGTTTTCCCTGTCCTTTCATATAACCCTCAATCCAAACCTTTCTCCGAACACTACCATCCTGATTACGATAGTATCTCCAGTGACCGCATACGTTAAAACTACAAGTAATATTTCTAGTTGTTGTTTTAATGTATTTAGAAAATGATTTTTTATCATTTATATATACTTTAATATCATCTCCTAAATTGACAACAGTACGTTTTTCCTCCTTATTCGTATTATTAGAATTTGGTTTTCTTTCTCCGCCGTTATCCGAACCTGTTTCAATATACGTCACTGATCTATTTAATAAAGCTTCATTAGCTAATATATTATTAAGTAAAAACCAAGATGTAAGAGCTATTGTGTATTTTATATCAAGTATCATTTTACTATTTGTACTATAATTAAAATACGTATTACTATCTTCTCCTAATAAATTCCTGTAATATAATTTAATATAATCTGAATTGAATAATCTATCTATTATGATATTAATTGCATTAGGTTTACCGTTACTAATCGGCTCGATTATATCAAACCAATTATATAGATTATTTCTATTCAGTTCGATATATCCATCGAATAATATTTTTGTTTTTTGGACACAAGTGAAAAAATGTAATTTATAATGTTCATCATGCTTAACAAAATGGATATATGAAAACCCGGAAGGGTTATTAGTTAGTACCTTTACAACACCACGAGGAACTATACTTTCAAACATTTCGTTCCTCATATTATCTGATTTTATTCTGCTATATTCTTCAAACGGGTTTATGGTATGAAGATCTATAACGAATAGATCTTCATACTTTAATTTAGCTGATTTTACCAAAGGCTCAAACTCAACTATCTGTTTTTCTTTGCCTACTATTTTTGCTACATTGTATTTCATTTTAATTGCCCCCTTTTATCTTATTAAACTTCAAAAGTGAAATGTGTATTATCTTTAAGAAGGACTTCCTTTACCTTACCAAACAACAAGGAATCATTAAAACTTTTCCAATCTTCTTCAGAATGAAGATCTTTGTACACCAATGTACCGGTAATACTATTTTGGGATAAGTGAAGTGTACCATCTTCATCAACATATGCCCAATTGATACAGAAGATAGATGCTTCCATTAAGAAGCCTACATCTCCGTTCTTTAAAACACAAAGACCTGCAAACTTTTCTGCCGGATAGAACTTCTTATCATGGTTATCAATGTAACCGCCTTTTGTTGCTACCGCATCGATACCTACCTGTAAAGTTTCGGATGTTAAATATTCCATATTATAAGTGCCTCCTTGACGCACATGTCTTTATCAAACCCCGTAGTATTATAGCTCTTTGAGCTGGATTGATAAAGGATAAGTAATTGTTTCTTCTTATCACTACTATAATATACATTCAAATTTTAAAAGATTTACACATATTAATAATTATATTTTACTGAGGAGGGTATATAATGTTTACGCAAATAATTACTGATGAGGAAGTCGTAGAGATTGCTAAAATTTATGCTGAAGATGAGACTGCTACTTTTAGATCATTAGCTGAAATTTTCGGATATAGTAAATCTACTATACATAGGATATTTAAAGAAATCCTTAAAGGCCTCGATGAAGAATTATATAAAGCTGTCAAGAAAAAGATTAGCCTTAATATAAAAATGCGTTCAATTAGAGGCGCCAAAGCCACACAAGCTAAATATGCTCGATTAAAAAGTAAATAATTTTTAGAGGAAGTCTTAACGGACTTCCTCTGATATTTTCGTCACATTAAAATAATACAAAATTAAAGAAAGGAGAATATAAATGCCTAGTATTGATTTTGAAGCTTTAGATGAGGATTCTAAAGTAATTGACAAAGTTAAAGATAGAGTATCTGGTAATGTAAAAGATATTAAAGTTGCAGCATCTACAGCTGCAATAGCAGCTAAGAATAACTTTAAAAACAACACTACTAAGAAACTTAAGATAAGTCAAATTACCAAATATTCAGATGCTTCATATTTTGGTAATGCTGAAAGATCTATGAAATCACATTCGACTGAAAAGAAGATGGATAAGTGTAAAGAAGAGATCGAGACTTTAAATGAACTTATTAAGTATGTGAAGCAGGAATTAATTACTGCGCCAAAAAATATATCTGCAGAAAGAAAGTTTGCTAGTGATGCAGTAAGTGCTGCTACTGGTGGAATGGCTGGGGATAGTATTGATTACAATAAAGATAAATGGAATCAGATTCTTGATGGATTACAAGATAATAAAAAGAGATTTGGAAAACTCAAAAAAGAATTATCTAAATCCGTTAAAGAATCTGCAAATTTATTAGAATGGTAGGAGGACAAAAGATATGCCTAGTATAGACTGGTATGGGTCTCCAATTAATGAGGCCTATATAGGAAAAACTAAAGATCTTCTCGCTATGGAAAAAGCTATCCATGAGATGAGAAAAGATCATATGGGAGATATCTACTTTGTTAATGTAGATGCTTCTGATTTTAATCGTTTAGCTGAAAAGGTTTTTGGATTTAGAACCTTTGCACTTAATATTTTTCCAAGTAATATTTATAATGCTTATACAATACCTGTAGATATTAAACTGGATATGAATTCTCTTAACACAAAAAAGAATAGCTTATGTGATAAGAATGGGTTTAAATATAAGAAAGAAGCAGGATATTGTTGTATAACAAATATATCTACTGGATTAATCTTCTCTGAAGAATTTACTGACGGGGAAGTCCTTGCTGTTATTCTTCATGAGATTGGACATAACTTTGCTTCTGTCGTAGATAAAGGAATAGGAGTAAATCAATTTATATTTAAATATATCTATGTGATTCTTCAGCTTGTAAATATTGCGCAAGGACAGTTAAGACTTGATATTCCATTAAATGCTTTGGATAACTTTAAAGTTAAAGTTGAAGAAATTATTAGAAATAAGATGCCTGGGCTCGCATATATTGTAGGGTTCTTCAGAGGTATAAAAGGTATAGCTTCTGACATATTCACCAATATAATGGCTCTTTTGGGCAAAGTATTTGGATATAATGTATATGCATCTGTAGTTAAAAAACTCACTCAGTTTATTTTCAAACCTACAGGATATACAAATGAAAAGATTGCAGATAACTTTGCTACTGTATATGGATATGGTCCAGAATTATCTACCGCTTTATCTAAGTTTGAAAGAAAGAGTGGTATTGTAACTACTGACTTTGTTAATGAGATTCCTGTAATTGGAGATATTTTAGAATTTAATACGTTGCCTGCAGAAATTATCTTATCTGCTTTTGACGAACACCCAATCTGGGTAGAAAGATCTGAAGACCAGATTAGATTACTTGAAGCTGAATTAAAGAAATCTAGTCTTGATCCTAAGATGAAGAAAGTTATTAATGATAATATTGCTGAGATTAAGAAAGCTCAGGATAAATACATGAGTATGCATGATGACATCCACAATGCTACTATCTATAAGAGAATGTGGTATTCGTTTATCTTTGACGTAGCAGATGGTGACTTTAAGCATAATGTATTCGGAAAGAATGATTTCAAGAATATTGATAGAGCTTTAGGAACACAGGAAAGTGCTAATCTTTTAGATTGGTAAAAAAATAAAGGGTATAGGAGAAATCCTATACCCTTTTATATTACTGCTCAGTATTCAAAATGAGTTCCTTTAAAGTATCATGAATAGTTTTCATATTAACCTCTAATAACTCTAAAGCTCTCTGCTTATCCTTACAGTCCTCTAAACCGAAAATGAGATTTACTTCATTTGTACCCATACCAAAATTATTTTCAGGATAACTCTCTGAATAGTTAAGTAATATTCCATTATCGACATAATCCTGATTACCTCTAAGATTATTATAGAGTCTGTCTGCTAAAGGTCTTACGTTTTTAGCATCCTCTGAATTCTTTGCGTCATTAGTTGTCTGAATTACGATATTGATATTCATAATCTATTCCTCCTCTTCATAAATAGAATCACTCTCATCGATTGTACAATAACCACGCTGCCTGTTAATATACAGACTAAACTGATTACGACCAGATGTGTAGAATCTTGCATCACTTGGGAGATATGCTGATAATAATGCTATTACTTCTCCTACAGTAGGATTAGACAAATCAATCCTCTCGATTAAATCTCTTGGACACTCTTCATTTGAAGTTCTGAATGTCTTAATAGGAAACTTAGCATTCACATCACTAACCAAAGAAACCTGTACATCGTGCACACATGTGATTTCTGGATGAGACTCTAAGTCTAATAAATACTCAGCGTGGTGCTCAAGTTTCTTTAATGCTTCTGCACTCTCTTTAGAATCTGTTTCAAGATTCACTTTTAATATTACTTCCATAATATTACCTCCTTTATTTTATTCATGAATATAATATATCGTTATAAAAAATAAAGGGTATAGGATTCATCCTATACCCTTTATGTATATTACTCTGTCTTGAAGATATTAACTCCTGCAATAAGAGTACCCGCAATATCCTCAACGTTCTGTGCTTTTTCTGCTACTTCTGCAATAGTAGAATTGAGCATTTCAATTGTAGCCAGTGTTTCCTGAGTAGCTGCGGAGTTCTCCTCGCTAACTGCAGAGAGGTTGGATACCATATCTACCAACTCTTTAATTTCTTCATCGATATTTATTACAATAGAATTGATTTCAGAAATCTTACTTACAGTAGTATCAATATCCTGCTCAAGACTTCTAAATACATCCTGAGTTTCTACGAGCTTATCTTTCTGAACTGCTACACATTCTGTAGTAGATGTGATGTTCTGAACCATAGCCTCATAGTTATTACTTAACTCTTCGAGAGTTGCCTCAATCTCATTAGAGGAAGCTGCAGATTGAGCAGCTAACTTTCTAATTTCTTCTGCAACTACTGCGAAGCCTCTACCGAACTCACCAGCTCTTGCCGCTTCAATAGAAGCATTCAGAGATAAGAGGGCCGTACGGCTAGATATACTCTTGATTGCGTTGATAGCATCCTTAATCTTTTCTACGCTATCAGACGTAACCGATACTTGATTATTGGTAGATTCAACATCCCCAACAATGGTATCATTGATATCCTGTAAACTTGCTAATGTATCTACTACAGTAGCCTTTACAGAATTCATATTTTCTGCTGCATTATTAAGATCTTCTACATTATCTCTGATCACATCTAATTCAGTAGACATGTTGCTAATCTTTAATGTAGCATTACTTGTTTCCTCCGCCTGAGAAACTGCTCCATCAGAAATGTCCTTAACGGATTTAGTAATTTCTGTAGAAGTTTTGTTATTTGCTTTAGCTGCCTCACCAAGATCTAAAGCAATATCCTTCAATATATCAGCTTCAACTTTAACGTCTCCAACAATTCGCTTAAGCTGATTGCTGAAGGTGCCTGTCTCATTACATAACTTCTGAATTTCATCTCCTGGATCAGTAAACTTGATTATCTGCTCCTGAGATAAATCATTATTAAGTAATGTGTCCATTGTACCCTGCATAGTTCTAAGATTTCTAGTGATTCTTCTTACAACTAATGCAGAAGTAATGGACATTATAAACGTGTAGAAAAGCGATGTTAAAAATATCGTTATCATCTTATTAATGATAATATAATCGATATTATTTTTTGGCTCTCCTGCAAATACTGCACCTACATACTCTCCATTCTCAAATAATGGAAGATAATAAACATAATACAGTTCACCATTTACATTTGCTCTTTTGTGGAAGTATTCTTCACCAGATGATACTATCTCATAAATGGCTGCATCCATTTCGGTATTGAGAGCACCATCTATTGTCGTAAGTGCCCTAATATTACCTTTATAGATGGTAATATCTATACCATTTGTTTCTTTAAATGCCTCGATCAATGTTTTTATATGTACAAGATCGACTGTTTTCAACTCAGTATTTATAGCATGAGCCGAAATTGATAATTTTTCTTCTGTGTCATCCTTCATAGCTTTACCAACTGACATCGCACTCAGGTACACAGTGATGATTGTTAAGATAAATAATGGCACTACTGCCAGCATCATGATTTTCTTAAAGATGCTGAATCTTACTTTGGTTTCTTGTTTCATTTCGGTTTCCTCCTTTGAAATAAATATTAGTGGATTTAGTTACTAGAATAGGTTATACCTAATTCTATTATTATAATATACAATTATAACATCGTAAATTTCATTTCGCTGAAAGTCTTACATAAAGACTTAAAGATTCTCTTTAAGAATCCTTCTCGTCTTCTATTGATTTCATCTGCAATCTTTCCGAGGAAGTAATTTCTCTCTGCATCACTATCGAAGCATCCCTTTAAATCGTCATCGAATTGATTGGCGAATATTGTTTTACCTCCACAATCAGGGATATCACATCTTAACTCTCCCCAACGTAATCGCACATAACCAACCTGGTTATCATGAGAATCAAGCACGTTATACTGTTCCGGGGAGATCTCACATGTCTGTACAAATTTTAATCCTTTTACCTTTAATACCATATTATTTTTCCTCCTTATCGATATCAAAATCTTTTATATACACATACTCAATTAGAGCTCTACCATCTCCTATGAGCATTGTTTGTAATATAACAATTTCTTCGCTACTGCTATAATCATGTAAGCGAGGTTTTACTTCGCTGAAACATAATAGATCAGCATCTAGTCTTTTAATCATCATTTTGCTATTTGGGTGGGACTTTCTTAAAGTCCCACTTACAGCATTGATGTCAAAGTTAAACTGATTGCTCTGCGAATAAGAATTAAACATAATTAGCCCTCCTCTAATCTTATATTTTTATCGGTGGTGATATCTTTTATGATATAACCTCCATCGTTCCATGTAATACACTTACGATATCCATTTTCTTCACAATGTTTAGCAAGTTCTTCTGGATCATTTCCATATGCAATAATTACCCAACCATCATCATTTGAAAATGTGCTACCCATTGGATCGTTGTAAAAATACTCAGCCTTATATTTAAAATTGTCTTTTATAAATTTATTTAAGACGTTTATATTGAGTATTGTACTTTCGCCGATTTCTAAATCGAGCTCTTCAAAACTAAGCATTACTATCGTCCTCCTCTATATATTTAATTCGACTTCAAATTCAAAATCTTTTTCGTAAACAGTAAAACCATTGGAAATTTCAATAGCACCTTTACCTTTACCAAAAACATCATCCTCTGTTTCTTTAATGACTTCATCTCTATCATCAATTGGATAAACTCCAATTCTGTAGCTATCACTATTATATACTAACTTAGCAACAGTTTCAATTGAGAATAACTCATTGCACTCTTCTACAGATAACACACTGAGGTCAGTTTCTTCTCCTGTTTCAAGGTTTAATAAAACCCATGGAGTAAGTTCTCCTTTACAACGACAATCTAATTTATTTTCGTTGTAATTAATTTCACCTGAGATATCCAAAGTTAATTCAAATCTTTGGTCATCTTTTTCGTACCGTACCTTCATCCAATCAGGTACATAACCAATACCTTTTTTACTATCTGCCTCTGCATATAATATCATAATAAATTACCCCCTTATTCTTCTTTTATTACGGCACTTTTCGCATCTACAAGGTATATTTAACATCCTTGCTTTGAAGTAATGTACATTGCTTGCAGAAAGTATAAACCACTCTCCACAATCTTTACACTTACGTAAAAGTAAATCAGTATCTTCTTTTACGTCAGCTTCATTTAACTTGCAACTCTCAGTTAAATTTTTTATAGTTGTTTCTGTTCCTTCATAAGTTATAGCCCATTTAACAGGATGATCTGTATATGCAGTACAAACCTGTGATTTGACATTTTCGGCTACAAATTTCTCTCCGTCATAATAGACTTTATATCCTAGCATAGTAGAATACCTCCTTTATTTTATTCATATTTATAATATATCATTAATTAAAAATTAAGGGAATAGACCATTAAGTCTATTCCCTGTGTTTTATAATCGTACCATATCAGTACGAAGTATGCGACCTGTTTCTTTGATATTGATGATTTTAGCACCACCTGAGATGGAGGAGCCTTCTGGTATCTCAGAAACGTTAATTTGAATTCTTTCCTTTTCTGTAGTGACCATAACAGCGTCGTTTAGATGCAGTCCGTAAATAGAATGGATCTTATCGTTACCTGCAAGCTTGATTACATTAGAACCTTTTCTTCCTCGTAACATTGGAGCCATTGCTACCTGACTAAATCTATTTACTTTACCCTGTTCTGTAATAACTACGATATCTGTAGTATCGGAAGTGATGATAGATAATCCATCGATTATATCAGCATTCATAGATCTATTACCTTTGGTACTTCTCTTAAGATGAGGAATATCATCGATCTTTAATCTTAATGCCTTTGTATCACTATAAACAACTACATCAGACTTAGAAGATATAATCTTTACGTCTGCTACTGTATCACCTGGATCAAGCTTAATATAAGCAATGCCAGATAATGTAGCACCTAAGATGTCTTCTATATCCATTTTCTTAATTAATCCAGCCTTAGTTACAACCACGATGAAATACTTAAGCTGCTTATCTGCAAAAGTCTTTACATCTGGCTCATACATAACTGAATTGATATTAGATGTCATATTTTTATTAAGCATTCTAATATCTGTTCCAGCACTTCTCTTATCAGTGAATGGAATCTTATGAATAGGAATCTTAAATACTTTACCCTGCTCATCAAAGACAATAAGGTTTTCTATATTGTCACCCTTGATAGCATACTTAGCAGTATCACCAGCTCCTACTGTTACGTTATCATTTAACTGAAGCTTCTTAACGAAGTTCTTTTCAGTAAATATAACTTTGAATTCACCCTGAGGAATATCAGTAGCTTCTGCTGCAGAGATTAATCTTCTTCTCGGAGCATTGCCATACTTCTTTTTAATTTCCTCAAGTTCCTGAATAATTTCTGTATCGAAATCTTCATGAATAATCTTATCTGTTAAGAATGCCCTCTTCGTTTCAAGCTTATCGAATTCGTCTTTATAATTAGTAAGTGAGCCCATAGATAATTGGCTAACCTGTCTAGTTATAATGAACTCCGCCTGAAGAGGAGTAATATTAGTTTTCTTAACGATATAATCAATTACGTACTGCTTATCATTTCCTTTATACTTCCGGATCATAGCAATAATATCATCGATATGGCCTGAGGTAAGTACTTTGATAAATGCATCTAACTGATGTAATCTTGTCTTAACTGGTTGTAACCTATTACAGTACAATCTGAACTTAGTTAATTTTCTAAATTCGATGAAAGCCTGTAAGTAGCTTTTATAAGACATTCTCATTAAGTTGATTCCGTCAAGTACTTCAAAGTTTACTCTACAAGACTGCTCTAAGTCAGTCTTAGAATAAAGTACCTGCTTAACGAACTCTGGATCTGCACCCTTCTTAAGAACGAGTACATATCTCAACTGATCTGGTGTAGACAAATCTTTATCTTCTTTAACCTGAACCAATTCATTGGTCTCGATTAATTTATTGATCTTATCTTTGATATTGTCCAAGAAAACCAAATCTGGCATAGATGTAATTTCTAAGGCAGGGTATCCATCACTCTCGATGATATCAATTCTACCTCTTACCTTATAAGTACCAAATCCCTTATTACAAATCTGCTTCCAGTTAGTATCAATAATATCACATCTCATAGAATGATCCGGGATAATTACTACAGAAGCATTAGGATTCTTAATAAGTTCTATTGTTGCATCGATAACCTCATTAATATTATGACGAGGTATCTCTACCTTTAAACCAGAACCAATACCGAAAGCTCCGTTGATCAATAAGATCGGAACCTTTGCCGGTAAGTATTCTGGTTCAACAGTTGTTTCATCAAAGTTCTTAATCCAGTCTACAACTTTATCTGTTTCTCCAAGTTCAGCAAGCATACACTCTTTTGCGAAATCAGATAATCTAATATCTGTATATCGCATTGCGGCTGCAGGGTCACCCTGGAAAGTACCGAAGCTGGATTCTGAATATATCAAAGGGATATTAGTTTCGAACCAATTGACCATCGGTTTAATTGCTCCGTAAATACCACTATCACCATGTGGGTGAAATTTACCCATTACCATACCTACGATGTTTGCGGACTTAGATAAATGATCAGTCGCACCCATCTTCTGCATGGTGTATAAAATCTTTCTCTGTACAGGCTTCTGCCCATCTTTGTAATCTGGAGTTACACGAGATCTACTAATATAAATAGCATATTTCTGAGTATACTCCTTATTAATTTGGGCAGCGTTTACATCAATGTATTTATCTTCCATAATACACTCTCCTTTACTTTAATTAATTATTAGTTTACTTCTAGTCATTTTTATAATATATACTTGACAAAAGATTTCCCTGTAGAGCATTAAACCCTACAGGGAAAGTCCTTGTTTTACTCTTCTACACTATCTGCTGTAGTGTTTACCGGTTCAATATCAAGACCAATGATAGTCTTAACTGTACCCTTGTTGTCAACAGCTACTCTTGCGAAGATAACTGCATCACCTAAGTTTTCGATAGCCTTTACATAGCTATTTCTAACAGCTACTGTAAAGATTTCACCATCGATGTCATAGCTCTTAATGTAACCAACGTTGGTATAACCATTACCTCCACCCATATACTGTCTATGTACATATACAGGAATAGAGATAAGACCAAAAGGAACCTTATCAAGGATATCTAATAAGGTATCTCTGTTGTACTCTTTGAGATTAGTAGCATTAGAAGCATTGAGATAGAATTTCATATCTACTGTCTTCTTTACTACCTTCTTCTCCTTCTTATCGTTTTTTCTGTTGTTGTTCTGAGTCTTGCGTGTATTAGCCATCGCTACATACCTCCATTAAAATTAAATTATTAGACGCTTTTAGAATCACACTCTGCATCTTTACAATTATGTCATAGGTATGGTAAATTTAAACAAAAGTCGTCGGGTACTCCCTCAAAGAGTACCCGACATTTGTATTTGACAGCCATAGACTGCACTTTTCGTTCTTACAGATTTTCCAACCCCACTTTGTTCAACTGGTATCTTTGCCGAATTGTTTCTCCTAGAACTACTTACTATTATGTTGTAAAAAATTATAAAGTTAATATAAGAAAAATAAAAAGCGGTGTAGATATACTCTACACCGCTTCCAATTATTTTTGCATTGTTCCTAAAACATTTCTCCTTAATTTTAATCCATTACATCCTCTTTGCTAACTTTAACGTCTTTGAGAAGTAACGATCTATCGGATTCCATTTCTCTAATGAGCTGGATTTCCTTCTTTAAGTCTTCGATATTGAAACGAATATAATTTCTTCCAATACCAGGTTTTGTTGTACTTTCTGCTAAAGCAGTATCCTTCATTTCACCAAGACCTTTATATCTATTGATATTGGCTGGTGCGAAGTTATCAAACTTAAGCATGAGTTCATACAACGTAACTTTCTGACCATCAAGAATATAATACTCTTCAGCCTTGCTAATATATGTCATTACGTCTTTTACAATCATACGGAAATATTCGTTGATAAATAAAGACTTAATTCCTTCACCAACAAGGCCATCAAGATAAATCATACTACCTTCCTGAGTTACAGTTACGAACTTATATTCCTTTTCGATTGCCTTCTTAAACTTATCAAATGGTAAGTGTAATCTAAACAATACGAATTCCATAAGTTCTGGATTAACTGCATTAATATCAGACACAGATCTTAAACTTTCAAGATAACCATTGTTATTATATAACAGAGAGGTTATCTGTTTATCTGTATACTTCTTGCCAGTAGTAGCATCCTCTAATCTGCACTTAGCACTAAATTGAGAAGTTAAGTACTGAGAGTATGCAAGTCTATCTTTGAAGTATAATGGCTCCTTACCCTTCTCTATAACTCTGTACAGAGGAGGTGTAGCAGCAAATACTCGTCCATGAATAATTAATTCTGGACAATACAGGATAAAGAACTTCAATAACAGAGATGCGATATGATCACCATCGACATCGGCGTCTGTTAAGATTACAATTCTCTTCCATTTAACTGCATCAATATTACCTTTATTCTTATTATAATCTTCATAGATAATTCTAAGAATAGCGGATACTTCTGCATTATTAAGGAACTCAGATTTCTTAGTGGTAAATGCATTCGGCAGTTTACCTCTAATCGGGAATAATCCCTGAGATGGTTTATGTCTACTATTCATCAAGGAACCTCTAGCGGATTTACCCTCGATAATGTATAACTCCCATTCCTCATCTTTCCAAGAACCAGTAGGCTTTACATACTGTTCTGGCATACCCTGAGACAGAGAATTAGATTTATAGTTATTAGATAACTTAACCTTTTCTCCCTCAGACTTTAATCTGATTTCACAAATCTCTTTAAAGAATTTACACAGCTTCTGAAGATCCTGTGGATTCTCTTTAGACCATACTTCTAAGGATTTGCTTACAAGTTCCTTGACAAAGTCGTACATATCGGCATTGTCAAGAATCTCCTTGGCCTGACCCGAGAAAACCGGTTTCAAATGAGCTACAGAAATAATAGCCTTTAAGCTAGTTCTGATATCTGCATTTATAACACTAAGTTTCTTGTTGTTGGCAAGGTAAATCTTATTCATGTAGTTTCTAAAGAAATTGCATAATCCGTCCATAAATCCGTCCATATGCGTACCCGCAATAGTAGGACAGAAGTTACTGAAGGAATTAATATCTTCTGATGTAAGATTACTTGTATCATATGTGAAAGCTATGTCTGCTTTCATGATACCAGTCTCTAACTGCATAACTACTGGTTTGATTAATGGTTTATTAGTCTTAAGAATTAAGTCTGTAATAATACCATCTTCATTAACCATAGTTTCTTTAATAGCTTTACCATCCATTAAGATACCGTTAAATTCAATAACAGCACCAATTTTAATTAATGGTAATAATCTCTTGATCAGACCTAATACGTCTGCACAAGTTGTTGTAATCTCACCCATGATTTCATAGGATGGGTGAAACATAATAACGGTTCCCTGTTTACCTGGGTTAGGTGCCTGCACCTCTCCCTTATCCCAAGGTTTACCGTCATAGAATTCAATATGTCTTGCATCTCCTAAGATATAGGAGTCTACAATAAACACATCACTTAAAGCATTGGTTACTTTAGAACCAACACCGTGTAAACCAGAACTGAATTCACCTTCCTTCTTTATATAGTTAGAAGATGTGTTCTGGGAAGTTAAGATTCTTATGATATGGCCGAAAGGTAAACCTCTACCATTATCTTCAATAATAACAGTATGATTTCTTTCATCATAAGATACTTTGATACTTGTACATGGAGAATCCTTCTTAACTAATTCGTCGATTGAGTTCTGAAGGATTTCTCGAATCATATTGATGAAACCTTTGTTTCTCAAATATCCAATAAACTGACCAGGGTTCTGTCTAACCGCATCTACGAACTCTTCAATCGTTTTGATAGAGTCTGCATAATTCTTGATGTTTTCGATCATAGCAGAATCCTGGATAACATTATTCACTTCAAGCTTCTTGGCCATTATATTCAACCTCCATTTATTTTTACTTACTTTTAAGTTGGAATAATGGTTATAAAAAATATTGTACTTGTGACATTAGCAAAACAATTAACCAGGGATCGTGATGACCCCTGGTTAATTGAATACGTACTATACGTTAAGTACCTTAGAATTTGTCACTGCACCTTCAGCTGGCTGATTCTGAGCCTGAGCAGGCTGAGCTGTCATAGCTGGCTGCTGTGCTGCGCTTGGATCTACGCCTACACCACCGAATGGATTAACGCCCTGAGGCATCTGTCCGGTTATCATAGGCTGTGGCTGATAGCCATACATCGGCTGCTGAGCCGCTGCATTTGGATCGTACATTGGCTGCTGCATACCCATCATCTGTGGGTTGTACATAGCCATTGGATTTGTAAGCATTCCTAACATAGCGAATCCTCTCTGATTGTTCTGATCATAGATTGGATTGCCCTGTTCCTGCTTAGCAAACTCATTACAAGAAATCTCATAAAGCTTAGGAGCTTTCTTGAGTAATGGGAGCATAGCAAAATACTGCTTAGCTACACCTTCTGGAATTGTTAAATACTGAAGCTTAATGGTCTGAAGAATATCTTCCATAACCTTAGCTGCGCCTTCAACATCCTGCTGAGTCCAATCTGCCTTAAAAGTCGCACCACAAATCGGGCAATAAAGTTCACCGCTAGCTGTAGGCTGCACCACAATCTTGTTTCCTTCCTTGTGAGTACAAGCGGATGCAAGCATTTCCATCGGATCTACTGCCAGACTAAAGGATGGTCCCTTCTGTCTAAGCTGATTGATTTCCTGAGCTGTTAAAGGCTGAGTCATTGGAATGGTTCTCTGCTGACCATATACCTGAGCTCCTGTGTTTACTCCGTAAGGTGTGAAATAGTTGTTACCGTTCATAATAATGTACCTCCATTAATTTGATTTTTATTTTATATGAATAGCATTGATCTCTATTCAATACTATTATATATTATTATTTTAAAGTTTAAAGAGTTGTATTTTAATACTTACTCTCATTCTGATCAGATAATACGTTACTATAGTATTTCTGAATCTTAGCAGCTCTTTCGGAATCGAATTCCTTACCTCCGATGCCATTAATAGCTGTCATTGTAGATGCAGTTTCGTCAACTGGGATGAAGTATGAGATACTTCTGATATCCTCATATCCGAAACTAATTGCTTCGATTTCTCTCTGCTTCTGAAAAGCAGGTTCTGCAGTAGGTCTAATTACATGTACCATCTGTAATTCATCGTTCCATGTAATTACATCTGTTAGAGAATTGACAATCTGGTTATTGTCAAAGAATAACTTAAAAGGACGACTGTCCTTCTTCAATGCATCTCTCAATGCAATCACGCTTTCTCCTAACATTTTTCTTTCCCTCCTTTTTAGCATAAATATAATCTACATACTTCCAATAGTATTTAGGAAGGTTGTAGACTGTTGTACCAACATTATCATCTTTCGCAATAATAAGTACATACTTCTGATAGATTATGGTATAATATCCTTCTCTGGACACCTTCTCCATATAATCTCTCAATTGTTTGTTAGTGACATCTTCACATCTGATGCCTTTTTCAATAGCTTTCTCAAGAAACTTATCCTGAGAGCCATGTTTGATATTGGCTCTCTTGGTAAGTCTCTTGGTCATATGATCAGACCGTTTAATTTTTACATTACTATCCAAAGGCATTACTTGACTACTACAGGTTATACTTTAAGCGATTCTGATTAATCTGAGCTGTAGCCACATTCAGAAATTCAAGATCGCCAGAGTGTATAGCCGATGTAATTGCAGTCATAATAATGTTATAAGCCTGTAAAGTTGCCTGATCATTCATAAGATTTTCCTGAATTAAAGTTGGAGCAATTCCATACTCAGGATGCTTTAATAATTCTTCCTCACCCTTAGATCTAACGAATGCCTGGTTGAGCTTTGTCTGACAAGCGATAACTGCATTGTTAGCGAAATGAGGATTCAAGAATACCTGACCTTCATATGTGATATCGAAATTACCCATTGCGATATCTCTGAAAGATCTAATAGCATCTTTCTGCATATCCAGTGGAGTTCTCTGGTTAATATATAACTCAATATCTCCCTGGAAGTTCTTTGCGATGGTGTCTTTAAGATTAGATGGTCTCTGTTTCTTATTAGCACCGCCGGTTTGTTTCTTAGCCATATTATTAGCCTCCTTTAAATTTTTATATATCTTCACCCTCTACAATACCACCACTGGTGACATTGATAGGAGTGTGGATATCATAATCTGTATTGCCATACTGAGCTGCATATTCATCCTCAGAATCCCCAACTACATAGTCTTCGATATCAAATCTAGCTCCATAGTTAGTAGAATCATAGAACTCTTCCATATGCTTCATGAACTGGTAAAGATTAGCTTCTTCACCAAACTTACGTCCTTCGACTAAGATGATAGATTCTTCTACATCTACGCCGCCGGCTTCAATAGTACTCTTGCAGTTTCTATAAGCTTCTGTTCTACCTTCAACTTTAACCCAATCAGTACTACCGTCATCATAATAATAACAAATTAAATATAACCGCATTTCAGGCGGCTTCTTAGCCTCTTTTTCTTCGTTAGATACTTTAACGATAGGCTGAATAACTTTTCTTGGATTTTCCATTTTATAATCTCCTTTAAATAATTTATATTGAGTTGATAATTCTATATCAACTCAATATAATAATATATATTTATTCATTTGTTTTAATTAAAATAATACTCAACTGAAGCTATATCCATTTACATACATCTTAGGACGTCTAATTACATAGATAAGACCGTTAGAAAATCTAGTAGCCCCTACATAATTAAGCTTCTTATTGATCGCTGGATTAAGGTACTCCTCAATATAAATACCATTACAATACTGAGCACCCTGAGATATATGGGAAGTTACTGCATAAGCGAACTCAAAGCATTCTCCTTGTTCAAACTTATCATTCTTAACCTTCTTTCTTATCTCATTATTACCAGTAAAATACTTGTAGTTACAGTGTATGTCTTTGAAGGCTGTAACCAATAAGTTAGGCTGGAAGTCTATGGTAAACATCTTCCCATCAAATCCAGAAAGATCTGGGAAGTTATTTACTGTACCCACCAACCCATTAGCTAAGTTAATACCATCGGATTGAATAAGTCTATTATTCTTTCTGCATACGACTCTCTCACCAAATGTAGGTAATTCTGAATCTACACCAAGAATCTGATTCCTTACTCTCCTATTGATTGTTTCTCTGGTATCATTCTTTCCACATATTACAATATCGGACTGTGCTATCATCATATCGTTCATTTCATCTTCATATATAACAACAGCGTCACCGTAATATCCTGGGTATATAGGAAGATCCTGTCTAATTCTCTCTTTCAGATAGATGATACCAGACTGCCTAGCCTGCCTCATAATCTCAGTAAGATAGAATATCTTGCTAGGATCTGTAAGATATGCTGGTTGACCTTCTACTGGCGGTAACTGATCTACGTCACCACATACAAGGACTTTTATACCATGCATTTCAATGTATTGTTTAAGATATGAAGGTACACAGTATCCTTCATCAATAATGATTAACTTGATACCATATAACTTCTTAGGTTCGAATTCTAATCCCATAACTGGACGGTTTAAATACGTATTCATTATGAGATTTCCCTCTACATCTTTTCTTACACCCTGGACTGGGTTGAACAGCCCAGAGTGAATAGTAGAAGCATTTACTAAGCCTTTTGTTTTTAAATTAATAGCTGCGGCGCCAATATAAGCCATAGGTAATATTTCTTCCATAGATAAACCTAATCGCTGTATAGCCTGCATCAAACAGAACGTCTTTCCAGTACCTGGGCCACCAGAATATTGGAATACAAGTTCGGATGAATGAAAAAACCAATTGTATATTGCTTTAAGTAATTTTTCTTGCCCTTCATTCGGCGTTATCATAATAAAACTCCTATCTATTTCTTTTTTGTAGTTTTAGGTTTCTTAACAACTGGCTCAGACTTAAAGTCAAACTTAGATACATCTTCTCCAGATTCATTTATCTGACAAATAATATCCATAATTCTTACAGACTCATTATGATATGGATTGGATTCTAATGTATCGTCTCCTGTCTTAACCTTTAGAATTTGTTTGTCCCCAGGGCCTGCAGTATTAACACAGATATCAACTCCTCGTAAACCTTCGTCTTCTAACTTATTAGAATAATATCCAAATAAGAAATTCATAAGCTTAGGGTTATTCAAAGGATCATAGTTAATCTCATCTTTTGTTGTTCTAGTTACAGCCCCATAGTTATATTTGAGATATTTACCTTTCACTAAAATAGGCATTCCACTTTCTTCGTCTACGATATGACTATCCTCGTCAATATCCAGACCAATTTCTTTTAAAGTTAAATCTCCAAATTCAATAATATCTTTATTTTGCATAATAGCGTTCCTCCTATTGATTTATGATTTTAACACCTTAATAAATGGAGGTGTTAAACATGAATAGTTTTAATACGACTAATAATAACACTCAATCTCTTAGGCAAGAGATTGCAGTATTACAATCAGATGTAAGTAAATATAAACCTGGAAAAGCTGAGTTTCTTATCCCAGCATTATCTATTTCCTCAGGTACATTTACTAATAAAACAAATATTAAATTAAACAATAAAGATTCGTCCTCTTCGTTAGTTTCTGTAACTACGTCTGATACAATTACTTTAGATATACCTAAAGAATTTACCAGATACTTTAGTACAAAAATTGTAAAGAAGGGTACACGATTCATTGTTTCGTTTATCGGCGGTGATATAACTACCGCTAGAATTACTGGATGTTTCGATAGATATTAGGAGGTAATCATATGGCACTATCTGCACCATCTTCACCTGCAAAAACATCTACCTTAGAAGAATTTATAGCTCTTTCTTCTAAAACTATAATCAGTTATAGAAACTTATCGTTCGTTGAAAGAATTGACGACCAGCGAGAGTTCGCTATTTGGAATGTCATATCTGACTATGAACGAGAGCTTAAAGCTCTTTCTACTGATGTTGAATTATCTGATGAAGAGTACCGTAGATATGCTTATAACCCTAAGGTATTAGCATATGATATATACGGCTCTACAGAATTATTTTTTATCATCTTAGCTATCAATGGAATTTGTACAGCTAAAGAATTTAGTGATAAAAAAATTAAACTTATTAAGGCAACAGATCTTGAGGAAGTTATCCAAATGATCTATAATGCTAATAAACAAGATATTGAAGTATATAATGAAAAACAGACTTCATCTGAGGACTATTGGTGAAAACCAGTAGTCCTCATAAATTTTGTTTAACAAGCTATCTTAATAGGTACAATAGCACGCTTTTCTAAGCTGCTTATTGAATTGCTAGCACTAATGCTACCAAATAGATTTCCAGAAGTATCTGGAGCTGGCATTAGTGTAACGTTATCATAAGCCACAACTTCGTTAGCGTTTGGATAAGAAGATCTTCCAGATAATCTAGGAACATTTTCTAATTCCATAGTAAGTTTATAAGCAGGTACCTGAGCATAAGCATCTTCTACCAGCTTAATATCATTACCTACTTGATATGGTTGATGTATACAATGTATTGGGCTAAGGCTTCTAAATCTAGCCTTAAGTCTATTAATACCTAAATGCTTATGATTATTCTCATCGTACTCAACTGCGATTGCAAAAGCGCAGTCAATGTTTTCAAGCATAAGCATAGATTCACCAATATTCTGTCTACCAAACATTCTTACGATATCAGCACTATTGGTTTTACCTTTCTTGTCATCAACTTTACCAGCAGCATCTCTATTTAACTGAGATGCTGTTATTACAGGGACATCCATAATAGCAGCAAATGTTTTAAATTCGTTTACAATATTACCTAATTCAATTCTTAAATCCCCGTAACTATTATTAGCCGCTTTGATACGTTTTACATAGTCCTGAATAAGACAGATTACTTCTTTACCCTGGTAAGACAACTCGTCTACCAAAGTGTATAAATATGAAGTATCTACACTATCACCAGGTACATATACAATTTCAATATCAATTGGGTTGAAGTCAGATAAACTAAGACTACCCTTAGTACGAAGCATTTCATACACTTCTTCTTGAGTATAATTAGTCATGAGTTCATCTGTTACAGCCATACTAAACAATCTTTCTATAGTTTCTCTTACTGTATTTTCCATTGTTAAGAATAATACACAAGGCCTCTTAGTAGGATCTTTAGTTTTATATCCTTTATTGTATAACTTAATCTGGTAAGCTAAGTCTAACAATGTGGCAGACTTACCTTCACCCGGAAGACCAAAGAACATATAAGTTCTTCCCGCTTCAAAGCCACCAGCTGTCATCTCATTTAATCCAGCTAATCCACACATAAGTTTATTAGCAGGACACATCAATTCAGAATGAACTTGATATACAACGTCTTTCATTACAGCTTCATCAAGAGAGAATCTCATATCCCCTGATGATTTCATTTTAACACTTCTTATTTCATTCTGAGCTTCATTTATAACTCCTTCAAACTCTGTGACATATTGATTCATTTCTGAAATGTCACAAGCATCTATTTTATTAATAATATCTAAAAGTTTATGTTTATACTTTATTACATGAGCAGCTGCTAACTTAGATCTTATAAGTTCGTTTAGCCACTCAACTTCATAATTATTTAAATCCCCAGCCTCTTTGATTCCATGTGTAGCAATAACACCCAATGAATTTTGAATGTGGAGATAAATCATTTGAGAATCAGTCAAATTCTTATCAAGTCTAGCTTCTAGACCACTCATGATAAACTTTATTCTATTAAGCTTCTCTGGCTCAATTCCATAAGGTTCAATATCTGTTCTATTCATCAACGCTCTAAGCGTTGTTACATCCGTTCTCTTTATATTCCTATTTTCACTTAATACATAGGAACAAAAATAATTTAGCACTTCTAGACTAAATTTAAAATCTACTTTCTCACCAGCGTCGGACCTTCCAGAACGAGGTGAATATTTTGCTCGTCTGTCTCTGTTTCTGTTAGCGTTCATCTTTATAAGCCTCCCTTTGAGATTACTAAAGTGTTCCTAATAAAATTATTCCCAATTTTTAGAAGTCTTCCTAAAGTGTCCTGAATAGGCAAAATTAAGAGAGTAATTAGAAATAATTACCCTCTTATTCTTATTTGCATTATAACTGGCACTAATCCTCTTCTAATAATTTTAATAATTCGTCACACGTAATAAACTCAAATCCTTCATTTTTATTTACATACATTACAAACTTTTCATAATCATTGTATGTATTGTCTAGAATAAAATCAAATTCTTGATATCTATCAGCAGTCTCTACATCAACAACTGTTTTTATTCCTTTTTCAAAGTTCTCGAATATTTTCACATTAGAATTATTTCTAAAATAATTCTTTATAATATTAATTCGATCTTGTTCGTTAATAGTAAACTCTACCCTTAAGTTATCTATCCCAGATTCCTTCAATTGTGTAATATAAGCAATTGCTTCTCTAGGGTCAACTTTAAGCATATGATCTAAATTAACTGTATCGTATCTAAATGATTTGATTGGTTCAAATTCCATTTTATGATACCCTGTATCTAAATCATGTAAAAGGATAATAAATCCTTTCTCTTCCTCCTCACCAAAACAATGTCTGATTGGAGTACCACAATAATACATATATCTTTCAAAACAGCCAGGGGTATGTACATGTCCTGCTATAACAGGTCCAGCACAATTCTTAAAACTGTTTATACTAAATACTGCATGAGAAGATTCTAAATCTTCTTTTACTGCACCATGAATAGAACCTTTAAGAGTTCCATGCATAACTGCCATATCATATACACCACTTCTGTCAAGGAAATATTCATAGTACTCTTTTCCTTTACTATATTCTTCTGGTATACATAATACTCGCTTACCTTTAATAAATTCAAATTTCATCTGTTCTATGATTCTAACATCGTAATCTGGATTGTTTAGATATCTATAAAACAGTTTGAGCTGATGTGCATCATGGCTAGATGTACCATGCAAAATAATTAATGTAGCATCCTTAGATCTACATAACTCTGCAAGTAAATCTATAAACATATTTGCATACATAACTACATCACTAGATGCTAAGTTCTTGTGATCAAATATATCACCGTTGATATAAACGGCATGTAAAATTCTTAAACTTTCTAGTTTAAGAATAAATTGTTCTCTTAAAATATTAAATTGTAATTTGGGGTCTAAAGCCCCGAAATGAATATCGGCAATATGAGCCTCCACTCTTATTCCTCTATTTGTATTTTTATTTATATAGATCTGTGAAATTGGTTTCATATTCTAATCACTCCTTTAATAAAGAGTTCACGAAAAAATAAAAAGTAATTAGACAAAAAATGAAGAAGGGGTTAAAACCCTTCTTCACCTATTCTATTGGAGAATAATACTCCAACAAATCCTACCAGTAGGTATATACCCATTATTACTGATATGGTATTATTTGCAGAGGTGATACTCTTCAATAATTCAAATAATATAACCCCTAAAGTGAATACGGCTATCCATCCTATAACTGTATTCATAACCTTATCAAATAAGTTACTTAACTTTGCTATCATACGTTTCCCTCCTGTTGTGAAAAATTAAAGAGGAGCATTACTGCTCCTCTTTCTTGTTTACCTGCTTATAGATAACATAGGATACATCTAACCAGATGAACCATGTTAATCCGGTCTTTAACCATGTTGGCGCCTGGAAAGCCCACCATGTGCACAGGAAATTATCCCATGCAAACATGAAAAGCCCATAAGCAAAAATTACTGCAACTGCAATCTTTAAGTATAAACCTAACTTAAATCCTGCTTCTTTTTCTGTTGCTACTGTTGTTTCCTGATTTTCAGTCTCGTTAATAGTTACGTTTTTTGTTGTCATTTCCATAATAATATCCTCCTTAGATATTTGAATAGTTTTTGTTTTGAGTATAATCTATATACTCTATTTCACTATTATAATATCTAATTAAAAATACGGAGTTTATCAATATCCACGGAACTTATTCTTCCAGTAATATTCTACTAATTCAGATACTGCATCCATTGTAATTGTAATAATATTGAGGAAGGTATTCTCTTCATCTACATTATCAATTTCTGCGGCACCGTCTCTGAATTTGAATCTTAAAGCTGGAGATTTGCTATCTCTGAAATCATTACTCTTAATAATTTCAATCCAAGAATCGTCAATCCATAATTTATAAATTATACAAAGAGATCCTCTTCTTATGTGGAAGCAAGCATCTGGTCTAATACTAGACGACTTATCTTCTGCTGTGAATAATATACTATCCTGATTCTTTTCCGAATTAGGATAAGAATATACATCAGCTAATACTTTGATGAAATGGAAAATTTCTAAAAGCATATTAAAGTTAGGAGAAGTTTTCTTCAATACTTTAATAAACTTTCTAAATTTCAACCACTCGAACAAATTAAACCCCTTATGCTTTCTAGCATATATTGGTTCTATGAAATAATTTACGTGATATTCTTCTTTTTTTGTCGGCATAATTTTACCTCCTGCTTAATAGTATTCATAATTGTTGTTACTTCGTTATGTATAATTTCCCTAATTTCTGTTTCAAGTGCTTTTGGTATTTCTGTCGGACTCGTATTCTGAATAGGGTAATTACCTTCTATTGTAATATACGCCTCTTTAGTCGTATATCTAAATTTTATTATATATTTGTACTTGACATAAATATCTAAACAGTGTATCCTTTCAAACTCATACCATCTAATATTACGATTATACATAGCAGAGTTAAGTCTAGAAAACTGTCCGATCAGCATAACTCTAAAATCTTTTAACAACTCTTCCAATGGCTTATTACGAATAATATAATTAATCTCCATTGGTATAGTGACTGTATCAAAATTGTATGAAATCATACTAAGAAAGCTTGCGCCGTTCTTATTCTTCATACTATTTCTATATTCTGAAATTAATGGCTGTAATGCTTTCATGATAAACCACCTTTCATATATTTATTAAAAGTCTTTTCTGTTTTATATAAATTATAATATGAATACACCAAAGATAAGAATGTCGTAGTACAATGCTCAATAAACTCATAATGAGATGGAATTGAGAAGTCTAACACATATTCCTGAAATGATGCTTCGTATTTGTTAAGCTGGAGTATAATTGACCCATGTAATTGGATACCATACTCAGTCCATAAGATATATCTATATGCAGCTAACTGAAGACAATAATTCATAGTGACATGATTAGAAGTCTTAAAGTCTACTAACCATAATTGACCATTGATTTCAACTAGCATATCATAAGTTCCACCGAACCAAGGACAAACTAATTCCTGTTCTGAGCCGACAACTTTAATCTCGTTGTGTTCATGAATCATATCCCACCATTTTTTAAATGCTAAGAATCCGAATTCTTCTGATAAACAAGTTTCATCGGCTAAGTATTTCTCTATTGCCTCATGCACTATCGATCCGATAGTAGCAGCTTCTTCCAAAGTAAGTTTATAGCTTTTATGTTTAAACCCTAACGAATTAGCCCAATTCATAAGAGCATCGTTATGGATACATCTACTTAAAATTTCTGTTACTCTAGGTACCGGTTTTCCATTATAAAAGTACTTATCACATTTCTCTATAACGATATCTGTCTCTTTCAAAATGGGAATCATAATATTTTCCATATTAATTATCCTCCTAATTTATATTTACCGGTGTAAGATTTTTATCCTACACCGGTATGTATTATTACTTCTGAGCTTCTGTAGGCTGGAAGTATCTCTGTGTTACTTCATTTCTGATATTGATTGTGTTGATAAGGGAATAATATACCCAAACCTTAAAGTTCTGCCAATCAATCTTCATCACTGTATTAGATGCTTTCTTGATCGCCTTAGGATTCTCGATATGCTTACCAATGAACCTCTTAACTCTATTAACCCAAGATCTCCAAGTTGTAAAGTGTACATTGAAAAGATCTACATATCCTTCTAATAACGAACATGCTTCTGCTTCATTTAAAATTGCTTCATCTGTTAAGATCTTAATAATTTCCATCATAACAGAAATTGTATAAGAAGATGCGGAAATATCCATAGCGAGAACTTCAATATTAGAAGGAATCATCTCACGAGGAATATCACCCTTAACTTCTCCAGATAAAATCTTGTTAGCTGCAGTCTTAATTGTTTCTACAATAAACTGCTGCTGCTGTTTCATAATTTCTGCCTGCATTTCAGGGCTCATCATAGTAGGCTGTCCTGCATCCATAGGCATATTCTGAATTTCTTCTAAAACCTTTTCGGTCTCTGGTGTATTACTTTCCTTAATATCCCAACGACCATCTACTTCTACTGCCTGGAGTTCTCCAGACTTACATTTTTCTCTTACTTCTTCAATAGTAAGATTGTGCTTCTCTGCATATTCTGCTGTTGTCATTTTAAATTACCTCCTTAAACTCTAATTAAGTTTATTTCTATGTTTGGGGTACCGTAATTGCTTATTTCCGAAACATTAAAGTAATTATAAAAAGGAGGTAGGAAATATGAAGTCATATTCTTCCACGTATTTGTATACAAAGTTCCCGAACTTTGAAAAGACAATGATAGATTTCATTATGAAATCTGACGAGATCGATAAGAAATCTGAAAAGTTTGAAGATATTAGATCTGATTTTAAGAGAAGACAGGTATCCAATAACTTAGTAAAAATTCTTGAATCTAATAGAGTTGTATTATTATATAACTCTTCTGGTACTATTAGAGCCCTTAAGACTATTGTGTCTAAGGATCTTAGAAATGGTACAAATGATAGGGTTGTGTATGTAGACTGTACTAACCTTATTAGTGTAAACAAAGAGACTGGTATGTATGTATGTAATAATATTAACGTATTGATCTCTTATATTGTAGATGCTATGGTAGCATTAGTTTATACCGAAAAAGAATCTGCTCTGATCAATAACCATGATATCAGAGAAACAGGTGCAACAGCATTTGCTAACTTATTTACTCATATCATCGATTATATCTGTAAGGTTTCTATTGCAGGTAATAATAAAGATAAGTGTAAATACATGGGTTCTAAATATTACTTAGTGAATATTTTAGGATTAGACCCTCAGTCTGATACTGTAACTACAATTAGTAAGAAAATCTCTGGATTATCCGATAGAGAAATTGATGTAATTAAGGTTCTTGCTGATGATGACTGTTATGTAAATATCAAGACATTCATCAATTCTGTAGCTCAGGTTGTTAAATACCCTAAGCTTACAATTGATATCTTCTTAGAGAAGTGGTTGTTTAAGTATGGTGAGAGTACAATGTTTGCTCTTGAATACTTCCCAGCTTTCTCCAATATGCTTACAGATGCATACGTAGGCGCTTATGTAAACAACCAGAATACTATCGAGCAGATTGCTAATAGAGATATGGTTGAGTTTACTAAGAAAATACTTCAAATTGGAGGTAATTCGTAATGAGTGAATCTAGGTTAGATAAAGTTATTAAAGACGTTGTATACTCTGCTCCTGGTAGACTTAGAGATATACAAAAGGGTTTAATACCTGCTATCTATACTGGTTCACTAGAAATAGTTGATAGATATACTTTAGACGAGGAACTTAAGAAAGATCCGAAGTCTACTATTATATCTACTCCTGCTATATTTAAAGACTATTATAAGAATAAGTACAAGCGTACTTTCTTTATGTCTTTACAAGAAGCAATTAGACTTAGATACACAGACCCATTCATGCTATTCATTGATGGGTCTCTTATCAAGTGGAGTTTAATCAACATTGTGCACGATCACAATAAAGACTATATTATAGTAAATGGTAAATATGCAGGTGATATTAAGATCATCTTTTTTAATAATTCTGTAAATTATACAGAGACCGGTACTATAAATAGTTCCGATTCTGTATTATTTTCATTTACAGACGATGGTCTTTTTACTTATGAAAATGGTACTATAATATTTTCTACCCAAAATTCAAATTTAAAGGTTGAGAATATTTACAAATTATCCGCAGGAACCTCTGTATCTAAATTACCAATAGATTACAAACATAGAGTATTCCCAGAAAACTTTTTTGCTTTCACTTCTGAGGGTAAACTTACTACAGCTGAGGTTACCACATTTCCTTTCGGTGTGTATAAGGTTACTACAGAAGAAGAGTTCTTAGATATCGTAGTTGTATATAGAGAAGATTTGGTTTATAAAACAGCTAACTCTCTCTTACCAGTAAATACTGGATATATAATAGATATGATTGAAAGTTATAATAATGGAGATACTGTTAAGCCTTACTTAGAACAGCTTATACAGGATATCGAATTTAATCTCGAATCTGGTAAGGATTGGGATTATAATAAGTCTGATATAATTAAGAGAATTTTGGAATACAATCCTCTCTTAATTAAGGACGCATTCCCTTCGAATGTAAGATACGAGATGTATACTGGTTTAGAAATGAAAGAAATTATAGGCGGTGAAACAGGAATGTTTTACGGTACTGTAAAAGTCTTTGGTTATAGTCGTATGTCTAAAGTTCTTATATTCATTAATGGTTTATGTGCAACCAATTATATTAAGCATTATTTAAACAAATTCGAATATCAGTTCATGAATCTTCAGGATGATGATGTTATTGAAATCATGTACTTTGAGAATATAAATAATGCTGCTTATACAGTAAAAATTTCTAAAGATGAACCATATCTTCCAACAGATGAGATCTCTTTAGATGAATTAGCAATCTTTACAACTGAGCTTGAGAATCCCGAATTCCCTGATATGGAACACTCTAGTTATACTGCATTCCCAATTAACTTCTCGATAGAAGATAAAAAGGTTGTGTTACCAGAGTTTTATTATGGAAAGGATATCATTATTACAAGCAAGAATAGATTTGCTTATAAGTTTAAAAATATTGGTACAGATTGTGTATCGTTTGAATTGGGTTCTGAGTTTGCATACTGTTCCGAAATCAATAGATACATTGTTTTTATCAATGGTAAAAAATTAAATTCTGATGAGTATTTTATTACCTGCATGAAAGATTCAAGACCTTTTTCTAAGGTTATATTCTACTCCAGATATTTACTTACTCCAGGTGATAGAGTGGCAGTTTATTATCTTCCTGCTGTTCTTGATGGATTATTCAATTCTGAGATGGTATCTGAAACTGAGATTGAAGCAATCTTTGATTCGGCAACTATCTCTTATGATATACCTTATGAAAGCTTCTTGAATGATGGTAATTCTATTCAGTTCTTAACAACAGATGGTGAACAGGCTAACGTTACTATGAATAATGATGGTACTATCACTCTCAATGATTGGACGGAAGAGACTACTATTATTATTAAAGAAACTTATCTGAATACACCGGGTGTATCGGAAAATGGTTATTATTATGCGAATAAGGATAAACTTCCATATCCATTAAGCAGAGATTTATTCTTTGTATTTAATAATGGTAAGAAGATTCCTTATCATCACTTAAAAGATATTGGTACTAATGTCATGGCTATAACTGAGAATATGGAGATTGGTAATACATTCTTATCTGCTTATCATATTCCTATTCCAGAATTAGAAGATTTAATGACTAAGTACTCGTCTGTATTAGATTCTGTTATTAGACTTTGTGACGAAGAAGAACTTAATAAGTTATTCAACATCTTCACTACTATTTCCTATGCAGAAGATATCACAGATCCTAACTACGATCGTACCACCCTTATCAATGAAGTTATCAGAGATAACTGGATGGCTCCTGGTGTTAACTATGGTGTACCTGTTACTTATGATTACTACAGTGATATGTTTGGCTATGAAGATAGCGAAGGAAATATTATTTTCCCTACTATGGATGCGACACTGGAAAACAGTATCATCTTTACAGAAGACGAAGAATAAAACAAAAAATAAAAGCGGAGAACCAATCAAGGTTCTCCGCTTCTATATGTAAATTATAATCCTCTACAGAGGCCGAATAATGTGTCGGCTGAAGCGACATCATCTTCTGGGTCATCATAATACCCTTCAACATAAAGAGCATCTCTTACTGTAGAACTAGGGTCATTTGCTAACAATCCAACAATATAACCTTGCTCTACTACAGCAGCTCTTACATTTGGATTAGAGTCTTTGGCTAAAATATCAAGTCCATAATTCTGTCTAGCCACAGCTTCCCTTACAGTAGGACTTTCATCATAAATTAATTCTTCTAACCCGTATCCTTCTCTTGCAATTAGTGCTCTTATTGTTACACTTTTGTCATGAATCAACTCATCAATACATTCACCGTTTAGCACCAAATCAATTTTTTCATCAATAGATAACTTCTTTAAATCCATTATACTACCTCCTCATAAAATGTTTGTTAAAAGTACTGTTTGTAAGTTATGACATAGATTCCTCTATATCATAATTATAATATATAAATGTATTTAATTTTGTAAAAAATAAAAGTTAGGGGACCGAATTGGTCCCCGCTTTATTTTAATCGTCAAGGTTACTAATAAAACCAATAAAATAGTTCTTAGCTAACTCAAAATCCTTTTTGGATAATTCATATATTTCATTAGTTCTTTCGACAAATCTCCTATATGCTGTATGGAAGATATCATCTCTACCATCAAAAGCAGATACTGCCATTGTTTGGTAAAGCTGATACATAGGACTACCCGGAGCAACATAATGACACATTTTCATGGCATTATAGAAACTACCCATAGAAAGCAATTCCTTCTTTTCTTCTTCCTCGCTTTCAATTGTGGTAGCCATGGCCTCGATGGTCTGTCTGATTACCTCATCCGGATCGTTCTTCATTAACTGCATTACCTCGATTACTACATTTCTTTTTTCCATATCTTTTTCCTCCTTTTATTATGCTGCTGAATATAATTCATACAGCGAGTGTTTAGCTAAATCAAAATCAATAGTCAATAACTTTTTAATTTTATTAACTATCAATCTTAATTCCTCAATAGAATCATGGAATATTTTATCATCTCCCATGATTGCTGACATTGTCAGCATAAGATATATTCTATGCAACGGACTATCCTTTTCAATAAAGATATTGCAATTCTCCATTGCACTGATAGAACCAAAACTTTTGAAGTAATCTTTCTGAGATTCTTCATTAGTTACAATCAGTTCTAACGAATCGACAATTTCTGTGATTACCTTATCCTCACGACCATAATGTAACATGTCGATGAGTTCCTTTAATAAACCATTTTTCTTCATATGTATAATACCTCCAGTATTAAGATAATTTATTCAAGTTTCTACAATTATAATATACAAATAATTATCTTAAGTTTTACAACCTATAAGAGGTATATATTCCTGGAACATTTAGATAAAGTTTAATTAAACGAAAAGGAGGTTATTCTAATGGCAGTTTTAGACCCTAATAAGCTGGGTAGAGTACCCGTAGTCCCATTGCCGTATTCTAGAAAAGAATTAGCACAGGGAAAAGAATTAATTATAGACTATCCTCATGGTAATATTTATATTGCTGACGAAAATGATCCTTCTATACTTTATAATATTACTGAAGATATTATTAAGCAAGTAGGTGAAATGGATGCATCTACTATGGATATCACCATTACATTAGAAAATGGTGATTCGTACCAGTTAAACTTAGCTGAGTTACTTGGTACGATTTATAATAAGATGATTACGACCAATACAGATGCCAGCGAAATAGCAGCTGTAGGACAGAATTTATCTGAATTAATTCCTGCATTAGCTGTAGATAATGAAGGTAAGAAGTTCGCTTTCGTAACTACAACTGATCAGGTATATTCTCCTAATGGAGAAACTGTTACCCAAAGATTAAAAGCAATTTGTAGATTAGGTATGGTAAATGCTTTTGTAGAAGCTACCGAAGATAATCAGATGAGCTTTCAAATTCCATACCCATTCGAAGAATTTGAAGAAGAAGGTAACTATTTTGAAGTATGTATCGGTTCTGTTATCGTAACACCTGATAGATACTCTGTAGAAAATGGTATATTAACTTTTGCATTAGAAGAAGATGCTGTTAAAAAGGGAAGGTCTGTTATGTTTAGATTCTGGTTTAATTCATCTACTCCTGATGCAAATGCTTTGTTAGTGATGGATGGAAGATATATAGCAGATAGATCTATTCCGACTTATAAGCTTCAGAATTTATCTAATGCTATAAACAATCCTAATCCGTATGGTATAGCAACATCCCTTGCAGTAAAATCGCTCTATGATGTACTTTCCAGTAGAATGAATAAGGTTGCTGGAGATATAGCATCATTTGTAACTTCTACTGGTACAGGAGATGCTTTAGTTGCTGAAATACCATATTTCTCTTTAAAAGATCAGCATGTAATTTATTTAAGATTACATGAAGCTGTACTTAATAATGCTACTCTTTCTGTTAATGGAAGTGAAGCATATCCTATTTATGTAAATGAAAATCCTATTACCGAAGGAGCTGCTGCTGGCACTATATTGTCTCTCTGCTTTAATGAAGTTTTAGGAAGATTTCAACTATTCAGCGATACTTCTAAATATAGAGTAGCATCCTATAATAGTAGTTATCATGCTGCTGCTGGTGAGTATATTATTAACTTTGAAATTCCTGAATTTAATCCATCTTTAGATAAACTTTCTGTTTATCAAAATAATATGAGATTATTCCAAGGAGTGAATTATAATTTAGGAGCTGATCATATTGAGCTCATAGATTACGTAACTGACAATAATGACTTTTTCTATTTTGAAGTAGATAGAGTTGTTCCGATTACTTTATAATAGGAGGTGAAGTTTTATGTCTATTAATAACAATGACAAGATTACTTCCCGAGAGTTATCTGATGAAGTATTAAATAAGATAGATTACTTAGGTACTACTAAGACATCTAAAGAATATTATGTAAGCGAGCCTGTTGGCACTTGGGAAAAAGGTCAGGTTATTCCAGCAGGTACTTTAGTTAGTGATATCTTTGAAGGTATATTTGATTCTTCTTATACACCTTTATATGTAAGCCCAGAGCTTAGATTTGATATAACTACTAGTTACGAAATAGGTTCTACGATTTCTCCAGTCATCATACCTACATTTGTACAGAATGATGGTGGTGAGGTTACTTCTTATAAATTATTCAGAGAAGTTGATGGAGTTGAAACTCAGGTAGTCGACTCATTAACTATCAATGGATATATTGAAAAAGGTATTACTACTGATACTATAGGAACGCTTGTTAAATATAGAGCAGTAGTTAGTTATAACGAAGGGTATTATAAGTACGATGAAAATAATCAGCCTATTGATGGTAATATATTAGCAGGTGAAATGGAAACTGTTGCTGAAATTATTTGCTATCGAGCAGCATTCTATGAAGCAAGTTTAACCTCTTCTGATCCAGTTACTACATCTGGTGAGATAAGATCATTGGAAAATAAGTTACCTAATAATATTGCAGTTGGTGATAGAATTAACCTTGTTTGTCCAGCTGGAACCACAAGAGTAACTTTTGCATTCCCAAGTTCTATTGGTTCTGCAAAGATTTTATCTGACGTATTAGGATATGATATTACAGGTGCATTTGTATTAAGTAATGTAACTGTGCAAGGTGCAAACGCTAATGGTAATACGGATTATAATGTATACACATATATTCCTGCAGTACCTTTCCCTACTGAAGATACTTATATCTTACTGATCAAATAAAATTACGGAGTACACTGTTCTAGTGTACTCCGTAAAATTTTTATAAAGTTGTATTATAAGCCCAACCTGAAATACAGTTCCAAACTTCTGTAATCTTTGCAATATCATTTGATACCATAGGGTTAATATATAACCATAATGGTAAAACTGTGGTATTGTAAGAAGTATCTATACTGTCAATAAGAGCTATTACTTTCTCTACAAATATACAATCCTGTCTATTTGCTTCGATTTGTGTATTAGAATTTCTAGGTCCATGTGATACCATTGGAGCGAGCCCAATATTAAGATTCGGATACGTATCATGAATGATAGTATACATAATCTTAACTGCTTCAACTGCAGTACTTATTTTATTATAGTCGGCATTAATTATAAGATGAGTAAGAGGATCACTATCATTAATTCCTATAGATAACAGATAGTATCTGATATCAAAGATATAAAAGTCTCCACTCTTATCACTAGATAATGCATAACTTAATTCATTCTTTGCACCTGTTTTTCTGTAACACCAAGCTGGATATTTCTCTTTATCTAAAGAACCAGCAATTCTCATAAATGGACTATGTCCTTTTGTGGTATCTATGCCTACCAAAGCTTCATAACTTTCTGTAATCTGCTTAGCAAACACTATACTACCTGGCAGAGATAAGTTATCTCTATATACATCTTCATGTGCAATGATACCAAACTTGTAGTCTTTATTAACTTCTTCAGAAGTATATTTAAACACTTCAACAGTTTTACTATCATTACCAGAATATATTGTATTTAAACCTTCATTGAAAGTAGCACCCAAACTTGGGTAAGATATATTACCATTAGAATCTATTATTGTAATAGTATTGGTGGTCAATCCTGCTATTGTCATAGAAGTCTTTAAAATAGGATTATTGTTAACTATATACAATTTATCCGTTAATAATAATTTAGTATTTGGGTTTAAGATATTCTCATCTACAATTGCTGCTAATTTATTAATACGACCTTCCAACGGCATTAACTTATTATCAGTATTAGACTTTGTTTTAAATCCATCTACTAATGTATATGTGAACGTATCAAGTATCACACAATTTTCTGGTAAGAAATTAGGATTATTGATAACACTTACCTCAAATATATTTTGATTAAATATTATCATAAAATAGCCCACTTCTTTTTTATCTAACTCAAAGCTTCCCTCTGGAACAGAATGTACTTCACCTGTAGTTTTATTAACACAATAAAACTTATCCCATTCTATACTATGAGTAGTCTTATCATAATTATACCCCCATAACGCTACATCGTAATCTGGAGTAGTAGTCTTAGCTTCTACACATATTAATGTAGGGTATGGATTATACGATAATATATCATTGGTCTTATCATAAGTAGCTATTAAAATCGAATTCTCTTCATTCAAATTATTAATAGTAAATCTATGAGTAGACGGGTTGTAGTATAAACTAATTATACCATTAATGTTTTTTAAATCAATATCCGGATGTCTTGTAATAGGATATGATTTATTATTAAATAAAATTGTCATATCACCTGGGAAGACAATTTTATTATTTGTATTAGATATTACGATAGAGCTTGGAGCAGAAATACTTAACTTGGATGGTTCACAAGAACAGTTGCTAACCCAAGAACTGTTTTCTAATTTTCCGTTTGCTATAATCAGATATCCAATAGCCATTGTATCATCAGGTATACTATCATCCAACACACCAGAAAATAACTTGGTGTATGAATTATAAGTAAGAGTTACAATACAATTATCAGTATAAGTTATAAAAGACGTAGAGTCTTCCTCGATAAAATATTTATCAAATCCGACACAAATATATGAGTCTTTATAAACTGTCAGTGCAATCGTCTTAGTTTCTGAATCTAATTCGATTTTGGGAGTTTTAGCAGATATAATTACCCCATTTAAGAGGTGTCTAATCGCTGTATCAATATTACTCATATTTAAACCTCCATTCTATTTTACATTACCTAAATGTTTTCGATAAATAAAGAGGAAGGTGAGCAAATTCACCTTCCTCCTATGCTTATTTAATATATGATACAGATGTATTGACAAAAATATTTTCACTATAAGTGCTATCAATTAATACAACTCCATCACTTCTTATAATCATATCCGCAAGTTCTAACGTACCTGCTCTTGTAATAGCTACAGTATACAACATTGCTTTCGATGGGATATAATTCTTAGGTAAAGTAAACAAAGGCTCATTACTGTTAGCTACTGTCATATTTATATTTAAAGTAACTACACCATCAACCATTACAACCTTACCACATTCTGATCCATTTACCATAATATCTTCAGAAGAATGCTTAATCTTATCTGAAGATATAGATGATATTGTTTTAATTAAATCTGCCATTTGTTTAACAAGTTTGTTTAAAGTCTTCTTATCTTTAGATGACATTAAACCATCTCTTGTTTCACTGGCAAGTTCTACCTTTTTAGGTAATGCATTTCCTATACCCATTTCTAAACCTCCTATAACATTGTAGGCATATCTACCCAAGATGTACCATCCCAGATATAATATTCACCCGTTGTTGTGTTATAATAAAACATACCAGCTTTGTCTGCAGATGTAGGCATATCTGCTATAGTACCATGCACTTTGAATTCTGTATTTTCTGGATAATCGTATAATCCTCCTGTATAATACAAAGCGCCATTATAAGCATGTAAGTAGCAGTTTGATTTTACATCAAATACAGTATAATCACAAATCTCTGGAATATCTGATAATAATTCATCAATTGTACCAATAGCAAGTCTCTCATGGATGCTAGTTCCAACTGAATAATATATTAATTTTCCTTCAGATTTAATTACATTTCCAGTACTAATCAAACTAGTCCAGCATTGATGAGATACATTTTCCTGTAACTTATCTAAATTTCTGTACAAGTTTAATGGATAATTTATACCCTTAAGACCATTGAAGAATGGTAATAATAAGCTATTTAATTCTGTAGTAGTCATTACTCCATTTTCTAATCTTCTAATAAAATTCTTTCCATTGAATCTATCCTTCATAATAATACCATTTGGAATATTATCGACAGATGCCATAATAGTTCTACTTGGATCTGTAGATGTAGGATTCTGCTCAATAGCGTAGCCAAGAGCTACATCTAATGTTTGACCGACCACCTTATCATTAGAATATAAGATATCTTCAGCATTAGATAATTCAGTATTACTGAAACTATTTCCCCATGTCACTACAATATTAGAACCGAATATTACATTGATCGGGATCTCTAATGTAGGACATTCTTTAGCAGTAATTACTATAGTATTTTCTTCTATGCTATATACCGATAACTCGATATTCATAGCTTCAATCTCAGCGTCCTTTGGAATATTATTTGCTAAACCGATACAACCGTTAGCATTAGTATCCAAATCAGTTAACTCACCTAAGATGTAGACATATGCATCTAATGTACCATTATATACCCACTTATCAGGATATAATGTAAATGAAGCATACTGCGCTACAGCAGTTCTATCAGCAAATCCCTGAGCACTCTGTATTACATTTATATTGGCACCGTATGTGATTCCTATCTTGATATCATACATAGGGATAGTTCCATTACAGATAAATGTAATTTCACCATCTCCTTGAACGATAGTAATCTCGGCAGCCATTAATGCTTCTATTTCCTCGTCAGTTAAAGTAGATGGTATAAATACAGAACCGTTTACTGTTTCGGTCATACCCTCTAATAAAAACGTCTGACTATATTTTGTTGTAGATATTCCAGAGTTTAATACCCATCCAGCATTAGCTAAAGTTATTTCTCTAGAATAAGTTTTTGAACTTATTACTGTATTATTAGGTACTACAACTACATTGGTACCAAAAGCTACAGTCATATCGAAGTCTACAGTCGGAATGATTCCATTCGCCTTCAGGATAATATATCCGTTACCCTGTTCGATTACATCTATATCTCCTTCTAATACAGATTCTATCTGTTCATCTGCTAATTCAGAAGCAATAGAGACTACTGCCTGATCGCCACTTAATAAGTCAGGAACAATAGCTCTATAAGTGTTATTTTCCTGATTCCATGCATATGCATGAATTGTGATGGTTCTAAGTTTTGTATCTACAGTACCAGAGTTAGGTAACTCTACTGCATTAATAACACCACCTACTACAAGTCTAAGTGTAATATCTACTTCAGGTCTATCTTCATCACAATAAAATACTACATAACCATCACCCTGTTCGATATTAGTAATTCTAGCATTGATAACTGCATCATACTGCTCTTGTGTACTTTCAGAGCCCATAGATACTACTACGTTATCTGTTTCATATAAATCATGAACCTCAACCCTATAACTATAAGGTTTCTCTTCACTCCATTTATCAGCTTCAAGAGTCACATCAATATCTGCTCTTGTTACAGCCATATGACTTAGAGTTTTATCATCGTTAATTACATAGACATCTCGTCTATAGTCTGTTGTTTTAACAGCAATTACGTGACCAGGGTATCCGATAGGACTTTTAGCATATTCTGCAGCTAACTCATACGATTCGAATACATCCTTTTCATCTAATGGGCCACTATACATTCTAGAAAATTGTAAGGGCATACCAACATTTGCCATAATTAATTACCTCCTTTTAATAATTATGATAATTTACTCTAATGTTCCAGTTGAACGTAATAACAGGGATTAGTGAACCCACTAATCCCTGCTAATATTAGAATATCTTATATCTAGGTTTTTCTTCTTTAAACAACCAATATCTTAACCAGTCGTCTAGCATTATTGCACCGATACCAACAAATACCCATAAGAATGCAAATAATAAACAAACCTGACCTAAAATATTTAATGGTAAATTAGAATAATCCCATACATTCCATCCTAATTTTATATTTATTATATATCCAGCAATAAACTCTAATATGGTTATCCCAATACTAGCGATAATTCCTTGCAGATATAACGGGGTATCCCAAGATAATACTTCATTGATAAGGCCACAGAATATGAATGCGACCCCACCAAGTAAAGTCATAGTCCAATGAGAGTATCCCCTGAACAATATTTCTACCAAATTATAAGCAAGTCCTCCTAATGTAAATAGAACGACAAACTCATAAAATCTTAATTCCTTTTTCATGTCGCATACCTCGGATCTACAGATCTGAAGTCTACTTCAATTGCTTCTACCTCTGAATAGCTAGTGCAATTATGGATCTGTTTTTCGATACCTTGCTGATATGCAATAAGAGGGTTAACGATATTCTTAATCTGAATTGCTAATGTACATAACTGCTCTTCGGAGATTTCTTTACATACTTCACCTGTAGAGTTCCAAGTCAGAGTTGCAGTTCCCATTAACTGCTTTTCTACAGTATACGTAGCATATGCAGTAGTCATAAGGTTCTGCTTGTCTTTTGTAATAGCAAATGTTTCTACCTCACCTCTGATATTGATGACCAGAGGGTTATTCTTTAAGTAATATTCAAGCAACTGCTTTGTGTATTCAATCTTACTTGCTTTCAAATTGCTTAAATAATATGGCGAATCGATAGATGTATCATTCTGAATAGCGTATTCTAACCATGCATCGAAATTATTATTAATAACTTCATATAAGTTAGATCTACTCTTTACTTCGAATGTGTACATATCGCCTTCATATTCATTAACACCATCGTGTTTAACTGGTGTAAAGTTTACACTTAACTGTACCTCAGTAACAAGGTCGTTCTTTTTATTAAGAACAATCTTTTCTGGGATAGTAACAGCATGTACTTTCATAGTAGTTCTCCTTTCTAATAGTTATAAGATAATCTAGTACCAAACTTGGTATCAGCTGTCTTAAGCTCAGCTGTATTCAATGCATATAAACCTACAGAAGTAATTCCATCAGTTAATGCACCTCCAACAGCAACCTGTCGCTCATTAACTCCATTATTTGTAATGAAGTTATCTGTATAGAAAGTGGAAGAAGATCCACCCAAAATCTTATTTGCGAATCTGCATGATAACGCTTTTGGGTCATATCCTAATGAAGAAATATATCCAGTTTGAGTAGGACATCCATATCCTAAATAAATATACTCTCCATCAATATCTTTACTATACTTTATAGTACCATTCTCACATAATACCTGATATAAGATAGTCCACTGATTACCCCAAGGGTTTTCAATGTATCTATATCTACATGGATAGATACCTAATGTATTACTTATTAGTGAACCTGTTGGGCCTAATACTGCATTAGTAGCACCAGTCATCCAAGGTCCATTGTTAATATAACATCCAGCAGCTATTGTAATAGGATCACCATTAAATGTAATTAATAAATAATCACCAGAATCAGATTGAGCTCCTGTATTGTCACATCTGGTGATTGCAGAAATTACTCTATCACCTACTACTAATATTCCAGCTTCGGAATAAATAGAGAAAATCTGAGATACTGCAAGTTTTAAAGATTCAGAAGTTCTCTTAACAATAACATTATTTGTGTTAGATGTTGTTGCTGTAACAGTTACAGTATTTCCTGTACACAAAGCAGCAGCACCTGTCATTATCTTCTGAGAATTTCTTGTGGCATATTCTACAGTGAATAAGAATCTAATTAATTCATAATCATCTACTGTAAATCCACAATGATTGTCTCCAATCGATTTACAAGTATTTAATAACGAAGTATAATTACCAGCTATAGGTGATACACCAGATACTGATCCTTTATCACTTAATCCATAAGCTGCAATATATACTTTTTCTAAAGAAGTTCCATTAGCTCTAATGAATTTTTCTGGTAATCTATATCCATCGAGTCTTGTTCCAGACACATACATAGATTCAGTATCTCCATCAATAACTTCTCTAATATAGAATTTAGGTATTTCTACCCATACGTTACCATTAGAACCATCTAAAGCAAATCCTGGTTCTCCATCATATGCAGTAACTACAAACCCTCCGAGCTCAGTGTAATATCCATTACATCTTACAATGTCACTCCATGGATAAATTGAGTCGAAATCATTTGTTCCCCTGGCACTATCTGTAGATGCTTCAGCAATTAAATCAATTGCATCATCTAATCTTGTGCCTGTGGAACTACTTCCTGTGAATGTAACACCATATCTCTTAATAGCAGCATTAGATACTTTAATTCCTAAAGCGTCTAATCTATCTTTTAAGCAAGCATATGCTACATTATTTTCATCAAGTCTGGCATCTACTACTTCTGTAGGAGTGTCAGTATTTGTGTTTGCTAAGATATTAGCTATTCTGGCATTAACTGATGCTTTGGCTACATCTAATTCTGCACTAACTTCTGCAATTGCTTCATCTATATTATCTCCATCTTTCATAGACATAATAAATTTAGCATATAAATTACAGTAAGTTAAATGTAATACACTTCCATCTCCAATAGGAGTGGAGTCACTTGAAATTAAATAGATTCTAATCTGAGAATCATCGAGAACTGTTTCGGATCCTAATACAAAAACTGTTTCGTTTGCTGCTAAATTAGTAGCAGAAACCATAGAGTTTATTGTATCAAAAGTGTGTATTTTTCGTCCGATGGTCTCCATTAAACTATTTTTCTTATTCTCTAAACTGTCTAAAAGGCGTTTATCACTCTTTGACAATAACCCGTCTCTATTTGGTGTAGCTACAGGTATCTTTTTAGGAAAATTATCATAAATAGGCATCTTTTTACTACCTCCTTTTTACATATTAATTCAATGTTCCAGAGTCTACAGTATTATACCCCGAACATTTATGTAATTTAAAGTAAGAAGGGAGGCAATTCGAATGCCAATTATTCCAAACTTTCCAAAAAGACAAACCTATGCTTCGGAACAGACAAGAGGTTTGTGTAAAAAAGAAGATGTGACATTTCTTCGATCTTTACAAAATAAATTAGATTCTGCTGGTAATATTATTGGTAGAAAAATACATTCGTTAGCTTCATTAACAGATCTTAATGAAGCGATTAATCTTGCTAATAATGATATCGTAATAGTACTTGGTAACGAGTCTATTTTAGACGATGGACTTATTAGATTTTATCTCATCTCAAATGAGTCATCTTGGGTTACAGATAAGGATATTATAGCCCTGCCTTTCAATAATTTATATGCTAAATTAATAGTAAAATTGATTGATGATGCATTAATTGATGAACAGCTCGCTTCTATTATTACAAGCTATAGTGAAAATGTAGATGTTCTTGAAAGCGATATCGCTGCTATTATTGCATCTGTAGGTACTGAAGACTGCGAGGAATTAGTCAATTCCAGAATTGATGAGAATGATATTTCTCATAAATCTCTTAAGGAAAGAATAGATAATATTGCTATTCTTTGCGATAATAGAGATATGAAAAGATATGGAGTAAAGTTTAGCGGTGTTAATTCATATGGCACAAGATTGTATAATGCATATGGAAAAACTGCTCAGGCTTCTACCGATACTATTAAAGGAAAGAATGATTTTGATTCAATTTATCCATGGAGTCATGTTGTAAGGTGTAATGGATATTATGAAGAGGATGGTACTTTTGTAGTTACTGCATATGACGGAGAACCAGGATTTGCTTTAGATGGTTCTAATGGTAATGTATGGGTAGAAATACCTAAATTCTATATTAGAGAAGTATTAGATATTAATGATGATCTTGTAATGGAATTATGCCCTGCTCAGTTAGGAGAATATAGATTACCAGAAAAATTCATTAATTCTGATGGTACTACTAAAGAAAAAGCATATATTGCTGCTTATAATGTGTCTAAATATAATGATGCACCTGCATCAGTTTCAGGTTTAACTCCTGAATATGGTTCATATGAATCATTCTTAACTGATATTCAGACAACACTCGGAGAAGATTATTGTGGCTATACAGTAGATGATTATGAAATTATAAGATTCTTATTCTGTATTGAATATGCCACAAGAAACTCTCAGCTTAAAATGTACGGAGCAACTAAGCTTACTCCAAATAGTAAACTGGTTGCTGCTACAGAATCTAATGTGTTAACAATTGAATCTACTTCGGTAAATTATGTAGTAAATGAGAATTGTTATATTGCAGATTCTGAAGGAAATATTGTTTTAGATGATATCACTATTACAGCAGTAAACACCAGCGGTGATACTACACAATTAACTATTGATGCTACTATAGAAATATTAGATGGATATAGTGTAGTAGCAAAACCTTGGAAAACTGGATCTACTGATTCTGTTTTAGCACCATCTGGATCCCCTGTAAGTAATATATCTGGTATGTATCCATGTAGATATAGATATATCGAAAACCCTTGGGGTAACCAGTGGAACATTTTATATCAGACTTTATGTAAAGTAAATAAGATTTATTTTACCAAAGCCGCAACAAATTTGTCTAATAAGACTTCTAATAAATATCGTGTATTAACCTATGAATGTCCAGAAAGCAATGGTTATATCACATATTTAGGAACTGATGATAGATTTCCTTCCTGTAGATTTCCAAGTGAAATAAATGGAGGAAATTCTTATACTGCTTATGCAGATCTTTATACAACAGATAATCTTTCTGATGATACTACAGCTGTGCTTATTGGTGGTAGTCTTAGCTACGGTGTTTCTGCTGGATTATATGCTATTGAAGTTAGCACTATAACAAGCTTAGTTGACAAGAGTTTCGGAACCAGATTATCATACTCTAAATAAGGAGGATTATAATAATGGCTGTTATAAATAGTTTACCACTCACTGCCAAATACCATAATGTAGATGCTAGACGAGATGGTTTAATGTCTAAAGAAGATAAGGTAAAACTTGATGGTTTAGAATCTTCTTTTAGTTATGAGTTTTTAGTTGACCCATTAGATTGGGAACAGAATGATGATGGGGATTATGTGGCTTCTGTTAAAGTACCAGATCTTGCTTCTAATATGTATGCTGTACTTATTCCTCAGAGTTCTTGTACTAAGAAACAATACTATGCTATCGTTGATAGTAATTTAGATGTAAGAAATGCTGCTGATGGTACGATCGAAATTACAACAGGATCTATACCAGAAATAGCATTACCTTTAAATGTATTATATTCGGCAAATGCTGTTATGATATCAATGCCACAGATTTATAAAGAAGAAAATGCGGTTTATGAATTTACTTTAAGAGCTGCTGACTGGACTGGAGAAAGTGCTCCATATACTCAGACAGTAGTTGTTGAAGATCTTAATCCTAATATGTATGGTGCAGTATCTTTAGCCGAAGATTATACAGCTCAGGAATTAAGAGCTGCAATCTTAGCTAAGATTGATTTTGCTCAGCAGGATAATATGGTTATCTTCAAGGCAACTGAAGAAAAGCCTACTGTTGATATTAGAGGATACATTACTTATGGTAATAATGTAGCAATGTCCTTTTACCCATTGGCTAATTCAAATGGCTTAATGGAAGCTGCAGATGTCTCTATTGATAATTCTATTATTGATATTGATGGAGATCCGAAAAATGTGCAAACTGCACTTAAAGAAATATGGAACCGTATGGTAAGAACTACAGATGGTAATTTTGACATAACTAAGAAATTAGAAGTTAAAATTGGTATGTGTTTCTTTGATACGGTTTTAGGAAAACCTGTATGGTGTAAATCAAAAAACCCATATGTGTTTGTGGATGCTATGGGAGAAGAAGTTTATACTGTTTAAAACAATTCCCAGAATAGGCACACAGCCTATTCTGGGAAAATTTTAAAGGACATAGAAGTAATACTGACGTATAAAACTTAAAGAAAGTGAGGATGAACTGTATGGTTTACTTAACTACTGTAACAGAAACACTTGATCAAGTTGGGAGTGTCGCTGAGAACATAGAAAAGTATGGATCTAATGCAGTAATATTAGCTGTCTTTATCATTATACTTCTTATTGTTGTTATGTATATCTACGGATCTAATAAAAAGTTTATTGAGACTCTGATTAGTAATAATCAATCTTATTACGAAGCACTTAAGAAACAGAATAAAGATTTGTTAGATAAACTAATGGATGCAAATGAGCAGATAAGAAACTACGATGAAAAAGACCTTGCTAGTATTTTCGTTAAATTAGATGACAATCTTAAATCTATATGCCAAGAAGTACAGCGTAAGCTCAAAGCAGAATGTGTATGTGTTTATGTGTTGCATAATGGAACAGTATCAATCCATGGTTTACCATTTTTTAAAATGAGTTGTATAAGTGAGTGGACAAGAAAAGGTTCTGGTGTATCGAGTAGAATTAAAGAACACACTAACTTACCTATAAATTTGTTTAATGACCTTATATCTGGATTATTCCAAAATGCTGAATATATTATCGATGTTGATAATATTGAGAATACTAACTTTAAAATGTTTGTTAATGGACCTAGAGTTAGTAAGAGTATATTTATCCCTATATACGATGATGAAAATAAAATGATGGGATTCATTGTTGCAGATTTCACCAACGAATTAGGGGATGATGAAGAAAGTATTCAGAAAGTTAAAAATGAATTAACAGAAACTGCTAAAGCTATGGCTTTAGTTCTCGATTATTCTGGATACAGAGAAATTTAAAATAATAAAAGGAGGTATGTTTATGAAACCCGGAAAAGCAACAGCTGCTTCTGTTTCATTACTATCTTTAGAAACCGAAGTATCAGAAGATAAAATACTTCAACACGTTGGCGATGAGAGTATACATACTTCTGGTTATGAAAAGGAACAAATAGCTGAAGCCCTTAAGTCTTTTGCCGACCACAAAAATGACGGCAATGTGCATGTATCCAAAGAGCAAATAGAAGATTGGACTGGTAAAGAAACCCCATCTGGAGCTCAGGATAAAGTAAATAAGGTAAAGAGCTTATTACAGAAACATGAGAACGATTCTAACGTGCATGTTACTGTTAAGGAAAAAGAAAAATTGCATGATAAATATACGAGAGCTGAGATTAATGCTTTATTATCTTCAATTGTATCTAGTATCAACTGGGTAGAAGAAGTAGAGACATATGATCAGATTAGTATAGTACACCCTAATCCATCTGTAAGAGATACTTGTACAGTACTTGATACTGGAATATCTTATACTTTTAATGGGAAGCAATGGGTTGTTTCTTTCGTATCATTCTTACCTGTAGCTACTCCAGTAGAAGATGGTAGAATGTCTAAAGAAGACAAACAAAAATTAGACGACATTGAGCAGGGTGCTAATAACTATCAGCACCCTGACGATGAGTATAGTAGACATGTAACTGATTCACAGATTAATAGTTGGGAGCATAAAGCAGATGATGTCGAAGCTACAACTATAAATCGTGGGTTAATGTCCCCTACAGATAAAAAGAAACTCAATTCTGTAGAATACAATGCGAATTATTATGAGCATCCATCTAAGCATCATTATTCTATGATTGAAACAGATGACACTCATCAGTTTATATCTAAGGATGAAATTGAATATTTCAATACTAAGGTAGATCCTGACGAATTGCAATCTGCAATTGAAGATGCTATAGATGAAGCAAACAGATACGTCAATAATGTAATTAGTAATTTATCTAATACTACTCCAGAATTATATAATCTTTTGATGACTATTCGTAAAGAATTATCTTCTGATACGATTAGTATATTATTAAGAGATATATCTGGTAAATTAGATACTGAATCATTTAATAACCATGTAAATGATGAATATATTCATGTCACTCCAGAAATGGTGAAGAAAATAAATACTTTATTAGCTGATCCTAAGATTGACTGGAATGAGACGAATCCTAATTCTCCTAAGTACATTGTTAATAAACCAGAAGCTTTACCTGCTAATGGTGGTAATGCTGATACTGTAGGAGGACTTTCTGCAGCTGCTTTATTATCAAATAGAAAAGCTGCTACTGTAACTATTGGTACATTAAGAGCAAACTGTTTAACAAGATCTGTAGATTATATTTGTGATGGTAAAAATGATGCAGAAGTTATTCAGAAAGCTTTTAATATGATATCAAGTTTCGGTGGAACAATTCTTTTTAGAGAAGGTACTTATTTAGTTGATTCCTCACTTACATTACATGGTAATAATATTACCATCGATTCTTGCAATGCTACAATTGAAAAGACTTTCTCTGATGGAACTTTGTTAAATGTGTCTGGAGATAACTGTGTGATAAAGAATTTGTCTTTTAAGTATGGTTCGTACCCAAACAATAACAATACATTCATTAATATCAAAGGATCTAATAATATAATAAGAGATAACCATTTCTTAAATGGCAGTGCTGTTATATTAGGATCTGGTTCTAATAATATTATCTCTCACAATGTTATAGATAATCCTTTCTATGGTATAAGTGTTATGCCTGAGAAAGGTAATGCTAATTACAATTCAGTGAATGATAATAGTATTATAGGTGGTCAATATGGTATCGTTATTAAAGGTACTAGTTGGTCTATCCTTCACAACTTTATCAAGGATAATAAGATACTTAACTGTGGTGTTGGATTATGGTTAACGTCTTCTGTTCCTATCAATGATAAGGTAAGTGGTTGTGGTATTACTGGCAATCATGTTCTTAGAGGGTTTGGTGATGACTCCTCTTATGGAACCAACCAAAAAGACATATTGGTCGAGTATGGATTTAAGAACATCATTTCAGGAAACACTCTGAAAAAGATCGAGATCAGAGGCTCTAAGAATCAGGTTGTTAATAATATAAATGTATAAGTTTAAGGCTAGGGTATTAAATTACCCTAGCCTGAACTTTTTATTAATATTAAAAGGAGGTATAAAATATGGACGATTTAACTTTATCGTTAATTATCATTGCTTTATTATGTATTAATCTTATTCCTATATACATAATGGTGACCAAATTTCTTTCTAAGAAAGAACCAAAAGGAAAAAAGAAAAAGATTTCTGAAGAATCATTTAACGAATTATATGATGCTTGTTTTGCTGTATTAAAAGATTTAATCTATAGAAGAGAATATTTTAATACATTCATAGAACTCGCTGATCATGTCAAAGACTACTATCTTACCCATATCTCTATAGAATCTTATAAAGGTATAGATGAAGAGATTAGAGATATTACAGTGTTTGGTATTGTAGTATATATAGTCAAAGAACATGAATTCGAATCAAGGCTAATCAAAAAGCCTATAGCTAATATGTCTATAGAACATCGTGGTGCAGGTGTAAAAGAAGATGGTTCTGTAACTATACCATCTGAAGTATTATCTAGATTCGGTGGTAAAGTTGTAGCCCACACTACAGACCCAGAAGAACCTACAATTGAATACATTAAATCTACCGATAAACCTAAATCTGTAGAAATAAAGGAACCAAAATACGATAAAGAATCTATGATACATTCTATCAACCAATTTTATGAAGAATAGACTCAGTTGAGTCTATTCTTCATAGCTTCGTCTAAATTGACGATGGTCGAATTTACGTAATTCATATCAATATAAATAGCTGCACAAGATACAGGGTCAGTATGAAGTTCTGTGCAAGTAACTTCTAGTGTTTCCCAATTTATCTTAGTCGGCAACTCTTTCCCATTATTATGAATCTTAATATCTAAGAAGACTGATGGACTGACCATAATTGATTTAGTATAGTCTATAACTCTTCCTACATCAGACCCTACAAATAATGGAGTAAAGTCTATATTAATATATTCATGTAGATTGGTTTCTACGATATCCGTACTGAGAAATTTATTCCATCCTTTTTCATTAGTATCAGGAATATAACCTAATCTAATGGTATTAATAAATGTAATATTTTCTCCATTTACAGTATCTCCTAAGATACCAATAAGTTTGTTTTCTTGTAAAGAATATAAGATATAAACCTGAGGTGCTGGGAATCTAGTTTCTGTATTAATTTCAATTGTGAAATTGCCCATTAACTGTCCAGTTCTTTCTCCATTGTCTATACTTATATCAGTAACTCTAGTATGCACATACATATCAGTTACTCTAATAAAGAACTCCTGTCTACCATTTACATATCTAAGTTTATAGATAAAAGGTATAGCAGAGTGTGAATTTAAATATACTAAGAATTCATCTATCTTATAGATTTTCTTCTTTTCTTTATCTGTTTTAAATCCAGCGTGTTCAGCAACCTGTAAAAGTAATTCAAAAGGTACATGAACATCGGTAGATATATACTGACCAGAAGTCTGTCCTAATGCTAACTTCAGTCTCTGGTATAAATCTAACTGCTGACTCTTGGTCTTAACTTTTATCTTATATTGAGTATTTAACTTCAGTACTTCAAAGTTAATACCAATTCTCATATCATTTTTATGATCAATAAAGAACGCTCTATCAAAGCCAGATCTCTTTACATAAGTTTTAAGCTTAGTGCAATTAAGATCCAGATATTCATTATTGAATTGATAATCTAATTCTGGAATAATAGTTAAATTAGGTGATGGTCTCTTAAGTAACTGCGCTCTAGTTAATTTAGCCATCTCACTAAATATATGGCTACCATCTACATATATAGATTCATCTTTAAAGAAATTTTTTGGACATCTTTCTATAATCCAATTCTTCACATATTCTATAGCAACACTATATGCATGAGAATGTGATGGTACTATAAGATCACTATATAGTGACCCCTTAGATATTTCCTGAATAGTAACTTTTCTTATAGCCATTGAAATTCCTCCTTTCAGACAAAAAATAAAGTTCCCATTATCTCAATGTTTGAGATAATGGGAAACTGTTTTAATTATTAAATATATCTATGAATGCTTCGAAATTCTTTCCTCCAGGAATTGCAAATACTACCTTTTCAAAACAATTAGCGTACTTAGTCTTTAAAAAGTATTTGAATATAGTTGCAACTTCGTAAGGGTCATTACCGAATACTCCACATCCAAAAGCACCTAATATTAATGTATCTACCTTCTCAGAATATGCTGTATATAATACATGGTTTATTCTGGAAACAAGAGCGTTATTTACATCATCATCAGATACTCTATAATATTTCTGTGCACTTTTCTTATTAGGAGCAGCACACGTTATAACATCAGCTCTGTATATAACACCAGCATAATCTTCAAAGATTACATCCGGTGTATATATAGCTCTATCCACATATAATGATTTATTAAGCATTTTCTTATTCTGGTTATAATAGGTTGGTGCAAATGCTAATAAGATATTATATAAATTAGACGTATGACATAACGCTTCTTCCTGAGCATTAGAGCCATTTAAAAACATACCACCTGGCTTCTTAAAAGAAGCGAAGTTTAATGCTGCTAACTTAAGACTGATTGGTCGATATCTAAATATAGCATTAGTAGTATCAAGTTCCTCAATCAGAATATTCATATTCGGAAATCTAGGCTTTATATCAGGAACTCCGTCGAACCAGTCATATACTTTAGACCTATCAATAGAGTCAGATGTATTAGGTTCATACTGAAATTTCATCTTCAGATAATGAGCCTGTGCTAATTCTGATAACTGTTCTTTATGTTTTCTTGGATCAAACATTGGCTTCTACCTCCTCTAATTTATAATATGGTGAAATGGATTCTATAACTCTCCAAATCATTGTGTTTAATTTAGGTTCAAACTGGGTATTCATTTCTGGATTATCGGAAATACAATACAACCAGCTAAAGTCTGCAATCTCGTTATCAGGTTCTATCATAACTACAGTACCATGTCCTTCAATACCTGTAATCTCATCGATAACTGTAATCTTTAAAATCTTATTTTGTTCCATTTAATCTACCTCCAACTCAACTAACTTATTATGAAGTATTCTAGCTTCGACATATTTATCGAAATATTTCACTCCAACGAAGTGATCATTATGATCAAACCATTTTTTATTAATTTCATCATAATTATCTCCTTCAATTTCCAATCCGTATAAAGAACCTATTCTCTTCATCTCAAGAACAGCTTCTTCTTTAGCCTTTCTGATATCCTCAGATTTAGGTACGATATTATTTAATGCAGTAAAGTATCCGATATAAGAAATATATCTTTTAAATTTCTCAATATCTTCCTCGCTGCCATAAATATACTTTGATTTGATTATTTCATAACACAAACCAAACTCCTTAGCTTCGTAGTCCTTGTCTCCATTTGAACAAAACATCTTTACTACGTTCATTAGTAATATCTCCTTTTATTAATATATTTTAAGCAAGAGGATCATAGTAAATCCTCTTGCTTACTTACATTACATAGCATTCTTTAACTCCATGATTCTAGCAACCTGTTCTTTAGAATATCTTTCTCTAGAAAGGTTGATCATAGCATTGGAGTTGATAATACTATCTCTAGCGAAATTGATATCATTGTTAAAACGACCATCATTTCTGCTAATATACATTGCATTACGAGGATTAAGAATTCTCTCTGCTCTTTCTGCAAATGGTTTATTTATCAGATACAGAATATTAAGAGTATCCCCGTCGAAGTCAGCACCGAGAGGTTTCAGTATCTGTAATGGGATAGACATAGTAAAGTTATCATTAATTCCCACTACATACATCTGCATTAAAGATCCGTAGTTAATAGAAGGATTTCGATTGATTAATACAGGAATACCGTTAGGTGTATCCTTGATTAATAATTCGATAATAGTCTTAACTCTAGGATCTAACTTAATCTGTGCTTTATACCATGTCTTATATGCTTCACTATAACTATAACCATATGTCTTCTGAAGTACATTGATAATAGTTTGCTGAAGTAATTCGACTAATCCATGATATGGTAATCTAACCTGATCGATTCGTAAATCCGGACCAGGCACAATTACAGATCGAGAACTGAAGTTATATCTTCCGCCGAAGAGCTGTCTGATAACACCCTTCTTCTGAGCAAGACCCGCTTCAATCTCTTTGTATAAATCATTATAGTAAGTCTGCATTTCGAATAAGAGCTGTTCCTTAGGTTTCTTACTTCTAGAAATTCTAAGGTTAGTTCTATTTAATTCCGCAGCTAACTTAGCCATGATATTATAAGTGGCATTAGTACCTTCGAATACTAATTTCTCACCTTCTACTCTAAACGGTCTTAAGTGAGTAGTATATACAGGTACTGACTGTATAAATAACTTATCCAAGTTGGTCATGATATCATTATAATATTCATACTTACCCGGATACTTATCTACATAATAATTTAAGATTTCCTCGATTCTTTCTCTAAAGGAAATCATACCGATTCCAAAGAACGGTTCATCTTTTACAATTTGGTCATAAGACTTTGACTTTAATAAATGAACCAAATCTTTATCGCTCTTTTTCTTGCTAATACTAAAACCATCAATATCTTTTTCATCGATACGTCTGATGATATTAATAAGCTTACTGGTTCCAATTAAAAACTCCAGTGATTTGTACAGATTCGGATGGATAAGATAATAAGGTCCTCTTATTACAATCCAACCAAAGTACTCGAAATCATCATCAAGGAATTCTACTCTATGCCCACAAATAGGACACTTAATTCCATGATTGATTCTTGACTTAAGATGACCACATTTACATTTATATCTATCTGCAAATGCGTTTACATCTTGTAACGTTTGACCATATCTCGTTGAGAATATGGTGTTGATACCATTATTGATATCTTTCTTGATTGAGGATGGTTCTGTTATAACAAAACCATTACCTGTTAGTAAATCTTTTTCCCTCTCCTCATCCAGATTAATTCGTTCGAGTCTACACTCATAATGAAAATCTGGATCAAAAGGATACTGTTTGTTAATGTTGTCTGCCATAATTAAAAGATCCTCCTTTTATTATCATCATTATAATAATATATATTTCATTATTAAATTGAGATATCTTATTTCTTTGTTTGGGTCTGAATAATTTCCAACAAAAAATAAACGTAGAGTTGTTAAATATAAAAAACAAGCTAGCCGAAGCTAGCTTGCGCCACCTAAAGTCTATTCTACAAAAGAAAATATAAAACTATCTTAACGGTTGTTTACACGAACTAATCGTGTATCTTATGAGCTTTATAACAATCTTTTGTAGGAATAGATAAGTTTAGGTCTCTTCAAAGAATAATTGTTTTTTAAGTCTCGCTACTGTGTACTGGGATAATTCTTGAACTTCTAATAAGTCTCGTATTGATAACTTATCTATGTAGTCAATTATGAAACCCTCTGATAACTTCTGTGAATATGAGATAATTTTCATATTCAGATATTCCATATTCTTTATAATAAAAGGTTCGGATAGCTTTTGATATAAGCTAAGCAAATCTTTATCAAAATATGAAATATGTTTTTGTAGGAAACCTTCCGAAAACTGTCGTTTTTCTATAAGATTATCTAAATTAGTTTTAGAAATCTTAGAAATTATTTGCGACAGATAATCTTCAGAAAAATCTAAATACATAAAATCATTCCTTTCTCTCGAATATTTAGTTCCTCTACCTTATTATAATATATGCTTGGCAATAAGCCGTATACCAAAATAGGTATACGGCTCATTGTTATTTCATAGAGAATGCTTTCATTGGATCCATTTCGGCAAAGTCAATTACTGAGTTATGGAAGCTCTTCATGGATGCGTTCTTTAATCTAGATGGGACCTGAGGAGTTGCTGTACCAATATTCTTAATACCTAAACGGTAAAACATATTACCAGCACACATATTACAGAATCCGGTCTTTGATTCACACATTGAAGAGAATCTCATCTTTACTGTCTGACCAATTAACTCATTCTTATTATCAGATGTAATCTCTGTCCACTTATTTTTATACCAGACAAAGTTATACATATTTTCTTTAATATTCTTTGTAGTAAGAGTAATTGTAATAGTGCGTTTAGTACCACAATCACTACCCTTAGGGTCAAGAACCAAATGCTGGAACGCTCTCAAGAATAATTTTTCCTGAGCACCACCAACTTCTGTTTTCTTAGCACGAGCATATGGGCCTTCTACTAATGAGTTAGCCATTGTCACATACTCCTCTTTCTTGATACCGTCAACAAGATTGGATCCTACTACCTCATATCCCTTGTCAGGGTCAGGGTTTTTAACAGCACCTTTCATTACGTGCATATTCTTGAAGTTATTTCCCCAAGAACCTCTTGCTCCAGAATTATATAAATCTGCAGAAGGGTCTCCTTCTAATAATTCCTTAGCATATCTAAGTAATTCTTTCTCAATATCAGCAGCTGCTTTAGCTGAATTAGAATCACCAGATTTTAATTCTTTTTCATATTTCTTAAGTAATTCTCTTTTCTTTGGATCAAGCTCATTACTAATAAGAAGCATCTTCATTGTGTAGCCAGGGCAAAACATAGTAGAGTATGGCTGAAACTTTTGACATTTCATAGTAAATCTTTTTACTACTTCTATATCTATCTTATCTTCCATTAAAGCATATGCCATATCCTGATTGATGCTTTCATATTTGTCATTAGTAATTTCGTCTTCTATATATCCTTCTAATTCGAATAAATCTTTTTCGATAAATGTTTTATTGAACCACCAAGTACCTACAGTAGTTCTAAACGTATTAGTATTCTTATTTCCTTCTGGACCATAATATCCAGGCGGTACTACAAGAATATCATAAGGTTGACACTTAGGACCTTTGCCAAAATCCCCAAACATTTCCATGAATGAAGATTCTTTTACTCCATATTCTTCGGTCATATTAAGCAGTGTGTTAATTACCTCTTTATCAGTTATCTCTTTAGGATATCTAATATTAGGATTTTTAGCCATTTTAGACACCTCTCTTCTTATTTTCTATTAATATTAAGTTCGACAAAGCAACATAAAAATAAAGGTGTCGTTGTTACAACTTTGCTGTTGGTTATTCATTTTATGTGCCTTCTTCTGAATTATCCCCCGTTACGGTATTCGTAACGGGGGAAACATGTGTCTTAATAATAAATATCGTAAGTGATATCGATACCCTTTGTAAGGTCAACTAAAGACTCACCAACAATATTTAACTTAGTAAGAGGTCTAATATTCTGGTAAACCTTCTTACCATTGATTTCTTTAGCCCATCCTGTAAGTAAAGAGATTGTGTTGATCTTTGCTTCTTCAATACCTGTTGTATTCAAGAACCAGTCTCTACAGTCATCACTTGTAATCTTTAACTTTAATCTTACATATGTCTGAGCTTCAGTAGATCTATCAATGTCATATACATTAGATGTAACTGCTGTTCCATCTGTATACTCCTGAATGAATTCAGGTTCGGAGTCGAATGTCTTAAAATAATACGCATTCATTCCATTTTCATTTGTCTTCTTACCAAAATATACATCTGTGTCAATATTGTCAGCAGATGCTGGTACATATCTAAACGGAATCAGATTTTCTGGTGCTGTCCATTTAGTATAATCTACAGGATACTTCTGAGATGGTTCAGTACCACCACCATCAATACCTACTGCAAATAAATAAACCTTCTCACTAGCTCCATTTTCAGCAGCTGTTTCAGATGTACTATCATCTAAGCCAAGCTCTGTATTATAGCTAGGAGTGATTTCTTCCGATGAGATATCAAAATGACATCTAGCGGTAAAGCTTGCACCTGGAATAATAACCTTATTATGAAGGTGCTCGAATAAAACTTCACCTAATCCATTTCTGATTGTAACGTCTGTTGTTAACTGAGAAGCCTTGTATATATCCTTGGCTTCATGCTTTTCTGACAGAAACTTTTTCTTAAACCAATTCATGGTAAATACCTCCGTTCTATAATTATTCATATGTTTCCACTATATAACAATCATCTTTTTTAATCGATCCGTTTTCAGAACAAGCTAACTCTGACTCTACAGAAGGATGTGATGAAATATTTATATAGTCTTTGGAATTAAAGTATAACAATGGTGTACGGAATACATCTTCAATATTAATTGTATCCTTCCAATGTAATACGATCTTAATATCAGCTATCGTCTCAACAATTTCGACAACATCAGGAAATTGAAGAGAGATCCATCTCCAAGCTTTAAGCCAAACTTGTTCGTCAATGCCAAGCTTTTCGATTTCTTTTCTATTAGATTTAAGAGAAATAATAATATCACCATACTTAACACCATCATCTACATTGTAGATATCTGTCAATTCTCCAATACAGTCAATAGCTCGTATAGTATTCTCTAATTTGTTATAGAATTTATAAACTGTATTAATTTCAATAAGATGTGTCTTATAAGACTTAAAGAAATTAATAACCTTTTCCATATATAACTGTACATAGTCTGCAGAAGAACCTGGTAATGTACTGTAAATATATGCAAAAGCATCTGAATCTAACCACTCATCAAGAGTTCCGATAACAGAAATCATAGTATTAACTATTGCTGTCTGTCTAGACTGCATATCATTCATACCTTTAAATTTCATAATAGAGTCATATAATACAGCATCCCTACTCTGGATATATTCAGTCCAGGTATGAGCAGGCTGACCATTAGACATTCTAAAGAAATTCATATTAAAATCTGTTATATATAGAGCATCATGAATATGCTTATAAATATCGTAAATATACTTATCATCAGCATTAAAAATCTGTTGTACGATATGGTCATATATTGCTCTATTTGTAATAAATACATCAGCCATTTGTTCATAACTTAAACATTCTAATGGCTGTTTAAAAGAGCCTATCTTCTTTGTATTAAGTAAGGTTTCTAAGCTATAACCTTTACTTACACAATAAGATTTAAGTTCATTTAAATCTGCTTCGAAGTTAAAGCCTTCTATTGTAAGTACTTTAGTAGGAGTCAGCATAAGACTATCCTCTAAACCTACATACAAATATCCTAAGCAGAATAAGTAACTGAACACATCAGTTAATTTAAAAAGATGATTTACTCTAAGAGAAGGAATAGTTAAATCCAAATTGAATCTAGTTCTTCCTGCAGCGTAGTCTGCATTACTCTTATAATATATCATATTGTAGAAGTAAGGTAAATCGAATGACATTCTAGTCAAGTCATATGTAGTATCAACTCCAATATACTTTGTTCTAGCAACTGTCAATTCTTGATTAACGATAGCTTCTTTAATTTGATCATGATCTCCTTCTCCATCCCAATATGGATCAGCTAATGTGATTGTATCGTATTCTATATGGTTAATAGTTTCTTTGATATAATCATCAGCTTTATCTGTAATAGGAACTTTAATGAATTTGAGATCATAGTTCTGCATATTATCTGGAATCTTTTCTCCATCAGGGTCTAATAAATATTCCCCATCTTCATCCTTCTTATAAGCAAATACATAATTACCATTAGCATCTACTCTTCTATCTTTTAAGATATAATATCTAAAAATAGATACGTCATTAAATCCGAATAAAGAACAGATGTCTATAAGGTTCTTAGTAGACGATTTGTACTTAAGAAGTGTATGCATATTCTTAATCATTGCGATCTGATATTTAGTCGGAATCTCTGGCCAATATGGTATACCATTGGACTGGAATAAATACTGAATAGATCTATTATCAAAGATTTCTTTTCTTAATATAAATTCCTGTACTTCAGAAATAATATCAACCATAGTCATGATTAAAATAAGTATTATAATAAATTCATCATAATGATCAGAACCGTATTTAAAAGCTTCTGAATAAATGGTTCTTAATGCAAAGATTCTATTAGTCTCATATTTAGTTTTAAACTTTTCTAAGACTTCGGCAGAATCTATATTAGGGATATAAATGATCTGGAAATTAGCAGCTTTTCTTGCTACATAAGAATCAATAGCGTTATCTCCTAAATAGTTTAAATATAAAAGATCTGGGTATAACTCTTTAACAGATTCTAAAATACCATAACTCTCTAAGATATTTATCTCGTGAGATGTCATTTTATGAATCGGTAAAGACCAATCTACTTCTAAAGATCTATCGATTAAATCACTAGGTATTTTAATACCCTTATCACCAATAGGTGGTAATCCCATTAATCTACGATAGTAGGTATTCTTTTCTTCATAGTTATTAATAGTATAGGTTACCATCTTACTTGTTACCAGAGCTCTTTTAGATTCTGGTATATTAAATTTATCAATCAAACAAGCTTGTTTGATTGCTGCAGGTATACCACACTCAACCAGTATTGATTCTGGTACTGATCTGAAAGTGGTAAATTTAGCCTTTCCTTCAACACATGCAATATAAATATTAGCATTTATTTGAGCTTCTAAAGTTTCAAACTTATTAGCTAACTCTTCATTTTTGATTACAGAGTTGATGGCAAGTATTTTTGTATAATACACTAATTCATCTACAAAGGGATAATCAGTCAATATTTTCTTGACTTCATACATATTTTTCCCTCCTTCCTTTTTGTCTTATTAATATGTGAAGATCTTATGGTGACCTTTATTCGTAATTAATTATATCAGAATACGGGGAATTGGGAAAAACATATTAATAAATAAATATCAAAGGAGGGATTTATCTATGAGTGGGCAATTAGGACCTCAGCAAATTTTACCTGAAGTTTTTAATTATAACATAGGTGGAAATCCTACTATATTCTCTCCTAATGCTGGATATGAACTTCCATTCTTCCAGACTAGAGATTCTCTCAGAGATACAGAGAGTTATAAAGCATTTTTAGATAATGCAATCCATAGATTTAGAAAGAGCAGAACTTATAAAAACTATAAGGGATTCCTTATGAATCTTGGATTAGACCATTGTCAAATGCATGGTAATATATCTTCTGAAATGGCTAGTATAGAAATGCACCACAATGTATTGACTATATTTGACATTGCATTGATTATTACTGAGCACGTTTTAAATACTACTGGATATATTACTACATTCGATTTAGTTCAGCTCTTAGCTCAAGAGCATATGCAACATCGAGTTCAGTTAGTTATGTTATCATTAACACCTCATCAGGCATTCCATGATGATCCTCAGTTTTTCATTCCATCTACAATGTGTGTAGGAGATTGGGTTGCATTTCTTGAGAAGTATAAATCTGGAATCACTCAGGATATAGCTTATAAATTATTATATTATATCCGTAGAGAGGAAGAACTTAAAGGAGAACCATTCGATAATAATTTACTTGATTTAAGAGAAAAAATATTAGGATGGGCTCAAGAATAAAAAATAAAGAGGGAACCTTAATTGGTTCCCTCTAAATTTTTTATGAATTTGAAACGAGACTTTGCAATTCTCTTTCACGAGATGCTCTATCAAACATTTCATCGCTGAAATCATAATCGACTTCAGCTTTCATATCTCCGTTACCTACTGGTGTAAGAGTGATATCATTAATAATGCGTCCATTAATAATGATACCCGGTTCGAATATAGTCTTCCTAGTTATATTCTTCTCTACATAAGAGATGATGATATCATCATCCTGCTTGTAGATATGTAACCAAGTATATCCGTTGCCACCAGACACATTAGGACCAACTGTCTCCAATCTGACTGGGGCAACTTTTCCTAATCCCCACCGTAAACCTTCATGATAATATCCAATTGCCATGTCAACACCTCCTAACGATTCATATAAGAAGCAGCCATCATTTGGAATTCTTCTGTCATCTGACGGATCATTGCGGCGTCACGCATAGCCTGTTCGTGAGCCTCATCCATCTTCTGTTGAATCATTGCGGCGTCACGCATAGCCTGTTCGTGAGCCTCATCCATCTTCTGTTGAATCATAGCCATCTGTTCTTCAAATGTCATCATGCCAAAAGCGCCTCCTTGACGCATGTCTTCTTATACCCCCGTAGTATTATAAGCTCTTTGGCTTGGGTAATAGAAGGATAAGATATTATTTCTTCTTATCACTACTATAATATACAAATAAAATATATGAGTTTTACGGATCATAGGTAAACTTCTAAACTGAAAACTATCTAGTAAAATAAACGGAGGTGTTTTTATGATTGAAGCATTTTTAAACATAGATAAATTTTATATTGTAATTGCAGTAGTATTATTTATAGCTTTAAAGTATATTAAGATGGTAAAGACTACTAAAGAAAAGTATCTCAAATTAGAATATGATAGATTAGACCTCAATATTAAACTCGATTTAGAGTTTACTGATATTTTAGATAAGCTTATAATGGATACTTTTAATGAGTATAAATTGCTTAATTTAGCATATGATGATACATTCATTAATAAAGACAAAGAGGAGCATATATATAAAGATATGACAGATCTAGTTTCTGCTAGACTTTCTAATACATTTATTAAGCAACTTGGATTATATTATAATCCATCTATAATATCTGATATAATAGGTAAAAAGATCTATCTTATAGTAATGCAGTATGTAATTGAGCATAATCAAACAAAATAAAAAATAAAAGAGGAAGACTAATTAAAGTCTTCCTCTTAAAATTTAGTTAGGATCGAAAATAAATGTTTTTAATCCGTACTTGTTAGCGTTGTCAATCATATTTTTAGTACCTTTAGATTTACCATCCCATAATGCGATAAGTACTCCAGTATATCCTTCTTCAGAAGCATATTTAGCTATCTGTTCATTTCGAATATATCCGGCTCGGCTACCATACTTATTCCAATCTGCAGGAAACTGCTTGACGGTTATATTATAATTACAGCCAAATTCTTCACCAATCTTATCAGCGCCTCTAGCTGTACCACTTACAATTTCAGTAAGATCTTTATCAAAGTTTGGTAACTTTCTGATACATTCGATAATAAAATCTTCGCCCAATGGATAATTAACAAATTCTCTACTACCAGCAATAACAATTCTGTATTCAGTACGTCCTTCTACCATAATAGTTTCCTCCTTCTATAAAATATTCCCCGTGATGACTTTTATCATCACGGGGAAATACTGTTTAGACTCCTATGCTAAATACGTTAAGGCCGTAGGCTTTAGCAGCCCTTTCAGCTTCTTCTTTAGGATTGTCATACTTTTTATAAAACGTAAAAAGTAATCCTGAACAATCATCTTCAGTAGCATATTCAAGCATTTTATTGAATCTGATTTGATAAGCGTCAATAAGACCATATTGCTCTACATCTACATAAAAATCCTTTACTTTAATCATATTATTTGAAGCGAATCTATGAGCGATATCATCAGAATCTTCACCGAATCCGAGAATGTGAACATCCTCCCAATCGATTGTTAATCCTGTAAGTAATTCGGACACATATTCTTCTACATCTTCATATGAAACGTAAGAATCTGTAGATATAATAACTCTGTATTTTGGCATTATTAAAGCCCTCCTATCGTTTATTAAAATATATTTGAGAAAATATTTTGTATAATTCTCTCAAAATATTATAATTATAAGAAATGTTAAGACAGTATTTATCTTTCTCAGGTAAATGATCTGCCAGTAATTCCATATAATGTAACCCACCCTGAATCCTGTATTGGCTTGCAGGGTTAAATTCACGATAGTATCCAATGTCTAAGTCTAAAGAGACATACTTTTGACTAAAAGCTTGAATTAGCCAAAGTGTGTTCTCTATACTATCCACTGTAGATACGTTTAGAAGCTCTAATAAAAATTCATAGAAGAAATCTTGATGCAGAGCTAACTGCTGTTCTCCTATACCTTTTATATCTAAAACTTCTTTTCTCATTATAGGATCAAAGTAATATAAATACTGAACCCTATTTATCCTAAGATAAGAAGTATATATATTCCTACAAGTAAATTCTACATTATCAAATTTAGTAACTGTAGGAATTTTGTTTATGATATATATAGCATCATTCTTAATTGCCAATATATCATAATCTTGTATATCGTTTGCTTCAAAGAATAACTTCTTTACCTCGATAACCCCAGCATCTAAAGCTTTTCCTAATTCAGGATTAGCTGCTCTGAGTTTACCTATAGTAACCTGTCTAGTCATTCTATCGGCACTGTATAAAAAATTGTACTGCTCGATTGATATAAGACCTTTCCATAAGAGAATATTAATATTAGCTTTAGCAATATCATACTCTCTTATGAATGATCCAATTAGATAATCAATGTCTGCAGTATAGTTTACGTTATTCCATAATTCTGACATATCACCGCAAACCTTTCTTTATCTAAATCAAGATAATACAATCCTTGAAGTGTAAATGTAGAATCTTTTGTGTAGGCAAAATCTTCTACGTCACCAAGAACCTGACCATTGAATCCATATCTCTGCTGAATAAATTTAAGAACGCTCTCTACGAATAATTCATTATATTCATCTGCTACATCCGAGATACAGAATACATCATATCCTTGGTACAGATTATACATTATCTTCATAATATCAGTAAAAGCGGCTTCATTTGACATCAAATAATTTGCATAAGCTATATCAAACATTCTTTCATCATTTAACTGCATTGGAGATACAGTAATTTGACTTGATGAAGGAGTTAAATTTTTGAGATATTCTATATGCTTACCGCCCATAAACATACTTCCTATATTATATAAAAAGCATGGCTTACCATAATTAGCGACGACCGGCATTATTACATCCGGCCGCCCTATTAACAACCTCATGGCTTATCAGCAGAAAACTTAATTGGGGATACTCTTTCTAATAAGTGTCCATTAAGATGCTGCTGATCCCAAAGCATTGCTGTAAAGTTGATGAGTTGAACAGGATCATAGAAAAGATCATAATCGATACCAACTTTATGAGCAATTGATTCAAATAACTTAAGGTCTCTTGGTACCTCTGCTAAGAACTCACTTAATGTGATCACATCCGCCATATAACAGCACTGATTAATACATATCTGTGCATTAGGCAATAAAACGAATGGTCTGTTCTGAGTTCCTACTACTATACCAAAAGCTCCAGCCATATATTCTAAAAGAATTTCAATGAATAATTGAGCTTCGTCTTTAGGTACAAATAATGTAATATTAATACCCTGCAATAAAGCTCTACCAATTATTGCTATAAGTGTACAAGCCGCATCTGTAGACATGAGATAGTTTACATATTCCATTTTGAATCTATTCATATCTCCATCAACCTGTGCAAGCATAGCCTGGTATGGAGGCATCAATACAGAAGCCTCCACAACCTGTATAGCATTACCAAAAGGATTTCCTTCGGTAATAGATACAATTCTGCTTTGATAAGCAAGATTTGGTATCATATTATGGTCAGTTACTAAATAACAAGTTCCTACCATAAATTCTCACCTCCTAGTAGTCAGAAAGGGACTGCTTTCTCTTTTGAATCTTTTCTCCAGAAGAACTCTTCTTTCCCTTCTTACCCTTACCAGATACAGCCTTTTCATAGTATTCATCATATGCATCAGTATACTCAACTGGTTCAGCTACTTCTGGTTCTGGAGTAGCTACCTTTTCAGGTTCTACAGTTGGTTCAACCATCATATCTTCCTTAGATGGTTCTTCAACCTTTTCTTCCTTTGCAGGAGCTGTAGGTCTAATAGGCTTAGCTGCAGAATCAGCCTTAACGAATCTTCCGCCCTGTCCTCTAGCTGGCTTAGTCTTTTCTTCCTTAGCCTTTTCTTCCTTAGCGCTAGGTACCTGTACCTTAGCTGCCTTTTCCGGTTCTCTGTAAACAGTAGTTGACTTGGTAACAATTTCTTTACCATTCTCTGTAACAGATACCAGAATCTTTCTGTTTCTGATTTCTTCCTTAGCCTTTGGCGCAGGCTTCTTGATTGTGTCGGAGACTCTATTTACATTAATCTCCTTGCCATTTTCCTTCACTACTACGTTCAACATGTTAGTTCCTCCTTTAATTAAAATTAAACCTTCATTCCGTTTGTCTTCAAGATCCTTTGCAGAGTATTTCTTTCCACAACAACGGCATACTAAATAGTTAAAACCATCGTCATAATCTATTTCACCACCGCATACAGGTTCTTTTGTATTCGGGAATATAGGTCTATTACACATGAGTTTCCTACCATCCAATTTATACATATATGGATAGTCTAATAAACAGATACCGAATCCTACTCTAATTCCATAGTTATTAAAGAACTTAGATCCAATATCTTCTAATACATATTTGCCTACAATACACTTTGTAATCAAATCAAAAGTATCTTCGTATACATAGGCAAATTCTTCAATTGAGTTTATAGGCTCAATTCTTTCAAATACTCCGACGGTTCCACATGGAGAAACATCGAAGCACTTTGTTACAAATGGTTTAAGCTCGAATTGGTTTCTGAATTCTCTTGGATTATCATTCATCCCAACACGATCTACTGCAACTTTACAAACAATATGTGGTAACTCATAATGAGTATAAACGACTCTATTAGTTCCAGCATGGAATCTCATAAAACCATTTCTTACCATAATATCATTTATCATTTCTTTTTTCTTAACTATATTTCCATTCAGCTTAATGCTAGTAGCTATCTTTCTTAACTCTTCTACATCAGCTGGTGGTATAAGTTGATACACTGCAGGACCGAATAACGAGTCCCACTGAAATTCTAAAGCGGATTTCTTTTGCCCATACAAAACTGTCATTGCATCTGCTCTAGCCATTACTACAATCCTCCTATCCGCCTAATATAGCACTGAAGAATTTAGCTTTTCGTTCACTATATGACCTTGCCAAATTCTCAGGTAATGTAACTTCTAAATCATCAGTAGAAATATCATTAGGGTCAAAATTCATTATGCTACTATAATAACTTCCACTTGTATTATGCAGATTTAATAAATGCTGGAAATTTCCTTGATTGTATACCCTATTAACTTCTCTTTCTTGCTGATATCCTCTTGCAGCTTTCGCCTCACAATATAATTCTCCAGCTCTTTCTAAGAATTCAAATAATGACATATCATCAGGATAATTTTCTTTCATCTGAGCCATACGAGTATTATTATTCTGATTCATTCTTGAAATCTGGGTTGATACATTATCTTGCTGCTGACTTAATTGTTCAAGTCGTTGCATACGCTGCCAATGCTGTTCGCACTGTATTTCTTTTTGGTCTACGTAGTATGGGTCATATTGACTTAAATATTCATCATCGACCTCTACGCCCAAATAACTATTTACGTTTCTTGAAATCATTTTCATGATAGAAGCCTGCTGTTTCATAGCTTCTTCTTCTTGCATTCTCTGCAATTCCATCTGTCGCTGAATTAAATATGGATTAGCGCCATAATAATTATTTGTATAGTATCCACCTACCATAGGCTGCGACTGATAACCATATCCATAACTCTGTTGTGGGTTATATTGAGCAAACGCACCACCTGCAATAGGCTGTTGCAAATACTGCTCAAAACCAGAACCTCCAACAGGCTGTTGCTGTTGATTCATATAAGGATTATATCCTGTATAAGTAGTTTGCTGCATATATGGATTATATCCATAATTAGCAGGTTGATTATATCCATACCCACCGACATTAGCGATTGGAGTAGGAGGTACAGGATATCCCATACCTCCGTTGTATCCAATACTATTTGCGATAGGCGACTGATTTGCGAACATCATAATCGCCTAGCCTCCTTAATCTTATTTATTCATTAGTATAATATATAACTAATGAATTTGTTTAGAATTCATAATTATCATCATTATCTCTATGATAAGTACGATCTAAGTTTTTCCTAACTTCAGGATTGAATTTAAATTCGACGCCAAGGTTATCATAATTTCTCTTAGTATCTACATCAAATTCGATAACTTTATTAGTACGTTCAACTTCTTCAGGCTCAAGGAAAATCTCGCCTAATAAGTTTTCTGTCTTGTAAGCTTCATCATACTGACCAATCTCTTCGACGAGATCTTCATTATGATAACTCATTGCTCTTAATGCTGTCATCTCATTATGGTATCCTACCAAATGATGAATGATAATATTCGAGCAGTTAGCTACAATTCTGTTTAAGTACTCTACAATCTCTGTGGCTTCTTCTGGAGAACTATGTCTACCAAAGATAGCATATTTGTAAAGAGATGCATACATTTTGCAGCAAAGCATATGTGATAATGCTCCTATATCAGTTAAACTGCAAATTCTTGCGTTTACAGGAATATATGAAAATTCATGTAAATCAACCTTATCATAATCGATAAGACCGGAATTGATACATGTGTTTAATGCAGACATAAATACATCTGTTAACAGGAACTGTAATTTGTCATATGCTGCCCCGCACATGTTGTTATAAAGTTTTGTCCATCCACCCTTTTCTTCTAATGATGTGGAAACATCACCCATATAAATTCCCATTGAATTAAATGGTGTTTCGTGTCTAACGACACCACCCTGACCGATAAGAATATTAGGACTTAATGCTCTAACCGGTACAATCTTTTCTACTGTTTTTGGAAGGGTTTCTTCCTTCTGTGCTGTAAGATTTCTTCTCATTAATTTACTCATTTTATACGCCTCCGTTTTTATTATTATATAAAAGTTTTTGGTTTAGTTAGAATTAACCAAAAGCCTCTTATATCTAGCTATTGCATCGCTTGGAAGGATGCATTTGATTGGGTTGATAACCTCGCTAACAGGCTCAGGAACATAGGTATCCAGTACCTTACCTGTAAGCACATCAACTTTGTCATTAAACTGTGCCATTAATTTAATCATATTCATATTATACACTTCTAATCTATTAGAAGAGTTGAATACTTTAATAGCATTATTAGGGCCACCTGATTCATTTACATGCCCCTTGCAATGATATAAGTTAAACTTGATATTATTAGTAATCACGTATGAAATGATATGCCTAATAATATCCTGATTCTTAACTCTTTCACCAGAGCTTGAAATCATATAACCTTCTTCGTCTAAATGCTTTACCCAACCAAATATCCAGTCTCTTAATCCGCAAACTGAGATCTTGCTATCACTGAATATATTGATTGTGTAAAAATTATCTTTGTATTTATTAGCTAATTGTAAAGCCAATAAGATTGCCGTTAATTCTCCTCTATTATTAGTAGAGAATCTTAAACAGTCAAACTTGTCCTCAATGGCTGTTTGAAAGCCGTGCTCGTCTGTGACAACTGCTATAGCCCCAGGACAAGAAATCGTTTCTCCGTCCGGCATATTTTTAATAGAAGCATCACAGAAGATATTTAAAGTCTTTGGACTATAATAAAATATTCTATCTTTTTCCATTAGAAAACATCCCCTTTCTATTTATGGTATACGATCATTACACGATCAAATAGCCATGAATCTAAATCCATTATAACATCAGAATTTATAGGTGCTATATATCTAGATCCATTCATATAATATTCTACATGCTTGTCAGCAAATATTATATATTTACCTTCTTTATGATTATACATAAATTCGCCAACTGTCGTACGTTGTGGTATTTTTAATTTAGTGTATCCATATTCTTTGAGTATAGGAATTATGACATGTTTAGCTGAATTAAATAAAACATGTTTTTCTTTACCCATTTTAGATTGCAATTCATATACGTCATTAAATGACAATCCTGTAACTTTTGTGAGTGCTACTGTAGAACATAAGTTTGCATGTCTTTCATATTCACCACATTCAGTAACTCTTTTATACTTTATTCCAAGTATATCCATATAAAATTTTTTATATCTATTCATATATTTGTACCCCTTTCGTGTTATTCATATTAATAATATATAAATAAAACGAATTTAGGATTAAGGTAAACCCTAGGTGAAAATTATCACCTAGGGCTATATTTTACTTCTTCTTTTTAACTACCTTAATCTTTTCTTTCTTAAGCTTACCAAGAAGTTTAGCAACTCCCTTGAGTTCCTTTTCTTTCTTCTTGTCCTTCTTAGCAGCTTCTAAGAATGCGAAGAAATAATCTTCACTTTCTACAACTACAGTCATCTTAGAAGCATCAATATCATTACATTCGGCAATGTTACTAAGAGCCTCCTTAACTGTCTTAACCTGCTGAGAAACCATGTACTTAGATACATCGGACATCTCTACATAATACACATCGTTATCCTCTACCACATTAACCATTTCCTGTGTATAGTTAATTTCAATAGGACAACACTCGATACCAGCAAATGCAGACTTTAATTCACCAGAAATTGCATTTGTAAGTACGTTATCAACTTCAAAAGTTTCAGCCTTAGCTGCCTCTGCCATTAATTCCAGAGGACTTCCTAAAAGAACTGCCATATTCGAAATCTCCTTTCATTTTAATTATTTTTATGTTTTAGGTTGATTACTTCTCAACTATTCTAATCGGCTTAATTACGATAGAATTAGGTTGATAATCATCCATTTGTCTGTTAGCATTTCTAATCTCTTCTAATCTACCTTTAAGAAGATTAGCTACATACTCTGCTGATGGTAATTCATATGCACCTGTTAAATCGGTGTATATGTAATTCTTTTCGAGTAATTCCATACCCTTAGATTCTTCATAAGTCTCTGTAGCGGACTCGATTCTTTCTAAGATATCAAGCTGTTCTGGAGAGAAGAAATCTTTGTATGCTTCTACAAAGTTCTTATAAGCACCATATACTTTAGTAGTAGGTACGAATAAGTACATATTGTGTACAAGCTCATGTACTGTTTCTGCCAAAGGGATTAATCCAACCCAACAGTTGTAGTGGATCCACATTACTTCTTTGGCTACAGATTCTACATCTAATGGTTCTCTATAAGCTTTACGCTTATTGAATACTACTATAACCATATCGAATAAAGTTATAGGGTCATGATGTATATGAATCTTAATCTTGGTAGAATCTATATTAGTAATATTCTTATAGAAACTACACTTATTCATATTAAAGTTTTCTCTTAAGAAAGCTACCATTTTTCTATACTCAAAAGAAGTTCTAATGTTTCTCTCAATATCTGCAAAGTATCTCTTAAGATCTTTTTCATCATTGAGATCATAGTCTACTATGTCGTATTCTGGTAACTCTGATATTTTTACGAGATTTATATCATTTCTTTCCACATAATCTATAGTGATTATATTTCCTGGATCTCTCATATAAACACCTCCTTTATTAGTATGTGAAAAAATAAAAATGATTAAGCAAAAATTTAAACCCAGTAAGAGATAACTCTTACTGGGATTGTTTTAGGGGATCGGACTGGTTGCTTGGATTCAACCAGTCCTAAGCGTATGAATTTGGTTTTATAGTCAAATAACAATCTGCGCGATTGATTGTTATTTTTGTGCTTGGGGTGTGTGGGAGCAGTTGGTGTGTGAACTACTCCCACGTCAATGTTTATAAATAACTAGCAAAAGCTAGATATCTATCTATATATTTACTTGAATGTTGTGCTCTGGTTAAAAGCTAACCAGAGCACTATTTTTACTCCTATAATAGGAGATTGTTTCCCAGTCTAGGTAGGAGACACCCTAGACTAGATGGATTGGAAATATATGTTTCAAAATTGAGCTAACCAAGTGTTATTGGAATTTACGAATCATAGGAAAATAGATTAGCCCATCTTATTATCTTGAGGAGAGGGCTGATTATTAAATCAGCCCGGGAAGTTATAACGACTAGTGCCTAGTTAGGCACTTAGATAATATCCTTTTTATTGGGCCACTGTATCCCTACAGTAGCCCATCCACTAATAATGAATAAAGGAGATCTTCAACTATGATGTTGAAGTAGCGACACCAAGACAAGTCTCATCTTAATATCACTATTATTATATATGGTTATAAAGGCTTTTAAAATAAAAAATAATAGGGGTGATTAAACTACCCCTATATTTCGTGAAACATTGGTTTATGACGCTCATCATAAAACAATGTCTCAGCATCAATTCCTTTAACAAATAGCTCTCTTTGAGACTCGTTATGCCAGTCTACAAGAAACTCATCTGTTTCAGTTTTAATTTTAGCTCTAGTTGTACCCTCTGCAATGTACAATCTGATCGCTACTATGTAGCCATGGGTTGTTGGGTTATAAACTTCTCCGCCAACGTTTTCATTTACACCTAATGAAATCATCATAATTAATACCTCCTTAGATATTATTATTTCATTATTATAATATATCATTAAGATTCTGAATTTGACATAAGTAAGAGGGTAGGTTTTACCCTACCCTTTAATATTAAATATCTTCAGAAGCAATATCTTCCTGTTTATCTACAGTATTCAAAATAACCTCTTCAGATCCACCATCTTCAGAAACTTCGATTTCTTCTTCTACGGTATGAATCTTCTTAGTGAGGTGAGAATCTACGTCTGTGTAATCAGGAGATATTCTTGTTCCTAAATACATAGGATCAAGATACTTATATACATTAATAGTATTTAAACTTGCTCTAAAGCTATCCATTACAGCATTATCAATAACATCTGCATACTGCTTAATTTCAGGCTGAGCAGACTTATGAGTTCTAAGCTGTAAGAACTTCAATAAGTGTCTATACGTGAAAGTCATATAAACCTTACCAGATGCATAGTTCTGAGGGAGATATCCTCTAGCATCTTCTTTATCAAGACCCTGTTCTCTAAGATCTTCATATATATCCATTAAAGCATCTCCAAGATCTTTTAAAGTAAAATATTCTTTGAATCGCTCAATAAAATAAGTTTTATCGGCTTCATACTTAGGTTTGAATTTATCTGGAGAATTGAACCCGTATTCTCTTAAGTCTACATATCTACCAGATTCCTGAGTAATACCATTTCTGTGTCTTGTGAGCTGCTGTGTAATAATACGGCTCATCTTATCAAATATGATTGTAACAGTCATCATATCCAGAAGATCATCAAATGTAAATACATCATACATCTTAGATGCTGCTTCATCGATATTATCTACATTGACAATTGTAACTCTATCATCTTCGACTTCTACCTTGTTACAATAGCCAGTAACTTCTGTTTCTTCATCTGGATAATAACCGAATGAATGATCATTCATGATTCCATCCTGAATGAAATCTGCAAAATAACACTTATCTAAGTTCATATAGATCTGCGTTCTGATTGTGTCGAGTACTACATTAGTCATATCAAGCATATTTCTAAATGCTTCCTTATAACCTCTGATACTTCCTCCTACTAAAAGATAAATGTTTTCACCCTTTACTCTAGCTTTCTTATTAAGATACTGAGCAGCTGACATAAATGCTAAAACACTTTCCATCTCATGAGCAGGAAATACCATCTGAATTACCATATTACTGTGTTCAATAACAGATTCATGACCGGTTTTAATTCGCTTAGCGATATACTCACATTTCTCTGAGTATGTAGTATATCCCTTTGTTCCCCAGCACACTTTACATGCATCCGCCACAATATTAATATTATCATTAGTTAAAATTGTTTCAGCTGCATAAACAGCCTTTCCTTTCACAATCTTTGATTTGTTACTCTTTTTTGTTAAAGCGTTAAATAAATTCATTTTATATTACCTCCTTCAAGTAATTAATAATAGGTTTAAAAGATAGTAATTTCCAATTAGTATAGAAATTGACATATGTGCTCCCGTATGATCCGGCTATCATACGGGAGTTTTTGAAAGGAAAAAATTATGAAAAAGTTTTATTTCTATATGTGTAACAAGCGAAAATACTATTAATGAAGAGAAATATTTTCTTAGCTTGGAGTTATGTAATAAGGGACACGCCCTTAGATTTATTTTAATGTTAAATAAAATTTTTTAATTTAGTTATTTATGATACGATAATAACTCCCGTAGTAAATAAATACTACGGGAGTTGTATTCTTATGGCTGTTCGTTGATTTCGAAATCATATGGTATTCCCATAATGTCTTTCACCGATCTATCTAATTCGATCATGATCTTATTCAAAGACCAAATACTCAATACAGAACCAACCATTCGTCCATTGATACTAGCTACAGACAAGAAAGCTTCAACTCTTTCTTCAGGTCTGAATTCGCTAGTAGGTTCTTTTCCTTCTGGGAAAATATCCTTAACTACGCCCTTAAGAGCACGGTCATAAACAAGTTTATCTCCAACACCCATTTCATCTTCGTATTTCAGATAGAATTCAATGAGTACAGATTCTTTAGCATGTTTAAGTTTGCCAGTTGTATCAAGTTTATAGTTAGGAGTAAAGTTTTCTTCGGTATCATTATCACACTTATCTGCAATTCTTTTTACCTTAGAAATAGAAGATTCGTAATCTTTAACTACCTTCTTCAGGGAGTCTGATAATTCATCTTCTTCTACAGTACGATATACTACTATATCCTGTACTATACCAGTTACTTTAGATTTAACTCTAACTCTTCCTAAATCACTTACGTCATCATCTTCATCAGCAAGATTCTTCAAAAGTGCATTAAGATCGTCTTCGTCAAAAGCATTCTGGAATATCAATAATGGATCACCTTCCTGAACAGGCTGACCTTTCTTTACAATAGATAAGATATTAGTGTTCTTAGGCAATGTGATCTCTTTCTTAACGACAATTTCTGATGTCATAGCTTTAGCTAACCATGGAGATATAATAGCAGAGTCTTCGTATCCTTCATCTGTACTGAGAACAGCAATCTTAGATAATACACCCATATTACACTGAGGATTTGCTTTTCTACCAACAGCTTTAGAAAATGAGAATTTATCATAAGCTATAATCTGACCAGGTTTAACTTTGTCACCAACTTTAAGATCTGTATCTAATTTGAGAACTCCATAGAAACCACCATCAGAGTTTTTCTTTACGTTCTCTCTTAAGTCTACAAATTCAGTTGTCTTATCTGTATAGGTGATAACCATATAATCTTCTGTAAGAGAGGTTACCTCACCTTTATCTTTAGCCTTATAAGCAAACATGTCAGAACACATGTATCCAATAGCTTCATCAGCACCATTAGTTACTAATAAAGGTGTAGATACTCTAGTTCTCATACTGTGCTTATTAGTCTGAATAAATGTCATAGCTGTACGGAATGGGTCATCTCGTGTTGTGCACATCGGAGTTAACGCTTCTGTAAAACATAAAGTATTTACATCGTTTATCTCTGGAGTTTCATCTGTCTTAAGATAACCACGTTTTCCTTCTACTGCCATATTAATTGTAGCCTGTCTAGTTAAACCTACATTACCAGCAAAACCAGTAGACATGGCTAATTTATTAAGCATAGATCTATCGAATGTACGTTTATCTAATCCATAGGATCTATCACTATTCATACCCGCTAATCCCTTGAAGGAAACTGAATTAGCTGCTTCCATTTCAAGTAATGGGGAGAATACAGATAAATCACCAGCTGTTGGGTCAGACATAATGCTATCAATAATTTGAGTTCTCTTAATAGACATAGTAGCGTCTTTCTTAGACCTCTTAAGCATATTAGAATACTGGCCGTAAGACGTAGCCAAAGATTTATAAATGTAACCAGTTATAATTTCTTTAGTTCTATATCTGTTACCAGTCAAGTCCACATGCTTATTATATTTATTATCAGCAAGAAGCATATTAGCATATGCTAAAACTTCTATATAATCGTATGGAAGATCAAAATCTTTACAAACTTCAATAGTTATAGGGTCCATCATCAAGTCATAGAAGTTATCAAGACCATCAGCCTTAATTCTTCCACCGAACTGATCAAGGAAATCTAACCACATAAGTTTAGAATTTACTTCCTTAATTGAATAAGCTTCAGTACCACATTCTTTTAATCCATTCATTAACAGAGATGAATTATAATCTAATTCGTATACCAAGTATCCGTCTTCGAATTTAATTACATCATGTGTATCTGGATTAATATGAGGACGTGCTTCAACTAATTCATATTTAACGTTACCCTTTTTCATAGCGGTAAATAAACCTTCACTGTAAGCCATAACTACAATAAGAGGTATTTCTGTATTAAGAATACTTGCCTTACTGTAAGTATACTTCTTAGCAGGTTTAATAGAATTATATACTTCTGCAAATTTAGGATCAGCCTTTGTTAAGATATCAGCTAACCAAGTAGAGAATGTCATAGGGCCATCCCAATAAAGAACTTTACCGTCCTGTATTGCAAATGGTAACCCCTTAGAATAATCTACATTGTGTGACTTTATCAACTCATCCTGATTGAAATATATAGTTAATTTCTGACTAGGAACTGAAATCGTAGAGTATACTCCAGATATATCAATATAGTCAATCGGGAGATCATATTTTCTACAAATCTTTCTGTTATCACCAGCCTTTGTTTTAATAGAAGAACCTTCATATTTATCTAAAGCTTTTAAAAGTCTTCCTGCAGATGAATAAGATTTACCATCACTAGTACCAAATCTTCTAATAAAAATCTTATTATAGTTTGATACAATCTGTACAGTATCTTCATCTGTCTTAATAATTGGAAGTAATGGTAACTGAGCAGAGATAGTCTTTTCGTTACCTCTTAATCTCATGAATCTACCGTTACGGAATTTAGGTACATCGAATACTAAAGTAAATCTCTTACCATTAGCATCTTCACACTTTACTGTATAAGTATAGATAGAATCTTCTGTTGTAGAAGTATCTTTCTTATCTATATCTATTACAGATACAGGATTGGTTCTTGTTGAGAAGAAGTCTAATATCGCTACGATATCTTCATCATTCTCATAAATATCATTAAAGTTAGTAAACTGCAATTTACTCCATTCGTCATTGATAGAATCGACAGGCAAAGAGGTTTCTGGTAACTCTCTATCTTCTTTACTTCTATCTAACAATTCCTTTACTGAAACTCCATCAAGTTTCTTCTTTGTAAAATCCTGATTGAGTTTAGTCATACGAGCTGCTCTTGTAGCAGACACCTGACTCTTTTCTTCTTCCTCAGCTGCTAAGTCTAATAACAGCTTTTTGAACTCTTCGGTTTCAAGCTTATCAATAGCTTCTTCTGTAGAGTTAGAAGTTTCTGCAGCCTTATCAATCATATCGGAAATCTCTTTCTTCTTAGCTGCATTATTAGCTAACTTCTTTTCTAATTCTTCTTTAGATATAGTCTCATCCTTACCAGTGAGGTTATGTATCTTAATTCCCTGGGAAGTTTCCATTCTATCTAAAATATCTGTCTTGATTGCTTTAGGAGAATCCTTTGCAAGACTATCGTCCTGAATAGGTTCGCTAGCAATAAGCTTATCAATGAGCATCTTAAACTTGTTTCTACCAAATTCAGTCTTCTCATCAATAGTCATTTTAAAGTAACCAATCTTACCAAAGAAAACTATTGTATATCCTTTTAATCCTGCTCTTATCTTTGAAGGATTGTATACCATCAGATAATAAAGCATAGATATAGGATTAACAGTTTCTTTATAATTGAATATATCACCAGTAGCAGGCTTATACTCATTTATATCTATGAAGATAGTTTTTCTTTCATAGTTTTCAAATCCTCTTGTATTAAGCAACTTCAATAAAAGGTCGAAATAGATTTCTGCACCTTTGACGTTCTTATAGAGGTTATTACGAAGAAATGCATCATTATAATATCTCATATCAATGAATACATTTCTATTCTGATATCTTTCTGGACGGATATAAGTATATCTAATCCAAGGATTCTTTTCTCTAACTGCATCGTAAATAGAAAAAAGTTCTTTATCGTTTCTAATACGATCGTTAAAAAGAAGTTTCTTAAGTCTTGCATCATTATCAGAAGCTTCTGTAAAGAATATTACAGAGTCTTTAGTCTGAAAATAATTTTCATTTAATAAATAAGATTCATTGGATAATACAGCAGGCTTAAAGCTATTCTGAACTACTTCATCAAACTTATCTACCCAGCTATATTCCCAATCAGGACAATATACTTTATGCATATTTGTCACTTCACCGTAAGAGAAATACTGTTCACTCTTAGAGTTCTCCAGTACAATCTTACCAATACATTTTAATGTAACAGGTTTCTGACACCAAACTTCCTTACATAACTTAGCATAAGGAATCTGCTTAATACTAGGAGTCATAACTTTTACATCATGAGCAGGACAGTGTACGTAAAGTACAGTTCCTTTATTAACGCCACGCATCTTTAACAGATTACCTTCAATAGATTCATGTAAGGATACTCTCTTATCAGTCGGGTCTTCATATGCAGCTTCTGTAATAAACGTAGACGGAATTCTAGGAGTAAGTGTCTTCTTATTCATATTTTTAGTAGATAAGAAGAAATACTTATTCTCTCTATTTGATTCTGTAACTACCTTTTGCTGCTGAATCATCCTAAGTATATTTCTCGATTCTTTATCGATAACATAGCCATCTTTCATCAGCCCATATTCTCTTAAAGAATCATAATACTCTAAGAAATATTCATTTAAGTTATCTCTGTTTGTCTCAATAAATTCCATCACATAAGATGGATTGTTTGAATCCATAATGTCTTTACAGAGAGATTCACATACACGTTCTTTGCTTCCCTCAATGGATTCAAAATTCATTATTCTTTCTAAAATATTCATAGGTATTAACACCTCCTTCGATGTATTACTAAGGTGTTCGAGTCCTAAAAAGAGAAAATATATGCTATATCTTCAGAGTACACATCTATATAAATACAAATGAAAGGAGAACGTTGATATGGCGTTGCTTACTACTTATCAGACCCCTTGTTTAAGGAATAATGATTATGCTGCAAACTATACCCCAACTTCAGGTACTCTTAATATGAGATATGGGGCATCTTCTTCGAAGTATGATATTGTAGCTACAATAAACGAAGGGGAAATTTTTACTTGTATGGGTGAATATAATGATAACAATGGTACTCCATGGTTATATGGTATGTATAACGATCAGTACGGTTATTGTCATTTACCATCTTTAACAAAGTCTTCTGTAAAATATGTTAGTGCTGAGAGAAGTGTTAGTGATATAAACACTATGCTCAAAAAGTACAGAAACATTCAGTTTGCAAAAGGTGCTAAGTACAAGATTTCAACAGCATTAATTGTCCATAGTAATACCATCATTGATTTGAATGGTGCTACTCTTAGAAGATATGGAGCAGATAATGTATTAGAATCTTATGTTGATCCTGATGTTACCACAGGATATAATGGTGTACATGATGTTGTCATCAAAAATGGTACACTTGAAGGAATGAATAGTTTAGGACTTCGTTCTACTAATTTAACTTCCTTCATGCATTGTAAAAATATTGTTTTTGAAAATGTGACATTTTTAGATACCCCGGGTTGTCATAGTTGTGATGTAGTTGGATGTAGTAATGTAACATTTTTAAATTGTAAGTTCTTGGGTTACTGTACAGCTGGTAATGATTTCAGAGAATCTATTCAGATTGACTATGCTTCTTATGCTTCTTTACCATCTTTCCCAGTTGGCTCTAAGTGTTATGATATGACTTATTGTAAGAATATCAATATCATTGGATGCACTTTCGATAAGTCAGATAATTACCCATCTCAGTATTGTGCTATCGGTGCACACTCTCAGGGTAATGATTATAATTATCATGAAAATATTGTAGTTAAGGATTGTGTTGCTACAGGTAATGGTAATACTAATACTGACCCATCTTATGGAGCATTCATAAGATGTATGAAGTTTAAGAACACATTGATCGAAGGTAATGTAATCGGAAACTACGCAAGATTCGTTTGGATTACGATGCCTGGTAGATTGATGAACCCTGATGGAAGTGGCATTCAGGCTACTGATGATCCGGATAAAGTATTTAATGTAGAGAATCTTAAAGTCTTAAATAATAAGATTATTTCTAGAGGATCTACATGGCAATCCTATGGTATGTATATTAAGGATACTTTCAATAAGTCTTCTGACATTTTAGTTCAGGGTCTTAACGTTCCTAGTACAGCCGTATATACTAAGGGTTGTAGTAATGTAACCATAAATTTATAAAAAATAAAAGAGGTAGGGAAAGTAATCCCTACCTCTAATATTCTACTCAGGGTCGTAAGCAAGTTCCTCCTCCAACCATTCTTCAGGAGTCAGGTCAGGAACCTCGATTCTGTTGTCAACCTTCCAGCAGTCATCAATCTGCCATTCGATATCCCCAGCAAAATCCTCGTTGAAGTATATAATCAGATCCTGTAATACTAACCAGTCTCTGATTATTTCTATATCGTCAGTTTCACGCTTACGGGCAACATCTATACTGTAACCTGATAATTTTCTAAGTACATTAAAATTAACGTATCTATACAGGTTACGAAATATAATATTCTTATTGATGTCGTCTTTTGGAAGAGAGTTAAGGAGTTTCTCAGCTTCATTTTTAACTCTCCGGCTATCGACTAAATAGGAAAATTCTCCTTTCTTATCGACATACATTTCGACCACATATTTATTATTGTGGTCTTTGTCATCTACCATGATACCCTCCAAAATTTTCTTTACCCCTTCAAGTCTACCCGCTTCCTTGAGGATTTTTTCTATTGTTGTAAAATTGCGTTTCATAATTTTATTCCTCCCTAATTCTGTTTTCTCCAACCTTCAGGAACACTCCAATCTGTATCACCCTCATAAGGGTCATGATAACAAATTATAAGATTCCAGAGTACTAGCCAGCTTCTCAATTCTTCCATGTCGACATCAGGTTCATGTCGATGTGAGATTGCAATAGCGTAGTTATGTAGCTTTGCATTTGTATGTGTATTAATATATTCATACAAAGTCATGAAGCTATCATTCTCTTCAGCAACTCCTTCTTCGATTAATCTTAGAAGTTTTTCGGCTTCAGATCTAACTATGTCACCATCAACACGCCATAGTGTTTCACCTGTTTTAATAACATAGGCATCTACCGGATAACTATACTCAGTATCTGAAATTATTCCTTTTAAAATACCTACTACATCCTCATATCTACCTGCATCTTTGAGAATGTTTTTAACCATACTAAATATCATAATATAATCCTCCTTTAAGATAATATAGGGGTGGTTTTAAAACCACCCCTATATTTTAGATACCGCGCTCTAACTTTACGTTGATAGCCTTATTGATATCCTCATCTGCGATGAAGAATGCGTGCTTCAACGCTTCGATGCAGACAATAACATCGCCCATCTCTTCGATGAGATTAAGTTTATCACCCCTACCTCTAAACATTTTAGATGCGGCTTGTGCTAATTCTGCACACTCCTCCATGCAGATAACCAATCGTTCCTCTACACCGATCTCTACATTGGACTTTATAACCTCATCCATAAACGTAGGACTTAATTCGCCACTTGCCTTTTTAAACGCTGCCTCGAAATCTTCTCTTTTCATATATTAATCCTCCTTTGCAAACCAGGATAACGTAACCCTGCAACAATATTTGCTGGTGCCTTCTTTTTTTCTGGAGTCTGTATGATACTCCAAGATATCTAAGTTAGCAATCTTCTCGGACTTTACGAAGGTATTAACCTGTTGTAATGCATCAGTTAATGCATCGAGAGCTGTGTTATTAGTTGCTTCAAAATACTTTGTTTTAATCATAATTTTTCCTCCTTAGTTTTTAATAAGTTTACGACCTCTACACTCTTTACATGTACGGGTCGGGTTTATCTTATTCTCTTCAAAGAACTCAAGTTCTGATAACTGGAATTTGAACCAGTTATTGCAGACCTTGCATTTCTGAAACGGGCCATTATAAAAGTCATGACCCTCCGGATTGTGAATCTGGAAAACATTTCTAACTTCCTCTTCTTTGAATTTACCATCTCTGAATTTATGGTAAGTTTTTACTCCGGTTATTTCTGTAAGAGCAGGATGTAAGTTCTTCAACTCTTTACCCTTACTACACGTAAAGACGATTCTCTTGATGTCTTTACTTTCCATTTCTGCTAAGATGTTGTCTATCAACATCTTGCTTGGTTCTCCGAGGATGAGCATCTCTCCATCCTCAATAAATGCCTTAGCGCCATTTATCTTTACTTCAATAATATAATTATCCATTAATAATTCCTCCTATCGATATACAATATTTTCTAAAATTATCTTTTGAGTCCAATGTAATTTTATATTGCCTAAATTGAATCGGCCTAAGCCTGGATATGTATATTTAGAAAAATTACGAATTGCAATTTGCCTAATATCAGGCTCTCTTACCTCCTGAAATAAATCACAAAATCCGTTTTCATAAATTACAGGCTTTATGATTAAAATGTCTTCATCTTTATGATAGATCAACATATATCCAAATCTAGTTGAATATACATCATTAAGTTTCAATACCACTTTTGCAATATTGGTATTAGAATAATGATATGGCATATGAAATGGCTTAGGTTCATGCATGTGAACAGGGACATGTATAATATTTCTCTCATACCATGACGGTATGAAAGTTGTTACATTAGCCGGTTCGCCGCTAAACCCTAAGTGGTTTATTTTATATAAACACATAGCATATGCGACTTCTTTTTGATTGCTGTTATATAATTCTCTCAACAAAATTTTTCTATTAAAAGGATCTCGTATAGCATCAATCTCTTCGATAACTGCTGGAAGAACTTTTGGTGAGATACCTTCTAATATTCTTTTAGATAATCTATTGTAAGTTATCTCTTGCAATTTTTGAGGTGATGTACGGAATATATGACCACTACTAGATTCACTACAAATTTTATTAGGTCTATGAGATTCATCATATAGTACATCCCTCAATGTAGTATATCTTCCATTATATCGTCTGAGTTCTTGCAAGGCCTTTACTTCAATCTGACGAATTCTTTCTCTAGAAACATTCATCATCTTGCCGGCTTCCTCAAGATATAGACCTCCCCAATATCTTAATGCTAAGACTCTTTGCTGACGTTCAGTTAGGGTGGATACTGCATTCCTAACAATTTCTTTATCAATATTCTGATAAAAATCACATTGTGTAGGATATTCCTTAACTTCAGTGATTCTCTGTGCTATATAAGTTTCTTCGATTTCTTCCATTGGGAGTTTCTCGAAGCGTTGCATAGCACAGTCTATTGGAAAACTATAGCCGTGCTGCATAAGCATTTTCTTGCAGACTGGTTCCACGATAACCCTGATTGGTTTTACAGGACCATCGTATTCTAATATTGCAATATATGCTTCCTGCCTCAAGTCTTCTACATCAATTGATGTAGGATTAAATTTGTCGTAGAGTTTATCTACAACTTTGTTTGCGGTGTTAATCGCTTCTGGTGTTAAGTTCATTTTGGTGACCTCCTGTTTGTGAATTGTTTGTGAAATTTTGGAGAGGAAGATTTTTCATCTTCCTCTCCGGTTATACGTCTGCTAGTTCCAATACTTCGAGTATATCTTCCTGTAATGAAAGATAGTGCTCACGATACAACACTACTTCATGTCGTACCCTTGGGTCTGGATCTCTTATCAAAGCATCCAGATATACCCCATGGCCTGCCACAGCCCTTCTTACAGAAGGTTCTGTATCTCGATAAAGTTTATCGAGATCATATCCTTGTATTGCTAATTCTTTCCGCATATGTATATTGCGATTAGCCAGGAACTTGGCAAATCCTGGCATATCGTAGCTCAGCAGCACCAACGCTACTGACTCTACTCTGTCAAATCCAGCATATCGCCATATGCCAAATCTCCTAATAATTTCACCTATCATTTTTGTTTTACCTCCTGTTTGTGATTTGCGTGTATTAATAGGTTCTATTACTACACAATTATAATATATAATAAAAATAAATTATTTTGACAAAAAAGAAAGAGGATCATAGATAATCCCCTTTCTCATGTGTGTTATTTGGTTTCTTCACCTAAACATCTGTTCTTAAGAAGCTTACTTAAGATAATCTCCATAGCTTCTGCAGGAATGAAAGGATTATTAAGATGGCTAATATCTACACCAGCTTTAATACCATCTACGATAATCTTAAGCTGTGCGGAAGTATAGTCATTGATATACTCTCTTACATCGATTCCAAGATCAGTATAGTAATTAATCAATTCTAAGAACTTTACCTGATCAAGTTCATATGTAAGACCATAACAAATAAGTTCAAAATACTTATCTTTATCATGTACCTTCTGATAGTTGTCATATATAACTGTCAACAACTGCTTAGGACCAGACATAAGCTGATAGAAAACTTCACGACCAGTTAAGTCTACCCACTTAGAAATATCAGTACTTGATTTATAATCATTTTTCAGCTGATCGAATTTCTCAGCTAAATCAGGACGTTCCTTGAAATTATTCATAGGAGTATTAAATTTATTACATAATTTATAAGTTATAGGTACAATCTTTCTAATAGTGGCAATATATATATCGTAACCAAATAAAGCATGTCTCTTCATACCAACACATAATATACAGAATTTGTCTGGATTATTATATATAATATTTCCATTTTCTGCATAATAATCCATTAGTGAATCTAAAGTTCCAAAGAATTTTATGTCATCTGTAATTTGAAAATAATCTCCTTCACTAAGATAAGCACAAAGTCTTTTTCTTAATAAAATATAAGCCTGCATATTCTTTTCCTCCTTAATTATTTTTGAGTCTGGTAAGTGTTTGCCATGCTATTTTCATAGCTTCTGATGGCAATTTAGGATGATTGTAAATCGATACATCGAGTCCATCTCTTAATCCTAAATAAATATACTTCATCTGAAGTCCGCCGTAATCATCTGGATTATAATCTGTTAAAGATACTCCATCGATGAATGCGTGTAGATATGTCTCACACATATCTGGGTCGTTCATATAGTATCTAGCATACAATGCAAGGCTATCTAAATCAATACCCTTATCTAGTGCTTCCTTCACCAGATCTATACATTCTTTGTCCATTTCGCAAATTTCCACAATAAGGTTTCTTGTGTTCATTTTTATTGCCTCCTTTATTTATTATTTCATATAAATAATATATGATTAAAAATTTTATAGAGATACCGATTACTCAGTATCTCTTTTTTCTACTTACTTAATCCATCAGACCATTCCTGTAAGATAAGTAAAGCTTGAGCTTTTTCTTCTTTGCTAAAAGCTCTAACTACTTCTTCAAAGCATCTTTTTTCCAAACTAGGTCTGTTGTCATTTTTAGATATTTGTTTAAGTTCAAATTCACTCATATCTGTCTCTCCTTATTTAGTTGATTAATTATGTGTGAGAGAGATAGTTAAAGTTTAATAAACCAAGCAATAGATTTAAAAATTCTTTTTAAGATTAAAATAGGTTTAGAATAAAGTTTTATTTTATACCAATTGCATGGTAGCATATCTCTTTTTAATTCTAATAATTCTATTTCTATACTTAATTTATCTACCTCTTTTATTATATTATCTATATCAGATATCACTTCTTCTTCTGTTCTATAACTTCTACCCTGTCTTACATCGAATAATTCCATTTCTAAGAAATCTAATTTATATTCTAATATAAGAAGTTGTATAATATTTTCTTCTATATCGTAATCTATCTTTTGTAATAATTCTTTATCGTGTTTATTCATTACTACACCACCTTCTATTAATTAGATGTTTCGGAGGTGTGATTAAGCAAAGTATAGAGGTGTAGATTTCTCTACACCTCTTATGTACTTTACTTCTTAGAGAATTTAGAAAGAAGATTTAAAATGAAGTTGATTACCTTAGCAATGAATTCACCAAACTTAAACTTGTATGGTTCTTCAATATCAAGTAACTCATCTTCCTCTGGGTCTTCCTTTTCTTCTAATTCCTTTAATTCAGCTTCAATAACTTCAATCTGAACTTTGAGAGCTTCCATCTCTGCACCAAGTTCAATCTGAATCTCTTTGAACTTTTCAATGTTATTCATATGAGGAGTCGGATCACCATTCATTTCTCCGTTAAGCATCTTATCTACGATCTTCTGTAACTGAGTAATAGTATTACCGATCTCATCAATCTTTTTCTGTAAAGATTCTACTTCAGCTTTATTCTTTTCGAGCCATTCTCTCTTAGCATCAAGACGGGTATGACCGTCACTAATACCCCAAGTTTCAGCTCTTTCATAGTCATATGGAAGAACACATTTACCCTGGTTACCCCACTCTTCGCCCCAAGAGTTCTGAACGAGCCAACCATGTTCATTCCAACCATAAATTACCATACAATGATAACCACTAAAATATTTCTTATTCTTGCTAGTATAGAGTACATTAGTATCAGCCATTAAAACTGCATCTCTGTACCACTTAATACTGAAGATAACAGCATCACCCTTTGTTAAAGCTGCCTTAATAGCATCGTCAGAAGAAATATCATAATAAGAAGAAATCTTATTCTGATATGCTTCGGAACTTAACTCAGCCTTAACTTCTTCAAACTGTGTAATTGCCTGCGGTACTTCGATATTATAAGGGAAGCTTTCATGCTTAGCAGTACCATAGTTAAATACTGCCTTAATAGCATCTCTTATAATCATACCTTCACCCTTATGATCGGAGCCCTCTCTATTACCATAGATGGTTCCTGTACTCATAAGAGTATTATCAGTTTCCTGATGATGATTAAACATCTCGATTACTTCAGCTAAAGAATGAGCTACACAGCTTCCTACAGAACCCTGGTCCTTAATAGGAGGAGTGTAAACTTCATATCTGTCCGGAAACGTAGCACCAGCTACACAAGTTGCCTTGTAATCTCTAACGTCCTTTGGTGATAAAAGAGCACCTAAACCCTTTTCCATATAAAACACCTTCCTTTTCTTTAGATTTTATTTAAATGTTGACGGGTAAAAGAGAAAAAAAATAAATGGGGAGCTATATAAGCCTCCCCCTTTATTTTAAGCCCAAGTTTCTCTCGTTCCGGAATAAGCTCCGAAGAAGATATTGAAGAGCACATCAAAATGCTCTTTGGTTAAAAGGAACTCTGTTCCCGCATAACCTGTTTCCCTCACAATGAGGTGATATACATCCATGTCATTCTTGCCGAAATCTACGGAAATAACTACTTCATCATACTGATCATATACTTCAATCAGTGATGGTCTCATACTTAACTTGAGACCCCTGCGTGCTAATTCTCTACCGAATCCGAATACTTCCTTCTTTAACTCCGGCATGTTTGTAGTGTTAATTTTGCAAATAATCATACGTCCTGCGCCCCCTTGACGCCCATGGCTTTTAATACCCCCGTAGTATTATGAGTCTTTGACTCGGATATTAAAAGGATAAGACATTGTATCCTCTTATCACTACTATAATATACAAGTATTTTTCCTAACTTTTACGGATCATAGATAATGCCCTTTTATGTTCTTCTCTAAGCTTATAGTAAACTTCTTCAATTGGATAGAATCTACCAGTATTTATAATATCATCTTGATCACATTCTGCTACAAATCCAGTATATTCTCCATCATAGTACCCTATAAATACTTCAGTGTAATATCCGTGCCACTGTTCTTCTTCTGGGATATTTTCTTTAACCCATGGATGTACTTTATCTCGTATGAGATAACAACCACTATACACCACATCCTTGCAGCATATTCTAACTTCCTCCTTAGTTTCTCTTATAGCAGCATCTAAACTGCTTTCGTTTTCGTTCCAACTACCTCCTGGTAATTTATATCTGTCCTCTCCAAATGAAATGAAAACTTTGTCGTCTTTAATGACAAGCATTTCTGACCTAGCCCTTACAGGTTTATCATACCCTTTTACAATACAACATGCATTGTAGATTCCGTTGATATACTTACCGTATACCTCTTTAACTATACTCATAGTATCTACCTCCTTATACTATGATAATATATGAGTGAGAAGAAAGTTGACCTTTCTTCTCACCATAGTTTAAAATTCTACATTCATATTGAATTTCTTGATAGCTTTGCGAATATTTGTAGCTAATTCTTTTTTATGCTTATCTTCACAGTGACCATAGAATCTGATAGCAGATCTTACATGTGCCTCATCATTCAATGGGAACTTTCTAAGTTTAGGGATACCAAATGCAGAATCTGGTAATTCGTTTCTGTCTTTCATATTTAATTTGGCTTCCATGAAGTTAACTTCTCTAGTTGCTAAATAAATATCTATAGCAGCTTTATGATAATTATTAAGCTTATCATAAACTTCTTCAATTGGATAGAAGTTTCCAAAAGCATACATAGAATCATCTCTATCTACATTTCTGATATATCCAGAATAATTTCCATTATATTCTGCAATATAAAGATGATTAATAGACCCATGATATTCGAATGGTAAATTACGTAAATTGTCATTTCTCTTACTAAACCTTTTCATATAAGTCTTTACATACTTTACATTCTTAAGAATGATACGAGCTTCTTCTTTACATTCATTTCTAACCTGCTCTTCTATAGAACAAGATGTTTCAGTTCCGCCACCAGGGATTCTATATCCATGTCCATCTTTATTCTTATAAATAAAGACTTTATTTCCATAGAATACAAGAGCCTCACAACGTTCTCTGTAGTTATTATCACCAATAACTATTAAAGAGTTCCATACCCCATCTGAATCATAAGCACCGTTTAAAGTAGCCTCAATAGGTTCACTGGAGATAATACAATCTTCTAATTCATCGTCTCGATCAAGTGCCAGTGGCTTTATACAACCATTAGGATCATAGACAATTTCCTCTTTTTTCTTCCATGTATAATGATAATTACTGAAATCTAATACATGAATTTGTCCTAAATTAATAGGCATCAGGTTACCAGATTTCACATCATAAGTCTGTACCCAGAAATCTCTATCTGTGCCATTATTTCCTTTAGCTTTAATAGCTTCTTCAATAGTAGGATAGTATTCGTTTCTATGTACAGTATACATCATCTTATCGGTACGAAGCATATAAGCTTTAAGATTATCGAAGTCTTCTACCCTAGTATCTTCTAAAACCAAGTTACCAGATTCTTCAACTCCTGTTAAGATATAACTCAAATTTCTCTCTGTATAATAAGATTCAAAGTTTTTCTTATTAATAGTAAGAGGATTATTCATCAAAGCATTAGAAGCTTCCTCAGACTGAGTTAATAAATAAACTGCACTACCTTTCTTTTTATCCTTATCAGAAAATGGTAAATAGAAAGGTCTCTTATAGAGCATATTATCTTTTAATTCTTCTAAACAAATAGCCATTTAAATTACCTCCTTCGGCAATATTATTTTATCTTACTTAATTGTTTCAGGAATAAATGAAAAAAATAAAGGGGAGCTGTATAAGCCTCCCCAGTATTTTACTTTTCCCTAAGCTCTGCAAGCCAAGCCTCGGTGCTGTCCCAATTTTCTGGTTTCATATCCATAATATAGTTAGAATCCTTTAACCATGGATCAAATAAATCTTTAATATCATGAACAGTGATCTCCGCTACCATAGTGATCTGATTAGAGACTACCTCTAATCTTATTTTTTCTCTGTTATTAGTATGATATCTATACCATACTCTGACTAATCCATTAGCTGTATTTACTAAACAGCCATCGGTATCTAAATTACGAACAGCGGTGAGTAATTTGCGGCCATTACTATCAATACCAATAAATACCTGCCCTAAGCTAAGAGCTGTTGCCTCTGTTATTCTGTTAATTGTCATGCTTATCATATCTCTTGCGCCTCCTTAGCGCCCGTGGCTTCTATAACCCTAAAGAGTATTATAGGTTCCTTGACCCGGATATAGAAGGATAAGATATTATTTCTTCTTATCACTATTATAATATACAAGTATATTTGTAAATTTTTACAATTTAACCTAAACAGGGACATTTAAGTAATATAAAAAGGAGGTGCATAATTCATGCCATCAGAAGATAAGTTCGTAAGAAAATTTAGAATTAGACACGACAAAGCATGGAGCTGGCATTTAGGAATCTTTTTCTGTGTAGAACCTAAGAGAAACAACGGAAAGAGAGATGTCTATTTGTTCTTGGCTTTAGGTACACATGATATTTCTATAGGTATGATATCCGAATATGAAGGAGACGAAGAATATGCCTAATAAATTATCAAAAGAAAGTTTCATTCAAATACTCAACTCTATGACCGATAAAGAGATAAATGAGTATATTAAATCTAAAGGTAAACCACCGAAGGCAATTCGTCCTATCGTGGTACTTAGAGATTTACAAAAATAAAAACAAAATAGTAATTCATTAAAGGAGGTCCATAAGATGGATAATTTAAAGGAAATTATTGCTGATATTAAGAATAACCTTTCTCAGACATCAGCAAGCAGAAAAGACGAAGTTACCGTAATGAGAGGCATGTTAAATGATACTACATTTACTGTTGGAGTTTACGGTAAAGATGGATTAGTAGACACCTACTGTCCTGCAGAAGATGCTAGAAGCATGGTAGCTGGTATCCTTAAGGGTGCAGCTCACGTAACTAATCAGGAAGCTATCCAGTTAGCAGGTAACTATGAATTTACAAATTCTGATGCTACCTCTATGGTTAGAATTTCTAAGGAATTTGTTAATGTATACCTTGATACAGGTAGAAAGCTTCCACTTGGTTGCAGAGAAAAGTCTGATGTTTCTCTTGCTAAGAAGGAAGTTGCAGAAAGTACAAAGATCTACCCAGTTAAGATTGGTGTAGAAGCAGATGGCTCCGATAAGTGGGGTACAGGAACTAAGACAGTACCTGCACATGAAAGCATAAAGGTATTTGGTTCTTGTCCAGATTGGTGCAAACCTACTAAATAATATTTAATATATATCCCGTAAGTACCTAAACTGGTACTTACGGGACAAATTTTGTCTCTTCAAGCATCTATTTAAAGGGGAAACATTAAGATAAATCTTAAAGAGAGGAGGAGTAATTATGGCCTTAAAAGACGTAACTAGCTATATCAAGAATATGGGTAAGTCTGTTGGCTACTCGATGATTGATGTATCCAAAGAAACTGCGCCAGCTATGGCAGAGTTTGTGGATACTAATAAGGAATTATTTAAAGACGTATATGCTGCCGTAAAAGATCATAAGAAGTTTATGGAAAAAACCAAAGCTCTTATCACTGGTAGTAAAGTATATGAAGCCGCTGATGTCGGTCTCAAAGCTATGAAAGAAGATATCAGAACTGGTAACTTCTATAACAAAGCTAGAACTGCTGAATTTGAAGCAAAATACAGTGGTTTTAATATGGATGATATGGATGCTGATGATATAGAGTTCAGTATGAAGGACGACGATGATGGTAGTTTCGGAAGCGTAGAAATCTCTGATGGAGATAAGTACGTTGGAAGCACTGTTGAATCTGCAGTAAAAGCTTCTGCTGACCTTACATCAACTACTATAGCTAGATCTGCTGAATATATGGGTTCTGTTACAAAGGCAAGCACAAGTGCTATTATTGTACAGAATGAAAGATTATTCGGTAATCTTAGTAATAGAATTGTAGCTATGCATGGTGGTATAAATGATTTATATAAACTTCATGCTACTGCTATTGAAGCTACAGGTAAGATGAACAAAGAGTTCTATGAGAACACTACGAATCTTATGCGTGAATCTAATGCTATGCTTAAAGAAATGCTTGAGATGCAGAGAAATATGTACAAGCAGGAACAGCAGAAAGCAAAGGAAAAGACTACGTATGGTGATATCGTAGGTAGTAACGGTATGCCAGATCTTAAAGAATATGCTAAAGTTATTGGCAAGAACTTTAAAGGTGCGACTGGTCAGTTTGGTGATATGCTCGGTATGTTTGGTAAAGACAGTAATATGCTTGCAATGATGGTAGCGAGTCCATTAATGTTTATACCTAACTTCATAGCAAAAGCTGTTATACCTGCTGCTGTAGCGTCTAATATGTCAGAACTTGATAAAAGTTTATCTGGCGTATTCGGAACGTCTATAGCAAGATTTAATAAAATGGCTAAAAAAGATAATAGTCCTATTGGAAGTTTTATAGGAAAATTATTCGGTATTAGCTCTAATGTAAAGGGATCTATAGATACTGGTAATTATAATAAGGGAGCTGTACCTTTTGATGGAATTACTAGAAAATCTATTATTGAAGTAATCCCAGGTCACCTTAGAAGAATCGAAGCTATTTTATCTGGAATGGGAGATGAAAGAATATACGATTATGATAAGGGTAAATGGACCTCTGCAAGTAAGCTTAAATCTCAGTATGATTCTATTGCAGACCAGCACAGAAATAGTGCTTTTTCTGATCTTAGGAATCATGCTAAGAGATATACAAAGACTGCAGGATTTTCCAAATCTCAGAAAAAGAAATTCGATGATGATTTTGAATTATTCCTGAAGCAGGTATATGAAGAGGGTGGTTATCTTCCTTCTAATCTTCGTAAGATGAAGAAAGAAGACTACAATTATAATATATCTGATATGAATTTTGAACTTATTAGAAACATCCTTACTACTATGAATAAGGGTGATGTTATGAGTATTGCTGGTAATGTATTAGAAGCTAGAAATAGACATAACAAAACTATTTCTGATTTAGAATTATCTGGATCAGCATTATATAACTATCTTTTTGACGGCTCTGATATGAAGAATAGTTATAAGAAATTTAAGAACAAAGATGGAAAAATTACCGGATTTGATACAGCTGTTAATATAGCGACTGTTACCGATAATCTTGGTAATAATATTTTCTTCTACCTTCAGAATATGCTTAAGACCATGGAATGGTATAAACTTAACTGGGGAATGGGAGGAGGTTCTTCTAATTCTAGAAAGTTTAGAAATATTAAGGATTCTGATTGGGATTCGTATGTTAATCATAGCTCTTCTTCTAATAGTAGAAAATATGAAGATGAACGAGCTTATGATGAAAAAATACGTAAGAGTGTTGCGAATGGTACCTACGTTAACTTTATTGATGCAGATTCCGATGAAGACATGGCTGAAGCTCAGGCAATGCTTAGAGGTAAAGCTGTTTTAGCTGGAATCAAAGATGAAGATGATAGACGTAAGGAATATAGATCTAAACACTATGGCGCATTTTATAAAGAACAAGATGACTTAGATATGGGCAGATATAGTCATGGTAAGCATAATAAAGGTATTGTTACAAGACTTAGAGAAGCTGGTACTTTAATGGATAAATTTAACGTTATCTCTGAAGGTATTAAGGATTTTGCTAAGTCTCCTGCAACCTTATTAGCATCCGTAATTGATAAGGCTAATCAGTCTATATTTAGTTTCTTTTATCAGGACCCTCTTTATGATGAAGATGGTAATAAGATAAAAGGATTTATGGATTTAATGACTTCTAAGATGAAGACTAGTTTCGACAAGTTTAATAAATTCTTAGATGATAAGATTTTAGATCCGTTAAAGAAGAAACTTGGAGTTGATAGTTTCGGAGATCTCGCTGATAAGTTCCTTGGAATGTTTGGATTAGACAAAAAGGGGCGTAAAGAAAAGTGGGACAATTTATTTGGCGAGGGTACATTCTTCGGTGATTTTAAGAAAGGTTTCAAAGATGAAATTGATCGTATCACTAAAGAAGTAGCTGAATCTACAAAAGCCGCTATGAAAGCAACTTATGGTAAAGCTGGTGAAGCTATTTTTGGAACTAATTCTACTTCAAATCCAGTAGTAGATAAGAAACGTCAAGCCGAACTTGCAAGACAGGATTTATTAAATAGATCTTCTGCAAGAGCAAGAGCATATCTTACAGGTACAGGATATGATGGAGAAGACTTTGAAGCTCGTGTAGCTGAACTCGCCGGAAGTTCTAAAAATATGAGAATTGTTAGAGCTTGGGAAGATGAGAATGCTGCTAGAGAAAACGAGTATGGTAATTTATTTAATTCTGGCGATACATTAGATTCTTGGATTAACTCGGGGTCTATTAAAGACCAGAATGCTAAAAGAAATATGATGGCATATTATGCTAGCAGAGGTCAGGAAGCTTCCGAATATACTAAAAACGGTAACGTTCTTGACTATATTAATATGATAGATAAAGCACTTCGTACACCTAAAAAAGTTCGTCGTGCTAATAGATTCGTTAATGAATCTAACTCTCAGGTGGCTAGAGCTACTGGTAGAGAATCTGAAACAGATTCGGAGGGAGACCCCCGACAGCGTGGTATACATGCGTTTGGCGCTAGGATGGTAACTAAAGCAGGATTAACTATGATTTCTCCTGGCGAGGCTATTATCCCTGCAAATATGAATCCTTTTAATCCTGACATGGACACTGTTGATATTAATCAGCAGTTGGCTAATGAAAAGAGATTAAAGAATAAATTTATAGGTAGTCTTAGAGATAGAATTGCTACTAAAGCTGGCGGTGACGATGGTACAGGTGTTCCATTAGCAGAATCTAAGTCCTTAGCTCAACAGGCTGGAGGTAAGATTAAGGATGGTGCTACTGAATTAGTTACTCGTATTGTATTAGGTAGTGATAAAGAAGCTAAAGCATTTAAAGATGCTACTTCTGAAATTACTCAAAAGATTAAAGGTTATCTTCCTACAATGGCTGCTACTGGTCTTATCGGTGGTGGTGTAGGTTTATTAACTGGTATCGGTGGACCTATCTTAGGTGCAGTAGCTGGTGCCGGTTTAGGTTTACTTCAAAAATCTGATACTTTACAGAATTGGTTATTCGGTGAAGTTATTGGAGAAGATGAAAACGGAAAAGATATCCGTAAGGGAGGAGTTATCTCCCAGAAGATGCAACAATCTATGCAGAAGTATTTACCAGATTTAAAGAACTTTGGTATTGCTGGTGCATTGACAGGCTTATTCACTCCATTAGGACCTGTTGGTGGCTTAATGGTTGGATCTGCTCTTGCATATGTAAAGAACAATGATAAATTCGCTCAGATATTATACGGCGATGTAATTGGTAAGGATGAGAACGGAAAAGATATCAGAGATGGCGGTATACTTGGTAAGAGCCATATGGATAAGCTTAAAAAGGCTGCTCCTAATATCTTAGGCGGTGCTGCTATCGGTGCTTTAGCCGGCCCATTCGGTCTTGTAGGAAACTTAGCCTTAGGTTCTGCTATAGGCTTGGCTTCGTCTACAGAAGGATTTAAGACTCTTATTTTTGGTGAAGAAGTTGATGGAGAAAGAACTGGTGGTATCGCTGGTGCTCTTCATGATGGCTTTGTTGAACCAATGAAAGAGTTTGGAAAATCTATTAAAGATGGATTTGATAGTTTTATTAAGGATGATATTTTAAGTCCTTTAGCTGGGGCAATTGAACCTTTAACCAAAGAAATAAGTGATATGATTAAGGGTATAGTGATGTTTGTGCCTAATATCTTCACTAAGTTCATGGAAAATAGAATCACGGCTCCATTAGCAAATTGGATGGAAGAAAGAATATTCAATCCGCTTGGAAAAGCAACCAAGTTTTTATTATCAGCTCCAATTAAATTAGCTAAAACTGTAGTGTCTGCTCCTTTTAAAGCTGTAGGCGCTTTAGGAAATGCTGTTAGAGGAAAGCATATAGCTAAGGGTAAAGCGGGATACATGACAGCTAGAGAACGTCTCGATTTTAGAGCAAAGCATAAGGTTGGTATGGCTTTATCTATTCATCGTGACAAGTATAGAGAAGAAGATGAAGTTATTGCTAACTTAGACGCTTCTTCTGTTCAGAAACTTAAGGATGTACTTGATGCTCAGCTTACTGGAGGAAAGAGTCTTACTCAGAATATCGAAAAGACTAAGAATAAAATCTATGTAGCGGTTGACAAGTACTTTAAAGATAATGATAAAGTTCTCTTATTGAATAAAGGAACTCGTTCTAAGATACTTAAAGCTATTCAGAAAGAGAATTATAAAGAAGCTGTAACACTTATTCGTACTGGTAAGGGTAAAGATGGTAGACCTATACCTGAATCAGAAAGAGAAGCTTTATTAGAAGAACTCGTACCTCTTATTGAGACTTATGAGAATCTTAAAGCTAGAAAGAAACAGCTCGATGATCTTGGTGAAGTTGATACAGTCGCTCTTGCAAGAGAGATGGGATTCAAGAAGTTTAAAGGAACCAAGAAAGATTTAAAGAAATACTCTGATCTTCTTCGGGGTACTTATAATGCTTTTGAAGCAGAAGGTGCTTATAAGACAGATACTTTGGGTCTTAATGACTCTGAAGATACTGAAATTGTAAGCAATCAGTCACTTGAAACACAGACAGATCGTATTGTCGAATCTATTGATAATTTAACAGCAATGATTAAAGGTTTAATAGATCCTGATAGTATAACTGCTGTTAGTGAAGAACATGGTGACACATATGAAAGTAATTTAGCTAGTTTCTCTGAAGCTATAGCTAATGGTAAAGCTGAAGATTTGCGTGCTGCTAGAGCTAGAGTAACAGATTTAGCTAAAATTTATGGCTTACACGGCGGTCTCTATGGGGACGACGGTGAAGTTAAACATGATATATTAAGCGGTCTTATTAATAATGAGGCTGGGTTTGATGCACTTATGAGAGCAAAGAATGATGGAACTAACTTAAGAGTTGGTAATATCGGAAAGTATCTCTATACGTCTCAAACTGATAATAAGAATTTCCTTAGATTACAGGAACTTGGTAATTATACTGATCTGCCAGAAGATATGATAGATGCAGTATTAAAGCTCAATAAGTCTCAGTATGACAGATTATTTACAGCTGTCTCTAGAGGAGCTAAAGTTGTCGATGCTAATGGAAAATTTGATAAGGATGCTTTTGATGTATTAATTAATTCTGATGGTAATTATAATTGGGAGACTAATACAGGAAAAGCATATAAGGGCAAGGTTAACGAAATGGCTCATTATACAGTAAAATCTGTAAGAGCTATTAAGAACGCTTTTGCTGGAAGTATAAATAAAACCTTCGATCACTTCTTCATTCAGTTCCAGGGTCTTGGTTTAGTTGGATCAGGTCCAGGAGCTATATGTAGTGAAAAACAGTTACAATGGTTGTATAAGAATGCTTATTATGAACTGGATAGGGCCGCTTCTGCTAAAGATCCAGAACAGGCATTTATTGAGTTATATAATAAGTATAAGAATAAATTACCAAGTACAGCTACGATACTCTCTGCAGGTGAATCTGTAGTTGATGCATCTGAAATAGAAACTCGTGCTTTTGGTAAATTTAAGAACCTTATTACCAATAATAAATTTGTTGCCAAATTTAAAAAGATTGGTACTAGTGATTCTTCTGATTCTAAGGAATCTCAGGAAGAAGCTAATAAAAATGCCTTAGAAAATGAACGTCAGAATGTCATTGCGTCTGGTGTAACTACTGTCGCTGAAGCTATTCATAACTGGAGAGCTAAGTATGACAAAGACCAGAAAGATGAAGAGAGTGGAAATAACGGTTTCTGGGGCAAACTTCTTAAGGGATTAGTTTTAGGAGGTAGAGTTCTTGGTACTATTGGTATTGGTGCATTCGGTGCTGGTATCTACAAGAATTATTTAGAACCTCAAGTTGCTAATATCTTCAATGATCATGTAAAACCTTGGTGGACTGATAAAGCGCTTCCTGCACTGAAAGAGTCTGCTTTTGGTAAAGCGATTATGAGAGGTATGGATTATATCACTGGTAGCGGTGAATTTGCTGAAACTGGTGGTTTAAGAGGAACCCTTGCAAAGGGATTTGACTGGTTCTTGGGAAATGGTGAATATAATGGAAACGGTTTAATCGATAAAGCTAAAGGATTTATTATGGATACAATCGTCCCTAACATGTTTACCGGTCTCGAATGGGTTATAGGAGATTTAGCTCCTAAGATTTTATCAGGCTTATTTACAGCATTACCTAAGTTATTAGGAGCAACTGTAAGAGGTATTGGTAATTTCTTTAAGTTATCTATCACTAGTCTGCTTAAGCCTAACGTTAAGACTTATGCTGCTGATGATTTTGATATATCGTACGATGGAAATATGCCTACTTCATCTGTAATTTCTAAGGGTGGTAATAGTAGTGTATTGAGTAGATGGGGCTTAGCTAAGCCAGCCACCTACGATTTTAATGGTACTGTAAGTACATCTGGAGTGAGTTCTTCTGATTCTGGAAGTATATCTGGTACTGAATATTATGTAAATGAAAGCGGAAGATCTACTGCCGCTGCTGTAGGAGAAGCTGTTACAAGAGGCACATTAACTAAAGGTGGAGGGCTTATCAAAGCATTTGCTAAGGGCGGATTAGGCAATAAAGTGCTTAAAAACACCGTTGGTAAATTAGGTATTGCCGGAAAAGCGGTTAGTGGTGCTGTAGGAGGCGGATCTACATTATTAACCAAAATTACATCTGGAGGTAATTCTTTATTAAGAAAAGCTTTAGATAAATTTGGTGTTAACCCTGATAAGTGGTTAGGTAATGCTGCTGGTGAAGTAACCGAAGAAGCTGCAGAATCTGCAGTTAAGCAAGGAGCAGAAGCTGCTGCTAAGCAGACTGCTGAAACTGTTGGTGAAAAGGTTATGAAAGAAACTGCAGAAAATGTTACCGAGAAAGCTGCTACAGGTGCCGGTAAAGGAATCGTTGAGAAAGTAACTAAATTTGTTACTGAGAAGCTTACCGGTTTATTTGCTAATGGAACTGTAATTAGCGCAATTAAAAAAGCACTTAAAGCTAGTGGTAAAGAGGCTACTGAAAAAGCTGCAAAGAAAGCTGCAAAAGAACTCGGTGAAAATATTATTAAGAAATTAGTAAAGAATTTAGCCGAGAAAGCTGCTAAGGCTGCTGCAAAAGCTGTTGCTAAGTTAAGTGCATCTATAGCATCTGCTGGTATTGTTACAATAGCATTCATCGTTGCAGATTTTGTATCTGGTATGAAAAATGCTGAAACAATATTAGGCGTAACAGATGGTGTATCTGTATTAGAAAGATTGTTATGTGGTGTTATTAATGCTATCACAGAGAATCTTACCTTTGGGTTAATTCCTGCCGATACAATAGTTGATATTGTTGTAGAATATGCAGCCCCTGCATTAGGTATTGATACTTCTAAAATAACAGCTAGAAGAGAAGCTGCTATTAAAGAAATCGAAGAATGGAACAAAGAACACCCTGATGATCAATACGAAAGTGTTGAATCTTATAATAAGAAAGACCGATGGACTACCAAAGCATGGAAGAGTGTTAAAGGTTGGTTCGGTGGTGGAAGCGATAAGGAAGATGAAAAGCGTTTAAAGGCTTCTTCGTCTACATCATCTTATGCTGCTTCTGCTAGTGGTACTTCTTCTCGTGTTAGAGCTGCAGGTATGTATGGCACAGGTTCTGGAAAGCATCTGAGTCAGATTGATCCTAGATATGCTAATATGAGATTTAATAGCTCTGCAGATTCTGCAAGACAGACTATCGGAGATTCCGGTTGTGGTCCAGTTGCAGCTGCACAAGTTGTTCAGAGATATTCTGGTTATGGAGCTGACCCTGTCAATGCAGCTAGATATGCAATCAAGAATGGTTATAAGGAGACTAATGGAGGTACTTATCCTGCATTCTTCAGAGACTACTTGGGAGCAAATAATATCAATACTGAATTATTGACAGATATTAGATCCACAGTAAATAGAATTGGTTCTGGGTCTCCTGTTATCTTAATGGGTAAGGATAGTTCTAATTCTAAATCTACACCTTACGGTGCGTCACCTCACTATGTGGTGGCAACAGGATTTGATAAGAGAGGTAATATCATAATTCAAAATCCTGAATCTATGACTCCAGATTCTATATACAATGCTGGTGATGTGTTAAGCAAGTCTAGTTTAGCAATCGGAACTAGCTATGGTACAGGAAATGGATATAATAAATTAATGGGTATGCCGATGTTTGGAAGAGGTAGAGCTGCTATGACTACTAACATGGTCTATGACGGTGGTAGTGGAACTGGTACTACATCTGATTATATCGGTAAACACGTTAAGAAGTTTGAATCCGGTAGTACGGGTAGTTTAACATTTGCTAAATCTTCGGGAAATGACTGGGGATTAAGCTGTGGTACTTACCAGTTTACATTACGTTGGGGAAATGCTATCAAGTTCTTGACAACTTACTTCCCTAATATAGTAAACCAGCCTGGATATTATGTGGTATTCCACAACAAGAAGGATTTTCCTTCTAAAACATGGCCGGGTGCTACTTATTGTTCTGGCCCAGCTCAGGTTGAGAAAGTTTGGAGAGCTTGCTATAATTCGGTGGGCGCTGATGCTTTCTTTAAATATGAATGGGATCATGCAAAGAATAATTGGTACAAGGGCGCATGTAATTTACTTTCGGATATATTTAATCCTAACACTCACTCTAGATCTATGCAGGAATGTATTTGGTCTTGGGCTATTCATAGTGGTGTTGGTGGATGTAATAGTGATTTCCGTGCTGCTATTGCAGCTGCTGGAATTACAGATCCACAGAAAGCTTCTGAAGCTAAATTGCTTAAAGCTTGTTATGATTACAGATATAATAAGTATAAGTTTAAGCGTTATAGTACTGATAGTGGTCAGGAGAGAGATGTTGTGTCTTCTTTAATTGGTAAGAAACCAATTGATTATAGTGGACGAAGCCTTGGAACTTCTACTGCTGGTATTAGTACTAATGATGAGAAGAATGCATTGTTAAATGAAAATGCAAGCACTTCTTCTGGAATTAATGGTATCTTTAGTGAGATTGAAAATATTGTTAAGGGTACTAAGTTATACGAACTTTATAACGGTCTCTTCAATGGTAGTACAACATCTGAAGATGCAACCGAAGCTACTTCTGGTACAGGAAGTAACAGAAAGATTAATTCTGCTATTAGAGGAATTATTAAGGGAAGTTCTGGTATGGGTACAACTACAGCCACTGCTAATCTTAATAAGTCCGTAAGCGGATATAAGCTTAATACGTCTAGTATCAATACACCTAGTGTATCTATTAAACGTACAACAGCAACTAATAATTCTACAAACTCTTTAGATTACAGTATGATATTAACAGCGATGATAGAGATCTTATCTACTATTGCTAATAATACAGCTGCTATTCAGAAGATAGTGGATTTATTATCCAATTCACTTGGTATAGATACTTCGTCGATTAACACAAAAACTGATTCTACGGGTAAGATTAAAGCTAAGCTTAGATCTAAATTGCAAGAATTAGGTGGAGGATCTTCGGGTTCTGGAACCAATAATCCTGATACATTAGCACTTGTTAACGCAATGGCTGCTATTGCTAGAGGATAATTAATTTGAGACGTAGTGATTTAATGTCACTACGTCTCAACTTTATAGTAATACAAGAAAGGATGTGATTAAATGCCAACTAAATATAAATCCCTTATGTCTACTAATGTATATAGTAAACCAACTGCTTCTTCTATGATTCTTGATATGATGAATAAAGGGGTAGAGATTAATGTATATACAACAGCAAATAGCGGTAAATGGTTATGTTTAGATAGCGGTGGAACTCAGTGGGTTCCAATGTATAATTCTAATAGCCAGCCCATATTTCAAACAACTGAACCTATGCAGAAAAGTACTGTTTCTGAAACAAAAGCAGAAGATGTAAATAAATCAACTGGAGCTTCTAAAAGTAGTTACTTTTATATAGGTACCAATTGGAATGATGGTAAAGCTGTAAATCAAGAAGGTAATGCATTTAAAACAAAGAGTGATGCAATGAATTATTACAATGGTCCTCTTAGTTCTAAAGGTAGTCAAAAATCTAATTATAAAATATATGACTCTAATGGAAATAAAGTATATCCTACAACTAATGAGCCTACTACAGCTACTACTTCTGTTAGTGCTATAGAAGATACTTCTGAAAATGAAGCTGATATTGATTGGATTGAAGTATATGGTTTAGAAGGAGATGCTGGTTCTTCTTATGTCAAAAGTATAGAGTCTTTGACAATAAAAAATGTTAAAGGTATTATGGGATTACCATATCAATGGACCCCATTACAAGATCCTAGAATAACTAGCGGTAATGGTAAAAAGGTAGGTGATAATAGTGGTATAGGTAGAACTTATGGTGATAAGATTTTATCAAGAGTCCCTTTATTATTAATCACCCCAGGTGTTCCTGACTTTATGGGTAGTTATTCTGATAAACAAGCAGAAACTTTATTGGGTAAAATGCTCCAAAGTGTCGGTGACGATACAGATATTGATAAAAATGATTCGGCTTTAAAGAGTATAATCACAAGACAGGGTAAGTACTACAATCTTAAATTTGATTATGCTAGTTATTATAGCTGCGTAAATCCTATGTGTAGGGCAGCAGCCTATTTTTTAGGTATACAAAATAAAAAAATTGATAATGAATATTTAAAAAGATATGATCATTACAAACATAATAGATCAGAGCTCGATTCGTTTCTTGGTACATATAGAGGCTGTGTTCCTTTTTATGTAAATTCAGAAACTTCTATCCAAGATTCTTTTGGTAATGATACATCTCAATCCTCATTAGCAGATAAGATTAATGGATATTCATCTATGGCAAATGAATTAAGCTATATTTTAGGTAATTCTAAAGCTGGTGATTTATATGATGATCTTAAATCTACTGTAGATAATAGTGTAGAAGGATTAGGAAATTTGGTCCATACAATGATGGGCGGAACTAACCTAATCAGTAGTATTACAGATGGTTTAACGTCTGTATTAGCAGGCGGTAAACTCATATTTCCAGAAATATGGTCAGATTCTAGTTTTACTAGATCTTATGATGTCACTGTAAAATTAGTGACTCCAGATAATGATAAATTATCTTGGTTCTTAAATATATGGGTACCATTAGCTCATTTAATGGCATTATGCCTTCCTAGACAGGTTGACGTAAATGGTTATATATCTCCATTCTTAGTAAGAGCTTTTTATAAAGGTCTCTTTAATGTAGATATGGGTATTATAACAAATATGAGTGTACAGAAAGGTGGAGATGGTCTTTGGACTAAGGATGGTCTCCCTACATCAGTAGAAGTTTCGTTTACAATTAAAGACCTTTATAATTACATGGCTTTAAGTAATGATCCTTCTATAACTAATAATCTTATGAATAATATCACATTGCTTGACTATATAGGAAATAGCTGTGGTATAAACATCAATGAAACTGATGTTATAAGAAACGTTGAAATGTTTCTTATGGTAGGAGAAGTAGGTACAGTACAAGATCAAATTGTAAATGGTGTATTTACAAATCTCGATCAGTGGTTTACGAATAGAGTAGCTAAGATATTTGGATATTTTAATTAAAAAATATCGATTCTGAAACATAGGGGTAAGTGGAAGCACTTACCCCTAAAAAATTTGTAAGGGAGTATACTATGAAAAATAGAAAACAAAAACTCGATGAATATGATATGAAGTACAAAGATATACCAAGAGATTACTTGGAGCGACTATCTTATATGTATGATTTCTATCATGTATCAGAGAAAAAAGCTTATGAAATAATTCAGAAGAGGCAACAACTTCTGAGTAATTTATATTATCAAGAAATTAGAATAGTTTTATATGAAGAACCAGAAGGTTCTCCGCGTCCTAGATTCAGAATAGTAAATAGGAGTAACTTAAAAGCTAATGCAATGTCTGCAAGTCAATTTGTTCATGTATATTCTATGACAGGTGCGTCAGATAATAATTACATGAAACGGTTATTAACAGAAAATGATTTTGAAGGGTTTGATCAAATAATATGTACTCCATGTGATGTAGAATATTGTTGTTATTTCAAAACCCCATCATCATACCCTGTTCAAGATATATTTTTAGCAGAAATTGGATTAGAGAGACCTCTAACTAAACCTGACTGGGACAACGTAGGAAAGAAATACTCTGATATGATGAATAGAAACATATGGCTAGATGATGCATTTGTAATCGATGGTCATGTACGAAAATACTATTCAATATTACCACGTATAGAAATAAGATTACTATACGCTAACCAAGTATTTAACAGATACCAGTATAATAGTATCTCAAACAGAGTGGACTTTAAGGATGGTATGATATTAAAATATTAAGCGAGGTAAAGTGACATGATAACTGATATCATTACTATCAAACAAGAATTAAACAGAAAATTTTATACATCTGAGATTATGGAAGAGATCAGAAGAGATATTGAAAGTGGATTAGATGCTAAAGTTGATATTATTGGAGGACAGATTCATTTTCGAATATCTAAGAAAACAGCGAAAGCTAATGGATTTAAGTTTGATGATTCTACTTCAGTATACAATTACATAGAAGAAGAATTAAGACGTATTTATTATGGATATTCTAGAGACATAAAAGATTTAAATTTAGATATCAATACAATTGAAAGAAATATATCTTATTTATATCGTCTCAATGCAATTAGTGGAAACACATTTATATTAGAATTATAAAAGAATCCCCGTAAGAGATAATCTCTTACGGGGACAAATTTTGTTTACATAGAAGCCAATAAGTCTTCAACCTTTTCAACTGTCATAGATTCGATCTTAGTGGTATTGAGCATTTCTAAGAAAGTATACATAGTATCTGCATAAGATACAATCTTATCCATACTAACTTCACCATTCTCAGAAAAATGTTCTTTTAACTGTTCATTCTTCAATGTACTCTTCAGCATAGATTCTACGATATGATGATAGAGATTCTTAGTACTGGAAGATCTGATCTTGGCAATGCTACGCTTAGCTGCAATATTAGCAGCTTCTTCAACGTTAGCCTTATCTGCTTCTTTAGCATGATCGATCTTATCCTTAGCATCTCTAAGAATGTCTTCGATGTTCATCTTGTCGAGTCTGTTAGAAGTAACAAATTCACTTGCTGCACTACTTACTCTCATAGCAATAGTATCAGTGATGTTTTCCATATCGGAAGCCTTAAGGCTATCGAAAAACTCATCTCTGATCTGAGTAGATACTACGAAAGAATCAGGTTTGTTCTTATCACAATTTTCTAATGTCTTATCACATGCCTTTTCAACAAGCATAGACATTTCAGAAAGTAAATAAGACTTAGTCTTCCAAGAAGATAAGATACGAGTAGCACCATTCTCCTTGATATAGTTAGCAATTAAGCTTCTCATGATAGGTTCTTCTTTCTTTAAATCATGAGATTCATTCATGCACTTAGAGAATATTTCATACATACATTCTCCAAGGAAAGATTCCTTAATACTACTGACAAATTCAGTGTACTGTCTGGCAATAACAGATCTATTAGCTCCGCTTTGTAAAAGAGTCTGAACAGTTTCATTGTAAGCTTCCTGCTCCAACTTTCTCTTCTTCTCTGCCTGGAGCTGATCTTTTTTGATCATATCATTATATGATTCCTGTATCTTTATAAAATCTTTTGGACTTATAAAAGGATTCTTCATATAGATTAAACCTCCTTAGCTTAATTTAATTACTCTTATGTTTCCCTAATCAGTGACAATCTCAATACTAGGGTTACCATAAGAATCGGTAGTTATATTTAAGAACTCAGGAACAATATGGTTCGAATCTATTTCAGGTCTATAGAAATGCTGAATACCAGGTCCGTATCCGTTACAATCTAAGAACTCAAAGTAATTCAATTGCTCCCTATACTTATTAGTGATTGTAGTAATAAGATTAGGAATATGAAGATCTGTAATATCATTAATATCTTCCATGTATTCCTTAATATTATTGACAATATCATTCATGATAGTCTTATCACTGTTTGTAACAGTAGATATTCTAAATTTCATAGAAAGATTTACACTATTAAGTCTTCTATTTTCTCCTACATAGAAAAGATTTGTAGGGCCATACGTATTAAAGAATTTGAAATCGATTCCGAAGGAGTCTTCAAGAATATCTAAACAATATTCCATATAGATTCTTCTTCTCTCAATCTGTTCAATAATAGTATCAAGTACTGTACTATCTTCTACATATGATGCTTTAATCAATGGAACTTTCTTTACCGTATAGTAAATTTCTCCATCTTCTTCAGACAATGAGATCGGACAGTACGTAAGATTGGAATAGTTGTTAAATACATCTAAACCTTTTGTTACTTTATAATTGTTACAGAGTGTATACTTATCCACACCAGGGAAAAGCTTATAAATACTTGCATTACTTGTCTTATCTGGGGTTGTATTAAACTCAGCAAAGATATAAATAGTGGCAGAGATATTACTCTCTAAATCACCATAAGTATCTACACCAGATCCTACATCCTTAAGACCAGTTACACGAAGTTTATTAGCATCGGTAAAGATATCATTTGTATACATTGTAAAGGTATATCTAAACGAAGCATCTTCTTCATCATAAGAATCAAACTTACCTTCAAGATAACCTATATTAGCACCTTCGCTATTAGCAAGCATAACGAAAGGTTTTATCTTAGCGTCTATTACAGTTCCATTTTCATCAGTTACTAATAATCCAGCATCTTTAGCTATATTTTGAACCATGTCAATGGAAAGTGTATAAGAACTAGTGCCTCCTATCTTAGTATTTCTAACCCATTCAATATAAGATGAAATAAACTGAATATCAGAGCTCTGGTTAATATAAGAGAACTCAAGATACTTAGTTGCATTGATATTGGTCAGGAAAGTGGAAGCATATAATGGGTTTCTATCAATTAACGTTAAGAACGGTGTTGTATAGACAAAATAACCCTTATCTTCTGCATACATGTCTAAGCTATAAATATATTTCTCTACAGCATCAGCATAGTCAGAAGTATCAAAGTATTCTTCTAATGTGAATACGTACTGAATTACTAAACCAGCATATATATCTGTCTCATAGAACTGATCGAGACTAAATACATATGAGGTTAAGAGTGTATTATATTCACCAGTTGTTTTATAATTATCCAGTGGGAAATCAGTTTCTTCTAAACCGTTTTCTATAAGATAATTACTATAAGCATTATTTACAATTTCAGAATCTGTATTTAAAGATTCTTCAGAAGCAAATAAGCCATTATTTGTTAAATAAGATTCATATTCCGAAGCTAATATTGTAGATTCTTTAAAATCTTCTTCTGTAGCAAATAATGTTTTTGAAGTAATATAAGTTTCATATAAATACGAAACACTTTCAGATGCCTTAAATTCATCTTCTGTAAAATACAGTAATCTAGGGCATCTCCAAGCTCTATACTTTTCACTGAAGTGATCAGTAGCCTGATAGTCTTCGTCTGTTATAGACGATAAACCATTCTTAAGCATATAATCTTCTTTAGCATAAGTATAGAATGTTGTGGTTAAATATATATCTTTAGATGTTTCAGCATTATGCGCTTCAATGTATGCAGTAACACCAGCATTTAATTCAGCATCGGTACTAGGTACACAATATGAAGAACCCCACATACCGGTTTCAAAATCGGATGGTGGTAAGTAAAACTTAGAGCCAGGTTCTATGATCATATTGTCATAGTCTGGATATGTCAGAGTATCAGACTGCTTAACTCTGATATCAAGAGTATTGGTTGGAATGATTACATCATTATCATCTTTTAATAAGAGATAAGAGTAGTATAATCTTTCAACCTGATTATCTCTTTTCTTATAGAAGAAAATCTTATCTGTATCGGTATCGATAGAGTTGAAGAAATTCTCTAAGTCTGTTGTATTAATGATAGATCCTCTAGAAGAAGATTCCTTAGGAATAATCTTTCTGATATCATCAACAGATTTCTTATCAATACCATACATCGCATCAGATGTAGGTTTAATAAGCATATACATTCCATTGTAATCGTATTTTTCAGACTGTAAGTCGATCTGAACTTCATCTTTGTAAGTGAAGTTACCTTTATCCCCCTGACAAGTCTTGATATGAACAGTTACATCACAGTTGATAACTGGTTCATATGAATCGGAATTGAATTTAACTCTGATAGTATTTGCATTAAGGAAAGTATAATTACAATACTCCTTAGTCTGACCAACATCATAAACATTTAATCCGTCATATACTGGAGTTAAATAATGAGTCTCATCACCCTCGACACACTCTATATAGAAGTCAGCCATCTGACCATCATAAGAGAATGTAAGAGTCTTATTTTCGATTACGTTATCTGTAAGAATTTTTTTATACACAGTATTATGCTCTACCTGTCTAAGAGTTACGGTTAATACTACAAGATTAGATGTAGCATCACCCTTTACTATAGCAATAGGTGGAAGATAAGGATTTGTGATATCAGATAACGGGTTTTCTAAATTGATATTATACATTGCAGAATAGGTGTATCCGACTGCAAGGTTCTTCCTAGTGATTATGATATCATAATCAGTATGGAATTCATAATCTCCTATATAGATAGGAACGTCTTTATCGAAAACAAATCTATTGTTTTTCATTAAACTTACTAAAGACTTTTCTGGTAAACACATTAAGACTTGCATTGTAGAAGGTGTAGCAAAAATATTTGTAATACCTAAAGACAATGCATGTGTAATTATATTCTTTTCAAACTTAGCTTTTGTAGGTATAGCTTCATTTGAATATTCAGATGCTCTTATAGCAGTATCCTGCAATAAGTTAGCAAATAAACTTCCCATATAACCAAAGAGACCCATTGCTAAAGTTTCATCAGAAGTTCCTTCGATAAACTTAGACTTTAGGCTATTGGTAAATTCGGTGAGTTCATAGATATCTGTGCTTATATTATTCGTTGTCGTCGCCATCTTTCTTTACCCACTTTCTCCATTTTAATTTCCATGGCATCTTTTTATACATGCCACTTATTTTCTCTGTGTCATAGCCGATATAAGGCATAACTGGCCATTCACCTTCAACAACATCATATGTCTTATTATACACTGGTAGTGTATTACTCTTTTTAGCACCTACGACTCTATTAAAGTCTGCTAATATATCAGGATTCATATCCTCTACAAAAGCGCATTTAAAGCTTACAGAGAATTTAATGTCTCCTGGTTCTAAAGTTGAAAAACTATCTCTTGGTACGCTGGTCGGATATACACCAGTTAACTTAGCCCAATAGAGTATAGTCTCTCCATCATCAGCAACTATAAATTTATATATAGCCATCTGGTCATGGAGTATTTTGTTTGTGATATAACTATCATCTGGTGGTGTAATATCACCATTAAATTTTTTTCTCTCATATTCATCATACAATTTAAATAACATGTACACATCTAAATTTTTAGTATCTTTGAACTCAAGAGAAAAGTCAAAGTCTGTATCGCTTTTAATCGAATTACCTCTATAGGTAATTACAGATCCATAGATATTTCTTGCAGTTTCAATTGTATCTGCAGATATACCTGGTAAGTCTAAACTAGAAGATACCGTATTGGACAGGATCTTCATAAATGGACTCTTTGTTGCTGAAGCTTGTAATTGTTTAAGTACAGATGGATACCTTTTCTTAGCATCAGTAAATATAGTCATAGCAGCGTATGTTTCTTTTACTGGCTCTAACTTTTCTTTACCAGCTTTATCTTTAACAAATCTGTACTCTTGGTCTGATTCTACAGAACCACCACCAAGTTCAGGATTTAATTTTGATAAATTCTTATCTTTAAATATATGCAAATCTGGTTTTACAAAAAACAAATACTCTCTGCAACCTGTAAGAGTATTGTATGGGTCGAAATATCCGAATCTATTAAATCTATCGAATAATCGAATTTCACTCTTTTTGTAGAAGTTATTACCCCTCATAAGAGCATTAATTCCTTTGGAAGTTTCAAGACTTCCAAAATTATCTTTTTCATATTTTAATGCTTCTTCCTTAGTCATAAGTACTCCTTTCTTTAACTTTTTAGCTTTTGTAGAAGACTTCTTAGATAGTGTTTGTATAGCTTTAATATTGGTTTTAGCCATAGTACCTAATCGCCTCCCTTCTTGATTTACTCTAATGTTTTCGGGGCCAAAATCTATTAAGATTATATACTATATTTATGATTATAGAAATAAAGGTAACCATTTTTAAAGCTTAAACATTCCGAATCTATCTGCTATCCAACTTACTAATTTTAATTACTATAATTTAAATAGCGGGGGTAGATAGGAATGAGAAATATTAAAAATGGAGATTATTGTGGATTGTCTGGATTTATCACAGGAATGATGTTTGATGATATGAGAAAGGAAAACAGCAGACCAGTTGTAGTTGAGGAACCTAAGACGATCAATGTAACTATAAATATCAACCTGAACAAAGATGAAAATTTTAGCTATAAGAGTCTAATTAAATCTATTGTGGACAGTTTAAGTTAAAATCTTTAACAGTGGTAACCTTTATTTTTTCCCAACATACAAGTAAAATTTAAGAAAAGGAGGTATTACTACAATGCCAAATTGTGAAAGAATACATGAAACAGTAATCAGAGATATTGTAGATATCATCACTGATATTAAAGATACCGATGAAGTTGACTTTTTCAAGACAAAAAGAAACAATTTGAATTACAGTTCTATTGCAAGCGGAAGTAGCAATCTTACTCTTGTATTCCCTGTCATTGTTTCGAAAGCAATGGATATCAATACAGCAGCAATGATTTCTAAAGCAATAGAGCGTAAGTGTGTAACTATGTTACAGATTTTATTTTCAGCTATAAGTGTAAGCGATGCTGAATCCGTAGCAGACTATGTGTCTCAGTTCCATACAAATCTTAAGGTTAAGAATAGTATGGATGTAGATGAATTTATTCATATTATGGATAAAATCACTGAAGAATCTGCTGGACTTGTAAAAGTAACAGACAGAGACTTATATGAAGCAGCTAGGGCTGACTTAAAGAATCTTAGTATGACTCTTCCTGATAATGTAAACGAAGCTTCTCTTAACGATTTTAAGATCATGGGATCTGGAAACTTAGGTCAGAGAACTATTATGCAGGAAGCACCGACATTCCTTGGTGACCTTGCATCACATGGATTACAGGGTGACATATTAAATAAACTTGGTACTGGTGTAGGTAATAGTAACTCAACTAATGCAAATACTAGAAGTAATTCTGGTCGAAATAATTCTGGTAGAGGTACTACTAATAATACCCATAATACTACTATCAATAATTATAATGGTGGTGGTAGAAATGATGGAAATAATGCCGTTAATGTAGCTAAAACGAATATGGACATGATGAGAAACCAGATCGTTGATACAGAGATTAAGAAAGCTAACGAATTAATTCCAACGATGATGATCGTAAACTTTGTTTCTAAACAGAAAGATGGTTCTGCGATTGCTATTGATAATGCATATATTGGTGTCAAAGCTAAAATGTATGCTGTAGATTCTATGGATATTTGTAATAGAATCACTGTTAAGAATAAAGACAGAAATGGATTATTTAATTTAGTAAGAGCAACAACAAGAGAAATTTCTTTCTTTAGAGATTTCTTATTTGCTATTGACAAAGCTAAGTTAGATGCTTTATCTAGTTCTGGTAGAGGAGAGTCTTCTAAGTTATGGAAGGTTCTTGAAAGACGTTCTACTAAATCTAAGATTCGTAGAACAATCGGTAGAACTGCTAATGATGCTTCTGCTATTTCTACTCTGGTAATTACTCAGAATGAAGTAGAATATCTGAAGACAACAGAATCTATTGATATGACAAATCCTGCAACTGTTAGAGGAATTATGGAATCATATAATCTCATGGGATTTGTAATTGCTGACGAAGCTGCAGAATCTGTTGATTTCCTTTTTGATACTGGTGATGATGTGTTCGAAACTCTTTCTTTCAACCACTTAGAAAGAGAAACATCTGACGGTTCTTATAAGAAGGTAGTCAACCTTATGACTAAATTTGCAAGATAGGAGGATTAGGATATGTATGATACATTTAGATCTCCTGAGTTTACAAGAGCAATGAATGAATACTTTGATCTTCAGGATAGTAAGACAAGAAAAATTCTCCTTGCTGTAAACGAAGCTGACCAGAATAAAATTCTTACATCATTAACCTCCAAGTTGTATGATAATATCATCGACAAGGTTGATGAGATTGACTTTGGTGATATTCCTGCTACTAAGGGTGATATCACTAAGTTACTAAACTACACAAAGATCATTGAATCTGCTAATCTTATTAGAAGCATTTTGCAGAACTATGGAGAGAAGACTGATTCGGTTGATACATTAATAGACGCTATTGCTAATATTGAGTCTAGAAAAGCTATGTTTACCAGAGCTTACCAGCTCAATGTAGAAATGCCTATTATTTTTTATAACACAATGGCACTGTCTGCAGTTAATGGTTTATCCTATTTGATTGCAGCTGTTATTGATTATATCAAAACACCTAATGAAGATGGCTTTAAGATTTCTTTAAATAAGGTTGCTATTGCTAAAGTTCAGCAGGGCATTTTATTTGAAAATCTTGAAAAGTTCAATGCTTCTTGTAAGAAGGGTGAATTTGATAAGGCTATGGACTATGTAATTTCTCAGAATGTGAAGAACTTTACTGGTGTAGAAATTGGAGCAGCGGCTGGGATTGCTCTTGCAATTGGTTTGATTTTGAATATCATTCCAATCATTAGAGAACTCATCTTCTTCTTCTATTATACCAGAACAACAACTGCACAGTATTTTGAAGCACAGTCCAAATTACTTGAGATGAATGCTTATTCTCTCGAATTAAGATCCACAATGGATAAAGAAAAGAGAGATAGAGTTATTAAGAAGCAGCTTAGAGTAGCTGACACATTTAGAAAGATTTCTAACTTCTTTATGGTTGATGCTAAGAAGGCTGAACAGCAGGCTACAAAGGATTTAGTAGCCACTAATAAGAAAATGAAAGCAGATGATGTAATGGATTCCGTACCAGATTCTGCTACAGATACGTTATTTTAGACTTTGTTAGAAGTCAAATATTAAACATAAAAGTAAATCTAGGGAAGCCGATCACTAAGGCTCTTAGAAAATATCTTATATCAATAAAAGGAGGACAATTGTAATGGGACTTTATTCCAACAATAGAACTTATTTAAGTGATGTTGACGTTCCTGCATTAGAAGGATACAACGGTAATGTTGGTATTGCTACTGCTATGCTGGAAGCGACACAGGAAGATTTAAAGTTCTTCGATATGATTATCGCAAGAGATTTCCAGGAAGCTGAAATGAATGTTTCTGGTTATACAAACGAGGCAGAGATGTCCGTTATTACAGAAGGTGCTTTAGCAAATGCTTGGACTAAGATTAAGGAATTCTTAAAGAAGTTACTTGCTAAGGTTAAGGCTATTTTCTCTTCTATCATGGCTAAGATCAATGGTACTATTATCAGTGATAACAAGAAGCTTGTAGAGAAGTATAAGAAGGCCGTATTATCCAAGAACCTGAAGGATATGAAGTATAAGTGGGCTAATGAGACTGGTAAAACATTTGATTACATGGCATGTAATAAAGAGTATAGCCAGGATTTAGCTCATATTGCAAATGCTAGTACCGTAGATGCAGTTACTGCATATATGGAAAAGCATGAAGACGATATGATTGACGCATATTACAGTGCTCTTATTGGTAGTAATATTGAAGCAGGAGATTTTGCTAAGGAAGCACATGAACTCTTCTTTGATGAAGTAGAGGAAATGGATGAAGGTGCAGAATCCCTTAAGACTACCGTTATGTCTGATTTGATGAGTTGTAAGAAGGAACTCTCTGAATTAGAAAAGAAACAGAGAGAAATTGAAAAGAAGATCGCAGATGAGATCAAAGCTGCAGATAAGAGAGCTTCTGAAGCAGCTAAAAAGGTTCCTGCGAAGGATGGTTCTGCATCCGATGCCGATAAGCTTGAATTGGCAAAGGCTAATGCAGAATACAGAGTCCATGTTAAATATCAGACTGTTATATTAGCAGCAAATAGAGAATTAATCAATGCATGTAAGTTTAGTATTTCTCAGAATAGAGCATTCTTTACAAAGGCTGCAGCTTATAACCCAAAGGCTAAGAATGAAAGCGTTGAATTATTCGATGCTATCGACGAAGCTGTTGAATTTGATGTAGAGTCTACATTTGCAGACTATACATTAGCATAATAAAATAGGAGGTAACAGCAATGGGATTATATTCTTCTAAGAATAATTATAGCTATAGCGATGCTGTAGCAATTGATTTAGATACAGTTGAAGAATCCAAGTTTGGTTCTTTCGACGAAGCAGCTATTATGGCTGTAGTAGAGTCCGAGCAGAACTACAATAGCCTTATGAAGGCTGTAGGTATTGCAGAACTCAATTTCCTTGAAGAAAATGGTACAGATATGGTTTACACCGAAGGTACTGTTGGTGGATTCTTTGCAAAGCTCAAGGAATTCTTCAAGAAGATTATCGCAAAGGTAGCTTCTGTATTGAAGGCTTTCTTTGCTAAGATTGATTCTTTCACTAAGAGTGATAAGGATTTCTTAAATAAGTATCGTAAGGATTTAACTAAGTTAAACCTTAAGGATATGAAGGTAAATGGTTATACATTTACAATTGGTGCAAGTGCTGTTAAGTCTAAAGATGATATTGCTGGTGCAGTTAAAACTAAGTTAGGTGTAACTGGTGATCTTAAGACTGCTGCTGATGGTCTGGATGATGCTAAGCTTGAAGCTCTGCTTGCTGCAGATGACGATGATGCTTACGAAACATTCTTAGACAACTTTAGAAAAGGTTTAATCGGAGCAAGTTCTGCTATTGAAGCTGGTGAGTTTGCTAAGGAACTGTATGAGCACTTTAGAAATGGTGAATCTTCTAAGGAAGAGATCGATGTTGATATTGTTGCTCAGATGCAGGTTCTTGCTAAGTATGCTGATACTAAGAAGCAGGCAGAAAAGGCATTTAGAGATATTGAAAAGGCATGTAACGAAGTAGTTAAGGATCTTGAGAAGGCAGAAAAGGCTCTTCTTAATGAGAAGAAGTCCGATGCTGCTGAACAGAAGTCTCAGGGCTTAAAGGTTCGTGCTGTTAATACTATCACTAAGTACTTTAAGGGTGCTATGGGATGTAATACAACTTACTTTGGTGCTTATCTTCAGGCTCTTAAGGATGAGTCCAGACAGGCTAAGGCTATCTGTGTTAAGGCTCTGACTTATAAGCCAAAGAATGAAAGTGCTGGCGTTGACTACGGTACTACAGGATCTTTCCTGGAGAACGTTGAGTTCAACTAATCAGTAAATTAGTACCTTATTGGTGAGGATGTACTAAAGGTACATCCTCACTTTATTATACTATAGGAGGTAAATAAATATGTCTACAATTTTAGGAGCAAACCCTTTAGGATTTGTAGTAAATGAATCCTCCTTGTTAGATCTTGATTCCGTTATGCTTTCTGAAGAAAGTACCTATTTGTCTGAGACACTTAGATTTATTCAGGAATGCAATAGAGAATTTGACGAAGCTAATAAGGGATGGTATAAATCTATATTAGAATCTGGAAATGACCAGGAAGTTATTACTGAATCTTTCCATAGTTTCTTTGTAAAGGTTAAAGATATCATTGATAAGTTTATTGCTTACATTAAGTCTTTAGCAGAAAGATTCGTTACTGCTATTATGAGTATCAGTAAGAATGATAACTATATCAAGAAACACAAAGATGATTTAAAGAAGTTCGTTAACTCTAAAGACGAATTTGATTACGAAGGATACAAATTTACATTTGATCCTAACGTTCCTGTATGTGAAGTCGGTGCACAATTCACTCAGGAATTTATTGAGTTAAAGATGTTAGGTGATGAAGTACTTAATGCTGATGACATTGCAGTTTCAATGAAGACTGTATATGATAACTTAATTAAGAAATTAGAGAATGGTTTCTATGATGCGTTTAGAAAAGAAGTGCTGAATGTATCTAGAGATATATCTCAGTCTGACTTTGCTAATGAATGCTTCAGTGTATTTAGAGACAATACTTCTGATAAGGAGAATATTACAATAAATGCTGAGTATGTAAATTCTGCATATCTTAGATTTACTAATTATTCTGATATGAAGAAGGATGTGGAAGGTATCAAGAAGAGACTTGTAAAAGAGTATGAAGCTGTAAGAAAGCAGATTCTTGAAATCTCTAAGTCAAACTACACAGGTACCACAACTACAACTGATATTAATCTTCCTGGTAACCAGATGACAGCTGTAACCCTTGCTGCAGAATCTGCTAAGTATTTAGATCTGTATATTAAGGCTAAGTCTGATCAGGTTCAGGAAATGTCTAATATCCACGCAATTGCATTTGCATGTAAGTTAGATGCTATGAAGGCTGCTTTTGTACAGGATAAGACTATTCTTTATAAGGCTTTATCCAAGTGCCAAAGAGTTCATAACGAAGCTAACTATACTGACTATACCAAGGAATTCGAATATGCTTCTTTCTTAATGGAAAGCTTAGAGAATCAGAAGAGTATGGAAAGATATATTAAAGAATGCTGTATTATCAGTGAGGGTGTTGATGTATATGAAAGAATTCATGCTCTCAATGAAGGTGTTATTGGTGATAAGTTTAAGAAGTTTGTAGATTGGATTAAGGGCTTAATTGCTAAATTCATCGAAAAGCTTACTGGCTTATTTGCTAAAGATAAGACTTACCTTGAGAAATATAAGAATATTATCTTAGGTAAGAAGTTTAAGGAAACTACATTCTCTATGCCTGATTATTTTACAGGTATTCAGAGAATTGTTAAGACCGGTGTGCCACAGTTCAATTATATGTCTCAGGAAAAACTCTTAGCCGGTGAAAATGGAGAATTTGCTAAGTCTATTATTCAGGAATATAATCCTGCTAATTATGACTCTTTCTCCGCTTTCTGTAAGGAGTACTTCCAGGGAAGTAAAGAGAATAAGGATTATACTGGTGCTCAGATTGGGGCAAATATTAAAGATATTTATGACTTCTGCTATGACTATAAGAAGATTGAAGATCAGATTAAGAAAGATCAGAACACAATTCTTAGTGGTGCTAAAAAGGCAGAAGATGTTTTAGTTAAAGCTTCCAAAGAAAATGAAGCTAATAGAACTCAGGCAGCTAATACAAATCAAACACAGGACAATGCTGCTAAACAGGAATCTATCACATACTCTGCGGTATATGATAGATTCTTTACTGAAGCAGATGATGAAAAACCTGGTTTAGATATTAAAGCTCCTGAGAATAAACCAGAAGAAACAAGTAATAACAATGATAAGAGTGCTAAAGCTAACCTTAACAATATATCCGATAAGGGTACAGAAGTTAAGAATGATAGTGATGAAGCTAAGGCTAATGCAGCTGGTCAGGAAGTTAAGCAGATTACTGAAAATACTAAGAGATATACAGATGTCTGCGGTTCCTTATTGACAGCTAAATTAACCATCATTGAAAAGATTAGAGCTGACTTTATGAAGATCATTAGATACCACGTACAGAGCTATGTTGGTACTAAGGATGATAGAGGCGATAACAGAGGTGCGGATGCAGCCGGATCTGATTATCGTTCCGATGAGAAGAGACAGCAGAGCCAGGATAGCTCAGATAATACTGAAAAGTCTGGAGATGCAGGCGAAAAGAAAAAAGGTCTCATCGATAAGGTTAAAGACGCACTTCCAGGAAAAACAAAAGCTACAAAACAGGCTGTTAAATAAACAAAATTTATCCCGTAGGATCATAGAGATCCTACGGGACATTTTATGGTTTAATTCTAAATGAAAGCAAAGTATTCAATTCAAAATCCTGATCGTCTCTTGTAAAGATGTCTACTTTCCTAGATAATAAAAAGTCTCCATCTAAATCAGAATGAGAATCAAAGTTTCTGATTACATATCTCTTATTAATATTCAGTACAGATGTATCTAAGCCTACTTTATTCATAGTAAAAGTAATAGCTGCAGAATCAATATCTCCCTGAATATTAGCAAGCATATTTGTATTATTATTGCTTATCCTTACAATAGATTTCTTTTCATTAGAATACTGGGACTTATTTACTTTAAGTTCAGTATCCTTCTTATCACCTGCTGTTGTTGTAGCAGTTAAAGACGTATAAGACTTTTCTAATGTTTGATTCCTTTTCAAATCAGTATCTATTGATGCTACATTAATCTGGTAATTCTTTTGTGACTTATTGATATACATTCCGTCATGTTCCTGTGTATCCTTCAATACATCTTCTACTACAATAAGAACAGAAGTAATCGTTTCGCCTGCTGCTGGAACCTCCTTATTAGCAGAAGATACGAGATAGCTTCTATCGAAATCCATAAAGAACCTATATGATGTCTTATAGAGTACACATAAAGAATTTAAATAGCTTATTAATTCAGATATACTATTTACTGACTGAATTAACTGCTTATCATAAGCTTCATTATAATCTAACTTTTCCATTACTAAATTTAATTTTTTAGTATAGAGTTTGATTATGTCATTAGGAGTACCTGATATAGATGTACCTAATGCAAGAGCTTTGTTATTATTAATTACATCTAAAGGCATAAGTCCTAATGTAATCAATTTATATTTATCGCCAGTATTCTCATCACCTGCATACTGTAATTTGTCAAGATAGTTTAAATCTTCATTTAAGAAGTATGTGCATTTACATTCTAATGCTTTTTCTTTCAGAGTTATATCAGCTTCTACCTTCTTATATATTCTAAGAATGATAGTATCTGTTTTATAATTCTTAATCAATTCGTCTATTGTTTTTGTTTCTAGAGCTAAATATGCGAATATCATTGGCATATTGAATTTGTCGTAGTCTCTATCTATAACAATAGACTTCACTTGTTCTGGCATAAGAGTAGTAGACTTATTAGTTTTTTCGTTTATATAAACCACTTCAATCTCATATCTATACTCAAGTAAAACAGCTTTACTAGCAGCCATAATTTAACCTCCTTTACAAAAAATAAAAGGCAATGAAAGTAAACTCTCACTGCCTCCTATTTTATAATCTTTCTAAATCCAATGGACAGTTTTTGAACCACTGATTGTTAATGGCTTTAACTTCTTCTGGATTCTGTAAGTCAATAATATAACTCAACTTACTCTCTGGATTATCCATATAACACATGTGGTTAAACTTCAAATCGATAGCTTTAAATCTATGAATCAAAGTCTGACATGCTATAGGGAACTTACCTTCTTTATTCAATAAAGCATAATATACTTCATTCATATCAGCATTATATCCATTAATGATAGAATGGTCTGATGTGATTAAGAGAAGTTTATTTATTGCGGTATTGATATTTAATATGGTTATTATACCTCTAGCTGTTAGGTTAGTAATAGCCATCAGAAGAGATAATAACTCAGGGCTTAAAGAATAAGATTTGACAAGAGCTTTATTAGAACTATTGTCTTCCTTGATGTTTCTTGAGTTTGCTATAAATGACTGTAATACATTATCATAGTTAACTAACCAAGACCCATCGACCCCATTTGATTTTTTAGGTCTGAAGATTACAGTATCTCTTCTCATAGATGGTAGCTGATAAGCATACAGGTCCTTTGTCAATACAATATTAGGATTTGTATTACCACTAGCTTCTTCTCTATAAATGATATCAAGAGCTTTTACTGCAAATTCTTCATTTGTCTTAATAAAATAGATTCCGTGTAAGTATGGACACAAAACTTCTAATAACTCCAAATTGTGATCTATCATGTCTCTAATCTTACCATTACTGGACACCATAGAAAGGTACTTTTCATAATATCCAGGATAAAATGTAGAATGAAGATAGTTCTTAGTCATATCGGAATATATTATAAATATTTTCGTATTCACGTTACAATATCTTCTATAGAATGCTCTCATATGAGCACATAGATTTATAATACCAGAAGTGACAGAAGAATAATCTCCAATAACAACTCCTGAATTATAAAAGCTTTTAGTTATATTAGCCATATCAATATAGATATTGACATTATTACAATTAGCATACGGCGTATTCACAAACGCTGCTTTAGTAAGATTCATCAATTGTTCGTTCTTAATATAATAAGATACTATCAATTGTTCTATTGAAACCATTTAGATCCCCTCCTAGTACTTTTTAATTACTTTTCTTAAAATAGAAGCACAACTGCTACATATATTAGTTAACGGGACCGGCATCGATGTATGGGATGAACTACATAAAGGACAAATTCTTGGCTTAGACGTAAGCACCGAAGTCAATCTTGTTCTACATGTATTACATATTCCTGTTTCCCATAAATCTGCTTTCTTAGGGTCCATTGGTCTAGAGCATATTTTACATGCTTTAAGTGAACCCATTTCTTTCATACGTTGCAAACAATGGTCGCATACTTTCAGAACTGCATTTCTACTATCTCCAGTAGTTTTAGTACTGCATATACGACACTCATACTCAAAGGTTTCTTTCTGTAATTTAAATTCTGTATCGTCAAAGAAACAAAATTCTAAACTACATCTATCTCCTTCGGTATTAAATATACAAGATTTTTTATCACATTTTAAAAACTCTTCATTTACGGAAGAATTTCCAGCACTACTAGATGTAGTGCTGGAACTATTGTTATTTATAAAAGCCATAGAAATAACCTCCTTAAACACTATTACTATAGTGTCAAGAACTTTTTAACAAATTAAGATGTTACTCTAATAAACAGCTAGGATCATAGATTTCTTCCTCTCCTACCTCTTCATCATAGAACTCAGATTCTTTTCCAAGTACTATATTAAGAGATTTCTGGAAGTCTTCTCTATCCTTAAGAGATCGGAGTACTTCTTTAGTATGCCCATACCCCTCTCTTACCATTACGTCTACAAGCTCATGAGGACCTTCTTCTGTAAGGAAAGATACACCCTTACCTAAGACTTCTCCTTCAGCCTGCATCCAATATTTTCTTAAGTCTAACGAAACCTTTTCTCTATCACCCCATCTAATCTTTCTAAGGGCAATAAACTGATTTCCTGATTCATCAATAGTATGGTCAAATTCATCGACTATACTATACTCTATTTTCTTGTCTCCAAAAGCCATAATATTTACCTCCGTTAAAAAATAAAGGCTAGGTCGAAATTAATCAACCTAGCCTTTATCATATTGCTGTAATTAAGCGGTTGGCATGATCTTAGAGATCTGTCCCTGAGTTGGGATAATACCAACAGAATTGCAAAGTCTTGCAACTTCTACGTTGTCAAGCTGCATAACGTTTACTAAGTAGTTTACATCATTGCCTACACCATTGATAGGACGAACCGGCTGAATCATGTAATCTACCATATGCTTAACGCCATCAACCATTACGAAGTTACCATATACTTCACGGATAATCTTATTAAGGTCAAGACCTGTAACCTTCATATAGATGAACTGTCCGTTGTAAGTATTTTCAGCAACTTCTGCACAGCACTGATTCCAGTTAATCTGGGCATTACCCATCTTAACCATATATGGTTCAAGAGCGCTCTTAACTTCTTCAGTCAGAGTGATGTTCTTAGAACCATTAACTGCATTCATATTACGGATACGATCCATAATATTGTCATTACGTCCGGTCTTGTTTGCAATTGTGTTACGAACTGCCTTATACTGACCTTCACCAAGCTGCTTGTCTTCAACCTTGTCACGGAAGTAAACAGCTACCTGGAACTGACCGTTAACGATCTGCATGTAAGCGCCATCATAATCCGGGAATACCGGTAATAAGAATTCACCTACAAGCTCACATAACTTAGCGGATGTAGTGAGATCTGTCTTGAGAGTACCAGGAAAAGTAACCTTATCCTTGATTGCGATTTCCACTACATTCTTTTCATTTTCATTCTTTGCTGTACTCATTGTGAAGTACCTCCTTATTATATTATTTTTACTTTTAAGTTGAAGAATTAGTAAATTATTATTAATCATTTACTCCTTCTTACACGTTTATAATATATATCTAAATCCTTTTTTAGGACTTCGATTTTGTAGCTAAGATAGCTTCGAGAGTTTTGAGTTCTCTCTTATCATCTATCTGTGCATATCCAGGGTTATAATAATCACCCTCATCATAGATTAATAAATAGATACTTCCCTTTAAATCTGCAATCAAAAGGTAAGATCTCTTAATCTGATTAAAATCTATATCATATCCGTACTTCATAATCTGTACAGAAGAGATATGTGTTTTAACGATATTCTCCACTAATGGAATTAATGGATTCCCGTTATACAATTCATCCTGATCATCAGACATTGTGAACTCCAGATCAACAGGCTTAATATTAAAAGCTCTATAAATATTGTGAATAAACTGATTCTGATCTATAAGATCATATACTGTATTACAATATCCTTTAAACTTAGTCTTATTAGCTATATTATACATATAGTCTAATACACTATCGTAGTAAGATAACTTAGTCCAAGAGAGTAACTCCTTAATATCGTCTCCAATATAATAAGCTACTAACTCGCTCTTATCTACTGCATTACAAGCAATCATCATCTTGTAATCTACATCTTCTGGACAACTGTCTTTATCTACTGCTACCCCTACATATGTGAAATTATCAATATTTCTATTTGTAAGATTTGCATAGATATCCATAACAGACTGTCTACAAATTGCATAAGGTACATTATCACCTTTTTCAATATCTTCTGTCTTGTGGAAACCTACAATTACGTCATGTAAGTTCTGCTCAAGAATAACAGATGAAATTGTTAAATATCCGTTTGGTCTTAAAAGAATGTACTCATAATCTTTTAAGTCCTGTTCAGATAACTTTAAGATTTCTCCTTTATTATCTTTACAATGATACTTATTGGAAGATTTTACATATTTAGTTATTCTAAGTTTATGGAGTTCATCACCCAAAAACTTATAATAAATTTGTCCTATCATTGGCATAGGAACTACCTCCTTTATTTTATTCATAAGTATAATATATGAATATTCTATCCTTTGAACATTCGAGAAGTTTCTGCTTCTCTCTGACCCTGGTATCTACCATTATAGAAAGGACCAGGTTCTCCATCAATAGTCTGATAATAAACCTGACCTATTTCCATGTTAGGATATACCTTAACAGGTTTTACTACTGTAATCTCTAATGTCCAATTACCATCGAATCCGTTATCTCCGAATCCTGCTGTAATATGAACAGAGATACCTAATCTACCAGAAGACGATCTACCGTCAATACATGGTACTAATCCACGAGTTTCAGTATACTCATTAGTAGAGCCTATGTATAACTCGCCAGGATATAAAATCATTCCTTCTTCTGGAATGATAATCTCTTTGTAAGGGTTATCTCTTCTACTGTCTAATACTTCTTCGGTATAAACCTTAAGTTTCTTATTTAAAGTGATATTATAAGAATTAGGATTAACCTTACTCTTATCAAATGGCAAGATTAATATCTCACCGGTTTTTGTTCGGTTCATAATTTCATTTCCTGAAAGCATTTTCTAATCCCTCCTTATTTGATTACTATTAAGTTTATGAGTTAATAAATTACAACAATTTGCTATGATCCGTAAAAGTCAATGTAATTACTTGCATATTATAATAGTGATAAGATGAAATAATATCTTATTCTTCTATATATCCAGCTCAAAGAAGCTACAATACTACGGGGTTATAAGAAGTCATGCGCAGGAGGCGCTTTATATAATGAGTAACGAAAATGATATTATTGCACAGAGACTTGCAACACTTTGGCAAGAAATGAACAACCGCCATGAAAATGAAAACATTGATAAAATTTCGGCTAGAATTAAAGCTGCTCTAGTCGAATTAAACAAGGCTCATGGTATAGCTTAAATAAAGAGGGAACCAATTAAGGTTCCCTCTTTATTTTTTATCTCAGAATATCTTTTATTAATTTAAATGCTCCCTTGATAGTACTATTATCTATCTTAATATAAGAATCAGAAAATGGTGACTGTTCAAAGTATGCATTGAAATTAAAGTCTTTCTCAGCTTCTGTAACCATCTTCAAATACTTATGGAAATCATTAAGCACTCTTGCTCTGGTCTTAGTAAGCTCGACTTTATTTTTTACATTAGAAGAGAGTCTACTTTCAATGTAATTATTCAGGAACCATAATCTACATAACTCGTATTTCATTCCTTCATAATTCTTATTCTCTTCATAAGTTCTTAATAACTTATGAGATCCCTGATATTCATTTTCAGGATTGAATCCTTTTATAGGTTTGATATAGAGATTGCCTGCATCATCTAACTTAACCGGCAATTCTTTTACTTCTAATAAAGGATTTAAGACATTCTTCAAAGCATCAGGTACAGCATATTTACTTATAAACTCAACAGCCTCTTTAATAGCTTTAGCTCTGTTACTAATAGCTTTAGTTAATAAAGCAGCTTTACTGGATTTAAAGTCTTTTACTTTACCCTCATATATCTTATAGATCTTATTACTGTATTTGGAAGCTTTGTAGAAATCATTAGGATTTACTAAAGAGCTCGCTTTTCCAGTAAGATCGATATCAGTAAGTTTTAAGATGTTATCTACAAACTCAGAGCAGATCATATTCATATCAGACTTAGTAGGAATCTTAAGAGCTAACAATATACACTTAACGAAATTATAGCTGGTTTCCTTAGCGTTATTAAGATACTCAGTAAGAACCTGTTTAATCTTTTTATAATCCTTCTCTTTAACAAATATTGTATATACACCTAATGTATTTTCTTTAGGATAAGCATCAATCGATTCGATAGACAAACCTCCTAAAGAACCTTCACTGTTTAATACATTGAAAGAATATAACTTCTCAAAATCCCTATCAAGACATATAGCAGCATGGGAAAATGGTCCTTTAGTAACTGCTTTAATAGTTTTACTAAATAAGGTTTCTCCTTCTACTAATACAATATGAATAGGATGAAGTTTCTTTCTATCAGCAGCTTCCATCAAGATTTCACAACAGTTTTCAGTATAACCCTTATAACGCTTAGGGAGATCTATAATTGTATCATTGAATCTATTCTGAAGTTGCTCTAATACTCTTTTTCTAGCAGCCATTCTATTAGCGTCAGAGAATTCAATATAAGGATTCCAACCTAACTCTAAGATAGACTGGTTCAGCTTATTAAGTTCATCTTCTGGTGCAGTAGTTGCTTCTAGTATTTCTTTTTTATACATAAGATTTCTTACAGCCTTAACCCATTCAGATGGATTGTAAGACTCTGTTCTAAAACCGTGCATAAGCATCTTATACTGTTCATACCATTCTTTAGAACTCATATCCCCAACCATATTCTTTTCATCTGAAATAGGGAAGAATCTGTTGTTCTCATCATCAAATACACCAAGATTATCTAACTCAATAGGAGTATAGAATGGCATATCTAATGGGAATATCTCACTGTCAATTACATTGACAATATCATTTGGGTCTTCGTCTTTATAGATATTTCTTACATCCATAAGAGATGACTCAGTAACTACCATACTACTCTCAGATAAAGCATCTTCTAAATCTAAGATCTTATCTATTGTAGTATCATGATTCTTAGAAAGAATAGTATTTGTAATAATATCTTCCTTAGATATCTCATCATAGTCATCAAGTTTGGTTTGAATTGCTAAGAAATAAGACTTCTGGAATTCATAGAAATCCTGATTGGATACGCCAAAGACTTCTAAAGATTTCCAGTCAGAAACTCTCTTATGCTTTCTAACCATAGAGTTATATTTATACCACATAGTCTCTAACTCCTCTAAATTCTTAGCTGGAGTTACGATATTGATATTAGAACCTAAAGCCCAGGTAATGACAGATTCTACATCATCTTCGGTATATTTCTTGATATTATACTCTTTTTCAGGAGCATCCATAAACTCTTCATCAGCGGATTCAGTATATGCATATATACGATCCTTTAAGAAATTAAATTGTTTTACCTGTTTCATATAATGCTTATTTGTAAAGATAGTAAAAGCATTAAACCAATTTACATAAGCATCATAATACCCACTCCGAGTTATATCTCTAGATAAGTCTCTATTACTTCTTCTAAACATAGTTGTGCTCACAGAAGTACCTTTAATAATACATGGTTTACAGGATAAATACTCTGGTGTATAAGCTCTAAATAAGTGAGTCCCCTCAATTACATATTGCTTACCATTATTAGCGTGCTCACCAATAAACCAATTTAAGAAATGTATAGCCTGATCTACTATTACTTTATCTTCCCAAGTATATTCCTTTGATATAAAAGGAACGTCTTTTCTTTTAAAATATTTAGCAGCATCAGCACATTCAGATTTAAGCTGTTCGAACTTTCTCTTTCTCTTTTCATCAGTATAACTTTCCATACATACAATGGTTACGTTATCCAAATGAATTAATTCAGCTTTATAATTCTTAGCAACAGACTCACTGATTGTAGATTTACCACTACCAGATAATCCTGTTATGAATAAAATATTATTCTTTTTCTTGATCCAATCTTCAAAGTTTAAGATTATGTCATTTTTCTCTAAAAATTCAGAATCTAAATCAGCTTCTAAATTAATAGTACCCTGAGGGGTAACAATAATCTCTTTATCATCAATAGGTTCCTTAAGAAACTTAGATTTAGTATCATCATAAATCTGCTGATTAGTTTTACCATATTTATGAATAGCAGCTGCATCAGAATCCTTCTTCTGAGCATTAGGCTGAGATTCGTATTCATCCATATCCCGTTCTAATTCTTCTTCAGAACTATTAGGATCTAAGACTATAGTATCTTCACTTAAAGTGAATTTATCTGTATAGAATTCATCAAAAAATGTAGAATTACTTCTATACCCGTTCATTATAACTCACCCCCTATATTAATTATAGGCATTGTAAAATCTATAAACTCGAAATTCTTATCATATGCAATCTGATCTTTAGAAAGCATCGCTTTTCCAGATAAGATTTCATAGATATCATTATCAGAACAATCTTTTCCATACTGCTCTAATAACTTCTTGTAGTTGTTTCTATCTCCAATGAACTTAAATAATGCTACACTAGTATTTTCATCTAATGTAATATTAGTTAAGATTCCATCTTCAATACCTAAAGTATCATTATCAAACATGCCTTTAGTAAGACACATCTTTTCATAATCGCTGCTATCAGCAAAGATATTCTTTTTGTATAAGCCTACATAAATATCTCCCTCAGCCGCACTAGCAATTCCTCCAATCGAAGCTATACCCATAGCTTCATGGATTCTTGAAATAGGGCTTATTTCTCCATTCATAGCCTGTTCTTTTAACTCAGCTAAGATGTCGATTAACTGTACAAACTGATTGTCTGTAAGACGAATATAATTATAAACTCCTAAGTTTGTAATCATCTTCTCTTTCTCAATCTGTTTTTCTCTATAAGACTGCATCTGTCTGTTATTAGGATTAGAACCACCGTCCTTAATCTCAATAACAAGATTAGCTGGAATGTAATAAATATCAGTAATCCATTTATGTTTCTCACCCTGATAATCATACTCAAAAGTAGGACCAGGACACATAACGTCTTTACTGGATATATTTAACACAGTATCCATAAACTCTAAGCATTTCTTTTCATAAGTACCTGTATATGTAACAGCTCCCCCATCGGAGAATTTATACTTTCCAGATATCTTTCTATTAGCAAGCATATGTGCCTGCCATTCTTCATCATCTAATAAAGTAGGTTTATTATAAACCTTAATCATATTCTTAGTAAACTGCTCTCTAGCAGATTTTCTACAAGATTCTTTATCACAAATCTTGTTATATTTACCAGCTTTTTCATTCCATGGAGTCTTGCCTTTACATACCATACAGACACCATATTCTCTTTTATTTACAATATTAAATACTACTCTCGTTGGAGTATAGTCTTCAGGGATAAGTTCTTCGTGATTATCTGCTACATGATCAATCAACTTATCTCTTTCAGAGGAAAAATTACAATATGGACACTTATAGTGTTTAGCCATAATAAACACTCCTTTCCTATTTAAATTCGGTTATTAATTGAATGTTTTCGGTGTAGTTTTGGTAAACTTTAAAAGCCTTAACTTATTAGTAAAATGAGAAAGGAGTTGATTTTAAAATGGCTAAACACGTTGCCGAAGAGCATTTGCTATCGGTTAACTCCTATGAAGAACCTAAAGTTCTTTACGATAACAATGCTGTCTATACTTTGATTATAAGGCTACTTTTATTAGAGCCTGGCAAAGATAAAGATAGACCAGAAATGGGAGTAGGATTAGTATCTAAATATAGATATATTACTACTGATAAACTTGAAACTCTGAGAACTGAGATTAAAAATCAGATCAGGACTTATCTGCCAAACTTTAGTATGGCGGAGGTAAACATTGAAGCCTTTGATACCACATTGGCTTTATATGTAAAGACGGAAAATGTTACATATGGTATCAAGTTCGATTCGAATAATGGTACTGTATCGCCATTAACAATTGATGATATTAAATAAGGAGGAATTAATTATGGCACTTACATTAGACGAACTTAAGGGAACAACGCCTGAAGCAGAAGCTACACCAGCAGTTGAAACCGAAAAGGGAACTGTTGTAGAAACTCTCTCAGGTCAGAAGATTAAGACATTTACTCCAGATGAAATTGGAGCTCCAAGAAAAGTAGAAAATTCTCTTGCTGATAATATGGCAAAGGAATTAAGTGTATTGGATGAAGGTATTCAGAGAAATAAAGAAAAGCTTTATGCTGAATACGTAGCACCTCAGATTGAAGCTGAGGCTGAAGCTGCATTAACAGGTGAGTTAGATTTCGAAGAATCTGAAGAAGCTGTATCTGGTCAGATTAGTGCTGATGATATTGATGATTTAGATATCGAATTAGATGAATCTACTCCAGCAACAATGGATGATTACAAGGTTGCTGCTCCTATTGAAAAAGTATCTGAAGCAGTAGCTGTTGCAGCTCCTGAAGTAAGTACAACTGCACCTGATATGACAAGTCTTAAGGAAGACTTAGGTAAGGACTTCTTCGAAGATGACGAAGAAGAAGATACTATTCTTGAAGGTGATGATGCTGAAGAAGAATTAGAACAGGTTAAGGCTGAGATTAAGAGTAGCATTAAGCCAATCAACAATGTAGTTGATTTGACTAAGTTTACTATCTCTAAGAAGCCGGCTTCTAGTTCTACATTATTAAAGAGTGTAAATGCTGTTTCTAAGGCTGCAGACTGGGTTCTGTATGCTGCTAAGAAGCCGATTACAATGACATCTCTTAACGGTGTTGAGTTGGATCATTTCAATCCAAGAAATATTTCTAGTTCTAGAAATAGACTTAATACTTATAAGCAGCTTTATACAATCATGTATAAGCATCTTGAGGATGAGAATAAGCCTGCTACATTAGAAGCATGGACTAAGACCATCCCATTCTATGATATCAACCACTTATTCTTTGCAGTATATCGTGCTTGTTATAGTGATAACAATATCGTACCTTATACTTGCCCTAAGTGTGGTAAGACATCTATGATTAACGTAGATATCGATAAGATGGTTAAGTTTGATAAGCCTGAAATTGAATCTGAATTCTGGAAGCTTTACAATAAGGATACTACATCTGTAGATACTTATAAGCCTGAATTAGTTCAGATTTCTGATGATTTCGTTGCTGCTATCAAGCTTCCTACAGTATTTTCTGTAGTATTTGAGAATGCTGCATTAGACGAGAACTTCTTAAACAAGTACTCTGATCTTCTTGGTTTAATTACTTATATTGATGCAATGTATTTCATCAATAGAGAAGCAGGAACCTTAGAAGAAATCAAGGTTAAAGTAGAAGCTAATGACTTTGTAAAGACAACCAAGAGAAAGATTGGTACATTTGCAAAGGTACTTTGCTCTCTTAACTCCGATCAGTACAATAACTTTGTTGCTAAAATGCAGGGTCTTATGGATTCGAATGATGGTATCTCATACATTCAGCCTACCGCTACGTGTACACATTGTGGAGAGGAAATTGCAGAAAATGCAGTTGAGCCTTTAGACATGGTTTTTACACGGCATCAGTTGGGAGCCATCAGCAATTTATAGAACGTGTAGAGATGGTTGCGACCTTCTACAGAGGTCGCACCACCTTTAAGGAACTGATGGAAATGCCTATATCAGACTTTAACTTATTATTCAATCTAGCACTTAAGCAGAATGAAAAAGATGCTAAAGATGGTAAGGCAGGAGAACGCCAACTGGCAGAAGCAGTAGAAGATGAAATGGGGTAAATTAGAATGAAAGATATGATTAATTTTACACAAGGTTTATTATCTGACGTAGACAATCTTCAATCTGTATTTACCAAATTTTTTGATCAACATGTAGCGATGTACTATTTAGCTTCAGATTATCCTGTATCTGTGACATCTGAAGTACATAGTGCAACGATCATATATATTGTCAAACCTAACAGGGTTGAAGAATTGAAACACATAATTGAAAGTATGTCAACTCCAGTCTCTGTGGGTAATAAAACTTATTATCCAGAGCTTGACATTAGAGGAGACAATTTATACGTTACTTTGAGGGATACTAGGGCAACCTAGTATCCCTTTTTTAACGTTTTGACATATGATTAATAATAAAAAGGAGGTGTTATTCGAAATGGAAAATGATATCCTTTTTCCAGATGCTAGGTCTTCTTATGATAGATTTGAAGACACTGAAGAAAACATGATGTTTGTAAGAGGTCTTAATCCTACTCAAAGAATAGTACAGGAAGCTGGTTCGAGAAGATTCCATATTGAACCATTAGATCCAGATAAACTTATTAAAATTAATGATTTAAAAGAAATAACTAACCCTACATTCTTTAGTGGTAATAATGTACCTACTCCAGATGGATTATTATCTAATGAAATATTTGGTTATTCTAAAGAAGATAGAGGTAATACTTTTGCATACATATCTTTATCAGAATGGTTTATGCATCCATTGCATTATAAGATATGGTGTAAGATTGACTCAAAGATTAAATCTGTTATCCATGAAGTGGATACCTTCTCCATAGTTGGAGGAAAGATTACTCAAGATCCAAATGGTAAATCGGGTTTAAAATGGTTAAGAGAAAATATAGATCAGATTAAGTTTGATTTATATGAATCTAAGCAGCGTGATAATGTAGAGTTCTTAAAGAAGTTTAAGGATACTATGTTTATCAGAAACTTTATAGTTATACCAGCATATTACAGAGACGTCAATAGTACAGGGGGATATGTTGGTGTAGGTGAAATAAATCAGATGTATGCTTCTCTATTAATCGCAGTACGTGGTCTGAGAGAATCGAAAGATTACGGATTGAGTTTATCTGGAGCAACCAGGGGAAGAGTACAGGAGACATTGGTAAATATATATAAATGGTTTGCTGATGGCTCTACATCAACTGGTTCTAAAGATGGTGTAGGTATGGCAGGTAAGTATGGTATTTTAAGAAGAGCTAATCTTAATAAAACTACAGACTACTCTTCTAGATTAGTATTATCTGCTCCGATGTTAAGATGTGAAAACTTAGAAGATATGATGGTAGATACAGATTATTCTGCTTTACCATTAGCTTCAGCGTGTGTAAACTTCTACCCTTATATGCTTTATTATATAAGATCTTTCTTTGAAAAAGAATTAGGTGGAAACCCTCGCTATGATTATATTGATAAGAATGGCAAACTGCAGTCAATTAAATTAAAAGACTACAGAATAGAATATTCTGATGAAAGAATCAAAAAAGAAATCGACAGATTTGTTCATGGTTATGCGAATCGTTTCATTCCTATTGAGGTTCCAAATGAAGAAGGCAAAAAGATCTACATGCAGTTTAAAGGTCATTTGACCACTTCAGAAGAATTTTTAAAAGGCGAAATAGATCCTGCTTCACATACTATGGTCGAAAGAGACTTAACGTGGTGTGATCTTTTATATATTGCAGCATGTGAAGTATCTAAAGATAAAATGGTTCTTATAACAAGATACCCTATGGACTCATATTATAACCAGTTCCCATCTAAAGTAAGAATATCTTCTACTAAAGAAACAGAACCAATGGTTATAGATGGCGTATTCTATAAATGGTATCCAAAGATCAGGCAGGAAGATATGGGAACCCAAACATCTAATAAATTTATTGATACTTTAAATATAAGTAACGTATTGCTTAAAGCTATTGTCGGAGATTATGATGGTGACCAAGTTTCAGTTAAACCATTATATTCTATAGAAGCTAATGCTGAATTAGAAAAGCATTTAGATTCTAAGTCACGCTTTATTTCGCTCGGTGGTGAAAACGTTCGTGTTACTACTAATGAAGGAATTCAAACATTGTATAACCTTACGATTCATATGCCTAATAGTAATCTCGGTGGCCCTAAGTTCAAAAAGTAAATCTTTGTATTTTTAAGTATATATTATATCTGTGACATCATAGAATAAAATAAAATTTATTCTTGTAGACAAGAAAGGAGACAGATAATATGAGCATTAAAACATCGTTGATTTATTTGAAAGATGAGGACAACGCGGGAGGAAACAATACCGATAGGTCCACAGTAGGCAGAGAAAGATGATGAAGGACAAAATAAAAGGAAGTACACTTAAGAGTGTACTTCCTTCTTTCTCTGCCGATAACTTTTATTTTTTTGCAAATGAAACCCGTATAGATTTCTCTATACGGGTAATCATCTTCTCTTCCATTAACTTAGTATCCTCCCCGACATAAATAAATATGCCGGATTCCTTTAATAAAACCCTCCAAATAATATTAAAGGCTTCTAGACTAATTTAGTCTATTATATTAAAGTTAATACTATAATTATTTATTTTTCTTTTTTCCAGAGTTCTTAGACTGGTTAACCTTTTCCACTTCCTCAACCGGAGCTTCGTCTTCAGCTGGAGCAGTTTCTTCAGGTGTTTCGTCTACTACTTCTTCTGGAACTTCAGGTTCCTGAACTTCTTCAACTACTTCTTCTACAGGAGTTGGTTCTGGTTCCTGAGGAGCTACTGGTTCTACTACCTTAGTAGGTTCTACTACTGGAGCAACTTCGACCTTAGCAGGCTGAGCTCCAACGTATTCTACGGTAGCACCATATAATTTACAGATTCTAATTTCATCTTCTGTAAGATTAATGTTTTTCTTATTTCCGACAAAAGGTCTTCTTAAACCTCTAATTGTCTTCTTTGCATATACGTTAACAATAGGCATTATTTTATCCTCCTTTACCTTACATTAACTCTATACCTTCATATGGATCATAGTCATCTTCATCTGGTTCGATTTGGGCTAAGAATCCAGGTATATCTTCGAATTTGTCTGCTTCTGCCTCAAGTAATGCCATGTCTGCTTCTTCAAGACCAGCTTCAAGTTCAAACTCAGCATCTTCGAGTTCATCTACAGCAGCGTCGATCATGTCATATACAGGATCATTTAAATCGAGCATATCTTCGATAAAATCATTCATCGTCTTCATCCTCCATTTCTTCTTCGTATGGATCGGAGAAAATAGAAACAGTTTGTCCATCCATGACAGCATCTATCATTTCTCCATCGATATCATCATAAGTCAAGTTATCAATGTGATCTTCAGACTTCATTTCATTCAATAACATCTGCTCTATTTCAGTCATATAACTACCTCCTTTTTAATATTTACTTTGATGTTGCTCCCATTATATCCCTAACATGGTTATCTAAGATATAGATAACGGCTGGTATATGGTAAAATGAGATACTATTGGGTAATAAGTCCATATTATCAATAAGCTCTTCAATATCGTTAAACATAGGCTCATTATTATAGTACCGCACAATAATATTGAGAAATTTCATGTTAGGTTCTGTGAATTCAACGTTATTTGTTATATTAGAAACTAATTGAGGAAGTAAAGTTTCTACTGGGTATTTGAATGGAGAACCCTTAGCATAATCTACACAATAATAGTCTTCATATCTAGAGGTGAATAATGAAGCATAGTCGTCAATTAATACAGCACCACTAGCTCCTACCCCTAACTTATTCTTGTCTTTCTTTTCCAACGAACGCATAAACGTTCTATTATAATCAATAGGAAATGTCTTTTCCAAAGGAATCTGATGTCCTATGTAGATATAGTCAGTTCCAGATAAGATATTATTGCGTCTTAAGAACTCAATCATATAAGGATCATAGATAAGGAACCCATTATATTCATATATAAAGGTCTGTACCCCATGATCATAAAATAAGCTTTTAAAGTAATTCTTTAAAGCTATGGAATAATCATCCAACTTCTTAGCCAAGTCAAAGGTTTCTTCTCTTACAACTAAGCTTAAGTTAGTACCCTGATTACCCATAATAAACTTCCAGGTTTCTTGTACCTGGCCTTGTAAATCCTCATCAGTAATTCTGTCATACTTCCAATTGATCTTGTAGAAGTTAGCTCCATTATCGAAAGTATCAATATTTACATCGTTTACTTTAAATAAATAACGCCCTTTAGCATGATCAATTACAAAGAAGTCTCCAGGATATGGGATCCATGAATTAGGAAGAACAAAAGATTCAGATTCTAATCCTTCAGATTCTAAACCAAAATCTCCCTGATTTAAATCTACTTCTAATCTAGAAGTACCGTATAAGACAGCATCCTTAATCAAATTATACTTAATAGGAGAATCGTCTCCAATATCCGTATAAGGTGTTCTAGTTGCTTCGTCTAATGTAGTGTGACCTTTGTTGATATTATAATATTGGACAACGAAAGGTTTCTTATCAATAAAATTATAGTACGGATTATCTAATCTATTTTCATAGCCTGTAGTTAAGGCGTTAATAGTATCCGTATACTTCGTGTTTTGGAAAGAAGCCATATCAGCACCTCCTTTTTATTTAATTACTTGAATGTTTTCCGTTTAACCTCTTAAGGGGAGATTATCGAGAAGAATGGTTTACATTCTTCTCGACACTGGATAACAGTTATCTATAATTTTAGTCTTCGGTACACCAAAATCCTTTTCTCCTTCATATCCATTTCTATGGATAAATATATCCACATTTAATCCTTTTAAATAGTTTACTATCTTTTGTACTTCATATTCATCAACATCACCATCTACGTAGATATGCAATATAATATTGATTAATCCTAATTCTTGTACAAAAAATTTAACCAGATTAATATATGAACGACCTCCAATAGATGCTATGATTCTATTAGTCTTATCGCCATCTAATACATTATATAAAATACTTAATGCATCAAATGGACCTTCTGCTAAATGAATCTCTATTGGATTAGGATTTAATAAATCAACTTGAGTTGGAATTACATAATGTCTCTTAGAATTATCTGTATTATTAAAGATATTATAATTGACATATCTCTTATCCAACGCTTCATATTTAATTTCTCCAGGTTTTCTTATATTTCTCATATTAATAAATCCATTATCATATGATAAGAATCCTAAGAAATTATTCTGTAGAATATCTCCTACATATGGTTGCCTAGTAAGGTTATGAATTCCATTTCCTCCTAGCAACTCATATAGATTAAATACTATCTTATTATCTAATGCTTGTCTGTAAGTCATAGTAGTACCTAATCTATCATTAATATATTTTAACTTCTGTTCCGCTAACCGCATATCAGAAATATATAAATTATTAATCTTATGAATAGTATTAGTTCTATAGATTCTGTTACCAGGTCTAGATAAGATACTCTTATTATGAGCAGTCAATTCTATTGTCATATCAGAATCATATATATCAAACATTCTCAATGTTTTTGCATCAAATATACCAGCCTCTTGACACTTCTGACAGAAGTACATTGGCGGTTTGTCAGTTGTATTTACCGAAATATAAAAATGAGCAGATCTTGGGTCTCTGGAGTCTAAACAAAATGGGCATCTACATAATACCTCTTTTCCTCCAGCTACAGCTTTTGCTCTAGGTATTCTTGCTACTAAGAATTCTTTAAAATTCTCAAGAAAGTTATCCACTTATATAACCCCCTTTCTTTATTAATATAATGTCTAAACGTACGTAAAACCGAATAATTAGAAAAAATAAAGGGAAGAGATTTTACTCTCTTCCCTTTTAATTATCTACTTTTGTAATTAATTTTTCTTAGTAGCAATCTCTCTGTCAATCTTATCCTTGTATAACTTAGCCGCAGATTCATATATTTTTTCAAGTTCCCAGCTATCAGGAATGAAGAAATGAGTAGGCTTTTTAATTACACCCATGTTATGATCGTCTGTAAGCCAGCCAAATAACTTGTGCCAATCTTCAGGAGCAACGCTAACAGTAAAGATAGGATAGCCATTGCCACCTCTTACTATTAAATCATAGTAATCTTCGCAACCCTGTACATGAACTGCGTAAGCAATATCCTCTTCAACAATAATTTCTTCAAGAGAGAATAAGTGCTTAATTCTGTTTAAAGAATACTTAATTGAATCATACTTATTGGATATTTCTTCGAAAGTATTCTTCATAATCTCGATAGCTTCATCAATCAGCTCTCCATCAGTTGCGTCGATAAAAGTAACAGATTCAGTCGGAGTATCAACTTCGTCTTCCGTAATAAAATTCATGAAAGGCGCAGTAATCTCTGTTTCATAGATGAATGCTTCGCTACACTCATAGCCGACGAATTCGTTAATATTAGTGAATCCGAGCTTCTCTACATATTTAGCCTGCCATTCCAAAGTGCCAGCATACTGTTCTGCTGTAGGCTCTATTGGGAAATAATCTCTACTTAAGCAAGAGTTTAATGCAATAGGCATCTTGTCTTCGAAGTAGCTAATAAACTTATCAACCGCTTCCTTAGAAACTAACTTACCTCTACAGCTAAACTCAGTAAAGATATCATGAATTACTACAACATTCTTACAATCTGGTAAGATAGCAAAAATGTCATCTACCAAGAAACTGTTTCTGCAAGGTGAATCTGCACCCTGTCTTTCATAAATAATGTAACTGATTGTTGTTGGTCCGTAGACAAACTTTCTTTTTTCCATAATGGAATCCTCCTTTAAAAATATTAGTAGTGTAAACCGTCATTGGTTTACACTACTATAATATACAATTGTTATTGATTTTCTAAATCGTATAAAACGATTTCACCTTTCTCTAAAGATTCCTGAACACAAATAGTTCTCTGGTTACTAGAACCTTTGAATCTGAGAGATAAGTCTTTTAATTCTTCTACAAATTCCCCATCAACTAAAACGTCTATGTAAGATAAGATTTCTTTAGTTTCTGGAATTTCATCTACCATTCTGCCAAGAATATCTTTTTCAAAGTCATATCCAGAGAAGAGCCAAATGCTCTTCTCAGGATATTTCTTTCTTACTTTTCGTAATAATTTTAATACTCCAGGCTGATTATTTGGATCAATTGGTTCACCACCGAGTATTGTAAGACCAGTAATATATGAAGGTTCCATATATGAAATAATCTTACCAATAGTAAATTCGGTAAATGGCTCACCATAATTAAAATCCCATGCTACTTTATTAAAGCATCCTTTACAATAATGAGTGCATCCACTAACGAATAATGATACTCTAATACCAGGTCCATTAGCTACATCATATTGTTTAATATCAGCATAGTTCATAATAATTACTCCTTTTAGATATGAAGTACTCTTGAATTAATTTCTTTTGTCTTACCGACATTCCAGAAATTCTCTCCTAAATCCTTTCTA